TCATTTCCTTCTCCTTACCTCGGTTGCTATTCCATAAATAGCATTTGGGCCAACCCAACCATTTATGCCGCCTTTGTTATTTCCGATTTGGAATTTTTGCTTGGTTCTGTGGCCCTTCATCGCTTTTATCAGGTGCAAATAAACTCTGCCCTTTACTCTCACTAGCACAATATCGCCCACTTTAAGATTTTCTGGAGAGCACTTCTCCACCACAACTGTATCGCCGCTATTCACTTTACCCTTCATAGAGTTTCCGTGGGGAGTTATTTCGGCGGAGTAGCCTTTACTTAGCTTGTCTATCGCGAAGTCTGCCCATCCCATTTTTCACTTCATCTTTCCATTTCCAGCTAATTACAAATCTCATCTTATCGCCAGGCAAAAATTCCACAGTTCTGGTTATGCTTTTAAAGCCATATAGCTCCATAAGCTTATACCATCCCTCTTCCATGTTCATGGCTTTCTCCTTCCTTGTAGCAGTGCCGGGAATTGAACCCGAAGACGCTAGGATATGAGCCCAGGTCAAGGAAACCACCTTACACTGCCTTTTATTCTCTATTCATCATACTCATACTCTAAATTCACAAAACAACACTTCATCTGGAAAAGCAGATGTTCGCTCTCCATAGACAAAAACTCGCACACTATATACTCTTTTCCATCATCCTCAACATAAAGATTCCAATACGGACATGGCCTATAGTTTGCTTTTCCATGCTCCCCGAAAAAGCAATGCGGGCCATCTGGTATTAGAAACTTATTCTTTTTCATATCTACAGAGCCATCCCTCTCCGTTAATAAAGTGAATGTGACTATTCCATTTCTCTCCCACTTGTTTGGAAATATTTGTGGGAAGCCAACAAACAACTTCCTTAAAACCATTGCCGTTGGGAGGAACTAACAAAACCGCCCCAGCCATTACTTCAAACTTCCTATTCTTTGGAACAATCCCGGTCTCATAGACCATTTCAATCTTCTGCTGCCTCATTTTCTTTTTTCATCTCCTCTTTAAAATATTTCTCCAGCTTCTCCGTGAATTCATATGCTGCAACCCCGCGATCAATTTCTTTAATAACCTCGACTATTGTATCATTATCTAAGCCAAGTATAGCTTCAACTAAATCATCAAGCGGGAACTCAACCGTTAATCTTGTGCGAGTTCTCATTGGAGGCAATCTATATTTAACCATTACTCACCCTTAACTGCTTCGTTATACTTCCATATATCCATCTTCTCACAAAAAGCAACCAGCAACTCGACTGTATTCTCCAGGTCATCCAGACTCATCACTTCTGCTGGAGTGTGCATATATCTCATTGGAACGGATAGATTGGCACAAGCTACGCCGCCTTTAGACAGTGAAATCACATCAGCGTCAGTTCCACTCCACTTGGGCATGGCTTCCATCTGGACATCTATTCTACACTCTTCAGCCACTTCTACTAAAAAGTCTTTAACGCCCGGATGAGCAACCGATCCAATAGAAATAACTGGGCCTTTCCCCAGCTTAACATCGCCATGTCTCTCCTTGGAAACATCAGGAAAATCCGTTCCATGTGTTCCATCTATTACTACGGCCACTTCTGGAGCCAGATTATAGGCACTCATAGTTGCGCCGTAGGCGCCGTTCTCTTCTTGGATGCTCGCCAAACCATAAACCGTATTTCTAAGCCTGCCACGTTCGTTCAATCTCACCAGAGTCTCAGCGACACACCAGGCTCCCATTCTATCATCGAAGCCACGACCAACTACGCAATTGTTCATAAGTTCTCTATACTCAGCTTCGAAAACAATGGGATCTCCAACAGAGATCATCCTAAGAGCATCTTCCTTATCAGCCGCGCCAATATCGATCCACATATCATACATCTTGAGATCTTCCGCTTGTTCGTCTTCAGTCATCATATGGGTCGCTTTGCGACCTACAAGCCCATACACAGGGCCCTTTTTGTTATGGATAATTACTCTCTTTGCCGCCACAATTGAAGGATCTACATAACCTATAGAACTAAAATATGCATATCCTTCATCATTTATATATTTGACCATAAAGCCAACTTCATCAATATGACCACATAGTAATATTCTGGGATTGCTATTTGAAAGGCTTCCAGCCGCACTCCCATAAATGTCGCCTCTCAAGAGCGGGATTCCTGCCGAAGATACATAGTCTTTCCAAAGCTTTAGGGCGGGCGCTTCAAAGCCAGAAGGGCTTGGGGTGTTAATCAACTCTCTCAAAAAATCTAGCGACTTACTTCTGTCCATCTTCTCTCCCTTCAATTTCTTCCTTCACTTTATCATACTTTTCGATAATTCGTTTATACATTTTTTCAGTATTCTTTAATGTATCGGCCACATGTTCCTTTGCTCTCTTAAGATACTCCAACAGGGCCCTTAATTCTTCTTTCGACTTCTCTCTAATGGGTTTGTCCATATTGGGTTCCACCTCCGGGATAAAGTTACAAGCTTCCACTTTATTCCTTCGTACCCCAACCAGGGATCCAACCTGGACTACTCGGGTAGGAGCCGAGCGCACTATGCATTATGCTATTGGGGCTAATTTATGTAGAGTCACGGCTAAAACAAAGGCGTGTCCCATCTTCTTCTCGCGACTATTAAGGACATCTTTCATATCCATTCCCAACTTTTTGTGGTTGTATCCATCAAAGTCCCAAAGATACAAGTGGGCGCCGCTTCTATACATCTCAAGCAACCTATCAAACTCTTCCAACTTAACCACTTCATTCGAATATAGAGGTATGTATATCCTTTTCCTTGCTTCTATGTAGTCTAACTTCTCACCATCCCAATAACTAAACTCGGGGCTCGCGCCTTTGCTCATCGGGTACCTGACGGCTCTACTATTATTCCAACCATTTATGGCCCATGACCAGTATTCTCCGTTAGGGTGCCCATTGGGATTCAGGTGCTTCTCATACACCTTGGAAAACTGCCAGCCATTTTCCACATTCTTCGATACGAAAGGGCCATATAGCTTACAGGGGCCAAGAAAGAACGGACTAAAGGCTTTCGTCCAGTTCGTAGATCTTGATGTCGTGTTTATGAACACAGCATCTTCGGGAATAGGCTCTCTGTCCCGTGGCCCCACTATCGTAATTCTGCCCGTCATTACTGCTCCAATCCTTCAAGCTCTCTTCTAATTTTTTCCTGTTGCCGCTCCAACTTTCTTTTCTTAGCGGCCAAACTTCTTTCTTTCTTCTCTGCATCCTTTTGTGCTTTTATGGCCGCCTTGGTAGCCTTAATCTCATCTTTGTTCTCTTTATACCACGCTTGATATTCTTTTAAACCCTGCTTATACTGCCTAACTCTTTCGTCATATTCTTCTAGTGGTTCCCATTCAGTATAAGTAAACTTTGGCCTGAGTTCCTGTATTACGTAATGATACTTAGCCCAATGCTCAGGATACACCTCGGAAAAATCAACCCCCTTGTCCTCAAAGTGTTTCACAACGTCAGCAAGCGAAGGGCTTGGAACTTCTTCGTAATCACACTCATCTATAATTTCATCGCCATCCTCAGTAAAGACCGGCACTTCCTTGGGCATAGGAAAAAGCTCTATTTCAACCCTTCTTATAATCTTTCTTCCCTCGGGCTGCTGTGGTCTCTTCCTTAACTCTATCATTTATTTCTCCTAAACTTGCAGTCTAAAGCTTCCTATCATCTTAGGTATATCTTTCAAATCAAAGTGAGTAATAGACTCTGAAACATTCTCACCCGTGTATTGGTCCTTAAGTATTCCATAACAAGTGGTATGGGTCTTGTGGAGATTCCAAGGGCGCATGCCCTCTTTGACCCCGACATACTCATAAAGAATCCCGTTGATAGAAAAGAAAATATTGTATTCCAATCTGGCTTTCCAATACTCAAGCTTCAAAACGCCCCAGCATTCTTGCTCATGACACAAGCCCTCGATTGTAATGTTGCCCTTAAGTTTTTGGGACAAGAAGTATGAACTTAATGGATTAGCCCATTTGAAAATATTCTCTGGCCCCCATTCTACATTGAACTCCATGAACAATGCGAGTCCGCCGTCGGGCAAAAACCTGTGCGTGCCGGTCATAGTCTCTTTCATCTTAAAGCCAAACATTCTAACTCCTTGCGAGTAGCTTGTTGGTAAGCCACGAAACTGAATCTGCCACTGGTGGCAGAGATCTCATAACAAAACCAATCCTGTTGATAGGATTGATCATCTCAACTCTCTTGTTCTTCTCAACTGCTCTTAGTATCTTCTTGGCAACTGACTGCGGCGTATTAGAATAATAAGGTATTAGTTTCATCGACATTCTTGCCGCAAAAGTATCGCCCTCAACACCCTTATAAAATGGCGTATCAACCATAAATGGATAGACAGTGCTTACTTTGACCCCATGCTTGGCCAATTCGAAACTTAGAAGCTCTGACATTGCGCCTAAGGCCACCTTAGTTGTAGCATATGCTCCCCAAGTTGGCAAGCGGAAGAACGCCTGACCGGAGGAAACATTGACGATGTGCCCCGAGCCCTGTTCGATCATACCTGGCAGAAATTCGTTGATATGGTAGATTGGACCGAGGAGGTTGACATTTACCAACCTTCTCCACTCATAGTGATCCATATCCGCCATTTCTTTGTTGCAGGCCATCCCAGCGTTGTTAATCAAAACGTCTATGCCGCCCCATTCATCCTCGATGTGGGCTCTTACCATTTGAATGTCTTTAACAAATTCCACATCACATCTGTAATTATAGACCGTTTTCAGGAACATGGTTTCTAACTCTTTTCGAGCCTCAGAAAGTCTGTCTCTATCCTTGTCTGTTATAATCACGGTGGCACCGGCACGAAGGAACTCTTCCGCTAGGCAAAACCCAATGCCGCTTGCGGCTCCTGTTATTAGAACTCTCTTATCTTTCATCCCTCCTCCTTTTGGGAGGCGGCGAGGGGAATTAAACCCGCTCCGCGTGGGGTTGCAATCCACGATGGCCTCAGGCCGCGCCGCCTTTAACTCTTTTTTTCATTAGTTTCTGCATATAGCTAATACCCAACTCATGCCTTATTTTCTCCACGGCGTCATTAAAAAGATCAGCATTACACTTACATGGAGCTGGCCAACCAGTATCATCGTCGGCTGGGCAACTATTAGAATGAGGCATCGCGGGGATCTCTTCGACCAGCAGTTTTATCCTGCCGATTTTCTCTATCAGTTCTATCAGTTTATCATCCATCTAAATTCTCCGCCAATAGCTCATCAAGCTCTTCTTGCATTATAGCTTTAATCCTTTTGCTGACCGTCTTTTCGATCTCTTGCTTCAGCTTTAGTGCATATTCATGCCACTCTGCTTCGTGATGTGGACACCAGAAGCAATCGTGCTTCCTCTTTGACTTGGCTATAGCCGCCACGTATGAAGTGGGGCCAAGTCTATCTCTCTCAACAACACATTTCGTATTGCAAACTCTACATTCCATTTCATCCCACTTCCCTGGATCTGGATGGAACACTGTGTATCCTTTATATAGCGTCATTTTTCCTCCCTTCTTCCTTTCTTCCTTTCTTTCTTCCTGAGCCCCCGTCGGGAATCGAACCCGACCCTCTGCCGTACCAAGGCAGCATCCCAACCATGTGGACCTCGGGGGCGTTATACCACAAACAATAGCACAAGGCAAATTCCTATACTACCAATAAGCATGCCTAGCATAAACCAAAGGGCTTTGTCGCTAAACATATCAACCTCCGCCTATATGTACCTTTTCTATTAATAGTTGTTTAACTGCCCGTAATTATTCCTCTTCTATGGAGATTTCCACCTTTTCTTTCCTCAGCGGACACCAGGAAGGTGCTGGAATCACTGAGCTTAGCGTCTGCTTAGCCAAGACGCAGTGTGCTGTTGGTATGTCAAAGTGCCAATGGCTATGGTGATTCAAATCCCCAAACGGGCAGTCTTTACAGTTCTTTATTTTGATTTCCACTTTCTTCCTCTTTATTTCTTTCTCTTTGTAAATACCTGGTAGGTTTACTATGATCCCAGAAAAATGGCTGTGTATTCCCATCAAAACCTCTATTCGTACCCCCAGCCGGATTTGAACCGGCATCCCTGGATCGAGAATCCAGGATCCTGAACCGTTAGACGATGGGGGCGGTGAAACTTAATGCGGATAGAACACTACCCGCTTCTCTTTAGGGTCAAAGCAGATCTTACAAGTCGCACAAGACTCGCTCTTGTCCAACTGCTTCTTGCAAGTAACTTCATCCCAATTGTCACTGATACTTGCGATCCTCATCCATCTCTTTGGCCGAGAATCCATAGTATCATCATAGGAGCACATCACATGGAAGTTGCGGATTCTGCTGGACTCCTTGAGAATCTCATACCATCCTTCAATCCGCCACTGCTTTGTATAGCAGAAGAAGGTGATTTCTTTGTGCTTTCTGGCTATATCCAACCAAGTGCGGAAGTAATCCACGCTGTAGAAGTCTCCGTTTGAGTGGATCCTTACGACGTTGAATCCATTTTCAACAATCTTGTCAAGCTCGAACGAGAGCCTCTCCATGAAGGTTTCTGGGTCTAATGTGACCGTAAGCTTGCGATCTATGGATGCTTTCGTGTGCTTGAACGTCCAGTTGCCTTTCTTGCCGTAGCAATACTTAGCGCACCACGGCGAGGCTCCAGCACAAGTGACCCCAGCAGGAATGTTGAATGTCCAACACTGAAGCGTCTTGTTCCAGGTTAAAAGATGCAAATACCTGGTAAGGGTTGATGGCTTCAAGCATTTCTTCTTCTTTTGCCTTTTAACTTCTTCCTTCTCCATTGTCTTCATCTTCCTTCTCCTTTTCTAAATAAACTCGCAGGCTCTAAGTATTATGATTCCAAACATTCCAACAAGAACTAGCATCCAAATTGCAACAAAGGTCCAACCAATTGCCCTTGAAAAACGCGGAAACTTTTCATAGATGTGCTGGCAGCCGCGAATAATGCCAAACACAACAAGAGCGAGAGCTATTATAAAGCCCATCATCATTAGGAACTCTCTGGATTCTTCCGGACTAATCATTCTTCAGCCTTTCTAATACTCTATCAATGACCTTCTGTGCTCTTTTACTTGGCCTCTTTGTCAAGAAACCTCTTCTCCTGCCCTTGTCGTAAGGAACCGGAGTGGAAAACTGCACTGCGGTTAAGTCCACAACCTTGCCGTTATCTTCTATCCACCAGTGAGAAGCGCCCTCGTGCTTTAAATTGACCGCATATAATCCGGCGGCTTTGCCGCCTTTCAGGTGATAGTAAGCCTCGCTGGCCACATAACAATGACCTGCGAGAGGATGAGTTCCACGGAACTGCGGCTTCAGCAGATCTGGCGTTAGAGACTTTACGATAAGCTTCTTGATGTTCATATTTTCCTTTCGAGCCGGGTGGAGGAATCGAACCCCTTGCCTTTCGGCGGCGCCTTACAAGGGCGCTGTCAGCCCAGCCGACATCACCCGGCGGTGTTATTGAGAAGATCGATAGGCGGGATTCTGTCTAGGGCCATCATTCATCTAGGCCAGCCATTACTGACTAGCTCAAGCCCCCTACCCAATCCTTAATCTGCGAGCAACAGACGGATCTGTTTGGAGTTGCACCACCTAGAGATTGGCCGTTTCAACCAGACTTAACTGGCTCGTCTCTGTTCCTCTAATCCGGCCCTCACGGGCGATGGGCGTTGCCCACTAAGCTGCTCTGTGGTGTCCCGACCTTCCTCGTCAAGATTGCTCGTCTCCATAAATTAGTTTGCGTAGAATCTCATATGCCACCTTAGCACACTTTTCTTGGTAAAGTTCTTTTGCTTTGCAATAAACCTTACCCTCATTTTCAAAGGTTCCCAGAAGCCTATGAAGTTCAACATACGCCCTAATAAGCTCATCCTTCTCTTCGTAAGTCATGGAGACTCGCTTTCTTGCCGCGATGGCCTAATCTTCTCAACTCTTATAAACTGCAATAATCAAGATTTTACCCCTGATGTGCTTATTGAACTCTTCCAATTCTTCCGCCGGAATCCAATATTCTTCATGTATGGAACTCCCAACAATATGAGTTTCATATTTGCTTATGAAGTCATCGTCAATCTCAAACTTGCATACATAACCTACGGCTCCACCCGCAGTGTTCCAATCCCTGGCGATCTGTTCAGCATACTCAAAGTTAGATACAGGATAGAAAAGGGGCTGCCCAGGCAGCCTGGGCGGGAAAGACCTAAACCTGGATTGAGCGATTTTATTACATTCACTCTCACCAAGCGAGCGATACAAAATCATTAGCCTTTGCTCTCCACAGGATCTTCACCATAGGTGTATTCGGCCTGGAACTTGCCGTCTTTCTTATGGACAATCACCTGGCCAAGTTTAGCTTTCTTAGCTGCTTCCTTTGCTCTGGCCACAGCCTCAGCCTTCTTGGGAAACTTGCCGTTTGCGATAGTATAGCCCCTTTCCTGCTTCACCTTCCAGCACTTATCCTGATATACTACATGATAGACCTTTCTACCTTTGCCCTCCAGCACTTCGTATTCCGCGTAATAATTATTTTCCATTTCTTTCTCCTATCCCATAGAGAAGCCGCAAATCTTCTCAAATATTCCTGGCTTCTCGCATTTTTCAATTTTGTATTCCATCACGCCAATTTCTCGCTCTTGTGAAGCATCTACAGCATACCAAGTTTCTTCTGGCTTCATATAAAACCCGCTGTGGATTTTTTCTATTAGGGCCACATTGTATTCGCCGTATTCATACATGTCGCCCTCATTGCTTAACACATACCTCTCAGCCTCTTCAAAACTGTTAAACCAACCCACAGCTCTTTCCTGCTTTACAATACCACTTTGAATCTTAAAAAGCACAATTACATATATATATTCCATTTGTCTTACCTTTCCCGAGCCCCAACCCGGATTCGAACCGAAGACCTCTAGATTACGAAACTAGCGTGCAACCAATAACACTTCTGGGGCCCTAAATATCTATTACCGTTACTTCTCTATTCACCGGCTTGCAGTAAGCAACGTTCGCAAATATACAACCATCTTTCTCTTTCCTAAAGCCGCCACCAGAATGGACATGGCCATACACATGAACCTTGGGCGAAAGATCTTCAAGCCTGTCTAGGAGCGCCTCGCTTCCCACATGCTCCGTTCTCTGGTAAGGCACGTCGCCAAACCCGTGAGGAGCGCCATGGGTGATTAGTATGTCCACATCATCGGGGATGAGGCTATACTTCTCAACCAAGTCTTCCCCATGCCTGGGGAGATCGAATACTCCCATGCCTATAAGACGAGGAACCCACGGGGTTCCATAAACCTTAAAGCCTTCTATCTCTATTGAGGCATCCTGCAAATAGGTGCAGGGGAGTTCGCTTATTCTCTTTGGCTCCCTGGCTAAGAAGTGGTCATGATTCCCACCAACCAAAAGCTTATGCTTGTGAGGCAGGTGTTCTATCCACTTGTAGAAATCCCCAAGAATATCACCGAAAGCCGCCATCTTTTCCTGGCCAAAATTCAGGAAGTCTCCAGCATGGATAAATATATCGCCGTCAGGAATGTAGGGAATATCCCTATGATCTCCATGCGTGTCGGCTATTGCTACAATTCTCATTTCCTCCTCCGTATGTGCCCCCGGTAGGACTCGAACCTACACGCCATATTTCAGGCGCCAGATTTTGAATCTGGTGCGTCTACCAAGATTCCGCCACGAGGGCTTAATTTTCAATTTTCTTTTCGTCAAAAGATCCAGTCTTCGCCAATCGGCCATTTTCATCCGTCATATCTTTGGCCAAAAGAATAGCCTTTTGAACCAAACCGCCAAACTCTTCAAGCTTCATATGGTTGCCTTCCGAATCAGGCGTAACACTCAAATAAACTTTTTTGGTTGTGGGACTATATCTCATCACAACCACTTTGTCTCCGGGAATGATTTGCTCCGATATTTTACACAACGCAGCTCCTTCAGGGCCAAGAACCTTGGGAAGAGCCCCTATGAGTGTTTGGTTGGTTTCATTGGCCAACTTGAGCGTTTTAAGCAACTCTTCTAATTGCTTAAGATGTTCGTTCTCTTTCTTCAAAAACTCAATCTCTCTTTCCATTATTGCGCTCTCTGCCTTCATCTGCGCCGTTTCTTCTATCATCGCTTTAGTTTCTTCCATCATTTCTTTTACGCTTTTCTTAGCCATACCTCCTCCTTGTGCGGGCGGGGAGAATTGAACTCCCGCCTCATGGTTGGCAACCATACGTACTAAACCATTATACTACGCCCGCTGCGTTCATAATATTTCTACCAACCTCTTAGCTTCTTTCTCAAATATCTCTATGGTCGCTTTGCGACCGCCAGCTTCTTTTTTCAGGAACTCATGAAATTCTTGCTTCTTCTCTTCTGTGTCGAAATGTTTCCCGTTCGTCTCGTCAAGATTTCCAGAATCAAATCTCTCAAGAGCCTCTTCGAATATGGGATTTGGTCGTATCAGTTCGGATTTATCCTGTATGTAGTGTAGATCTTCAAACTTACAATATCCCACACTGTCCCAGCCCATCTTCTTCACCTTGAGTTTCTTACACAGCTCTTTCGCTATAGCATAAGCAAAGGCACTCCCAGTCTGATCCCAACTAGCATAATCGAAACCCATCACATTTTTCTTAAACTCAACATACAACCCACGCTCTATATCATCTTCTCTCATCGGACACTTGGGCACGGGCAAATCGGGAAACCTATCTGCCGGGCAGATTTTCTCAAACCATTCCTTTACTTTCTTAATCTCCCCCTTCTCAAACATTATTAATAAGGTTCCGCTCATTCTCTCTCCTTTGTCAATAGGGCTCTGTCTCCAAATCCCTACTAATCATTTGGGCAGTAGCTTCAAACATCTGTGGCATCTTTAGCTTCATAATTCTGTTTGATATAGTTGGTAGAAGATCGTAATGTGGCTCTGACATATGTTCATGGACCTCATAATAATGGTCTAGTGTTCGAATATGATCAACTTCTTTAAGCTCCAGGTGCTTAGCCACATCAAATAAAGTTTGCTCGCTAACGGCTCTAAGCACATGATTGACAAATCTTTCTTTTGTGATCCATGTAACCATATTAAATAAAGCTTCCATGAATTCAGCGGACAACTCTACCTCAAAATCTATCTCCCCTGACTCAACCATATCCCAGAGCTTATCTGAAAAGTAGGAATCCACAAGAGACTTGGCGTCCCAAAACTTTTTTCTGTATTTCCTCTCGTAAAGATCCCTAGCTGAATAAGTCTCGTCCGCTATATTAATGTCTTTAAGTGCAAGCAATTCTACTAAAGTTCTGTGATCATATTCCAAATCTACCACTTCATCAATTCTGAAACTAACATCGTCGCACCAGTTTTCAAAATATTTGTCATAGAAGGGCACATCGGCCAAAACACAAACCCGATCTCCATACCTTTCCACAAGATCACTAAATCTAACTACCATTTCTTTCTCCTTTCATGCGGAGGATAGACGAATCAAACGCCCAGCCTCAAAGACCGCCCGAGGGTTCGAGCCTCGTTGGGGATCATCCCCAGTATCCTCCATTCTCACTTATCGCTCTGCTCCGGGATCATCTTCCAGATCGCCCACCTTAGCTACGTCTCCCATATAATTCTCATATAGACGCCTAAAGTCTTCTCTAAGAGCCCTAATATCTTCGTCATATATGCCGGCTTTGAACTTCTTGATAATAGCTTGAAGTCGATTACCGGTGTTGCGCCAAGCTCGTTTTTCAGCCTTTTTCCACTTTGTAAGAGGCTTACGTTTACTCATCATCTTCATCCCATTCTTCATGAGACAATCCTGCATCAAGAGCTTCCAATCTCTTGTTCATGTCGCGAAACCACTCCCTACTTTTTTCTTGACAAGTCTTCTCAATAAGCTCAATTCTCCCTATGACCTCATAGCATATTCTCTTAAGCTCCTTGAGTTCTTCAAATTCCACTCTATATGGCATTCTTCCTCCTTATGGCGGAGGGCACTGGAATCGAACCAGATGCCTCTCGACACGCACTCGTTAGCAGCGAGGCTAGGGAACACATCCCTATTTACCCTCCATTATTCAAACAACCCATAACCAGGGGTATTCAAATGTCTTCTTTTCTTATCATAGCCGTAAAAGTTGATTGTCGGCATGGGGTTATTAACCACTTTAAGCTCTAGCTCCGGATCTATGATATTGAGCAGAGCCACCCAAATCAATACAAGATCGTGTGGTATGGGGAGCAACACGTAATCTTCGGAGCCTTTTGCATCGAGAGGATCCTTTTCAATCTCGGACAAATCCACACCAAGAGCAGTCAATCTCTCCATCCACTTCTTATCTAGTGTGTCTTGCTCATAGTGCTGACACATCTCGCCTATATCAAAACCTAATTCCTTCTTTGCTTTAAAGTGGGCTTCCCTTACGGCATCTACATCCTTCTTTCCTTCAATCACAAACCATTCACACTTACCGTGCCCATCATTAGACCAATCGCCAATAGGAAATCTGTATCTATGCATCCTTGCTCCCTTTTTCTAACTTTTTAACCAATTCAGGATACTTATCCGAAGTTAAATCAAACGGCGAAATATACCAAAATCCTATTTGGTAGTCGGCATATCCTACCAGCTTCTTTTGCCTATAGATTTTTACATAGGCGTCGTCATTGGTGCGATACTCTATGTAATAGCACAAAGCGTTCTTAATTCTATATTTCTTGTCGTATGGGATAAAAATATCGGGCGAGGTCGTCATCATAGCATCCTCGAACTCTATGTATGGCCCTCTGTCTCCCAGAACCACCCTTATATAGCCCTCAGCGACCCTGAGACCGGCTTTTGTGGAGAATACTATGTCCTCTTCGCAAAACTCGGGCAGAATCAGGCGTTCTCTGTATCCCTGTCTTATCTCTTCGCTAGTCTTTTTAACCATTTGGCCTCTTTTTTAGGAACCAAGCTCTTCCACCGGCAGGGCGATATATACGACTTGATCTAAGGTGCTTAACAAACTCTTTCCGGCTTACCCAGCCAACCGCCCCAACGCCCTCTCTCCTATAGCCATTAACAGTTTTAAAGCACTTTCCAGATTCACTCTTGCCTATCACCAGAAAAAAGTGGCCCTTCCACCCATCTATTAGATCAAAACGCCTAAGATTCACTACCGCAGCTCCGCCCGTCTCAAGATGTTTGTCCAACTCCCCAATATTAAAGTTTCTTCTATACCTTATTACCAAATGTTTTCTGTATGTGAAGAAGGCTCTTGAAAAATCATTAACATTAACGCCGCCTTCCCAGCCATCATAGAAACACTTTTCTTTATACTCTTTCACATCTTTATAGGTCTTCTTAAGACCCGCCCATTTCAAAGCATTAAGTATAGCTACAGGGCCACAGGAATATCCTTCCAACTGTTTACAATATCTCACTTTGTCCTTTCAAGCGGAGAGCAGAGCATTCGAAGCCCACGCATTACACGCACATCGGTTTCCAGCCGAGCCAGGAACCTTTCCTGTTTACTCTCCCTAGTTAATAAACACTGAACTTAATTTCAACAGATCATCTATATGCTTATCGTAGCCATTTTTCTTGAGCCACTCTACCCATTTCATACTTGGCTTACAGAGTGTATATTTGCTGCCCGAGCGTGTTCTGGCCCTGCCTTCCTCGATGTTGAAATATACAACCATGGAAGTCACAATCTTCTCCCCGTCCTCAAATCTGGGATGCTCATATACTCTTCCGCTTAGATGAACTATTTGGATCTCTGGTGCTAGAAACGGACTGTCGATAATAAACATCTCCCAATCTTCAAGCTTAGGCATTTCAGCTCCTTATCGTTCGTTAATAGCCTTGCGTCCCCAGAAATGAGCGTGCCACCACGGCTCACGCCGCTTAAACTCTTGTAGAGTGTAGACACCGCCAAATGAAAACCTTCCTCTTAAATAGGGCGATGCTATGTCTTTTGCCTCTTTCACAGACGAAGCCTTTACCTTGATGGGTTCATCATCGAGTCTGTTAGTATTGTTCCTGAGCCACACGATATAGTATCTCACTTATCTTCTCCTAGCACAAGCAGTCACCACGCATTTGGCTTCTGTATCACATTTGAGGTTGCAGTCATCTATCGCCTTCCGCTCCGCTTTCTTTCTGCTTGAGCTTTTTCCTGTTCCTTCGCAACTATACTTTGGCTTGTCTGGATTCTTAGCCTCGGCTACACAAACCCAAACCCCAGGCGCTGAAGCTTTTGCGTCATCATGGCAAAATTCCAGGAAAGCAGCCCCCACGAAAAAGAAAAGCCCTACCAAACATGATAAAATAACCCATTTCCTATCCTTCTTTTTCTTTTTGCTCATGTCTTTCTCCTTTCATGCGGAGGCGGAGGGAGTCCAACCCCCACGAGTCATTATCTCCTAACAGTTTTCAAAACTGCGGCCACCGGCAATTGGCTTGCGCCTCCATGGAGCCGGCATGGCGGGGTTCCTCGCCCCGGAGGTTCCAGAGGCCGGCATAAAATCTAAGCTTGATAATCTATCACTTTCATCTCACCACACAAATAGCAGCCAATTATAGCCAAGCCACTGTGCGTCCCTTTCATTTCGCCCTTGAAATACCAGGGCGTATCTTTGGGAAGGTCAAACATGAAAGTATGCGTATGCTTACACTTGAAAGCATACCTGTGAATCATCTTGTTAAACCACTTGATCCATTTGTGATTGTTTTTCGTGCTGGTTGGAAGTGTCTTAACCCAAAGTGTCCTGGTAAATTCTCTAAACCAATGCTCTTTAACTTCCCTATACATATTTAGGTTAAGCATTTCTACTCCAGATCTCTAACCTTCCAGGCATGGCCTCTATAACGAACATAGCAATCATATGGCTTAATATACAGAACGCTGGTTACTGAGATTATCCCCTTCTGGACATGGCCAGACAGGTATTGATTAACAGGAAAGGGACCAACTTCCCTCAGGTTGAATATATAACCACATTTTAGCTCTTTGGGGTCCTTTCCAACGGGAGCACCAGTTGTGTAACTTGACCACGCTACCACCTGTTTATTACTACAATCCTTGGGGTAGTTCTTAGCAAACCTTACCATCTGTGCCCTATAAATGCCCGGCTCGATACAATCTGGGTTCTTTACGTCTTGCGTTCCAGCACACCCAATCATCAATAGAGCAGCCAAAATCAATAGAATCTTCTTCATATCCTTCTCCTAAACCAAATCGGCGTTCTCTTCACGCCAGTTTTCAAAATCTTCCTTGCCGCGCTGATTCCACCAATACATAAAAAGCACAGCGTCATCATCAGCGCCAAAAGCTAAAAGAATCTCATGCTCATGAACATCGCGCCTTATCTCATCGGGCATGCTCACATGCAACTCTGGGAGCTTCTTCTTGCTACTCATCTACGCCCCTTTCTGTGTGTCTCTCAAGTCCAACAACCTGCTTAATAGAATCTTTCCATTTGACTTTTGGATTATCTTTATATTTCTCGTATAGTGCCTTAATGTTTTCATCATTCTGGTGCTCCACTAATTTTCCGCCCCAGTGGAGTTCTAAACCAGTAGCTCCATTTGCCGTCATCCTCTCTATCATGTTGTTGGCTTTTCCAAGCCAAATCGCATCTGTGAGATAGGGAGAAGTCGCCTCTACAACCCTGTCTATTTTACCATCCAACATTGGCTCAGCCGATACGCTTGTTTTAAATCCCAACTTGTAGGCCAAGATTAACGAGGCTAAACGCTCGTTGAATGGCGGGGCTCCTGGCTCAAAGAACTTCAAGATTTTGTCCGACGCCGATCCTATCGTGAATCTAAACAGAATCTTGTCTTTGAAATCCCCAAAAGCACGGCATATTTCACTGATGCACTCGATGTGTGGCTTTGATACTATTAGCACATCATTCCCAGATTTTAACATCTTGTAGAGTACTTTAATCCAAACATCCATATTCTCAGGAGAAAGATCGTGGGATGTTGGGAACATAATAGTCCCATCCCTTTTCTTATATCCCTTCTCTACGGCCTTCGTATTTACTTCTTCTTCTGCCCAGGTTTCCCTGGTTTTCTTTCCTGACTGTATTGACCTGGCCTTGGCATAGCAATAGCGACAGTCGTGTTTGCATCCAAAAATGCAATTTACACTAGAGCTTGCCCATTCCCAAGTGCCTGTGGCATATTTTCTCTTACTCATTATATATCTTCACTTTCTGTTTTCCGGTTATTTTATAGGAGCCATCCAGCTTCCTGCCGCTCCATTTATCTTCTACTTCTTGAAGTGTGTCCATATATGCTTCAGCCAGTAGACTCTCCGCGTGCTCATGAATCCAAATTATTGGTTCTTGAAGCTTGGTGGCGTAGCCACCGTAGTTCCAGCTCCTATGGGTTAGGTATTCCCACATATCGCCGCAGCCATCATTTTCCCCAACGAAGAAGCTATAGATTATGTTCATATAATCTTCAAAATCATATTCGGGCATAGTGAGTTTACTTCCACACTCAGCACAGAATTTAGCCTCGTTTCCAAGGGCTTCCTTGCAGCAATCCCTCCAAGGATTCTTCACTCTATAATCTCTTTCTTCTAGTTCGCTCTGAACAAGCGCAGTGGCAAAATCTTTCATAGCCTCTTCAACCGAATTGAAGCCCCTACTATTGTAGGCAATTACAGAAGCGTTCTTATTAGATTCAACATAACCAGCTGTCATAATTAAAGTGTGAACTTTTGCAGTCTTCTCTTTCTTTGTTCCAACTTTCTTTTTCTTATTGGCCATTTTTCTCTTTCACTTTTATTATCTTGTAGTTTGGAAAACACATACACTTTATAATCCCATCAGTTTTGCTGATGTATTTGAAGTTTTCAGAGAACCTCATATTGCCCACACGAACATATTTAGCGTTTGGGCACGCCTTAAAACATGCTTCTTTTCCATTAACTATTCTATGAGACAGCCAAAATGCCCATACAAAAAGTCCAGCGATCATGAACAACATGCCGAATATAAATGCGTAGCGCAAAATCTTTTTGATCTTTTCCCACATTTCCTTCTCCCTTCCGTGGAGCCAGTGGGGCTCGAACCCACAACCTTCTGTCTGCCAGACAGATGCTCTCCCAAATTGAGCTATGGCCCCTCGCATTCACCAATCTTTGTCTGTATTTTCTCTAACATTTCCAATGTATCCAGGAAGTTCTTACTATCCTCTTCGCTGTCTCGCTCCATCAAACTCACCCTTAGTTGATTTATTCTAATAGCAAGAGCCATCAAAATAATTTTAAGATCCCGTTCGCTTAGCTCTAAATTTATCATTTATACTCACCAATTTTGTCTGTCTCTTGACCAAGTTCTTGGAGTTCTTCCATCAATTCCTTATACTCATTGAAATCTTCATCTCTTAAATCTGCGACTATTCTTCTAACGAAATATCTTGGGCACCTATATTGTAGCCAATCAGCAATTATTTCCAAGGCATCATCAAAATGATAATGTTCCAATACATCTTCCAAATAAATATTCACTTCCATTTTAATATCCTCTCCAACCCGTAATAAAAGCAATCGCCATATCCCAGCCTCTCTCAGTTGGCTCAAATCTGGCTATTGGAGATGGATGTTCCCCATCGCAAAAGTGCGGGTCAATTCTATTCATATTGGCCATATCTGTAAGACTCATATTCTCGAAGACTAATATCTTGTCGCCCTCGTAATTCGTGCAATCAGGATAGTTAATCCAAGCGAGAGCGTATTCTTCCATAATTTCTATCTTCTTAAACTTGAAGTTTCTTGGATTGGGGTTGGGAAGCTTCTCTTCTTTTGGTGCTGGTGGCTGCTGCTGATTAACCACGATTACTTTTTGTGGCTCATCGCAGGAGCAAGCACTTCTCTGCATCGCTGACTTAAGACCCATTTATTTCCCCTTTTTAACAAACCTGTCTTGTTCTGTCCACTGGCTATAATACTTATCCAGTATTTCATTCATCTCTTCGACTATCTCCCTCATCTCTTCGGCATAGACGGGAATCTTCCAAGACTTATCGAACTTGGGATCGCCAGTATCTAATAATACCTTACCATTCTCTACAACCATATCTGCCGCCGGGCAGCCGTTGTTTTCTCCGTCATCTCCCAACTGAGTCCACATCCTATAGGCACCATTTATGCTTTTATATCTGCCAGCATATACTTCATGGCCGCCGAGTTCGTCCCATACGCCGAGGAACCCAGCAGCATGGTTTTCATCCTTTATCTTGCGTTTCCCACCCATCTTTATCTCCTTTAATCAACACAAAGAGGATTTTTACACTGAGGGCACGGCTGCCCATCCCACTCCTCAAAGGTTCTAAACTTCATCTTCCAGACCCTCTTGGCCGCATTGAGGAGACTTTTTACTATGTATTGTCTGTGTGTCTGTGATGGAAAAGGGCCATCTTTGGGAAGCCACACAGCATCCAAATCTTCCGCAAGCAAGTGATCTTTCAACTCTTCAATAGAGGGGAAGGGCCAATAACTTTCGCCCCAAAAATCATCCTGATTCCAATTACAATGATGACAGTGTAAAAAGGCCATCTTAAATCCTTTCCATGGTTGTGTTTCCATAATCGTCAATCATCAGCAACTCTGTATCGGGATCTTCGTCCCCCGGCTCTGTGAGCCAGCTTCCAAGATTATATACAGAGATATTATCACCTATTTTTGTAAGTCCAGACCTATGAGTATGGCCAAATACGAAAGTGAGTTTGTTTTTGTTTTCTTTGTCTGCTTTTAAAACATTAAAGAGCCATCCTTCAACCCTCTCCTGAGTTCTTTTGGGGTCTTCATGGCGGGCTTTAGAACTTACAACATGGGGTTTGCCCGATATTGTCTTTTTAATTCCCTTGTTTGCCGCCCACTTTACAAAAGCCCGTTCCCAAGAATCTGGGATGCCTTTGATGATTCCATCGGGCAGAACCTCATCTACACCTTTATCAAGTATTTGTCTTATCAAAGAGTCTTTTCCCTTTTTTGTGTCAGCATATAGAGCCTCAATGATTCCATTAGAGCCCATACCTTCACCAGTCTCTCCACAAAGCCAGTAGATAAACTCTATCAGAGCGACGTTCATCGTCGCGACTTTCCCTTCATCAAGTTCTTCTTCCAAAAAGATGCTAAGGATACGAGAGAATAAATTGTATAGCCCTCCAAATAAGTGTCCATGAGTGAAGTAAAAACTTTGATTGGGAATTCCAAGTCTGTAAGATGGATAGGCAATATCTACCATAACATTCCTACCAACTTCTTCGGTCAAACCATTCGTTAGGAAATGGGACATCTCTCCTATTCCAACTGTGGGGGTGTATATTCCGCCGCCCCAAGGCCTTCCTCCATCCAACAACGGCCTTATAATGTTCTTCTGCTCGCAGTGTAGCGACCATATATGATGGTCGTGATTTCCAGGAACATATGCGACCCAAGCGACACTTGGAAGATTCTTGAGCAAATAAGCAAGGTCCAGATATGCTTGGGCAAAATAGGCCAAGGATAGATCAAGAACATCGCCGCAAAGTATCAACTTGACAGAATCTCCATCGGCAAACTTCTCCACACGCGCTCTGAGCTTGGCCATTTTGGCATCGGCTTGAGCTTTTTCCTTTTCCATGTTTCCAGGTATGTTGGACAACAGCGAATAACTATCACTCTTATCGTCTGCGTCCTGGCCAAGATGAAGATCGGACATGGCTATACGTTTCATACTTTCTCCTTTCTTTTGTCTGGAAGGTGGGATTTGAACCCACGCCCTTTCGGCACCCAGCCGAATGCGCTGCCAGACTGCGCTACTTCCAGTTAAGATCCCCCGGCTGGGGTCGAACCAGCGTTTCAAGGTTCAAAGCCTCGTGCCCTAACCACTGGACTACGGGGGATTATATGTTATTTAACTCCCTTCAAAGAAAGTTTCTTTTCGTCATAATCGGCAACACCAAAATTGTCATGAGATCGTACATACTCCCAAGCTTCACATTTAATCTTTTTGCCCATCCTACGGACTTTCCTAACGGCAGCTTTGAGCGAACCCAGATGGTTGAAATAGTAGCTCAAATCTCTTGCGCCGAAACCAAACCCAGAACCATCAGAACGACCAAGAATATTCTCTATTTCTTCTTGTGTTTTCCAAATATCTCCGCAACAGAAACTTACAACCAAATAATACTTATAGTTCATCTTTCTTCCTTTCTATCCGTAATTATTCACTCTCCGCTATTTCTATGATTTCCTCAACTTCAACCGCGAAATCCCCCAGGCCATTTTCCCTGAAGAACTTAGCGATACTCTCAGCAGAGGCCCTGGAATATCTGTTTCTCAGGGTTTCCAGCTCCGACAACCCAGTATCTATTGCCTCTCTCACCGACCCAAGCAGATGCCTTACATGATTAATATATGCTTCCTTGGAGTCTAAGTCAATAACTTCTTGCTCGCTTGGGGAATATTCGAACACACAGTTTGGGTAGTAATCATCAGCGTTGTCTGTGCCGAACTTCATCCACTCGTGATTATTATGAACACTTACAACAGTCCAGCCAACAAAGTAGTCGTGGGTGTTATAAGAGCCCAGCTGCTTAACATTTATAATAGCGAGAGGAGTTGGAGAGAACTTCAAAGTGGTCAGCCTATCATCAATCACCTTTGCTAAACCACCAAAATGAGATCTGTAGCCGTCATCTTCATCTGTAAGCACTTCAAAAACAAGCGTCTTGCCGTTGTAGCCGAGCTTGAAGTATTGGGCATCAGCTCCATACAACTCATAGCTCAGGTTCAACAACCTATCGTCGGTTTCCTCGTTGTTGATGTGCTTCATCAGCAATTCCAAAACATCTGGCTCATCAAGCTGGACATTATTCCTTCTAACTCTTGGTCTTCTCATCCCGAATTTAGCCATTTCCTTCTCCTGTGTTATATGCTTCATAAAAAAGCGCATACCTCAAATTCATGTAAAGCATATGCTCATAAGTTTCGCCGTTTCGTGTGGCCATCCTTCTTACAATATCTATGTGCTGATAGGTAGGCATTGCTAAATCCAAATCTTCTTTTATTCTTGGAAAGCGGCGCAATTTTATCATTCATACTCTCCATGTATAGTGTCGTAAGCACACATGCGAAAGTCAGGATTAGCAAGGGGCATATAAAGGATGTGCGATGCGCTTGCAAAAATACCCCACAACCCCTTATTCGCATAATAAATACCCATTTTAGTATCGCCCACCTTTCTGATCTTTATCATCGATCCTCGATGGGGTGCATAGGAACGAGCCTTCCATCTTCATCGTAATCCTCAAGAAAAGTGTTCATGCTTATTAGCTTGGGGCGCTCATCAGTATTTAGCTCAATGACATACACTTTGTAATTCCAACTCAACCATCGTTTATAGGACTCAGGTGGTCGTTGCCACGGGGCCCCTGGCCTCATCTGTGCTTCATAGTCAGACCTATAAGCTTCGTATCGCTCCCTAAAACAATCAATTACATCTTGATGAGATGCAAAGGCACGAGCCGTCTTAATCTTCAGCGGAGATCTCATGCCGTCTTCGCCTAACAGATAAATTCTCATGGAAACTCCTATCTCCATACATACTTATTCTGCTTCAAATATCTTTTAAACAAACCAACCCTGGTGATTGTGGAAATAATTACCAGGGCAAAAAGTATTCTAAAATGTGGGAGTTTTACGAACTTTTTAACCCCATGTTCTCCAAATAAATAAACAATAATCAGCTTTGTCCATTTGCATTTTCTAACACTTATTTCCATATCAACTCATTCAAAAGGCTCTGGGTCCGCCACCTAAGCCTATTCGCCACTGTGATCTCTTTGAATAGCACAAGCTCAATACGCTCCAAAATGCTATGATGAACAACATTACGTAAAGTTTTTATTATGTTTCTATCTCTCTTCATTCTTCCTCCAAAGCACCCCCACCAGGACTCCAACCCGGATTAATTGGTCCGTAGCCAATCGTGCTATGCATTACACTATGGGGGCTCTGTCCTCCGGGGTAGAGTCGAACTACCAATAAGCGCTTATAAGGCGCCCGTTATAACCGTTTAACTACCGGAGGAGAGGCGGGCGGGAAGAGGAGGCAGTAAGGAGGGCTCAAGGCCATTCTCATCCCTTACGGGCTCGTCTTCGCGATTGTAGGAACGCCCGCCATTTCTTTTTTAGATCTGAAATTAGTATGGATGGAAGCATGGCTAAAGTAGCTAAGGTCAAAAACGCCATAATAACTGGCTGGCCAAATCTCTCGGGAATAAGATCCACGAGACGAAACAATAGCCTACTTATAAACTTGGACAATCTGCTTATCATCACACACCAATATCATTGGATATACATTACCTCTATTCAATTATCAAAGATCTTTTATTTACCAACCACCCTTTTGTGGGTTGTCTTCAAAGTATTTATCAATTTGAGCTATAGCGTTTTTGATGGCCTTGGTCTCGCCGCTCTCTTCTTTTCTTTCCTTTTCCTCTTTCAAATAGTTGAAAATAGAGCGGAAGAAACTCTCCCACGTATCATTCATTTTTCCAGGAACCATAATAACTTTGTCTTCGCCCTCAATACCAAAGAGCGTTATATATATGGAATTTCCCCTTCCAAGACCCATTTTAACACCAAGCGTAGTTACATCTCGCTCGTCAAGGTGCCAAGCGCTTAGAGGCAGCCGCTGGAGCTTCCCGAAAAGCTCAACCAAAAGGTCATTCTTGGGATCGTTCTCTTCTCCCCATCTTGCTCTAGCAGCCATTTCATTAATGTCTTCCATCTTTATCTTTCTCCTTACTTTACAACAATTACTTTAAAAGTTTTCTTATCGGCGGCCAGAGCAGCCTTAAGTCTATGGTACCCGTCTATAAGCCTGTATTTCCAGCCACTTTCCCTATACACTCCTATTGGAAGCCCGTAGTCCTTGTATTTCTCAACCAGGTTTTTATCAAGCCTAACATAGTGGTCAGCATTGGGGACTTCAATATCATCAAACGACACACCATCAAAGATGCGACAGTCTTCAGCAGACTTCAGGAAATCCAGCAAATACCCATACTCTTCTTCAAGAACAAACCTAAGAGCGTTTAACGAAGAGCCGTGTACCATATCAGATACAGGATAGACTAGCTCACCACCCTCATATATCACTTTGTCTATCTCTTCGCCATAGTAGCCACTACAAGTCTGCACATAATAGTTATGTCTATCTCTAAGTCCAGAATGCCTAAAGAATCTATCCAAACAATACTCAAGAATCTCTCTGTCTATTTCCAACTTGAAAGGTTTGATCGCTCTAAGCACTTCTTTGCTCAAACAAGAAGAAACATAATCAATATCAACAGATTCCACTTCCGCTCTTTCTATTCTGCTGCAACCACAATATTCTCCATCACACCCAGGAACACAGCGGTTATCATACTCGCAATCAACTTCCACTATGTAATGGAAATCATAATTTCCTATGGCCCGTTTTATATTGTCTTGCAGTCCAAAGGAAGCTCTATCATGCAATCTGCGAGACGTGTTTCCGGTTGGATGCGTGGTGTTCTTGTAGATCCTGAACTCACGATTGTCAGCCATCTCAGACTTAATGCTCTTGCGAAACGCCTTTAGCTTCTCGCCAGATATGCCTTTATGGACAGTTTTTATCTTCTTGCCGCTCTTTAAGGCATATAGATCTACGTCGTATGAATACTTTAGCTTTACCTTTGCCATTTTCCACTTCCTTTGGATCACACTTAATTGACGACCCGCCCAGCTCCTCTTAACCGGTATGGAGCCAACCCAAGGGTGCCTGGTACCAAACAGAGCCTCTGTCTGAGCGAGTCTTGTGGGCCATGCTGGATTTGAACCAGCGACCACTTCCACGTCAAGGAAGCACTCTTCCACTGAGTTAATGGCCCCCTTTTCTGTTGGCGAGGCGAACCTCTCTACGCATTTCCGCCTCTTCCCAACGCCTTTCTCTGTTGCTGCCATAATCATGATGGCATAGAAAACCTTTTTGCATTGCAGAAACGTTCCTACGCTTGCCCTTATCATCAACGGCCACAAAGGTCAAATATGCTTTGCATGCCTGTTTGGAATCACTAAGAACGTAGTGCATCGGGACATCGGGTTCATGGTCACTTCCAGTGGCAAGCACATGCGACTGAACCAGCACCGTCACGCCGACCTCCATCGATGTATTCCAAACCCTATTAACCAAAGCTTTCAGGGTAACCAAGTCTCCAACTTGGATTGGCCTCTTGAACTGAATACTATCAACCGAGGCCGTGACAACCGTTCCTACAAGCCGCTGGGCTGCGATTGCAGCGACCATATCAATCCAACTCATAATCTTGCCGCCAAAACAAGTGCCCAAGTGATTTGCATCTCCAGGCATGACGATCTCGGTCATTTGAGCTTGCATGTCTTTCTCCTATCCACCACAGCTTAAATGAATACCTCTAGAATAATCACTATCATAGCAATATGGACAATACCACTTGGGAATACTGTATTTGCTACAATCTTCGCCGCAGCCCCAAGTATAGTAATATGGATTCCACTTCACATGAGAGCAATAACCAGTCTCGTCGGCTTTGCTACAATCGTAATAGTTTCCTTTACCCAACCAAGCACCCCAACAGATTTCGTTGCCCTTTCTGCACCAAATATCAATGTTTTGCTTAGCGGCGGCTAATGTATATGGGCCAAGTATTTCGCCAGACTGCTTATCATAAAATACCAGAGTGGGTGTTCCAGGGTGTTGATTGCCGCAACTGGTACTTACTTCCCATTTAATAGTAGCTCTTTCTATTTTGGTGAAAGGCCCTTCGTACTTGTCTTTCTCAACGATTTCAGGTCTGAGCGGCTCAACAACTCCAATCGGGCCAACAGGCTTTACAGGCTCTACAGGGTCTACAGCTTCAGGACCGAATTGCTTAACACCAATATTATCGGAAGAATCTACTTCACCACAGCCAAACATAAACAACGCAACCAGCAACAGAACAACACTCCTCATTTCTTACTCCTTTCCTTGAGGGCCTTTCGCTTGCTTTCAAACAAATCTTTCATATCTGGATAAACGGACACAATCTCTTCTTCAAACGGACAATTCGCACAGCACTTTGTCCGGTCATCCCTGAGGTTCCTCAGACAGAGCTTAATATGAGTGGAAAGCTTTTTCTTATTCATATCTATTGCTCGATGTCGTCATATTCGCTTTCTTTTGTCTTTATGTCGCCGTCAATGCTCAAGCCTGTGTGGCCCAATTTCCCAGTATCTACATCAAAATCTCTACTCTCGTCAATATTGACATTTTCCATGTCCCAAACTTTCGTTTGCTTCTTGCCGTTTTCAAGTTCATATTCCAAAACTAACTTAATGCTTTTTACTTCCCCACTCGACTTCTCATTAAGAACCTTACTTACATAGCACATCTGCCTTCTCCTTTCATGCTCCGGAGCCAGGATTCGAACCTGGACATCACATAGGGTCAGAGCCTACGGCTCTTCCAATTGAGCTACTCCGGAATACGGTCTTTAAACCTCTCATATAACTCTAGGAAGCGCTTATAATCGCGCTCTTCGTCTTTTATTTCTTGCATCCTCATTTCGTCATAATACTCATCCACCCACTTTTGAAAGGGGAGTTCCATCTCCTCTTTGATTTCATACACCTTGACATCAAACCTTCTTGCCTCTTCTGGCGTAATCTTCATGGGTAAGTTGTGTCTTAGGAAATCGCAAATGTATTGATTTACAATGCATTGTGCTTCCGACAATGCTATTTCACGGTTCTCCCAGACCTGAGCGCTTTCTAACTCACCCGCATACACTATAACATACGGCATGTCTTTCTCCTTACTCCTCTTCATCTGGCAAGGGACACCAATCAGGAATCTTAGGCCATCCTGTTGGATTGGGGTTATTGCTATTGCAAATATTCCAATCATCAACTATTCTCTTGCCCGTCTTTCCACAGTCATAACCAGAATCGTAGCTGATATTATAGTCAGGGCTGTAGTTCACATAAATACAATCTTCACAGCTGCAAATCACACGGTCAATCTTGATCCTCTTGGTCATCTTCTTACTCCTCCTCCAAAGGACACCAATCGGGAACTCCACCCAGGGCCATCTTGCCGCTTTCAAGTTCGCTTATCCTTGCTACAACATTGGCCCAAGGATCCCCAAGATTACAGTTTGGATGCATACAATCCAAAGTCGCTTGATCTTGTCTCAAATACGGGCAATCCGAACAATTCTCTATATACATCACTATCTTCTTCATTTTACGATGCTTTCATGTTGTGTAGTGGCTTCAAAACATTCAATATTTCCGCCGTTTCTGATAAGTTGCTGATGATTTCGTCGCTGTCTTTGTATGCGCCTGGCGCCTCATCCAATGTGCTTTCACCTACGGAGGTGGAAAATATGCTACTCATCTCATCTTGAAAATCATCCAGCGACAACTTCTTCTTTGCTTGGCTTCTACTCATCTTACGGCCTGCTCCATGTGGAGCCGAATAGTTCCAATCCTCATTTCCCTTGCCCACACAAAGCAAAGAGCCTTCTTTCATATTCAACGGAACAATAAACTCTTCATCCTCGTGGGCACTAACAGCTCCCTTCCTTATTATCATGTCGTTAAAGTTAATATAGTTGTGTATAGTCTCTAATGTTTTAGACGCTTTCTTAATCCCAAGGGCTTTCATAACAGCATGGGCAATTGCTTTCCTATTGGCCGCAGCATATCCTTGAGCTAAAATCATACTAAACAAATATCCATACTTATCATCGCCCTCAAGCCATTCCAAGCCACTTGCTTTTATCTTAACATCAACGCCCAACCTTTCCTTGGCTTTCCTAATCTCTTTCTGCCATTCTTCATTAGGAAGACTTTGTTTGATGTTATTAATAGCTTCTTTTAAGTCTTCTGTCCTAAGCTTCTTTAATCTTTTCTCTGCTCTCTTTTGCCAGTAATTACATATCTTTAGTCCAAAGTTTCTTGACCCCGTATGAATAATGAAATAGCTAAGTCCAGATTTTGATTCACAAAACTCAATGAAGTGGTTGCCGCCGCCCAGGGTTCCTAGGCTGCGCTCTACATATCCTCTGTCGGCATTGACTTGCTTGCACACCTCGCCAAGAAATCTACTATCCATGGTTGGGACATCGCAATTAAACTTGGCCCCAACCTGTCGAGCCTTATGTCTTAGGTCTTCCCAGTCAATCCAATCGTCAGTTTTGTATTCTTTTGATTCATGTATATCGAAACCAAAAGGCACGGATTGTCTAACCTTGTGGTCAAGCAACTCGTGATCTATCTCATCAAAAGCATCACCGACTTCACACACAAGCATTCCACAACCAATATCTACGCCAACCACATTTGGAATTACTTTGTCTCCCAGAGGCATTGTGAAGCCAATAACAGAGCCCTTACCTGCATGAGTGTCTGGCATAATAGCTACTGGATTTGTGAACGCTGGATGGTTGATCATGCGTGTGATTTGTGCTACGCATTGTTCTTCAGCGTTGTCTGTGAAAACCGTAGCATCACTATATTTGCCGTAAATTATGAAGCTCATTTATAATCCCTTTCCTCAATACCCCCGGAGGGCAACGATCCCCCAACCTCCTGGTTAAAAGCCAGTTGCTCTGCCAATTGAGCTACGGAGGCAAGTAAGTGCCCCCGGTAGGAGTCGAACCCACAACTCACGGGGTAAAAGCCCGGTGTGATTAAACCATTTCACCACGGAGGCACATGCGTTTATTGCATTTTTGTTTTCGTTTTCGTTTGTGTTTTCGCATTTTTGCCTCCTTATAACCCATCTGTGCTAATACCTTTCTTTTCAAGATCACGCTTATAATCTGCCTTTTTCCACACAGAGCACAAATAGAACTCCATATCAATATCGCGAACGGGCACAAAACTGGGGTAATGATCCCAAACAGTGCAATTGCCAAAATACCGAATCACCTTTTTGGTTTCCTTAGTGCCCAAAAAAGTTCTTCTAAGCCACCCAGGATGATGAGTAAACTCAATGGTAATTATCCAGTGAAAGTCATCTTCGCTTAATTTCGCTTCCAACACTTTCCTTGTTGTGGACATTACTCTTCCTTTCCAAGAATAACGTAGGTGCTGTCCTCATACGCACGAACAGAAATAAGTTCCCAGCCGCAACGTATAAGCTCGTCTATCTGGTCTCGTTTATCTATCTCTATTCGTATTTTGCGCATATCCCACCTCTCTTTTTGTGATGTGAGACCGCCGGGAATCGAACCCGATTCTGCGGGGTAAGAGCCCGCTGCTTCGCCAGCAAAGCTTCGGTCCCACTTATGCTATTTCTTTTTAAACCAACCCCTAATCTTCTTCCTTAGTCTAACTTTTGGAGGATCGACAACAGCCGCAACATTATAACGCGCCCATCGTCCATCACCATCTTTCGTAATAATAATCGTGGCTTTGCTCGCTCTACCTTCAAGAAATGGCTCACATGCTGCCTTTATTTGTTCATATAGCATTGGGCCACACTCAAATCGTTTTGGCTTATTATCATCGTGGTCAAGAATGTTCATAGCGTATCTTTTTACTTCCCTATCTTTCCAGATACGATCAACTACTTCAATAGGACAATCACCATCAAGCAAAACTGTAATTATGTTTGTAGGATTTGCTGGCCTATACCATGCTATAACTTGCTGTTCAATTTCAGCCATTTTCTTCCTTCCATAAAAAAACCGCCTGAGTTTTTTTCGACCCAGGCGGCATAAAAAAGGAGGTGCGATGATGGTTATAGCCCGCCTGGATCCCAAGTCTCCTTCTCATCGGCTTTGCCTGCTGGGGTGCAAAGACTATTTAAAGAGACCATAGAACGCACAAATCCCCAGCGACGAATCGATGATTCGCTCAATATATGCTGGGGTTGTGTCGTCAGGCGTCTATAAGTTTCCATTTTCCTAACCTCATTGGGATAATCACACATATGATTTTTTATTGATAGATTGTTGTAAGAAAAAAGTGGCATGGCCATAGAGATCTTCTATGGCCATGCCTATAATCTGGACGGAGAAGGAGAGGCCCAGATTAATAGTTTTCCCTGATATATTCCAGGGTTGGAAGCACTCTCTCACCCTTTACTTCCTCAACACCCTCAAACATGAGAATCTGCTGGAAAATCTTCTCAGAGAATCCAGCTACAACATTGGAACGAGGGTCGCCAGATGGCGCCTGCTGCGTTCCATAGCCCTTAAGGTCGAAGAAGTGAGCGTAGGCCTGAGGGTTGACCTCCCTGCGATACTTCGCAAGGAATTCAGCGACACTTCTGTTTCCGCCCGTGTCGTAGCACTGCATATCGGACAGGACCACGATTCTGTCTACGTGGATCTTCTGTTCGAACAGGTGCTTGAAGACTTCATAGGCGTTTGTTGCCTGACCTCTATAGTTGGCCTTGTAGTTCGCAATCTCGTTCATGTTGGTCACAACCGAGTTGCGCTTGCTTAGAACTGGCCAAACAGCCTTGTTTCCAAAAGCGGTGACGTAAGATTCGTCAGAACGCTGATGGACCATGGCGGCAAGGATGTTTGCAGTATCCAGCAACGTCACACAAGAGCCCTTGGACAATGGGTATTTCATGCTTCCAGAGTTGTCAGAAGCAATGCAAGTTATTCCCGAAAGCTCTGGGATGTTCTCTACCGAATGATCAAGAGCAGTCTCAACCGCCTCAACAAGCAGCTGAACAGATCTCTGATCCCAGGAACTTCTGTTACGGTTGGAAGAAGCACTTCCATATCCGCGAATCGAAGAGAACCAAGCATTACCAGGGTTCAGGGTTCTGTATAGAGCCATGAACCTAAATGGAAGCTGCTTAGACTTTCTAACAGCCTTAGCGTCTCCGATTCTCTCCGCAACCATCCTGATGACAGCCAGAGGCATGCCGGCTTCCAAGAAGTTGGCAACGTTACGAATCAGAGCCATATAAGGCATCAGTGGAACAACTGCTCCCCATACCTCTGGCTTGCTTCCAAACTGGGACACAAGAACTTCCCAAGTAACTGCGGCTTTCTTGGCCAAAGCTGGAATATCCTCAGTCCATAGATTACGGGACGTAAGCTCCTTACGAGCCGCGATTACAGGAGTGGCCTTTGGGTTAAGAACCTCTCCAGTAAAGATATAATGGCGTAGCTCTGGAGACAGAGGGTACCCTTTTCTCCTCTCGCAGAAGCGTAGGAGATCCTTAAAGGATGGGTGTCCCTTTCTGTTATACTTCAAGATTTCATACTCGGACATCTTGGACATTCTATCAGCAACTCCCTTCTTCAAGGAAGCTGGGAACGCTTTCCAACCGAATAGGTGCTCATAAGCCGCGACAAGCTGAAGCACGTCATCTGCCCTTCTGGAGATACGAGGCACGTATCTACGGACGAATGGCTTGGTTCCAGCGGAATTTGCAGCCACGGCAAGCATAACCTGAGGCGTAGTTCTCATGTTCATCTCAACACGAGCCCAATGCGCCAGAGCAAGCAGATCCTTTGGATTTGGTCCTCTGGCGATCTCTCTACACGCCTCGATAATCTTGACGGCTTGCTCGTCAAGATCCTCAACGTTATAGTCACCGTCCCTTAGTTTCTTTGGGTCAAGAGTATCTGGGTGATACTTTGGCTCCACGAACAGGGCGGATCCAATTGTAGCCAGCAAGTATTCTGCTGGGCTCTCGAAATCAAACGCAAGTCCGCCTGGCCTGTTGGCCGTAGCAGCCTTGTGCTCCCTTAGTGCGTCTTCAAAAGTTCTCTTGTTCTTCATTCCTAGCTTCGTCATCTTCCACCTCCTTGAAAACCTCCGGAATGTAACCGGGGTATGTTATTTGCGGCTCTCGTATGACCGCTCTGCTAGTTCTGGCCCCCTCTTGTAAGTTTTGGGCTCCAGATCCTCAACAACTTCGTCATCACCGAAGTTGAAATCGTCATCTGTTAGTGTCGGCTTGGGCTTATTCATAGCCTTAAAAGCCTTTTCGTTTTGCTCGTCCAATATGTCAGCCATAGCATTTGCCTTGGCTCTCATAGTGTCTACAACCTCATAACGAACACCGGGCTCCTGAGCCACCTTATATTCACCGGTATATTCAAGCAAATCCCTTAATTCTTTGACAGCCGCCTCATAATTCGCCTTTTTTGTATTCTCACGAAAAGCCACAACTGAATTACCAGTCGGTATATGAAATACCTTAACGGCCTCACAGTTTCGCAAAACTTCCACTTTGAGGTCCACAGCTTTAATATCGTCCATTTTGAGTCCGCGTTCTTTTTTGGGCTTCTCATATACGGGCCTATTGTCCCATTTTGAATCGAGCACACCTTCTTCAACCATTTCTTCAAGATGAGCGGCTGCAAATATATTCCAAATTGCTTGTGCTGCGTGATCTTCATCTTTCATCTTCAACTGGAACTGTAGTAAATGCCTTATAGCACTATCAATCGCGCGGCAGATGGGAAATCCCTTTTCCCAATTTCTATCTCCGTGTTTATCGCCGCCCCTTTGATATACTTTAGCCACTCTGAATAGTATGTTTGTCGGGATTAGGTCAAATCTCCCTTTGTCCGTTGTAGCACTTCTCTTAGCCCCATCCTCATATTCCATCATTTCACAATCATAATCGGTCGTATATTCTTTCGTCATCTTCCCCTCAAAACACTTGTAAGGCGTGAGTAAAACGGATCAGAAAGCCTGAGCAGTCTTGGCCTTATAAGCCTGACCCGAGTTTGAAAAACTTCTGGAGTTCTAAGCATAACTCTTCTAACATAAAGTATCCCCACTGCACTTCGCCTGTGAAAGGATATTTTAGATTCTATATCCAAGAAACCTCCAATAAAAAAGGCGCCGATGGACGCATTCCAACGACACCTGTATAAAGGTAAAGTTTGGAACGCAGGAAAGAGTGTCGAGAGCTGGTCTCCTGTGCAAATGAAGTATCCCTCGGCTGGACCTTGCGGTTCCTATTTTATATTTTGAAGTATTGTCTGCCCCAAAATGTCTTTAAATATGTTTCCATACCTACTCCACCAGTTCCAATACATCCTAAATATTGAGAATGTGGCATAGAAAATGTCTGCTTGTGCGGACTTAACACCGAACTTAAATGGGCGTCTATCAACTATCTCAGGCATCCCAATCCCATCCTATCGTCAACTTGGCCAATTGCATCTCTAACAGATAGGCTCCTGTGCCAAATGAGCCACCTCGGACAAGTTTCAATGGCCCAAGTTTCCCTCTCAAATCCACATTTGGCTGCCATCTGAGCGCTATGTAGGCCATAACTTCGTGGCGAGTAGTATATCTTGAGCCCTTGATGATGGTTATTTCAGGCATATGAAACCTTTTCTCACTTGTTCCTCAAGCCACCACTGCCCGGTAGACTTCCAATCGGACCAGAAAAAACGTAGTTGGTCAAAATCGACTCTAGAATAATGCCAGGGCACCGCGTAGGCATTGCAAAAACGCCCATGTCGTCTTCGACGGTTTATTGGGACAACCTCAAGCGTAGAAATCATCCCCAAGAATCCCATTTTCAAGATACAATCTTACATAATAAGTTAGACTCACGCTTAATATCCAATCAATAACTCTGAGTGAATCAAGCCCAATTTTTCTGCCATAATAGCTTTCGGGGAAAAAGTCTAATATTCTTGCCTGCCTTTTCTCTATAACCATCTTTCACCTTTCGAGCGCCTAGAGGGACTCGAACCCTCACGATCAGATTGGAAGTCTGACATGCTAAAACCGTTAAACATCATAGGCGCATTACCTACTAATATTACCACATTACCACATATATCGACATTCAGGAGACCACCATGAAAAAAGACAGAGACGACATGATGCTTGACATGATTATAAGCTTAGGTGCCGAAATAATGCATCTTTCTCCAGAGCAGCAGGAAGAACTGAAAAAGCTGTATCAAGAAAAAGTGGGGCCACTACCTAAAGCCCCAACCCCTCCAGAAAAACCCGAAGTCCCCGAAACTCCTAAGGAAATAGAATACGAAGGAGAGGTGGTCCTTCATGACGCCAAAGAAATCGATCTAACAGGTGCCGTAGGCACCGTTAAAGATGTGTTTATGGCTCCCGGCGGCATAACTATGTGTAAGGTGGAGCTTTCTAATCCTAATATTTGGGTCTCTAAAGAAGCTCTAAAGCCCCATAAAGATTAATCTTTCTTCATCTTCACTGTTTCCACCTCATAAGAATATACATTACACTCTGGATCATAGTCATCTGATAATCTTCGGATTACTGTGTATTTCCCTGGATCAAGCGAATAGGGAACGACCTCTAACAAATCCCCAGCCTTTAATTTAAACCGCCTATCATCTTTCTTAAGTCTTACAATCTTGGACATTATTCCTTGCCCTTCATACTTTCAAGCTTGGCAATCAAATCGACCAATATGGCCACCCTGCATCCATGATAAAGACCAGCGGAGCCAAATTCCCAATGTTCATCAAGCCAAGATAGAATTTCATCAATCGCCTTTCCGCGTGCTTTTTTGGCCTCTTCCATCCAGAAACCTATAGCTGCGGCATCACTTTCATGTCTATCCATATCTTTCTCCTTGCGGAACCGACGAGAGTCGCACTCGCTTTCTCCGCCGTGACAGGGCGGTACCTCCACTACTTCGGCCTCGGCTCCATTTCTGCGGGACCGACGGGATTTGAACCCGCGTAACCTTGATCGACAATCAAGTGCATTACCATTATACTACAGCCCCAATATCTTTAACTCTAGCAATAATCTCGCTAGTGCTTACCAATCCAGGCACATCAGGAACAATTACTAATTCCGCCTTAGTCCCCGCGACACCAACGACACGATCAACCTTTTTGAAACCCTCGTGTTTGAACACCTTATCAACACTAAACTGTGTGGATATATTCCACAAATCCCCAAGGGTGCTGATTATAAAGGCCGAATCAACTGGATACAGACTATTAACCATGGTCAAACGCTCTTGCTCTGGGATGATTGGCCTAGAACTACCCTTGGCCTCTTTGACCATCTTATCACTATCCACGCCGACTATCAGCTTATCACACAACTTCTTACAACTTTCAAGATAGACAACATGCCCGAAATGAATAAGATCGAAACATCCGCTTGTGAGTCCCACTATCATTCTTTCAACTCCCTCAAAGTGGCCTTGTTAAACATTCTCTCTACCTTGGTTCTATCGCCGCGCACCCATATCTCATCGTCGCTCACGACCTCTGTGACCACGCCAGTCTTTCCGTTAATGGCCTCAAGGAGCTTCAAGACAGACGAGTGGTGCTTCTTCCTGCCCTTCTTCGTAAGCTCGCCTTTAAGATGGAGGACTACTTTATCGCCTTCTTTCATTTGCCTCTCTTTCTTTCCATTAGCTTCAGGTCGCCCTGACAGTAAGTTTCCACTTCCCCATTGTTCCATCTAACCTTGGGCATATCACCCCATATCATAGCGACTACTTCGCCTTCAATTTCATCGCCGGGAGTGTATTTTCCGGTCGGGACACGATTCGATCTGTGTATTACTACATCACCAATCTTGAAAAATATGTCTTGCATTTTTCTCCTTTCAAAAATAAGCCAGGAATAAACGCGCTGGGGTTAACTACTGGAATTGAACCAGCTTAGTTTCGTTATCAGCGAAATGCATTACCATAATGCGAAGTATCCCAATCGCTGGACCTTGGCTTGTTTCGTGGAACTAAAAAGTTTTGCATCGACAGCAAAATCTATCAATATCTTGATATTATTAGTGGAGTCGGAGGGACTCGAACCCTCGCTCTCTTGGTTGCAAGCCAAGTGTTTTCCCAGTTAAACTACGACCCCAGAAAGGAGATATTATGAAAACTACTACTAAAAATTGCCTAAATTGCGAACAAGAGTTTCAAGCCAGATTGAGTGAAATCCGTCGTGGCAACGGCAAATTCTGCTCCACCTCTTGCTCTTCCAAATATGCCGCAAAACAAAGGCCACCAAAAGAACCCAACTGTGAATGTGCCCTGTGTGGCAAGAAGTTCTATAAAAAACCATATAGCCTGACCAAATCCAAAAGTGGTTTGTTTTTCTGCTGCCGTGCTCACAAAGATGCCGCTCAGCGCATAGGTGGAATTGAAGAAATCATGCCACCACATTACGGGGCTGGCGTTTACGGAGATAGTAAGGCCTACAGAAAAATAGCCTTTGCTCACTATTCACATAAATGTTGCCACTGCGGATATAATGAACATCCAGAAATACTTCAAGTCCACCATAAGGACAGAGATCACAAGAATAACGATATTTCCAACCTCGAAGTGCTCTGCCCAACCTGCCACACTTGGCAACATTATTTAACCCAATCTGGGCTGTATAACGCAATGAAAAAGACTTAATCTTCTCTATCCACAATAAAAGCAGCAGTTAATATTTCATACAACTCAGAGGCATTTCTCGAAACCCAACACTCTTTTTCAAAATCATATTTAAGATTTATAGCCTTCCGCCAATTTATTTGTGCTCGCATTTCAACACAGCCCCTTACTTGTTTTTAACCTTCATTTTTCTTATCCCTGCGAAGTTGGCGAAGTTCTGATTGCACCTCTTCCAGTTCCTCAAGCAACTCTTTTCTACGGCCAGACTCGATAGGCAAAGCAAGTGCTTCACATATCTCATATTTTTCGTCTTCTAGGTGCCGCATACGCTCTTCGTGAGTAACAGCCTTCTTCTCACCATGCTCATCCATTCCTTCAAAAGGCTCTTTGCCGCTCATTAAATTTCCAAGCACTTCAGCCACAATCTTAGCGGATTCCGTTCCAGGATTGTCCCCAAAATCCAGCTCGGTCTTGAGATTCTCGGAGCCACAAAACTTACAGACTTCATGTTTTCTTTTCTCGGCTTCTAGTTCTTCTGGTTTCAAGAACATAAAAGTCTTGCGCCCCGTCCACGAATATGACTTCTTACAATCCGGACATCTGGAAATATACCATTCCATCTGATCTTCCTTTCTTACTTACCACCAAATTGTATCTCATTATTGAGTATAGCTCCCGTAAAAGAATCAACCCATACCGTATACATCAAGCCCGCGTTTGGACAACCTTCTTTGCCAGTGACCGTTATGTTCCAAACTGATCCCTCCAACCTGGCCTCAACTTTTTCCTCATACGGACCAAAAGAGGTTTCAAAGTATTTCTTAGCAGCTTTTGCCGCTTCGTCAAGTTTAATCGGGATCATTTTACTCCAAAAGAGAATCAATGCGCTTGTCTATCAAAGCGTTAAAGTAAGCATCATACATCTTTTTCAAGCGCTTCTTTTGCCCAACCGTGGTAGGGAAAACAAAATTCTGCGCATGTAAGTCTCCATCTTTACATATGTAGATTGTCCTATCTAGCCTCTCCGTGACCAACAGACATGCGGTATAGCAGAATATCCTCCAGTCTTCTTTTTTCAAGGATTCCAACTTATCTATGAGCTTATCTATTTTTACGGTTTGTTTATTTTGCTCCGGGGCCTTTTTAGCAGTTGGACAGGCCATCAAAAATATTGCAGTAAGCAATACCAACAGAATCTTTCTCATTCTATTCTTCTTTCTCTTCACAATTTACGCCATGAAGCTCGCAGGAATGCTCCAAATCACCCATATCACGATACACAATGCCGTTCTGCTCCATGCAACAAACGGCCATAGCCGCAATCTTCCTTATGGCATGTAGAGCATCCACATCACAAAGGGGCGCGGCTTTGCGGCATACAACGTCCTCAGCTTCCTTCAAGTAGTTCTGCATGAAAAGAATCCACTCGGGGACTGTATGCTTTCCTCTGCTGGCAGCGTTGCCCCATAGACGATCCTGATATTCTCTTTCCTTACGAATAGCTTCAAGCGCCTTCTCCATTGCTCCCATTCTCTTCTCTTCCATCAATTCCTCCAAATCCGGCAAATGTTCATCTAAAACCTGCTCTTCTAGAGGCCTATCATCTTTCTCAAAAATAGTCACACCTTTCTCCTTTCCAAGGGTGTCCGACGGAAGTCGAATCCGCACCGATAGGGACACAACCTATCATGCTGCCGTTACACTACGGACACCATAAGGGTGATCGACGGGATTTGAACCAGCAATTACCTGATTCACAGTCAGGCAGCCTACCGTTGGCCTACGATCACCATAATATTTCTTCATACTCAAAAGCCCATCTTAAAACATAAATACCGGCAGCAAACCAGCTTCCACTTATGCTCTTATTAAACTTATCTCTAAAGCCGGCATAATGCACAAAAGTATTGAAACTAATTGTGAGCCCTGGACTACGAAGTTCTATCATAACTTAATCTCTACATAATTGGGGATTGGCCTTGACCACAAATAAAACAACAACTCACGCCAAAGGATACTATTAATGATGTGCCGAGATTCATTTGTGAGAGACTGTAAAATCTCGCTTACATTCCCTATGAAACATTCGCCCGGAAAAATGGCCGTTGGGTGTCTTAACTCTATCATCATATCTTATCGAGCAGATCTAATGTCTTTCTAATCGGCTCCCTTTTGTGTATGCCTTTGGAGTATGAGCATTCCAGTCTTTTCCAGAATCTCTGAAGCTCTAGCTTGAGTTCCCAGGGCAGATGTATGTAGGCTCTGTCTATGAACAAGTTGCCACTACGCGATACGCCCACATCGATGTCGCCATCTTCAAAGTAGAAAGTGGACTCGTAATATCTACGCTTCCACTTATCAACGGGGATCCCCTGTATCCTGGCCACCAATCTTTCTGCTGAAGTATCGGGGCATTTTAACTCTTCTCGTTGGCTATGAGCGCAGCCAATCAAGAAGCTCATTAGCATGGCAAACACTAATAAAACTTTCATTCCTTACCTTCTCTTTCTCTCCAAAAATAAACCAGGAAAAGTGATAAGGGCAAAACCCTTCCCCCTTAATTTGGGGGAGCCAGGAGTCGAACCTGAGCTGACATGATCTGTTTTACGGACAGTATGAAGTATCCCTATATCTGGACCTTGGTTCGTGGAACCCCCCGGACTTGAACCGGGACTGAGAGATTTTCAGTCTCCTGTGCTACCAATTACACCAGGGCTCCTAATGGGTAGTTACCTACCCAGGTTCTGTAAAGTTTATATATTCTGGCTCATAAAGAATAGTGCCGTCTGTTTTCTGCAAACCGGAAAGAACAAATTTGCGCTGCTTTCCATCAACACAGTCAACCATATAGTAGGTATGCCAGCCGAGCCTCTCCTTCACAACAGTGCCCGCATATGATTTCTTGTGGCCAGACTCGTCTTTCATCCACCATCTGATATAGTGTCCTACTTTTGGGGCTGCCATTTTCCTTACTTACCTTTTCTTTGTTTAGATAATTCTTCAGCAATTTCATCTGCTTTAGCAACCAGTTCATCTGGCGATGTGCTTAGATCGCCATACCCACTTGTGCTATACCCTATAAGCTGCATCAGTTGAGTATAATCACCCTCACCAAACATGCCTTGGGCATTCATTACGGCAAGATCATTGAGATTTAATTTACCAGTATCTAAAAGCATACGAACAATCTTATTCTCTTTGAACCTAATAACTTTGCCTGTTTCGTCCCAGCCGATTGGCTGCATTGGGTGTTCAAGATCTTTCGTGTTCATTCTTTCTCCTTTCGCTCCAGGGGAGGGCCTCGAACCCCCAATCGTGCCTTGCGGCTTCATACGTTAACAGCGTACCGGCTTCCCTACTTTGCCTACCCTGGAATACTGAGGGCCGTGTGAGAATCGAACTCACCTCCTGCTGGTTAACAGCCAGCCGCAATACCCAGACATGCCAACGACCCCACTTTTTAACCTTCCTCAAACTTCTTCTTCAGCCTCTCGTATTCTTTACGCTCATGTTCTTTGGCTTGAATATCATATCTCTTATTCTTCTTCTCTATCTCTTTCCGCCACTCATTACACAAGTCTGTAAAACTAACAGAATCGAAAAGCACCTCGTTAACTTCATATACAGTGATTCTAAGAGTACCTTTCAAATATTCAAAGTCATGATCATGGAACAATGAATCCTCAATCATATGGTCAGTGCCCGTATCGTCATCGTGCGCCAAGCTTATCATCGCCCTTCTCATTTCCTCTCGCGAATCAAACGGACCAACGAACTCGGTCACTTCTCTGTGCGGCTTGAACGTGAACGCATATTTCATTATCTTACCTTTCTAAACTTGAAACTCATCAAAATATTCCAAATCTGACTGTGTAAATCCCAACGGCTAATAAAATTGCGGCTCGTCTCATCATCAAAGTGATACTCAGTTATACCATTTAGCATGAGAGCTTGTGCAATATACATCCCTCTGGCATTTGTCTTCACAGCCTTAATCATATTGCTGCACATCTTTCAAGCTGTTGTTCTCTCCGACACTTGAAATCATTTCCATCTTCACAAAATCAAACCATCTTAGCCTCTGGTCACACAACCCATCGAACGCGGACCATTTGGCGAAGATAGGCATGAGCAGATCGAACGCATCATACATCTCCAGAACAGCACCAACAACACGCGCTTCTCTAATCGCTTTACAAAAATCATGATAGTCTTTAAGCTCTATCTTCATCTTCTTGCCCTTCCAAACATGCTCTTACTGAGTCTCGGAATGAGTTCTTACTCGATGACAATTAGCACACACTAATTCACATTTCCCAATTTCTTTCAACAACCTTTCCTTAGACCAACCAAGATGAACGGCCCTAGCTATTTCTTTCTCTTTCTCACCGGACACATGATCAAAATCCATAACATAATGAGGAAATCTTTGTGCGCAGTCTGTGCAGGGCTTATCTTTCAATCCAATAATAAACTCCCTAAGGTTTTTTCTCCTTTTTTTAACCGCCCTCACTATTGTATTTCTTCTTTTAACATTTTCCTTATATTCCGATCTATAATACTCCGACACACATTCTTTACACTGCTTTCTGTGGCCCGACCTGTTGCTCTTCTTTTTGTGAAAACTGGCTATATCCAAAGTTCGGCCACATATTGTACATGTTTGTTCCATATTTCCTTTCATATCGGTACTCCAGGGCAGACTCGAACTGCCATTTTTCGGTTATCAGCCGAATGTATTACCGTTATACGACCGGAGTCTGTTTATATCTTTCCCATATCTGCGTGTATAGTTTGCCAGCCTCTTGAGCGAACGAGTATGTTCGTTTGATATAAGAAATGCAGACGAACGCCAATAATGCCTATCACTTGCAGATCGGTTTTGGTATGGATTACATTTTTGCGCGTCAGCTGCGGCTTTCTATCTGTTATTTCCATTCATGACTCTCCACATCATGCGCAACTCTAGTTCTAATCCAATCGGCCATTACCCATCTATGACCGTTTATCCTTCGCATTGCAGGCTGGATGGCCATAATTATTTCCCATGTTATTATCGTCGTGTTCTTACTCTTCCATATCAGCTCAATTTCCATAGGTCTTCCTTAAGTCTTATTTTCCACGGACCAAAAAGAGGCCACATATTAACGTGGTGCATTTCTATTGTATTTATTCTACACATTACAGTCAGCACAGCCGAAAAAATAAAACCCAAATCGGTTGGTTTTGGCCTTACTTCATCCTTTCTGCGATTTACAAGTTCCATGAATCTTCTCTGTCCGGATTGTGTTTGTAGTATGGAAAATATTCCCTGAGGGCACGCGGCATAGATCCACCAAAACCAATTTCTATAGTAGTCAGTAATCTCCAGTATCCATCTTTAACGGCATACCCATACATGGCATAATCAGCTTCATCTTTGATTATGTTCTTAATTTCCATATCTTCCTCAAAAAACTGGCCAGGAAAAGGGCGCAAAGAGAAGCTGTCCCTCATTCGGGACGCACTCCCCAAAGGTGGGAACCAGACAACCAGGTGGGATGGGGTCATCTGGCCCCCAGCGAGCCACTGATGGGCTCGCAAGGTTTATCGTGGGGAACGCAGGAGTCAAACCTGAAGTATCTCTTTACTTGGACCTTGGCTCAATTTTCTTAATTCTTTTACTTATTTGTCTTACAAAAACCATACACGAGAGTCTCTCATTAAGGGTATCCCAGACACTATCGAAAGCTTTAAAGTGGATAAAGTCGTCAACACCTCTATATGAGCGTATTACCTTGATACTCTTCATTATTATTCTTCCACCAAAAATATCGACATTTGCGGGACTCACTCCCGCGCGGATAGGCAGCCTTTCTTACAACGCCTAACGTTCGTAGAAGGCAACATCCATTTCATATCCCACCTCAGTTTAAGTTTATCTTAATTCCGTCATCTCCAAATATCTGGCATAAAACATAAGAAGTTCCAGAAGATAGGCAGCCGAACAGAAAACTTCCTACGACCACATTGGGGAACAGTTGAAGTCCACAAAACCAGAACCCCAAGAAAACTGCTATTCCAGCCCAGAATCCCATGCACATCGAACAATGAAAGAACTTTGCTTTGGGTCTAATTGGTTCAAGAATATGGCCATGAACTAATATCTGCGTAAGGCCATAACATATCAAAACAAATAGCATAGTCCAGCCGACCACTTAATTCTCCTTTCTGGGTTGGATAAGCAGGGAAGATTGCAAGAAGAGTTTCCTGTTGGTTGGTAGAAGTATCTTCTTACTGGACCTTGCTTACCCGGCAGGGGCGACAGGATTCGAACCCGCGCCTTACGGTTTTGGAGACCGCTGTGCTCCCGTTACACCACGCCCCTATTTGTTGTATTTCTTTTTAAGTCTTTCAAGCTCAGCCAACTCTTCCGCTTCCTTAGCGGCCTTCTGTCTTTCTACTTCTTTTATTCTTATAGCACTCCACCATTCATCCACGGGCAAAGATGTTGGGGCAGCAGCTATGGTCATGGCTTCCAAGTCACACAGGTTTCTATCATATTCACAGCCATAGGAATAGTTTTCAATAAAATATGCTCTCGCTTTAACTTGTGCTTCTGCAAAATCCCTGGCTTCTATAATCTTAAAGTTAATCCCACAACCAATAGTATAATCACAACCTTCGCCACGCTGTTTGAGTATAATTACATATCTCATCTTTCTTCCTTTCTGTTGAACCCCCTGGAGGAATCGAACCTCTTCGCCTCCACCCAACGTGCAAGGCGCGGGTTTAGAAGACCCGTGTCGGGATCAGGGGGCTTAGAACTCCCTGGAGGAATTGAACCTCTATACCTTACACCAAGCGTTTAGAGGATGGGTTCGTAGCCCATGGCCGGGGTCAGGGAGCTTTAATTTTCTTCATAATCTTCCAATGCCTCTTTGGCAGCCGACTTTACTCCTCCACTTGAATCAGATTCAGCCACCTTTTCGAGGTGCTTTCTAACAGAATTGCTTTCAATCACAGACTCAAGTCCGTATATCGCTCCTTCTCTGGCAAGAGCGTGAGGATGCCTGAGAAGCGGCAGGAGCGTCTTTTCCTTCTCAATCGGATGCAACTCCGACTTTCCTAGTACCTCGGCAACAAAAGTGAGATGGCCTGGTCCAAGCGTTTCGCTCTTAATCCATCTCGACAACTTTTCCGGATCCTCTTCCGCCATCTCCTCAAAATTATCTTCGCTGGGCTTGGGCCAACTTTCTCTTCTCAGTGGGCAGTGGCCCGGCGGACAAAACAAACTGTCATTTTCAATATGAATCTCAGTTCCAGTCCACTCGCAGTGTTCCTCTGGCTTCTCATAAGAGCACTCATAGCAACACTCGGGAATCTTTACACTTATTTTGTCGCCCTGGTATGGTCTAACTCCTGAAACATCTTTCTCTTTGTAGGACATACTTTCACTGTCCCACCACTTAATCCATATCATCCAGCCTTCAGTATCTTCTTTATCGATCTCATATATCGTGCCAATCCTACCTGTAGCTCCTACAACACTAAGACCAACCTTAAGTTTATCCTCTGGAAGCTCCGAAAGTTTCATGTTTAATCTCTATTTCTTTCATCGAAATCTTCTAGCGTAGGGTTAAAAAACACATGGTCGGGAACATACTCCCGCTCTATGCTCAACTCATCCCACCAAAACAAAGGAGAGTTCTTTCTATAGACCTGATTCTTCTTTGGATTCTTTAGCCTACAGCTCCTTATGAAACTCTTGCACTGCATTTCGGTGGAGAACACGGCGATGCACCTTCTCACCGCTCCGTTGCGGCCATAGAGAAAGAACGGCCTCTTATCGTTATCTCCCTCCAACCAAGTTATTCTATCGTCCAGCCAACTAACGTCTGCCTTCAAATCGTCAATATCATTCATCTTTTTCTAACTCTCTCATGCGTTCTTTTATTTTGTATGCAGCCCAAGAATCCATAGTGCAGGCGCTAATAAGGGCACTTACCTTTTCTTTGAGCAGTTCCCACCGAGTTTCTAATTTTCTCGCCTTCTCTATCGCTTCATCTCGCTCCCTCAGGAGTTTTTCTAACAGCTCTTCGCTCATATTCTTACTGCTCCTTCAACCCAAATAAAAATAACGGTCGGTAAAAGTCTACTTTCAAAATCAAACATCCAGTCATAAATCGGGAATAGGTTGTTGGCTTTGAAGTATTCTCTTGCATGCCTAGAGCGTATTTCCATCCGTCACTTTCCCCTATACCTATCATAGAGTCTTCCGCATGTGCAACATTTCCAGATGCCCGTGGGATTCACAAGCACCCAATTTTTAGCTCCACACTTACATCTTGGGAGTTTTATCTTATACATAATCTTCCTCTGGAGGGAAACCATCAAGTATAATCCTAATGTGATTATTTTTAAGAGGGCATCCATCAGCGACTTCATTACTTCTATCTTCGGGTTCTGGTATTGGTCTAATGACCTTTGTTCCAGGAGCATGGCATCTGAATTGATAGTCTCCGCCGATATATTCATCTACACAAAACGGACAATCCATACAGCTCTTAATCACTTTGTCACTACATTTTGGCTCTGGGTCTCTGAAACCAATCATATACATTCTCCTATGCAATATCCCATAAAGAGAATTATAAATGGCATCGCGACAAAAAGAATTATCAAATGAGCCGTGTAGTCTCTTTTCTTACTCATACAAATTTCCTTTCTGTGGGCAATGAGGGAATCGAACCCCCTTTTCTTGGATGTAAGCCAAGCGTGCTACCAGTCTACTAATCGCCCACTACTTCTTCTAATACTTCTCCATCTTCATCTATAACGGTGTCGCCCTTGGTTTGATTACAGTCTCTACAGAGAAGCTGAAGATTCTTAAGGTCTTCACCTCCACCAGCACTCCTGGGAATAATATGATCCACTGTAGCCTGTTCTGGTGCCAGATGTTCTAGCGTGACAGTGCATCCACAATTCGCACAAACTCCTCTGTGTTTCTTAATAAGTGCTTTGACGCGCCACCTTCTCTTGCCCTTCCATCTTCCAGCTTTCTTGTATTTTCCCATGGTCTATCCCTTTCGTGGGCGAGGAGAGATTCGAACTCTCAATCCCGAAGGCCACGGTTTCTAAGACCGTGATGTATACCAGTTCCAACACTCGCCCTTGTGACCCTGACGGGGCTCGAACCCGCTAATCACCGATTTGAAAGACCGGCAGCTCGCCCTCTTCGCCTTCAGGGTCTATTAAACTATACGAGTATAACCACAACTCGGACATACAAATCTAGAACATGCTGCTTGATTTGCTATGTATGATGGGCTGTCCATATCTGGAATTACATGATAATGACTTGGATGCTTCCAGAAGAAATGCTCAACATAACAGAAAGAACAATCACACTCATAACAATCCGTTGCAGCAGTCATCTTAATAACAAAACCATCAAATCTGTCTATCTCTCTAAACTTTATTTTGCTATAATTCCTTTTCTCGGCATACTCAATACAAGCCCGAGTTTTGCTATTTACATTGGGAACTTTAAACCAGCACTCTCCTTCATCGCTCCAGCAGTCGGGGCTAAACCAATCACAATCGCCGCAGATTTTCGTGAATATATTTCCCAGATAGTCTTGCATCTGCCTTGCTGCATTTCCTCTATGACTTACTGAGTTCTTCTGCTCCTCACTCATCTCCGCAAAAGTCATACCAACTGGAGCATAATAGAATATGCTATCGTATTGAACTTGTGGCTTCGGCTCTCCTCTTGCCTCTTTTAGCAACTCACCATTACAAACTCCGGTGAAGCAAATAGGGTTTTCTAGAAAATCGGGATCGGCTAAGACCATGCAGGTTACAAACTGAGCTTCTCTATGCTCAATCCCCTCCATCTTCTTGAGAATGAAGTTTCTTTTCTCTTCGTCTGTGACGTCTTCTCCTGCGCATCTTGCTGATATTACGCCGGGGTAACCGCTGAGAGCGCGAATGCTCATGCCACTATCGTCAGCTATGGCTGGAAGACCAGTATGTTCAGCAGCGTAGCGAGCCTTGAGCACAGCATTTTCTTCAAATGTCTCGCCAATTTCTTCCACATCTTCAAGATCGAAATTGGAGATCGGAATGAACTCTACGCCATCTACTTCCAGAAGCTCCTGTAATTCTTGAAGCTTGCCGGGATTTCTAGTCGCTAGAACTATCTTCATTTTCAAGCCTCTCCAGTTCTTCTTCAAGTTCGGGGATCCGCTCTGCCTGTTTGACGGCATAAGCCAGCTGCTCTCTTACGCAACAAAGCTCGCACCAATTAGATGACCAGCCGTGCGACCAGGCTAGTGCTCCACCTTCTCCAACCCATTCCATTGTAGCATTTCTTTCGCCACAGTTCTCGCACACTATCTCTTCGATCTTTTTATGGTTGGGACAATATTCATCGGAACATATATATCCCTCTCCTTTGGGGCTAATAACCATTAAAGCTCTGCATTCTTCACAGAAGATAGACATTCTTTCTCCTTTCTTTTTAGTCGGGGTGAGAGGATTTGAACCTCCGATGTCTTGCTCCCAAAGCAAGCGCCTTACCAGACTAGGCCACACCCCGTTAGAACTTCAAATGGTAATACAAATATGGGCCGTGGGCCCATTTCTCCTTTTCCTTAACAAACTCATGCCTAAACTTCGAATAGGTTATTTTGTGCCCAACCATAAAGTTTATGCGCTTGCTAATCTCGATCTTTTGCATCAAGCACACATCAACAGCGCCCCATCTTCGCGGAATACAAATATGAAACTTAAACCAGTCAGGCAACTTGCGCCACTTGGAACTAAAGCACCACCCAGTTGTCTTTGTCCAACTCTTAGCTACAAACCTCTGGAAATATCCGGGCTTAGCATAAGCTGTGCTGGGCAACAAGAGCAGCAGTAGAATGATCAAGACAACATATCTCATATAAACTCAAGTAAGATCCCTAATCATATTTAGTATATCCGTAAGAGCCATTTGTTTGCCCAGGCATCGCGCGGCGTGCTCAAGATGTTCGGCCTGTTTTGGCATCCTATCTGCACTTTTGGCCCACTCTTCAGCCCTTTCTTGTTCTCTTCTGGCATCGTCAAACATCCGCTTGATTTTGTCTCTGATTCTTTCTATTCTGTTCTCTGTGCCCTTGCCATCGAACAAGGGAACAATCTTTTGTTGGAAACACACCGGGCATACATCAAAGTCGTACTTAATATACCGACCGCCTATAATCAAGTTGGCATTCACTTGTGTTCTTTCATGGTCGCCATCATAATCATTCCAAATGCCTTTTCGCGGATCATAGGTTTCTTTTTTATCGCAACCATCACAAGCTATACTCTTAATCTCTTTCTTCATAATCTCTTGCTTGATGTCTTCACCTTCTATCATGGCTTCATCCTTTCGTCTGGGAGGTGGGATTTGAACCCACGTACTCTGCCGTCCAAGGGCAGCGAGGGAAGCGCAGACTCCTCTACTCCCAGTTAAGCAACACACCCACTTTCAAATTCCTCAAGTAGGTTTTCTACAACATCCATTCTTCCATTTTCTATCCAATACATAGCCGACTTATTATCAAAGGCCCAGTTGGGCTGCATAAGCCACTTGGCTACTTCTTGTGAATCATTACCAAGAAAATCATGGAGCTTCTCAACTATTCGAATAAACGTATCTCTGTCGCCCATTTATATCTCCAAGGTTCCTGAGTCCAAGGGCACGATATTCCATTCCATCTCTTTATCGAAATCGGCCTTATAATATTTGCACTCACAACAATAAGCTCCATCCCAGGTTATATCACATCTGTCTTGCAGCGGATTATCAAAACTGGGAATATGAGCGCTCTTCCTGTGCCCACATTTGGGACATTTCGTAGTATCACGCATCTCGTATTCTATCATTACGCCATCCCTGGTTTCCAGTTGGGTTCTCTGTTTTCCAGAAAAGCCTTCGCGTGCTCTTCGCTTATGAAATCCTTAATCTTACCGTCGGGCCAAGTGAGACGAGCCATATACAACCTGTAGATCTTCTCGTCTTTTACAATAAACCTAGATGTCTCTACTCTCTTCATTTCTGGCTTCATTGTTTTAATCCTTTATGATTACAATCGTTCGTTTGCCTTTTCTTGGCTTACCTTTGACCGGCTTGGCTCCTGTGGGATTGATGTAGTATCCACCTCGATTACCTTCATCTACCCACTCACCCTTATCGCAACCACACACAAGAACAGGGCCATCTCCACAGCGCCCATCGTAATAGGCTGCTTCACCGCAAACGCTACAAACCCATTCAGACATCAGTTCTCTTCTCCTTCTTTGAAGACCTGTGCCTTCTCATCTATGGTCTTTCTCACCGCTTTCTTCATAGCCTCAAGAGCTTGCTCATAAGTCATACGGCCAGTCTTCATAGCTTCTCGTAGCTCTTTGGCCAACTCTCCAAGTTCGGGAGAGTAAACGAAAGTAACATCACTCATCTTACCTGCTTTCTAAAAAGGAACCGTATCGGGAATGTGCGCAAAGAGTCCTGTTGTGATTTTCACCACACGCCCGTAAGAGTGGGCGTGCCTGGATTCGAACCAGGAGTCTATTGAATTAGAGTCAATTGTGTTTTCCGAAGTATCTCCCTACTATGACCTCGATCTGGTTCCAACTCTATGTTAAGCATTCACTTAAGGCTGCTAGTAAGACCAACAATACAACCAATCCTAAACCAGCCATTACTGCATATTTAACAAAATTACGAAATGAAATACCACTTCCATATTCTAATTCTATGAACTTATCAGCCGCTTTCTCCATTTCGTCGGCTTCAAAAGTTTCTATGGGCATAGGACAAAGCTCAAATCTGGTTCCATCATTATACACATCTATCTGGTGGTTCTTACAAACAGACCAACTAGATGGCTCCTGATTCTTAAGTTCAAGTAAATCAGTTTCCTTGTCCCACAAGTAAGCACATTGAACTGTATATTTACTACCATAGACGATGTGTTTCTCTTTAAGTTGGGCTATAATCTTATCTCTATCCATCAATTCCACCCAAACATTACTGTAGCTATTAGCAGATACATCAAATAACCAACAACAGCGCCGCCAAGTATGTACGGCGAAAGTTCAGCGAGTTTCTTAAGTCTGTCCATTATCTTCCTCGTATTTTGCCTTGAGTCGCTCAAGTTGGGCTCTTTCTCTTGCCTCTTGTTCCGCGAGTCTTTTCCGCTCTTTCTCTTCTTCTTTCTTTGCTGCGGCCTCGTTTCTTAGCCTTATGGCCTCTTCCTCTTTGACCACCCAATCATCGTCCCACAAATAAGAGAGCGGAAAACTGACATGCTCGTAATCTGTATTACATCGAAAAGAAAAGTAAAAGGTGGCGTCTATTTGGTCATCTTCAATTTCAACTTCATCGGGATGCCACTCATCAGTAATAATACCACGAGCTATAGCTACCTCTGTAGCGATCCTTTCTGCTTCAACCATCACCTTCTTGTATTTAAGCACTGCTTCTACAACTGCTTCTCTATCCATTTCTTCCATGTTCCCACCTTTCTGAAAATTATCCAGGAATAAACGGCCAGGGAGAAAAATTCGCCCACCATAAAGCGGTGGGCCCTGGATTTGAACCAGGTCATTGAAGATTGGAAGTTTCAATTCATCCGAAGTATCCCTAATACCTTGACCTTGGATAAGTGGAGCCGGGTGGAATCGAACCACCAATGCCCGAAGGCCACAGGGTTACAGCCTGCTAAGCACACCACACTGCTCAACGACTCCATATTAAGTTTTGATGAAACAAGCCAGGAAAAATCGACAGAGTTTAATCATCCGTGTCCTACCACTGGACTACCGCTCGGTAATGGCGTCGGGGTTATGAACCCCTGAATACACCGTGCGTGGTAAGCCGTGTCATTACCCTTTGGACTCGCACGGGATTCCCAGACATCTGGTTGCCTTGTCGAGCGGCCAGGAATCGAACCTGGGCTACGGGCTCCGCATGCCAGAAGTATCTCTCGTCTGTAACCGTGGCTTTCGAGCGGGCAACGGAATCGAACCGTCGTGATTGGGGACATGAGCCCCAATTGGGAGCGCCTCCATCGCAAGCCCGAAAAGCTCTACGACGAGACTACCAACACCCTACCCGCACAATCATCCACTATTCAAAAATCCATAGTGGACCAAAACATTAATGATTCCAAACACTCCAATTAGAAGGAATGCTCCCTTGATAAGAGTATCGGGCCAGCTACTCTTGGTCCAAATCGCAAACAAAATCAAGAACATGGCTGTGCTCAAAATTAAGTAAACGCCTAACATTGTCTTCCTTTCTATAATTACCGAACACCAAAAATATCGACATTTGATATTAAGTTCCCGATAATACGAACTTTAAAGCTTCACGATGAAAGAGCGAAAAAAGTCGATTCTCCCCCTCTACACGCGTGATTTTTAATCTTGTGGTTCCTGCCCCTTACCCAATTCGGCAGAGACCATATCTTTCAGGGTCAAATGTTCAGGGCTAATCTGTCTCAAGGGCAATATGCTCAACCTAAAAGTGACTCCACCCTCTAGCTCAAACCATCTTCCGAAAGCATACATAGAAACGGGCTTGAAATGGTATGCACTACTTATTGTTGCTATTTCCATTATTTAGTCTCCCAAACAGCAATCCACACTTGAGCCTCTAATATGTGGATGACGGAGTAAACAGAATCCAAATCGAAGATAAATTCGTCCCAAATATCAATAGCGCCCTGTCTTATCATCTCGTCTCTAATACTATTAAGCATACGATCAGACTCTTTAAGCTCTATCATAAGCTTTCCAAACATCCTTTACTACAGCATTCTGTAATTGATGATATAACATAAGAGAATTGGCATACAATTTTCGCAGCATAGCGGGATTTCTATATTTCAGCCCCATCATTACATCCAAAATAAAGTTTCTATTAATGCTTCTAGGTTCCACCCTTCTTCTCCCTAATTTCTTTGTTCAATTGACGAATCCTAAGCAAAGGCAGCACAAGCTCAAAGTGTTCCACATACGCCATGGCCACTTTGTTGGCGATCTCTCCTATGGCCGTCTGAGCAGAATACTTAAACTCTTCAGGAATAAAGTCTTTTGGCCAATGGCCATTGTAAGAATAATACCTAAGAGCTTCCATATGTTTTTCGTCATATGGATCAAACCACTCATGAAAGTGTTTCATACCTGCTCCCATACATCCATGATGTCTATAATTTGTTCTCTCGCTGGGCCAACGCCTATGAAAGCGATTGGTATTCCAAGCTCGAAACCTATAAAATCAATATACTTTTTTGCCTCTTCTGGCAAATCTTCGAACTTGCGGGCTCCAGAAATATCACACTTCCAGCCAGGAAGCGTTTTGTAAATTGGCTTCATTCCCGACAAATCAGTGGGTAGAACATGTCTGTTTCTCTGTTTTCCATATCCAACACAGACTCTAATCTCATCGAAATCATCGAGCACATCCAGCTTGGTGATGGCCAGATGTGTGGTCCCATTAATTCTACAACTATGGAATAACGGCACCAAGTCCAGCCAACCACAATCTCTTGGCCTACCAGTTGTGGTTCCATACTCATGACCTCTACCTCTGATCATCTCTCCGCTGGCGTCAGTCAAAACGGTTGGAAAGGGCCCTGCACCAACGCGAGTGGTGTATGCTTTGAAGACACCAACAACATCTCTAATCTTCGTAGGGCCAACTCCAGAGCCCGTACAGGCTGCTCCAGCGACAGGGTTAGAAGAGGTCACGAAGGGATAGGTGCCGTGGTCTATGTCAAGCAGAGCACCTTGCGCTCCTTCAAATAGCACATTGCGATCATACAAATAATTGTTGATTAGAACAGAAGTATCATTGTCTATGTAGCTCTCAAAGAACTTGGTGAAGCTCTTAATCCAAGGGGCAAGCTCCTCTGCTCTTCTCATAAGGAAATTGTTCTCAAGGAGGTGAAGCTCAACTTTCTTCTTAAGCTCTTCGTAGGGAAGCAGCATGTCCATCATCCTGATTCCACATCTCAGTGCCTTATCTTTATATGCTTGGCTTATCCCCTTGCCGGTTGTGCCTATCTTGTTTCCTTTCCTTCTGTTTTCAGACAACTGCTCCAACTCTCTGTGAGTGGGCAGGATCATATGTGCCTGGCCAGATATACGGAAGTTCTTAGGCAGCGGGAGGCCGCCTGGAATGGGCCTTCCTCGATTGTTTATATTCATGAAACTCAAAAGCTCTGCTCTCAAGCCCTCCGGATCAATCACCATCCCATTCCCCAGGACACAAATAAAGTCTCTGTTTCCAAGTGCATACTGAACAATTCCAGACGGAATGTGATGCAACTTGTAAGTCTTTTCACCCACTACGACCGTGTGGCCTGCGTTCGGGCCACCGGCAAAACGAACGACCATATTAGCATCTTTGGCCAAATAATCAATAACTTTTCCCTTGCCTTCATCTCCAAATTGTAATCCTACTACTACGGTTCCAGGCACTATCCATCCTCAACTTTCTGTTGTTTATTCTAATTACACATTTTCTAGGAGCCTTGCTATTTCCATATGGCCATTTTCTTTGGCCATCTGATATGCTTCACCGCTTTTTACAGCGCCGTGCTTCAACAGCGTTCTTACTGTGTCCATATGTCCAAACTCAGCAGCCCAGACAATCGCACAGTCTTGAGCAGCATGAACATCTGCTCCAGCTTCCAGGAGAGTTTTTACCACCTTGTTGTGGCCATATAGGGATGCATAGCGCAGGGCATATCCAGCACGCTGATTAACATCTACTTCACCAGCCAGTTCTTTAATAGCAACATCCAGCCCAGTATGAGCAGCAAGACGAAACATCGCGTCTTTATCACCCATATCAAAATCTCTTCCATTCAGGGCATAGAACTCTTCTAACTGTTTATCAGATTCATAATGATTTCCACACATTTTTGTACACTCTGTTCCTTTGTCTTTAAGACCAAATCTGGGCTTTTAGGTTTTTCATATGGAGCATCCACTCCCGTAAGCCCTTTTATTACTCCAGCTTTATGTTTGGCATACAGACCCTTCGGGTCTCGTTTCGCACATTCTTCCACGGGACAGTCCAGATAAACTTCAATGAATGGAACTTTAGCTGATTGCCTTGCCTCATCACGCATCTCCACATACGGAGATATGAAGGCACAAATAACAACCGCGCCCAAGTCAGCCAAGATGTTGGCGACCTCATAGGCGCGGCGTATGTTTTCATTTCTGTCTTCTTCGCTTAGACCAAGGTTAGAATTGAGCCCACTCCTTAGAACATCTCCGTCGAGAACATAGCTCAAGATGCCTTCGTGATGTAAATATTCATCGAGCGCTCGGGCTATGGTTGTCTTACCAGAACCACTCAACCCCGTGATCCAAATGATTTTGCTTTTTTGTCCAACAAGATCTTCGCGTTCTTCCCGCTTTATCATTTATTTTTCGCCCAACTGTCTAATTTTCTTAAGAGCAACCTTACCGAGTTCCCACAAAAATACACCTGCGGGAAGACCTACAAGCAAACCCCAAAGAAAGCTCATTTAAACACCTCCATTAAATATCTATAATAATGGAAGAATATTGATAGATCAGCCTGCTCTCCCTCTGTTCCTACTATCCTTAGCCCTTTTGGCTTTCTGGACTGCGCCAAAAGGTCTTCTCTTAACCCACTTTATATACTTAACAAATCTCTCATCAGCCATTATAGCTTCGTAAGTATTGATTTCCGTTTCCAATAGTTTGTTGCTGAACAGAGCATGTAGCTGGCGGTGACAGTCTCTACAAATGCCCACCGTATCCAAGCCACCACGACTTCGCGGAACTAAGTGATGTTCTGTAAGTTCCGGCACTTCTCTTTCACACAACGGACAAACCTTATCATCATTAGTCATGGCCAATCGCATCAAGCTGTCTCTCAACACCCTGCTTACTTCTGTAGGCAAGATAAGCAACCAAACCAGAAATCATAGCCAACCATATAGCGCCGTTCATTAGCGAAAGTATAAGGCCACAACCAGCAAGAACATAAGACACTATAGCTGAGACGTTGATCGCCTTTCTGTATCCAACAAAAGAAGCAAGGACGCCATTTAGGATCCTGCCACCGTCCATAGGATAGGCGGGAATGAGATTGAAGAAACAAATGGCTATATTAAATACAAGGAACATTACAACATAATAGTTTGCGGTAAAAAGAAAGAAGGGTAGTGTAAAGGTCGCCAGGAAAAAGGAAGCTACTGGCCCAGCAATCCCCATCCATGCTTCCTTTTGAGGCTCCGCAAGGTTCATCTTTCCAAGCACCGCTAAGCCGCCAAACGCATGAACCAGAACATACTTCGGCTCGATGCCCTGCCTTATGGCTTCATAGACGTGCCCATACTCATGGAATAGTAGGCAAGCCAAAAGCATTACCCAATAAAGGAGTCCAACGGAGCCAAGATTGAGCACAAATAAAAGCGGCAGAATGAGCGCAGACCAGTGAAGTCTTAATGGAACTTTGAATGTTTGTTTCAAAAGATTAATCATCTTCCTTCTCTTTCTTCTGTTCTTCGTAGCCATCTGCTTCCATGATCATAGCGGGGACATCGAGCTGTTTAACCACAGCAAACAGCGCGGTTTTCTTTCCACTTACATCCGCGCCCGAAGCGAAGTTATGGCCGCCACCACCGAGTATCGTAGCTATGGCAGCAAGATTGCCGCTTTCTTTCAGGTGCTTATTAGAGGTTCTCAACCTTGCCTTGTGATTTCCATCAACAAGACAGACATTCTCGGAGTATCTAAACAAGGTGTCCATAATCTCCGACACAACCACAGGATCTTTCTCGTCAACTTCAGCGATAAGAAAGCCGTTCCTACACTTGTGTAGCTTGGCATTTTTGAGACCTATAAGAGCCTGCATATATCGAGTTGGCCTAATTGAAGATAGAATTTCCTCTGCTCTTTCATCTCCCACTTTTAGTTTCTTTGCAACAGTTAGAACTTCGTTCCAAGAGCGCATAAAGAAAGTGTCCGTGTATAGGCCAACCAATAGCACATCGTCTATAATACCGAAATCTAAAACGAGTGCGGCTGCTACTGAACATCTATCCAGGACATAGATCTTCTTCCTGGTGCTGTGATCTTCTTTGCGCGTAATATGATGATCGATATTAATAATGGGGGCACCAACCTCAAAACCTATTCGGTCTGCTGTGGGCGCACAGTCTAAAACTATAGTTTGTTCCACCCAATCGGGAATGTCTTCAACCAAATCGCACTCGGGCAAAATCCAAGCCAAGTGCTCGGGAGCAGAGCCCGCAACTTTAGCTACAGCCTTTTTACCATTGGCATGCAGATAATTTATTACGGCTTTAATTGAAGACAAAGAATCCCCATCGGGATCCACATGGCCGACAACCAGAGAATCCTTAATGGGGAGTTTGTATTTAGACATGACTTTCTCCAATACAGACTTAGGCTTGGCTAAGGAGCGCTCTAACTTGAGCTAGAGAGGCTCTTCCAGTAAGCCTGTCCACCACCTCTTCCCCTTTAACCAAGATAAGGGTGGGAATTGATCTGACTTTATATTCTCTTGCAGAATCGGGATCTTCATCAACATTCACATCCACCAACTCTATATCTATTCCATCTACAGCAGCTTCAACTGTTGGCTTCATAGCTGTGCAAGGGACGCACCAGGGTGCCCAGAACTTAAGCAATTTGGCCTTTCCGTTGCCGTTTTTATTCATTATTTTCGCCTCCGCAAAAAACAAATACACACTTATTATCTAATTATTGATAGAATTAGAACCTTTATTTCACCAATAAAATCAGGACTTTGTGTCTTCTTTGCTTGTGTAGGTTTTTCCTATACTCGGTATTGGTTCTTTGCCTCTTCTTTCTAACCTTGGTATATCTTTTTTATAGCGTTGCTTCTTACTTCTTCTACTTTTGAACTTGCCCTCACCTCTCAGCGGACACTTTTCGCACTCGTTCATGTCTCTATCTTCTGAGCACACTGGGCACTCAGCGAATACTAGTCCATGATGCCAGAGCACATAGGGAGATTCTGGGCAGTAGAACTTTGATTTTCTTGTGGCCATTCTTGGTCTTCGGCTACTAGCCGACTTTTTCTTATCTTTTGCCATGACATTTCTTCCATTTTTTCCCGCTGCCGCAGGGACATTTATCATTCCTCTTAATCTTACCCTTACCAGCCACGCGATCAGTGATTAGCATATTCTCCAGGTGATCAATCTCATGCTGTATAGCTATAGCAGCAAGGCCCGTAGCAATGAAACCAGCGGGATGAAGATCATCTTTTACGAACACCTCTCTGTATCTATTCGTATTTATTTGTTTACCAGGCATACTCAGGCAACCTTCGCCCTTATGGATGAAGCTGCCCCATTGATCCACCATAACAGGATTCACAAGATCCAGATTCTCGTCATCATCATTTTCGTGTTTGATTCTGACAATGGCAACCTTCTTGTTTATTCCTATCTGGTTTGCAGCAAGGCCAATTCCAGGCGCCTTAGACTCGACAAGCTCTCTTTCTAATTTCTTAATTATTTCTTGAGCTTCCTCTGCCGACGCCTTTTCGTTTTTCTTTCGTAGTTCGGAAGTGTCTGTGATTATCATTTTTCCTCATTTTGGGGGTTCAACAGCAGCACGATGGATCTGCCATCGCTCTTAGCAGTATCGTAAATAGCATAGCTGGCCGTAACTAAATCAAGAAATCTTTCGAGTAGCGCCTTACCAGTTTCATACATATGCGCTTGCTCCCTCCCCTTGAACTTCACAACCAACTTCACTTTATTTCCGGCTTTAAGAAATTTATCAACTTGTTTGGCCCGATATGTTAGGTCATTAGTTCCGGTAGTAGGGCGAAAGTTAATTTCTTTCATGACTTTCTTATGATGCGTGTTTTTCTTAATCTTTTTGGTTTGCTCGTATTTCCACTTGCCGTAGTCCATAATGCGACAAACAGAGCCGCTTTTTCCTTGATTTACTTCAACCAAGTCAAGGTCGGCATCTTCGGCCATCTTCAACGCATCTCTAATAGGAACGCTTCCTAGGTTATTTCCGTCTTGGTCAATTAGAAGAACTTGTGAAGCACGAATATTCTGGTTAATACAAGCACCTACATTGTCTCTCATTACTTATTTTTCCTCCGGGCACATAAGATTGATTGTTTGACTGGCAATTATAGAGGGCGGGGTAGAATAGACATCATTGTTTCTATTCTGAACAACTTGTCTGAAATGAGTCTCCAATAGATTTTTTGGATCTTCACACATATGCTTTGCCCGCCTAATTAATTCGGGAGAATACTTTGTGTTTGGTGGATTGGTAAACACACGGAACCCACCCATTTCTGTTTGACCTGGATAGAACATCACTTCTCTGTCTATACCATTCTCTTTTATTTTCCAACAAAGTCGCTCGTGTGTTCTGGAACTTAGAAGTAGGAATCCTATGATAAAACTATTCTTATTTACTCTTTTAATTCCTGGAATCAAATAGAACGGGAAGATATTATGTCTGGGAGCACTGAATACAATTTCTCTTTGTGTATTGTTGAAAGAGGCCGCGAACTTAAACGGGGAGCCAACCGGTCTGAATGTAGTAATATTATTCGTATCAAGCATGATAAGTTCTGGCTTCCCTACATTTATCGGCTTTTCCTTGGGGGCAGATTTACGAGGTGGCTCAACACCAATCTGCTCAATCTCTTCATCTCCAAAGATATTCTTAAGGCCCTCTTCTACATCACTTAGCTCGGCTCTCTTGCGAGCAATAACACGATTTCTTTCAATAACAAACACAAGAGGCCTCTTGAAAAAGACCGTTTTCTTGAGAATGCCGGCAGGGATTCTTATACGGCCACCACTAACCAAAGTAAGCCCGGCGGTATTCAATCCCTCATCATTAGCATATACGCACACCCCTATATCTTCAATAGTTATATATGCTTTATTAATTCTTTCCCAGCCCATTGCGTGAACTACAAACTGCGGAATCTCTACGCGCCCATCTGCTTTTGGAAAAACGCTGACTCCACAGTTGTGTATCTTAACGCCTAATCTTGCTGCTTCTTTCGTATATTCGTTCATTCTCTCTCCCTACGAAAAAAGCCCGACCCTTAGCGAGTCGGGCTTTAGATATGTAAGCAACAAGCTTACATCATGGGATCCTTTGTGTCGTCATCCGGATCATCTGCAACTATGGCTTCCGTGGTGATTAACATAGAAGCTACACTTGCAGCGTTCTGGAGGGCACATCTTACAACCTTCTTGGGGTCAATAACCCCAGACTTCACTAAATCTTCATACTGGCCAGTCGCAGCATTATAGCCCCAACCCTCTTCCTGATTGGAAACTTCATTAATTATAACATCGGCACTCTGTCCAGCGTTTTGAACAATCAAGCCCAAAGGAGTTGATAGTGCTTCAAGAACTATCTTAGCCCCAGCAACTTCTTCTCCATCGGTCAATTCACCAACAAGCTCTTCTACAACTGGCCTACAGCGTAGCAAAGCAACGCCACCGCCAGGAACAATTCCTTCTTCTACAGCGGCACGCGTAGCGTGCATGGCGTCCTCGACACGATCTTTCTTTTCCTTCATCTCAGGCTCCGTAGGAGCCCCGACTCTAATCACGGCAACGCCACCAACCAGCTTGGCCAGTCTTTCTTTCATGCGGCGTCTGTCGTAGTCTGTGTCGCAATGTTCCATATCATCTCGGATCTGCTGGACGCGCTCCATGATGGCTTCTTTGTCGCCTCCGCCACCGATAATTGTAGTCCCTGATCTATTCACCATTATTCTTTTGGCGGTACCCAAATCTGGAATATCAGCCTTAGACACATCCGTTCCAAGCTCCTTTGAGAATAATTGAGCATTGGTTAAGACCGAAAGATCTTTTAGAATCTCAGCCCTTCTCTCACCGAAGCCAGGAGACTTAACCGGACAACTAAAGAGTGAGCCTTTCTGCTTGTTTAGAATCAATGTAGCCACAAAGTTCTGGCCAAAATCTTCAGCAATAATCAGGAGAGGCCTGCCTTGCTTGCTGATCTCCGTAAAGAGAGGCACGAGACTTTGAACATCCTCTATCCTATCTTCGTGAATCAAAACATAGCAATCGTCTAATTCCACCTGACTTTTCTCGGCATTAGTAATAAACCAAGGAGTCACATAGCCTCTATCAAAATGCATACCATCTTCGACTTCCAGGTAAGTATTCAAACTCTTTTTGGACTCGTCAATTGTAATGACTCCATCGCGCCCAACTTTCTCCATGGCCTCAGCGATAAGCTTCCCAATCTCAGAGTCATTAGCGCTGATGGTTCCAATTTGCTCAATCTCGGCGTGGTCTAAGACCGGCTTCTTTAGAGTTTCCAGCCTCTCCACAACTTTGGCCACAGCCTTATCAATTCCTCGCTTGAGGCAGATGGGATTGTGGCCCGCTTCTACCAGCTTTAGCCCCTTGTTGTAAATTATCTGGGCCAAGATAGTTGCCGTGGTTGTACCATCTCCAGCTTCGTCGCACGTTCTTTGAGCCGCATTTCTTACAAGCTGCGCCCCAACGTCTTCGAATTTGTCCTTAAAAAACACTTCCTTGGCAACAGTGATGCCGTCTTTCGTAACCTGCGGCACAACTGAAGGATGGCGATATAGGGTCACATTCCTCCCGCGAGGACCGAGGGTCACCCCAACCGCCTTGGCCAGTTTATCAACGCCCTCTTTAATAGCCTTCCTTGCTTCCGAATCAAACTTAATTATCTTGCTTACCATATGTTCCTCCCATGATGATGTGTATTGCCGATCATAATTTAATCATCATAGGGCACAACGTCAAGTGTTTTTTATCTTGGAGCAAAAGAAACTTCAGCTTTCCACATGTCGGGAGGATCTCTGTAGTAAGATATTGAATCTACTTTATATCTTGTGGTCTCATCGCCACTGAGAAGGATGAGATAATCTCCATCCCTGATTCCGTGGCCCCAACCCATCATCCTGCCGTAGAGACCACCAGCGATTGGCTCAAAGGTATAGTCATGGCCCCAATATCTTTCGGTATAGTCATGCGTCTTTCTCTTCAATGATCCCTCGCTTCCATGCGATTTTTCTGAAGATAAAGCGGTCCTTAACTTTGTGAATAATTTCCCAACCTTGGAATAAATTGCAGACAGCATCGGTGGTATATTTATACGCTTTCTTCGCGGGATAAAGTTCCACGAATAAATAACAACCAGGGGCAGCCATCCTTTCTATCTCACTAGCAAGATGAGCCTTTTCTGGTTTGTTCAAAAAACACAACACATAATTACACAAAATCAAACCCACACTTCTATCAAAAACCGGAACTTTTTCTTTTCCCAAATCCACTTGGAATCCAAAGTCTCCAGCTTTATCAAACGGACTTATCTTCTTAAATCCAAGTTCCTTCAAATAGTTAGTATTCCTGAGATTCCCGCAGCCCAAATCAACCGCTAAGACATCTCTGGAGATGTCGAGATCGGGAAGATGCTTCCTCAGATAAGGCGTAGCTCTCTTCCCGTCTCCACATCTAATTGGCTTAAAAGCCATTTATTCTCCTTTTAGAAACAAAAGGTTGAGGTTGGGGCAGGCGGCGGAGCTGGATGGTTCGCACACTCAACCTCAATCCTATCAGCAAAACGACTCAGCTTTCTGGAGAGTCCATAAGTAACTCGCCAGCCAGCATTCACGGAAGCCATCTTGGTCAAGCGAAGTCGCCCGTCGCTATTAATATACATGGTTCCCACAACATTTTCGCCCTGAACCACACTGGTCTTCATGATAATTTTGTCTCTATTAAGAATGGCATAGACGGCATTACCAGCAGTCCAACCCATGCGCGGAACCCAACCAGCAGGAACTTCCACACGACCTTCATATGTAGTCTCTCGATCAGCAGTGTCCAGCAGCCCATCATTACTGGTAGGTGCGGCAACAGGAGTGGTATTCACAACCCTCGGTGCTGAAGCAGTCACATCGCTACTGGAAGGCATATCCTGCTTCGCTGCAAGCGCATTGTCAAAGGCCTTCTGAGCATCGCTCTTATTTGCCAAGGCACTGTCGAAAGCCTGTTGGGCATCGTCGGGATCTGGATCAAATTTTACGGGAGAATAGTCATCGTCATCCGCATCGGCAGCAGGAGCGGGAGTAGCAACCGGAATAATAGCAATCTGGTTCAGCTTATCATAAGAGTCCGGATCTACTGACTGATGATGATACAAGAAAGCGTTAGTCGTTTGTCCGTTATTCAAGGTAACGGAAATCAAAGTTCTCGAATAACCAAAGAAATCAAGCTCGCCGTCCATATAGGCCTGACGAACAACCGGAGCAATTTGCCTGTGGCGAGTATCTGCGAACCCTTCCTGCTTCACTCTGTTGCTTACATCCAAGCTAGTAAAAGACACCACGTCATCGCAAAGATCGCTAATTACATCCAATACCTTCGTTTTCAAATCCATTTCTTCCTCCTCTTTCTCTTTTGTGAAAAAGTCTCCATAACCGTCAAATAGGTTATGCTTAATGCAAAAATTATCAAAGCTGTTTGGCTTAAATACTATATCTTGCCAGTCTGGAAGGCCATAGCCATCCAAGTCTTTGTAGTCTTTTTCCGCAACTAGGGGCTCATCTTTTCCAAAAACCTTATCCCAATTCTCCTTGTATTTCCTTGATGTGTAAAATATCTTTATCGTCATGGGTTCATACTCCCGACATTCACCACCCTTTTAGACATAAGGGAATCGCTCCCATTTGGATGCTCAATGGTGACTAAATCTACTTCTACTGTTTGCGTCATTACATTACCATTAATATCAAACTGAACAAGCCCGCTATTATCAAAGACAATCTGTTCAGCCTCAAGACTTACAAGATTAATCTTGATAATTCCTCTCATCATGTCCCCATTTTTATCGTAGCCTTTAATCCTAAGACCAAAAGGATTTTGATCGGCCATCAATATAATGGATGTATCTTGGTCTGTTATTACCATTACATATTCGCCTGAAACTCCACAATATATCTAAGCCTATGTTGCTGGCCTGGGCCAGAAGAGGCATAGGTCATATTTTCGGAGTTGTAAAGGCCACCATATCCTCGGTTGCTAGGAACAGCATAAACACTATGCGTGCCCCTCGGAGGCTCTCTAAAGAACTGAGAGCTGGTGACGATATGTGGCTTGCCTACAATCACATCTTCCAAAAACATAAAGACTCTATCGTTCTGGGTCTTTCCAGACCAGAAAGCTCCTCTACACCCACAATAATTCATGGACTTAGAACTACTCTCGGCGTGATAGAGCGCATCACCAAACATCGACCCAGTATGAACGGCGCCAGATGGCCTGATCAAGAGACCTCTTGAAATGATGCCCACCATGTTCTGGGGACGCGTCCCGTGCCAAAGTGGCCACACATTAGCTTGCGTAAAGAGTTTCCGTTCGTCAGTTTGTAGATCAGGGCGTTGTAGTGTGGTGAATCTTGGCTTCTCGCCCTTACCCTTAACCTGTCTCGCAACTCTAGTGAGCGTATCGTTGAAATGATCACTTTCCTTATTCCTCTCAAGACTAAAGATATTGTAGAGCTTTATCTTTCCTAAGAACTGGTGGTTGGATGCGCGAGTCTCAAACAACAGCTTCGTAATCCACTGCCCAGTCGGGCTCTTGGGATCTATCCAGTCTAATTCCGCATTCAATTTCTTATACTGGTCATCAATAGCACTTCCCTTACCTAGCACAGATGCAACATTTTTGGCGTCCAAGAAGGTGTCCAAAGTGTCATGTTTCTCCATGATCTTGTCTATGGTATCCAACCTTAGGGATGCCGGGTCAATCTTGTGTGGAAGCACATGAGGAATAAGGCTATAGAACTGACTGGTTAGTTGGTCATATTCGCTGGAACCAGACTTAGTTTTGGCATTAACTCTGGATTTACAATCATCCAGAACCGCTCGTCCCTTATCAATCTGCTCTTTCGTCAATTGTCCAAGGGGACACTTCAGCGTCATTGTGATAAACTGGCCGGTTGTCCCAAACCAACCAGACACCATGCGGACCACTTCTGGGTGCAAAGATGAGCTGCCATCAGCTTGCTTGATCTTTCCCTTAACTTTAAGCCCCGTCATGGGCTTCTTGATTTCCTTGGCTCCCTGTGAGCCAACATCCGTAATAGCCAGATCCACTTCTCTATAGGGATTTCTCTTTCTGTCCCTTTTCTTTCTAACTAGCGACTCATAGTCGCTTATACAGGCTGATTCGGATTGATAGTATCTGTGTTCCGTCGTGGGATTTTTGGCTCCAACTCTTCCATACATCGTCATGATTCTGGCCTTACCGTTTGCAGCAACCTGAATCTCAGCATGATAGAACTTGTTATTGTTCTTTGCAACGTCGGTGCAATTCCCTTCCCACCTTTTCGTGACCTTGAAAGTAGATGGAAAGTTGGGCTGCTTGGCATCGCCAGCCTTCCAAGCCTTCACCTTCATAGATGCGCCCATAGCTCCTCCTATACTAACGCTTTCAAAAATTCAATGTGAGCCTCAAGTCTCTCATGTCTTCTGCTGCCGGGAGCAATTCCCTGTAGCTTATCAATAGGCTCTTTCTTTTTACCCTTCAATTTCCACCGCTTCTTACCCTCGTTGAACCTAGCTAGCAGCTTATTAAGTTTCTTCTCGCACCTGCGAATCTCCGTTTTAATTCTGCGAATTCTGTTGCTGGCCTCATTGCGAATCTTCAGCTTGCCAGAACTAGACTTGCCCTTCGTCTTTCCTGCTACCATTGTTTCCCTCCAATAAAAAAGGATACACCAACATCGGTGTATCCTTTTAAGGTTTGTATGTATTCGTTTTAGATTATAGGAATTTCCTTATCTCTTCTAAGCCGACTGCGTAGTTTCCACCTGGAATCAGCATCGAGGAAAAAACCGACATTCTAAGATAAGAGATGCTGTCTACAACACCAACCAGCTCCCCTCTCTCATTGAACACGCCGCCGCCAGAATTTCCAAAGAATACATCGGCGGTGAATCTGTAAGTCAAGCGTTTGGGCTTTTCCTCCCAAACAAAATTGCTTAGGTTGCCCTTGGTCACTGTAGATTTAACGCTCATCGGAGTTCCAATGGCCCACACAGTATCTCCTATGTTAGGAGATTTTGTCGCCACTCTAACGTATGGGCCATCGCTTACCTCTTTCGCATAACCCATTAGTAAGGCTAAATCCTTTTTCTCATCTAACTTAACCACCTTCATCGGTTTGATGGCGCTACTATAGGTAAAAGTAATGTGTATGGCCTTCTTTCTTTTCTGCATGCTTTTTATCACATGGGCGGAAGTTATTACCATCATATAATCGCCACCCTTGTTCCAAATAATCGTTCCACTGCCGGAAGATTTTCCGACATTGTTAGTAACGGAAACGCTCGAAAAATACATATCTTCAATTTTTTGATTTACGAAACCAGAACGATTAAAGGTGTAGCAGCTAGCTAAGAATAGGCAAAGAATAAGTGCTAAGATTTTTTTCATAGATTTTTAAAGAAACCCTCCTTATCGATTCTCTTAATCCATCGAGCAGCGAATCTGTCGGCGTACTTTTCTGCCGTCTCGTGGTCATCCCATCGGGGATCGTCTTCCCCGTATTTTTGATGGACATACAAATGTCCAATTTCATGAAGCATAATCTCAGCAAATCGCCGTGGCATAGTGCCTCTAAAACTAAAATCTAAGTCCACTGGCACATGAATCGTCCAGCCTTCGACATCGCAATAGGCGCACGGCGGATCTCCACTTTCTTTGCCTTCGGTTTTTGTATAATATTCTCTTAGCTTTTGAGTGCTGCTGTGAACCACAAGCCTAGCCTGTGGATAGGTGTTTGGAAGCCTATCAAGAAGGGCTTTATATACTTTTCGTATCCTTTTTCTAGAATGAATATACATCAACCTCCCTCCCAGCAGAGTCTCCTTTCCATCTAAATGGACAGAAATTAGTAGAGAGACATAAGTGGGCGAGAGAATTAATAAAAAGGGCGGGCCGAAGCCCGCCCTTTTAGTTGGCTCCCTTAATCTTTATTTGTTTGGGGACCGCTTCTTTCTTTTTGGGAATAGTAATCTTCAATATTCCCTTGTCGTAAGAAGCTGAAATCTTTTCACTATCAGCCGAGGTGGGGAGAGAGAAGGACCGAATAAATGCCCCGTAGTATCTTTCAGCCCTATAAAAATCACCTTCTTCTTTCTTTTCCAGCTTCTTCTCACCCTCGATGGTCAGCGTATTTTTTTCCACTGTAATCTTCACATCTTTGGGGTCAACACCAGGAAGTTCAACATCGACCGCGATTTCTTTTGTATCTTCTCTTACATCTACCGGTGGCCTAAAGAGCCCTTCTCCAGTAAATTTATCAAAATCCATCAACCTTCTTACTACTTTTTCAGCCGCGCTGATCTCCCAAAAAGGACTCCATCTCATTAACATCTTAAACCTCCTTTGAAAAATATCTCAGTTTTCAACACATATACTAAGATAATCATTCTGGAGATTCAGTCAAGCCCCTTTTGTTGATTTTTTACGGCAATCGTCCCTCACGCCTCCGCTTTTTGTCCGCCCTGCGCTCAGTCCTGAAATGAACAGTAGCTTTCCTGGCCCAAGCGGGCTTGTGACTCATCTTGCTAAGGTAAAGCTCTGCGGCAGTTTTCAAGATGATTGCTGGGGGCAGCTCCCCAGCCTCCGGTGCTAGCTTAAGCACGCCGCGTTTTTTACTGTGTTCTGGATATTGAATGTGTTCTCTAATATACGCCCTACCCTTGGCCTTAGAGAAATTATCCTCTGGGGAACAAAGGGCAACTGCGTAGTAAAGCTTATCACCAACGCGCGTGCCACCAACAGTCATAGCACCATCACCCACCTTGAGATGAGCAAAAGTAAACTCATTAGACCAGCAGAGATATTCACGATGTAGCTCGTTCGCAAAATCAAACTCTACCACTGGCTCCTGCGTAGACTCTTTTTCCTCTTCAGTAAGTCCGTAATGCTCAAACCCGTAGAACAGTGTGTTGAAGTCAGTTTCATGCATTTTCTTCTCCTCTTGTTTTTCTTAGAAATCTCACAAGTTCATCAACGTGGATAGGTTTGAAATCCCAAACATCTACGCCAACATTGACATTCTTTCCTTTGACCTTCCACTTCTCGTGGACGTGGCCACAGATTATAAAGTCGTAAACATCTAATAGGTGAAGTTCTGGCGAGGTGTGGTTGTATTTCCAACCCACCTCTATTGGCCAATGCGTAAGGAAACATTTAAACTCAGCCAATTTTAGAGCTATACCATCAACCGCCAAGTCAAAACATTTCCAATGCCGCTTATTGTCGTGATTTCCCTTGACCAGAACAACCCTGCCATTCAATCTGTCAATGTATTTATCCGAATGGAATGAGAAATCTCCCAAATGATACACAATATCATCTGGCATTATGACTTCATTCCAGTAGTTAGACATTTTGACATTCATTTCATGGGCATCACCAAACGGCCTATCGCAGTAGCCTATGATATTTCCGTGACCAAAGTGATGGTCGCTAGTAAACCAAACGCTCATATTACCCCGCAAAGAAAGAGATTGTAGAGAGTGCAATTGGCAACGCCATATAGATTATGGCCCCAACCGAAAGCGCCTTAAACAACTTCACAGGGAGATCCAAGCGCCGCTGAAATCTCCACATATCGCTCTCGTTCGGTTCTCTAAAGAACACAGACACAAAGCCAGTGCAGAAATCGATGAAGTTGAACCAAGTAAAAGTCAAGAATATAATTGAAGCAACTTTGTTAGTGATTGCAGCAGATAGTATGGCTGCCATGATTATGAACACAGCATTGACTATCTTTGGCATCACTGACACCAGCGCCTTATCTTTATCCGTAAGTTCCTTGCTTTCTTCTGTCTTCTCGTATTTCACATGAGCGAAAGTGAATCGCCCAAGCTTCCAAGACGGAAATGGCCACAGCTTAAACTTCCACTTCCATCCTATATACCTGGTGAGGCCGTGCGATAGTTCGTGGATTGTGTTCTGAAGCAACCAGAACGGGATAAGTAAAACCAGAAATACTATCCATTTGGTTTCCATCTTTTAAACTCCTCTCTCAAAATAAGTTGTATATCCGATCTTCCAGGGAAGATGTCGTGAAGCATAATGTTAATGACATCTATGGCCTGAGGCCCATAATTAAGCCATGGAAATAATTGGTCCACAATTAAGTCTACGATATTTTTGTTGTATCTACTTCTTTCCATTTTCTTTATTATCATTTTCTATTTGAGGTTTCCTCTCCCAACAAACATGCACGCAATTGATTATACAACATAGGTCTGGCGTGAGCAATAAAAGATGCTGGGCTTTCAAAGCTCCGATATGACTTCATGAGCCTTGATAAGAGCTGGTAAATTTCTGATGGCATGTCAAAATGGAACCAACTCATATGTTTGTTTTCAATCATCCTAATTTCCACAGGCTAAGCTCCATTAGCTCAAAATTCAACCGCCACCTAATCGGATCACGCAGCCCATAATATCTTATAAAGCTGTGCAACTGAATTTGACGAACTAACAACACCAATGAATCATGAGTCCTTTCTCCATCTTTATACAAAGATGTATTATATACAGCCCGCCTTATTTCCATATATACCAATCTCTTAGTAACTGATAATGAAGCCACGTATGAAATATATCATACGGATTATAACCGCGATCATAGAACCAGACATTAAACCCAAAAATTGGCTTTATTTCCATTTGTCTAAAATTAGTTTCCATATCGCTGTTCGCGTCTCCAACAGAGAATTTCTTAACTCATGATGCAACTGCCTTTTGGCCGGGTCAAGATCTCCATTTTTTCTCCGCAACTTATTAACGAACGTGGGCATAAAGTCTGGGTGGCTGGAATCAAAATCAGTGTCATAAAGCCACGTTCCAAAAGGCTTGACTTTCTTGATCAAAATTGAACCCCTGTGCCCATATTAATCGTTAAGCCGCCTGCCGTATCCAGACCAATCTGTGGACTTAGATATAGATTGGTCAGCAACGGCATCGGTTTGCCCAAGTTGAAGGCAATTGGGGCGAAGGCAAAGTGCCCAGCTCTCCTTTCTATGTTGTATCCTAAACTAAATCTAAACAATCTAAACCAACTATCAACCTTCGTCTCGCCGTAAGATGATAGTGATATTCCTAAGTCCAAGCCCATAGACAGGATGCTATCCGGTCTTCCTGGGCCTTGAGCAAAGCCATACACATTTCCGCCCGCAAAGAAGTTGGCATCCAACCTTGGATTGAGCCAGAACATTCTATTTGGAGGCGGAGCTTGCCTATACTGAGATGAAACAAGATTAACCTTGTAGGTTTTCTTGGACTTCTCAGGCATAGAGTATTCTAAATTATGATGTAATACAAGCTGGCCACTTTCTTTCTTACTTACAGCCGTGACGAGCTTATACTGACGCTTATAGACCTCATAACTCCAAGGCTTCTTCTTCGCCGCATTAAACTGAACTTCAGTCAGCGGGGCCAGATTTGTATCTGTGACGAGCTTGATCTGTGGCTTCTTGGTATAGCCGTGCGTATCAACCAGGCGACCATCATCGCAAGTTTCGGGATTGGGGTTCTCTGGCCCCTCGCTGTCGCTTGCTTCCAGCCTGGAAACTTTCCTGCCGATTACGCCAACGGTCTTTCCAACCGCCGTGAGCCTTGTGCCAAGCTTCTTAATGTCACCCTCAAGCGCGGCTAGGTCTTCCTTCTTGAGCATACCCTTGAGATCATTTTCTAGATCATCCTTAGTCGCCCAAGTCGTACTGCTCCTCACGAGACTTTCCGTGAGCTTCTTAAACTGCGTAATATCATTTCTTAACTGGGCGTTCTCCTCGGTCAAACTCTTATAGACATAGTATCCTGCGACAATACCTAATGCAACTAAGATGACCAGAACGAAGTTTAGAATTGCCGAAAATTTGCTACTTCCACTTTTAATAATCACAGTGCCTTCCTCTACAGACATTTTAATTCCTCTTTTACGAGTTGTATTTTTCCTCTTACCATCATCTCATAAGCTCGATTTGGATCCAGAATATTGAGGCAATTATTAATCACCCAGAACAAACCTTCAAGAATATCATTCGTAAAAATACAATGCAACGGATTGTTGAATTCCGGTGCCTGTTGAACATATTTGGTTTCCATCAAAGCTTTTAGATGTCCCCTTTTTGTTCCACTTATTTCCATCCGCTTTCCATAGAGCGCGTAAAACCTCTTCTTAAAGGAGGCCAAGACCAATTCATATCCATAAGTTTAACTGCTATTGGCCTAAACTCATACTCGCCCAAACCATATCTCATGCGAAATTTATTTTTAAGATACAGGGAGCTTAATTCGTATGTTACTTTAATCTCCATTCATTTTCCTCGTAGCCTCTTTCACCTTAGATTTCAAAAACCAAACTGGCGATGTATCGAATGTGAAGCCATTTGAGTATCTTAGAGCCACATATGGCAACAAAACTTTCTCAATACCCTTGATTATAAAAGAGCCCCACTCATTATTGTCCATATATGTATAACCAGTATTGTCAAGAAGGTGAACACCCTCAAGACCATAAATGAATCTCGCTTTTGCATGCCCGATTTTATTAGCTTCTATCATTTTTCACTATCCGGCTGCCATTTCACGAACACCACATCCTTCTTGGCAGGGCACCATTCGGGCCAAGAGCTTTCATCTTCCAGCGCCTCGTCTGGAATCTCTTTGTGGATTGCCCGGCATAACTCTTTATCATTAAGCCGAGAGCGTAGCACGCAATCAGCACATCCGTAAATTTTAATGAACATTTCTATCCCCTCATGACTACTCGTTCAAACCCCGCAAAACTTTCAAGCTCTTCGTAGAGCGACCTCTTGAAAAATACCTTCACGGCGAAGATTGGACTACTCACCGCATTTCTTAATTCAAATTCAAAACCAGAATCTTCCATTGCCCAGCGTATAGGCGTATGGAATCTTTCATATTTTAAGGGTCTAATAATCATAAGTATGGCCTATTATATCTCCAACAGCGAAGGGGCCTATCAATTTGGTGCTTTCCAATTTCCAAAGAGTTAGGATCTAGGATTCTAAGCACATTTGCTATACGACTAGACAGCCCAATCCATTCCATATGATAATCAAGCACGGAAGACATATTAAGTTTGAACAATATTCTTTGCCTGATATCGTTGGTTACAACACGCCGCATATTACTCCCAGTTTTCTCCATCACCAACCTCTATCTTGATGTTCTCTGGTTTCATCATTTCTTCTATCTTGGCCTCAAGATCCCTGTGTCCCTGTAGACGAGCCGCAGCTTCAAGCCTGAGCCAAGATTGAAACTTCTCGCTTTCCACCAAGCGATTGAAAGCTATTTTCTTATTCTGTTCCTTAGACCTTTCGTCGCGGCTGATTCCTTCTGCGCCTGATGCCGTATGTCTTATTCTGCAAGCGGAGGATGTCTTGTCCCCTTTTTGGCCACCGTGTTTCCCTGCGCGAAAATACTTTATATCTAGATCTTTCTTCGTTATTGAAAAAAGCAGCTTTTTCTTTTTTGACATGTCCCCATCTCAGTTTTGTTGTTTCGTTCGCAAGTTTAATCTTGAAATCGAAAAAGGCAAAATATATGGCGCTGCCCAAGGGGTTGGCAAAGCGATCTACTGAATCTTTGATGTGATCCAAATGAGGCGAAGAAAATATTCGTGTCATAAAGGGCAATGCAATTGGCTGATCTTCCCAGGCCCAATTCATCCTTGTTGATATTCTCTCGCGCTTAAAGTTTCTGGTCAGCATAACTCTTTCCTGAAAGACTCTATTATGTACTCTCGTATCGGCTGCCCGAGTCCAAATAAGGTGCGCCTCTTAGCCTCCATCTTGAAAGAGTAGCCAACTTGGCGCCTAAATCCCCAATAGAAAACATTACGCCTGGCATCTCTGTGAATTGGTTTGATCATGTTATTCCTCAAGCTGATCTATCAGGCTCCATTTTAATTCAGTGCGCGTATCTCCACTCAGATGCAATAATTCTGCTTGGATTCGGGTTCTTATTCCCCACACATCAATGGGCCAGTGCCGCATCTCCCACAGCCATCCAGCTTTCATGTAAGAACGACGGATGTAATCTACAAGATGCATATGTCCCACTAGAGATATTGAGCGATGCACAACTTACCTCGACATACGCATGCAGTTTGACATAAGCACGGCCAGATTTACGCTCAAACCACTAAGACCGCTTTGAAGCCTATCTACCACTCCTACATGATCTCTTACCACTATATCATAGCACATATAATCTCTAGGTTTTGAAATAATTACACCATTACTTATCAGGCATGTTGATATTACAGGCTCGTCAAAAAACTCCCATAAACATTGTCTAAGCCCTTCGGGGCGTTTTAGAGATATTGAGCGATGCACTCTTCCGGCTCCTTGTCCGCTGGTCCCTTATATATCGGAAATCTCAGAGCAAATACGCCGTCTTTCTCAGGCTGGCGAGAATCAAACTCGACCTTAATGGTCTGGTCAATCAGATCATCGCCTTCCTCGTAGAACTCTATGCGCTGAGGATCCGTGAAGCCACCACCACATTTACCACAATCAATCCACTCCCCAGTCTCAGGATGAACCTGCTTGATGTAGAATCCACCAAGTCTGCCCATATTCTTACCACTGCCTTCGTAGTAGCCAGTGATTACGAACTCATCTTCATACTTGGGCTTACGCTTCCATATACCATCCGGTCTCTGTGCCTTGCCGTCAAAACTATAGGCTTTATCACCATATACGGCATCGGCGTCTAGAGCAACAAAGCCTTCGGCTTTAAGCTCCTTGGCCAGCTCCAGATCGTCACCCGTGCTTGTCTCATAGATCTTGATTGGACCGATATGAAACTTCCGCAGGATCCCCTCACGCAACTTGCTCTCTCGGAGCTTTCTGCGGCGATCTGAGGCGAGTCCGGTGCTGAGTGCTAGTCTGTCATCTAATTTCTGGAAAATCTTCCTCAGGGCCGCCAGGCGGCTTCTCACGGTCAGTCTTGATATGAGATCGGCTCCGCTATAGAAAGCGATGTCAAAAACGTAATAGGACACTTTCCCAAGAACTTCCTTATCCTTTTTGCCCTTGGGAAACTTTCCAAGTCCCTGATATGCCAAAGCTAAATCGGGATCAGAGCGACATATTCTTGAGGTTCCCAAGAAATCATCCGACCCATCGTCTTTCAATAGGGTCATTTCGCCAAGAAGAATTGTGTTGTTTGGAAGGTCTAAAAGCTCAACACTTTCAATAATATGTGGGAACTTCTCCGTCACCAGATCCATACGGCGGGAGTAAATCTCAACCTCGTCTTCCCGCTTCACAATGATGTGGCACATGCCATCGCGCTTGAGAGTCCAGATAGCCCTCCCATCTTCCTCAAGCTTGGCCAGTTTCTTATCTGAAATCTCCTTCTTCGGCTTGAAGAAACAGAGATGTTTTGGTAGAGGTTCATCAAAATCAATAGCCGTGGAAAGCTCTTCCACTGGTTCGCCGTCTATGTATTCAACATAGCCTTGCTCGCGCTTCTTCCTGATGTCTCTGCTAATGCAAAACTTTACATACTCTTCCGGCGTCTGATAATCGGAATGACCTTCAACGCCGCAATCCCCAGGAGAATCGGAAGTCTCCTGCATGGCCCCATCCAACTGACCCCACTTAACGATGTAGGTTTCGGGGTCGTTGGGATCCACACCAATAAACCACACTTGCGGGCGCTTATTGCGCCCTGTTGTCTTCCTGAACTCTCTCATCTCACTTTATCCTTGCGAAAAAAGCTCCTAAAGAACCATCTATCAGTTTCGAGCCCGCCATCGCCAAGCACCCAATCTACATTTGCTTCAAGACTGGCCGGCAGGTTAAATCTAAGACCCAAATAGTAGCTCACGGGAGGCGCGTCTTTAATCTCCAATATTAATTCTCCTGGCTAATCGGTTGCGCATAAGCCAACGAAAATCACCACCCATGACTTTAATTCTGCCGCCCACAGGAAAAAGAAATGTAGGCACAAAAGAAAGAGGCACAATGATGTTCGTCCAGGTCAATCTGCGTTTAATTTCCATCATTCCAGTGCCTTAATTGAAAGTTCAGCCAAATTATCAAAGAGAAGAACAGAGCCAACGATGACAAAAGCCGCAAAAACCACCAAAATAATCATCCACATAACAAACTTTCTAGTGGCCTTCTTCTTGCTCTTTTTCATCAAGAGATCAAAGTCAGAAGTTATCTTCGCCCTTTTTCTTAACTCAGGTTCCACACCGACAACTTCCAATAAGAGATCAGCGGGCTCACGGTTTTTATCATCAAGGCTCATTTCTTCTTTCTCCTGTTGGCTTGTGCTCTCTGTCTTGCTTTTCTGCCGCGAGAACGACGCATCTTCTTAATAGCCTCACGCCGCTCCCTCCTCTTTTTCTCGGAGGGCTTCTCTGCAAAGCGCCTGCGTTTGAGTTCAGCCAAAACGCCCTCATTAGACATCTTCTTTCTCAAAGCTCTAATCGCCCCTTCCAGATCTCCGTCCCTGACTTCCACCTCCAATGGCCTCACTCTGGGCTCTCTTTTCTCTTTCTTCTTCCAAGCTGGTCTTCTGTCGTCGCTCATTTTCATCTTTCCTTATTGATCTAATGGCCAACATAGCAATCAGGAAGCCAATTAAATCGCTAATAGTATCACCAACAATTTTATTTATGAATAACTCGTTACCCGCATATGGGAAGTTGGGTATGTTTTGAACAACCCAATGTTCAAACACTTCCCACATGAAAGCAATTCCAACAGCACCCATCCAAGCATGACGCCTGAATACAGAGTATAACATAACCGTGATGGCTATAAACCATACTACATGGTGCAGAGAATACGTATCGAATAAACTAGTCCCTGCTTTTCCCCAAATTAGATCCATCTTGCATAGCTTTCTTAAATAACTCCTCTAAGCTCTTATCTGGGTGTACAGGAACCTGAGTCTCTTTCGGTTCCAAAGAAGCCAGATTGGAGTGCAGGTTAATGAGGGCAGCATTGCAATACTTACGAGAAACTTCTAAGTCCACAACGCTTTCCTCAATAATCTCGCCATCTTTTATATTACAGTCCAGAAGAGGCGTGAGGTTTTCTTCTGGTTCAACCGCTCCCTCTATTGCTAATAGATGTTTCCACTCACCATTTCGCTGATCCAAGAAGACTTGTTTGCGGCCAGGAAAGGTCTTCTTGCCTGCGGACAGTTTCATAAGTGGTCTATCATCTGTATCGTCATATACAACTTTATACACAGCCCCCAGAGAAGGAACATCTCTGGAAACAACAAGCTCAGTGCCCACAGCAAAAGTGTCGATAGGGGCACCACAACGGGCCAGGTTGTCTATGGCATATTCGTTGAGGTCATTAGACACAATAATCTTAGCTGACTGCTTGCCATTACTATCCAAAATTCCCCTAACTTTTTTGGACAATGTTTCCAGATTTCCAGAGTCCAGCCTTACTCCTTGTAGTAGCGGAATTTGTGCGGCATAAACAGCGCCCATGTCCGTATCGTAGGTGTCAATTAGTAACACAGGGCTTCTATACACATCCTTAAAATCACTGAACGCTCTGGATTCACTCTTAGAAACCATGACCCACATATGAGACATTGTTCCAGCAACAGGGATGCCGTATGTTCTGCCCGCCTCAACATTGGAGGTTGCCGCAAACCCAGCAAGATAGGCAGCTCGGGCTGCTCTAATAGCAGCTTCATGGTGGGTTCTTCTGGTGCCAAACTCTAAGACTGGTCGCCCACGGGCGGCGAGAACAATTCTCGCCGCCTTGGAGGCAACCTTAATATCATGGTTCAACACCGAAAGGGCAAAGGTTTCGGCCATATGAACTTCCGGCAGCGTTCCAGACACCCTTATAAGTGGCTCACCAGCAAAAGCAATCTCGCCTTCCGCCATCGCCCAGAAGTCACCCCTGAAGGAGAAATCTTCCAAGTATTTAGCGAAGTTAGACATAGAGAAAGCTGGCTTGAGAGCTTTAACTTCCCTGAGATACTTGATGTCGTCTGCCGTGAATCGCAGGCTGGTGAGGAAGTCTCTAATCTCCTCGGTCCCAGCCATCACGAGAAACCTTCTCTCTGGGGGCAACTTCCTCACAAAACCTTCACAAGTCACTTTCTTTTTGTGAAGACCTTTCACATAGTAAGCCGCCATCATTGTGAGCTGATAAAGGTCAGTCTTTAAAGCGTCCATATTACCACCATATCTCCTGTTCTGGGAACAGAAATTTGCGTCCCCATCGATCATAGACCAAAACCCACTCGTCATTATAATAAAATTCGTGGATATAAACCCTACCCAAAACAGGATTCCAGCCGGCCATTAGAAATACCAGTTTGGCCAAGGCCCCATTTTTGCTTCATCCCACTGATTAAACACGAGCCTCAACTCTCGTCTTGCGATCAGCATTTCCTGCATCAGGCGAAAATAAGCCCGTTTGCGCTTTTCGTATTCAGCATCGCTTCTTATAGGGCGAGGTTTATACTGTCCCTCTTCCTTTCCACGAGGCGGGCGCACCAGCCCGGAAGAAACTGAAACTGGCTCGGGGGTGATAATTCCCCTGTCGATTAGTTCCTGTCGCTTTCTAGCGCTGGCTTCCTTAGTTGATAGAGCCACGGGATTTCCCTTTTTGATAAATAGCTCTGGGTTTTTGGACGGTCTAATCATACCTACATAGATGAGGGCATTCCTTCTAGCAGCACACTCTTCGTCAGTAGCAACCGGCAACTCATCATGAACATCATTAGCATTAAGAATTTTACTCATCTTTGTTTCTCCCAAAATCGTTTGCGTTCGTCGGGAACTTTATTCAAATTCTCCTCAGTGTTTAGTTTAGTATTATATACATTATCTATGCTAAATTCAACTCCGTGAGACCTGATGTCTTCACGGTCAATGGCCTTTCTAGCGTAGTTCATTATGATGGTTGCGGCACTTACATTAACCTGCATATTTTGGGGCGCCGAGAGCGCCCTGTCTGCACAAGAAAGCTCGGAGTTGAAACCATCTTCACTGTCTATGAGTTCTGGATAGTGATCCATAACACAGGGCAAACTGAATTCTCCAACCGCATTACCACTAAAAGGGCCAGCCTTTATAATTCCATAGTGTCCTCTCCTAGTTGGCGCGTAGCCACAGACAACCTGCCCCGCCTTTTCTTCGTTTCCAGAATCAATCCAGAACTTAGCATGAAAGTCTTCAGTTGTAAACCACTCATGTATTACCCTACGAGAGGCGTTATTATCCACACAGCCTATCACCATATAGGCAGAATCACTCCCGATTGAGTAGTGATTCAGAGCATCATTTATATCCTCCACCTTCTCTAAATCATTGGGGATTGCTTTAATCTCCAAACCAAAAGCGGAAGAATATCTTTCCGCCATCACCATGGCCTTGTTCTTGGAGATGTCCTGCATAATAAAGTGCTGTCTTTTAAGATTCTTTTCCTCGACCATATCTCCATCGGCCAGAATTAGATTTACAGTTCTGCGCTCACCAGAATCGTTTTTGACTTTTACATACCTAGCCAAATGGGGGATCAAGTGCCCACCAGTCCCGCCACAACCAATAACAAGAATGGTTCTGACGGGCCTATAGCCGGCCAGAGAATAAACTTTCTGGAGTATCTTAATTTTCTTCGCAGCCATTTTAGAACTTCTTTCCTCTATGATCAGTTGGCTCGGCTTCAACGCGCTGGCCACGCTCCACATACCACTGCTTCTCGCCATCCTTTACAAACCAGAGCTTATCATCCTCTCTGACATAAAACCCCTCATCCTCATCATCGTCATCATCGTCATCGGGTAGATAATGCATGCTGTGGCCAAGATGCTCATCATCAAAGAGTTTAGCTACATCATCGATTTCATCTATCTCTGCACCAGAACCAAACATCGAAATCTGTCTGCCGGGCCAACCGCCGCCGGGAAAAGTGTACGCTTGGTTGCCGCCCTTGCCCCTGGTTCTTTTGGTCTTCTTCGGCTTTTTCTTCTTTATTCTATCGACCCAATCGCTCGGGAAATTTTCGGCGTGATAAAGCTCATCGTCCATCTCGAACAAATCTTCAACATCTACTTCATACTCTCTACCACCTACCACCAAGCGCAACACCATGTCTGGGAAGAAATCAGTGATGCTTCCAATCACTCCATAGAAACGATCAGACTTCTCATCTGCATCATCAACCATAGAGAATGAAGCGCCCATGTTACCGTGGCTATGAATCTCAAAGACAAGAATCTTTGAATCATATTCGGGGTCATTCTTGTAATTTACAGACGCCCCACTAACCACCTGCTTAGGGCAGTGAAGAATATATTTCTCTTCTTTTTGATCGTAGTAGAACTGTAAGAACACTTCGCTTGAGTGTTTCCTATAGATGCGACGGAAGAAGGCCACAGTAGTCCCCAAAAGATTGATGGGAATCTTTGGAACATTAAGCTCCCAACCACTAACCATGGTTTCATCCAGACCAGGGACGGCCACCTTGGCAATTCTCGAATCAAAAGTCCCAAGCCTATTAATCCTGCGCTCCCAAAGACCATCACCCTGAAGAACATATATGATCTTCTTCTTGCAGTCTTCTGGGATGCTTTCTACGTAGTGGCCAACCATCATCTTCTGGAGAGCCAGTCTCTTGTCCTTGTCCACCTTTGGCTTCGGCTTCTTATAACTTCCCCACACGCTCATTAGCTACTCCCTTCAATAACTTGGGCCAACGTATAGCCCTTCTTGTACATTAAATCCTCAGGAAACTCTTCCATATTCTCTACATACTTAACCAAGCCCCACAAGTTGTCTACGGGGTCTTCTCCGGGGCCCACTGTCGGGTGGACAAAAGCGCCCTCATTAATCAAATCCCCATTAAACCCAGAATCAAAGAACATAGCAAGGGCGCCGATCAGATCCATGGGTTTTGTGATGTTGCCCAAACGTGCATCACCCCAGCAAATTCTACCATCCTCATATACATTACCATATGGGAAACCATATAACGACTCTGACCAATTATTAAGTGGCGCAGCAAGGCAGAAAAGCCAAGTGTTAAAGGACCGGTTGTTTTTAATGTGCATCACAAACAAGCTTCTTGGAACTGGCAAAAACTTTCTAACGCCATCTTCAACATTGTCTATCTGTAATGGACGCTTCTTTGGAATCAATTCCACACCTATGTAATAATCCGAGGGGCTTCCTTTATAGAACCTTGTCCCTCGCGGCAAAATGTCAGTAGATATGCGATGAGAACTTGCGAGTTGTGTTATTAAATCATCGACAGATATAGTCTTCTGACCCACTGTCCCATCAGGACCAATTAAACTAACCTGCACCTCCGAGGAGTTTGAAGATATTCTCGCAGTCAGGTCATAACTTCCAGCATCCATTAAGCTCCTCCTCCACCTCCAGCAGACCTATTTCCTCTGAATCTGCTAAGGGCTTGCTCAAATCTGTTCTGTGCATTCTCTCTTCTTCTATCAGCTTCCGCAGAGACCTGTGCGGCAACAGCCGCTCGTCTCTCCTCTTCTATTCTATTGGCTTCCGCTGCTTCTGCATCTCGGGCTGCTCTTTGCGCCGCCAACTCTCTGTCGGCCCTGTACCTTGCTTCCTCTGCTGCACGCCTTTGTTCTTCACGCTGCCTTCTTTGCTCAGCCTCTATTTCATCCCGTTTTGTCTGGAAAAAATCATAGAAGTCGCGCAACGATTGTATATTAGTGTCCCACAACTCTTTGAATTCAATACAATCTAGCGCACACTCATAAAACTTCTCGCTGGGTCTGTATCCACCCATTGTGTTGGATCGGTTAATAGCACATACCTTTATTTCATATGGAAGATAAGGAGCTACATAAGAGGTTCCAGTTGCGAGCTGATTATATTTCTCAACCGCATTTGCTCCCATATCTCCACATGCTTGCCTTAGGCGAGTGTCATACGTCAGGGTATTGATTGTATTGAGCATTTGCCTATCATCGCGCGAAATATTTACGCGGAGACTCTCATATTGAGTCTGGACTTTGGAACCGACAAACAGGTGTTTTTCTAAGAGAGATTTTAAAAGCCTTCTTCCAGCAGCGGTGGCCGTATTGTCGCCATCATATTCCGTGGGCATTTTTCTTTTACGCTTTGCTACACCCAAAGAACGACACAACCTAAAAAGGCGCAGAAAATCTATCTGCATGTATTGCTGTCTAAACGAAAACATATCCCTCACGCCTTAAATAAAGTTAATCTTAGTTGCCCTAACCGCTGGCAAGTTCAAAATTATTTGCTTGATATTAACGGCTTGCGGAATCTGCGCAGCCATCCTATCAAGCTCATCCTCTAAAGCTTGGAGTTCTGCGTCAGTTGCAAAGTCATCATCAAAGCTCATGGGCGTTTTAATGGCCATGAGTTTATCAAGCAGCTCTTTACAATCCGCATTAAACTCTCTTAGCTCATCACAATTATCAAATATCTGTTTTGGATTCATATTGAAACCTCGTAGTGGCCCGCCTGGGAGCGACCCCAGGCGGGCCTAGTTTTTACCCCTTGGAACCAGCACGAAGTGCAAAGGTGTAGCTGCCGTCGGGATTCTCGACAACTTCCGCATTGGCGATGGCCGCGTGGCAGTCTTCCCAAACAGCCCTAACCTCATCAACACTCATATCAGCAGGAGCCTTGATCTCTTCATCCATGAAACGGTAAATAGTGAATTCTTCAGACATTTCTTCCTCCTTTAGCCTTCAAGACGCTCAAGTAGAGCAACGGCACGGTCAAATCCCATCTCATCCAGGGCATCCTTAAAATTCTCGATGTGCCGAATATCGACAGGACCATACCCGCCGTCGAGAACCATGCTAATAGCCTGGTTGAGTGCATCCTCAATACTCTCGTAACTGATCGCACCACGAATCTCACCATCGAGATTAATGCGAGCAAGATACACCTCTTCCTCATCCGCCCACTCATTTTCCTGAGTCGGCACCGCACCGACAGTAACCACGACGCGGTTTTCATACTCTGCAAAGAGTCTACCGAGTAGCTCTTCGGCTTCACTGAGTCTAATCATGTTTCCTCCTTTTTAAACTCAAAAAAATACATATCCATAGACAAAAACTTCTCACCTCCTCTCTTTACTTTCCGCCTCTGTCTCTGCCGGGAGAGCGAGAAGTTCCCTCTCGCCTACGGACAGTTTCCCAATCAAGCCACTGGCCAGTGGTTTCATCGATAATTACTAGGGCTTGATCCTTGTTAATTCTGCGCACAGGAATACCGGCAAGCCTACCATTAGTTGCCCTGTTCGCACCAGCATACTTCACGTTATACCGCTTGAGAGACTCAACAAGCAGGTGGTCTCTATGAGCCTCAAGAACCTTGACTCGCATCTCCTGCTTCGTCTGGTCAAACTGCGAGGTCTTGCGAGTCGCATAAATAATATAAGTGTGATTACTCGTCCTTACTTGATCCTGATCCGACATCTTCTTTCTCCTCTCTCTTTATTGCTTCGATCACTTGATCAACCTGCTCCTTGCATGAAGCAGTTTTCACTACACCATCTAATTCTTCATTGAGCTTGACTAACTGCTCCTCAGTAATGAGCCCCGACTTTACAAATGTCTGCGCAATTACTTTCGAAGCAAGCATGAAACTAATGAACAACGTCCCAAATGGAACTGGGGAATCTTTCGTGAGACCCGCAATTCTTATAAAATGGTCGATGAACAATTGAGTCACATCGCTCAATCCTTTAAACCTTTCCATCATGATCCTCAACAAACTTGCCGTTCCAGTAATATCCGAACCAACACCAGAAGGCACCCATGATACAGAGCACAGCGAAGTGTGGCACTGGAGCGACAAGATACGTGACAGCACTCCCGATCATAAATATCACCGCCAGGATCAAAAATATCTTCCGGAGCACTTTAGATATTTGAGATTGCAAGCTCATCTGTAAACTTCTCCATATCCATGAGGATTTCGTCAGCCGGTTCAACGGCAGCCTCCACATCCTCCATCTTGTCCAGTATCGTCTGTATCTCCTCAAGAATATCAATAACTCGCGAAAGCCTGGCCATCCAGTTGTCAGATTTCTTCATTGCGGGAAGTAAATCTCTGGCCTTCTGGAGCCTCGTACTGATATACACCTCTACATCTCTTAGCCTATCCGTTGTATTCAGGGCACTTTTCTCAAATTCCTCCAATTGGTCTGAAAGCTTCCTTGAAATATCATCTAGTTCGTTCATACGCGTCTCTGCACTTTCTTTTCATAAACTACTGGGATGACCTCCTTGGGTGGATCCACCCTTTTCCACACCGTCCTGCCACACTTCTTACTTCTACATTTCCAAAATATTCCCCCGGCAGAATCGCCAGGCCCGCGAAATCTCATCCTGTTTCCACAATGGGGACACTTCATTTCCACTTTTTCCTTCTCCCTTTCTTTTTTCCTCTGCCTGGGAGGGCCGTCACGCTTTTTTACCATTATTCACTCCGTTGATATAGATAAAGGTTTCACTCGGAAAGAGCGAAAAAAATCAAATATCCCGCTCCACACGCGCAATTTTTAACCTTCCAAATTGATAAGCGACTCCTCACCGGAGTTCACTTTCCCCATGGGCTTCTTATCCACGCTGCCATTGGTGCCCATCATAATTATATCCAGCGCCTCTTCCAAGTTGGATACAGGCGTTAGTTTGATGCTATTCTTCACATCGTTAGGAACCTCCTCCAGGTCGCACTTGTTTCTTATGGGGAACACAACTTCACTAAGGCTGGCTCTGTGAGCCGCAAGAGTCTTCTCCAGAAGGCCACCAATAGGGAGGACTCTCCCGCGCAAAGAAATCTCACCAGTCATTCCAACATCATTTCTAATTGGCCTGTCCGTGAGGGCAGATAAGATTGATGCAGCAATGGCGATTCCAGCGCTCGGGCCATCCTTAGGTGTCGCTCCAGCTGGAAAGTGAATGTGGACATTATTCTCAGCGAACTTTTCAGGGCTAAGACCAAACTTGTCAGCGTTGGACCTAATCCAAGTATAGGCTGCTGACGCAGATTCTTTAAGAACCTTGCCAAGATTGCCTGTCAGAACAATTTTGCCCTTGCCTTTGACCAACGCAGATTCCACAAACAGCAGTGAGCCCCCACTAACCGCCCAAGCGAGTCCAGTAGCAACACCAACAGAGGGCTCCTCAATCGCCTGCTGAGTAAAGATCTTACTTGGCCCCAGATACTTGTGAATCATGTCGGTCTTTATAATGGCGGGCGGCTTCTTCTTAGAGGCAACCTGAACAGCAACCTTCCTGAAAACACTGCCGCACTCTCTTTCGAGGGATCTAACACCAGCTTCACTCGTATATTCCTCGATGATTTTGTTGATTGCATTCTTGGAGAAAGCAATCTCATGATCCTTGAGCCCCTTCTCCTCTTTCTGCTTGGGAATCAAGTGCTTCTTGGCAATCTGTAGCTTATCATGCGGGGAATAACCAGGCAGCTTGATAATCTCCATCCTGTCTAACAGAGCGGGCTGGATGTTGCCCCTGGTATTAATTGTAGCAATGAAGAACACATTCGACAAGTCAAAAGACATGCCGAGGTAATTATCGTTGAAAGAGTGATTCTGCTCCGGGTCAAGAACCTCCAACAGTGCCGAACCAGGATCGCCTCTGAAGTCTCTGCCCAACTTATCCAACTCGTCCAACATGAACACCGGATTATTAACACCAACCTTCTTGATGAGCTGGATAATCCTACCTGGCATCGCGCCAACATAGGTTCTTCTGTGGCCACGAATCTCTGCCTCATCATGGACACCACCAAGCGAAGTGCGGATAAACTCACGTCCCATAGCTTCTGCGATGCTCTTGCCAAGGCTCGTTTTACCTGTTCCAGGAGGGCCAATAAAGCAAAGAATCGAGCCCTTTCTCTCTGGAGCAAGCTTCTTAACCGCAAGAAACTCCAGGATTCTTTCTTTTGGTTTCTTAAGACCAAAGTGATCTCTGTCCAGAATCTCTTTGCCCTTCTCAATATCCAAGCTGTCTTCAGTGCTCTTGCCCCACGGCAAAGAAGCCAACGTTTCCAAGTAATTAAACATAACTTGGAACTCTGCGCCATTAGGAGGGGTCATAGAGAGCCGCCTCATTTCCTGCTGTGCAATCTTCATGTTTTCTTCAGGCATTCCGGACTTCTGGAGCTTCTCGGCCAGCCGCCTAATTTCAGCCTGCATGGGATCTTCGCCCTGCTGTTGTGGGTCATTTGAAATCAAAACTTCAGTATTTTTGGACAACTCCGTGACCATCGCAACAAGTCTTTTCAGTCTTTCCGCTGGGCTTGGTATATGCAGAAGATCAAGGAGTTTCTCTCGCGAAACGATTCCCTGTTTATCAACCTGTAGCTGACCAGCGATGTCGTCCAAAAAAGCCGCAAGATCTTGGCTGTTTTTGGGAGTTTCTTTCTTCTTGAGAGCAATACTAGGTAGGTGCTCAGAGATCGTATCGTAAAGAACCTTCACCTGCTCCTTGATATCATCGGTGATCTCAACCTCTTCTTCTTGCACATATTCAATCTCACCCTGGAGATACTGCTCTTCTCCTTCTGTAAGCCCAACAATTTTGAGATGGGCCCGCCTAACACCAACGAGAATGACTCTAAGATGTGGCTCATCTTTTGCGCCTGCTTTCAACACACTTTTAATCTGTGCCTCCGTGCATTGACCGAGAAAGTCTTTGGCCACTGGCTCATCAACATCTTTGTCTGTCTGCAAACCTACAATGATGTTAATCTCGTTATTCTTGGCCACATTTATGGCGTTTACAGAGAACTCTCGGCCAACTTCCACCTCGCAAAAGTTTCCAGGAAAAACCACCAGGTCGGGGTCTCGAATGGGCAAAATAGGTAGAGTCGCTTTCATACTTTACTCCTTTTCGTAAAAACAGTTGTTATTCCACACCGTCACTTTGTTGTTCCTTATTAAGCACCCGACGGCTTTTTCATCATTGTGGGTTGGCACTACATGTCCACTTCTAATCAACTTATACATAATGTCTTTCTTATTTGGCGAGTGGGGCAGCCCGAGTATGTGTCCAATCTCATGGGTCATCAAAGCATAGAATTTATGCGGACGGACAACGAATATATCTCCGCCTATCCCCTTGGGTCTTCCCATTATTGTAATGGCCACACATGGCTGTTTGCCTTTGTGCGTGCAGCCTTCTCGTTTAGCGACTGCCCTCTGCCATTTGTATTTCCCGCTATAAATGGTCGAGACTCCATCATATCTCCAGTTAGTCTTCTCATCTTTATTGAGCGGGGTTTCTCCAATAATAAAGCAAACTTGTCTTTTCGAAAGCTTATACCAGACCTTTGCTGCCGCATATACAATATTCTGCTGCTTCTTGGTAAGCTTATTATCCACCCTCAAAACAACAACCTTCTTGCACCTATCTTTTCCGACAGCGTGCGTGGGAACAAGCAAGAGCGCAAGACCAACTAGCAACGTTCTAAATAGCACCACAGTATCCCTCCTTTAGACACCTATAACTGATTCTCAATTTTGTATATCCTCTATTCTTAATTATCTTTAGCAGTTTGGGGTTTCCAGATTTATAGGCCTTAGAGACCCACAAAATATGTAAATGATGGTTCCTGCTGTTCCAATTGTAATGCCTAAGCCAGTGGTTATATCTTCTATGCTTGTGCTGATTTAGGCAGGCATAACGCCAGAGGGCCATCTGCCTTGTTCCCTCTTTAATATTGCATCCTATTTTTAGCAGGTTGCATCTGGCTCTGGAATATTTCTTATTAACTTGCATGAGTCCATAATCACCTGTCTTGCTTACCAACCGGCGATTAAAACTGGACTCATGCCTTATCAAAGCTAAGACATCATGAGGATCGAGTTTCCTCACTTCTGACCAAGCACAGACCCTCTTGGAGATCTTATAGATATTTGGACTATTGGGATAAGGGCTTGTAGCTACAATCAAGCTCATTATCATCTTAACGCAAAACATTAATTAGCTGTCCTTTTTAGCCTTAGATTTCTTAAACAGCGTATCTAACTTGGCTCGCTTAAAAGCCTTCGCTATGTCCAGAGTGAATTGGCCCGAAGGATAATATCCCTTGGCTCCGTAGCGTGCTATTCGTTTGATACATACGGATAGATTGTCCGTGTAGATGAAGTTAAACTCCTTGGCCATGGCGTCATTTTTTGCGTCCATGATATAGCAGAAGTCATCTCCGTCTATGGCAAAACAGCACACAGTAAAGTCAAACTTCCTAAAAATATCAGCTACTTCTCTATACCAGTGCCGCGTAACCAATTGTAAATCAACACCGGCAAGTTGAAAAGTCACGCTCCACTCGCTCTCCGTAGTTTTAACAAACCCTTTGCTCTCAAAGATTTGCTTTGCTTCACCCCACCGTTTTCGCGAACTAAAGAACACATCCCAGTCTTTAATCTGGTTGTAATCTCCCGTGTATAGAGCAAGCGCGGCCCCTCCTGCAATCCAACATCCCTCCATATTTTTGGTCGTGTCAATGATTAACCTATCTATGGAGGGCAGAGAAAGTATGCTGGACCTTCTATCTTGAAGCACATCATTAAAGGGCTCTCTAACCACCGTAAAATCCGGGGCCATTTTTTACCTCCTAACACATGCCTGTTAGGCCAACCAAATGATAAACGGCCACTGCTGAATAAACACCGGCCGCCAGAATACCCCCAACCTTAGCTACTTTAAAGCGTTCCCAAAATCCAACGACCAGGAACAATACCAAGGAGGCAAGGAGAATCTTTATGTAAAGAAACCCGTCAATACCGAAACTATTTATGCACCACAGCATTAGTGGATTCGTTTCTTTTCCAATATGATGTTCTACTGCATATGCCGTAGCCCCAGCATCGAAGATGCAGAGCAAAAATATCGCCAATCCCACAAGCCACTTCATTAATTTACTACCTTGTCTTTATCCTCTAGAACCTCTTTGAAAAGTCTCTCGGCATCGTCGTAGCCCATCTTATAAAGCTGCCTAGCAAAATGGGCTGTGACCAACTGGAAGTTTTCTGCGGAAGGGCCAAAGATTTTCAGCTTCTCGCTCATAAGCGCAGACCAATCTTCCACGAGCTTCTGGTACCGCCAGTAAAGAGGATCCTCCACTCGCGGATTATATTTCTTTTCGTCGCTCATTCTTTCATCTCCTCAAGCATAGCCGCATATTCAAGCACAGCTAAGCCTTGGTCTTCCGTAAAGCCGGCTTCTACTGCCGCTTCCCTATATCTTTCTTTCATAGCGGCGAGCTGGGCATCTTCCACGGCCAAACCGTCCTCAATGTAAGAAGCCACGTCCTCTTTTGTAGGCATACTGATTTTAGATGTAGCTTCCAGAAGCTTCAAATAATCCCCATAGCCCATAAAGAAAAGGCGCTTGCCTATATCAAACGCCTTCTTCACAGCCAGTTTTGTCTCGTTGTACATTTTCACTCTTCTTTTGCTCTGATCGTGCCGTATTTGTCTATTCCCTTGTTCCAATCTTCATAGAGTTCTTCTTGCGTAACATCAAGCTCTAATTCCGCGTGTTCATATCCAACCTCTTCATCCCACCCAACTCTCATATAATCGAAGCCCCCATCTACAAAGGTTTTTCCACACGAGCATTGGTGCCAATCGTGTCTTGCTCTGCTGTAGATTGTGTCCCCGCAGCCGAGACATTTTATTGCGAAAATCTTCATCTTTAAATCTCCCAAAGAAAAAATGTGCAGGGCGAAGCGCTCCGAAAGGTCTGCTTGGCCTTGCTAAAAGGTCCCAAAATGATACAAAAGGTATACCATCACCATTACGCGAACGACTGAGGCGTTCTGCAAGTGGATAAGTATAGACAGGCTCTATCATATCGCCCTCTCGGGCCAACATAATGGCTCGGTCTTGACCGTCATCAAGAGATCTTTAAGGGGCCTCTTGATTATATTCTCTGCTTCTAAATACAACGGGTGGCTCCACGGGTAATCCCAGAATTTCTCTTTGAGATTGTAATACATCCTTAACTCTATCTTCATCCAACATCTCCCTTGGATCTGGATATGGTGGCTCCACGCCCCACATTGGACCTGGATCTGGACCTGGACCTGGACCCGGCCAATCTGGTTCTGGGTTGTATTGCCTTGGCCTACAGTCTTTCCAGCAACTCGTCATGCTTTCTTTGTAGCAAATACCATCGCCGCAGTATCCGTTCTTTGGTCCACCATAAGGATCAGAACAATCCCAATAGCAGCTCCAGTAATCTTCGCCCTTCTCAACTTCACAAACCCCGTTGCCGCAGTATTCAATTGGCTCTTCGACTTTCTTATCAGGTTTGGGCAATGGAGTAGGATCTGGATCCTCAATGACTCCGCCACAACCAAAAAGTAATGCGGCCAACAAAGTCGCCACGAAGAATGCTAAGCTAATTGCTATAAGCCTACTTGCCGTCAATTTATTCATTTTCCACTCCCGAAAGCATCCTTAAGCAAACCTGAAACTACTATTAACAAAACTACAATGGGTATGAACCATATTGTAAATGGAATTGTAAGCCAGAACCAGGCCCGCTTCCTTTTACTACAAAATCCAATGTGCTCTGCGTAGAGATAAGCCAGCGAATAAATCACCATCAGGGCATATAGCACCCCCAAAATCATTATAATATGCATCTTATCCTCCCTTCAGGGCGTCGGCACAGGTTTCCATAATCTTCATCACTGCGTTCTTGAACCTATCCGGTTCCACATAAGCATCCTTGAGCGTGCCGTAGTGATGTTCAAGACACTTAAACAGAAGCTTCTTTAGTTCCTTCTCGTCTGGTCCCCAAGGCAACCCGCTTTGCTCGTAGGCTGAATTGAGCGCATGTTCCTTTTGTTCGAAGAACTTTTCCACGCGCTCTTGGGACCACTCCCCACGCCTAATGGCCTTGAGAACCTCGGAATTCTGATCAAGATGGAGATCTCCTGCGGTGAGGATTTCCTCAACCTCATACATCAAGCGAACAAGATGATAAGCGAACTTCACATCATAGCCGTATTTCTCTACATATTCCGCACGCTTACTTCCTGGCTCGGGGTTCTTGATGGCCATTTTGTGAAGCTGGCTGTAGGCGTAGCCCCTGAACTTGTGCCAGCAACCTCTATGGAGAAACAACTTTCTGTTCTCCCTTACGATGTTGCCCACGGCACTACAATGGATTACGCATCGCTCGGGGACGAAGAGAGCATCAACCATGTTCGGATTATTATCCATGCATAGCTGGAAGAACTTCACGATGTTATACACACTGAAGTCATACTCTTTGCCCTTGACTTCATCGTTGATATGATGTTCCTGCCACTGATCAAACCGCTTGATCTGCTTTCCGAACCCGGCGATCTCGCCAGCAAGATGCGGAAAGATCATTTGTTTCGGAGGAATACACCAGCCATATATATCGCAATCAGAATCATCACCCGCTACGCCGTATGCGAAACTCCCCATGATGCAAAGGTAATGTGTAGTGCTGGGAAGCCAGGGTGGAGGGTGGATTAGATTTCTGGATTGTAAATCGTTTAGTAGCATAACTTACCTCTCGACAACTTCTTTTATTTCTTGCAAGGCATCAAAAATATCTTGGTAGTCAACATCCCAAGCCGACCTAGGAAAATCAGACCAATCCACAGCGTCGAGTATCTCCTTAACTCTTAAGACTTTCCACTGAGCCATTTTAAACATCAGTGTGCGATGCACTTGAGCTTCGGCAGATGTATACATGACCCACGAGCCAGAATGGCAATTGTTGCACGTCGGTTCGTGGTATTGATGCGCCGAGCATATACTCGCCCACCAATATTGTCCGTGCTCTTCTTCATTCATATTATCTCTCAATTCTAATCTTTAAGTAAAAGCCAAACTCCAAGACAGAACAAAATACAAGAGGCTGCTAATATAATACCCAGTAGCACGCCCATCTCTCAATTCCAATCCTTAGTCAAAAACCAAATTCCGACGCAGGCCAAAAGAAATACGCCTGCAAATATTCCTGCATACAGCGGATCTATCATCTTTCACCTACTTCATCATCAAATTACATGCGTGAAACTGCAAGCCAAGCATAATGGCCATGCCTATAATTAATCCAGCATAGATAATAGCATCAGCAATCTTTTTAGTGTCCATCAATCTTCCTCCAACTCCTTATGTATTTGTTGGGCGAGTTCAATAGCCGGCTCATGGCTGCTCCAATACTCTACCCATTTTACTGACTTCTCCAGCAATCTCCGCAGCCGCTCCACCTTTTTCTCCCAGCAACCGTCAAGAGCATTCATATCTCGGACGAGTTCAGCATTCCGCTTTTTGCAATTTGGCCAGCTCTTGCTCGCAATTTTCCAGCTTGCCCGATATAAAACTACAAAGCGATCCCATCACTTATCCTCCAATTCATCCATCCAATCGGTAATGTCTGCGAAGCACCCGTGCATTGGGTTCTCTGCACTAACTTGCCTCCGCAATTCTGCCCAACGGTTCCGCAACTTGGCGTTGTCCGCGATTTGCCCACGCAGAATATCGCCTTGCTCGTCAAGCTCCGTCTCCAACTTTTCAACCCGATCTTGGAGACTATCGCGCAGGGCACAGTCTTTACAAATGTGCTGTTCGCAAGTTTCACAAAGATCCACATCCACAAGAGGCGAGCGCTCATCTTTTTTCCAGGATACTCCCATCACTCATCTTCCTTGCGCAGGGGGATTACCTGGTATGCCTCTAAGGTGAATCTAATTGCGGATTCGGTATTGTCCCGCAATTCCTCTTCTCCGCGACGACGGCCAACACCATTCCAAGAGGCGTTCATCATTGCGTCTTGCACCAGATCCGCAATCAAATGTTCGGCTTCAGAAGCGTTTATCTTATCCTCTTGTAGCGATTCAACCAATTGTTCCAACTCTTTCACGCGGGCACGGAGAGCAGCATTTTTTTCGGTCAGCATATCATATGAGACTGGCATCACTCACGCCCCCATGTCCGCCCAGTTTCAGGCCACCTCACCAACGTCTTCTCTACAACACCCTGATATTTATGTGCATCCAATAGTCCAGCCCTATACAAATCATCTACGATTTGTCGGGCGAGAAAGTCAGATATATTCTCCCAATCATCAAACGTGATTTTGTTTTTATCATCAGTCATTTATAACCTGCCGTTCCACAACTTCATCAAAGCGGTAAGGGCCACTCTCCATAGCTTCCCTAAGTTTGTCTAACAGATACAGTGGCAGCGTGGCTTCAACTGTCTGACCAGAAACCGACATAGATGCCCAATTCACGCGGCAATGAAACGTTTCAAGAATCTCCCCAATTTTTTAAACTTCCTTATCAGGTTCTCCCTGCGCTCCCTACGATCAACGCCGGTTATTCCAAACTTATACTGGATGGTTATTTTCTGTTCTCCACTTGCAACAAAATCTGGGTCGAGAGGCTTATAGGTTCCAGCCGTGGTGTGAAGGTTCAGATCATTATCTACAGTTAAAGCAATCCGGATCATCTTAATTGGCCAACCAACAATCATGAACGGGCTGGGATTATTAAGGGCCATGGAAGCAAGCCACAATATAATACCAATGCCCAAGTATATCGCAAGGCAAATGCCTATGATTATTCCTACAAACAAAGTCATCAGTATCCCCAATCCTCTCGTTCTTTCAGCGTTTCTTTAATCTGCCTTCGCATAGCGGTGGTGAGTTTCCAGTAAAACTCATAGTTCTCACCTTGGCCACCCTTACCAGACTGAGGAAACCAAGACTTCCGCATAAGGCTCAAAGCCCTAGCAACCAGATCCAAATCGCAAGCGTCTGTCACTAGCTCATCTACTTCTTTGCCGCTGGTTTTGCCTTGAGCAGCAAGGCTCTTGATGTATTCCCTGTATGGCTTCCAGGCATCATATATAGGGGCACCAGCAAAACCCCTATCGTTGAAGACTACAGCAAACTGATTATCATATCTGCTTGATTTCTCACACCTATCATTCCGCGAGTTAAATAGCATATGATCTTTCAGCTCATCGCTCAACATATCTTCCCCATAAATTTCTTTCAGTCTCTCCGCTTCTTCAACAAGAAACTTCATGAAATATCTGGCATCTTGGCGCATATGTTTTCTTGGATAAGTCTCACAATATCTTTCGTATGATGTTCTAACACCCTTGAGAGATAGGGCTATATCTTCCAAAACCATAAATAAGCCGACGGGGAACTTTTCTATGTATCTTCTTTCTTCCTTATCTTCAACATAGAAAGTATAACTATCTCTCTCAACCTGGTCATTTAGTAAAGTTTCGATGTCTGGAAACTTATCTCCCTCTGTGTCTCGGAAAATATCCAGAATCAACTCCGTGTTATAGTTCTCCTCAATGCTCTCTATTCCGCCGTAATCGTTATACTTCCCGCGAATAGGAAGCGTCATAGGAAAACCCAAGTCTGTTGAGTAGCAGTGACCACTTGAACTGGGGTTGTCTCTATAACCGGCAACACCAATAAGAAACGCCCAAATCCTTTGGCCTGCTAAGATTGGCATTTGGCTAATGCCGCAGGTTCCATTCCAACAGCCCATTAGTCCTCCCTCTTCATTGACCGCACGCGGAAGGGCGCACAGACACCAGCACTGAAATATGCAGCAATTTCCAGCGACTTCTTGATTCGAGTCTCTGGCTTTAGTTTCGCAAGTGCGGACATAGCACCCAGGGCAAACTGGCTTCCGCAACCCACAGCATCAAAACCATCAGACATTTCTGACACTTGGAAGTCGCCATGCATGGTATAGATCTTGCCCTTGTAGGCAACTATAAAAGTGCCGCCCGTTTCGTTGTTGCTTGCGATGGTAGAAAACCCCTTTTCCTTAAGCAGCTCTCTTACCTTCTCCGCAAACTGAACCACCATATATTCTTGGTCGCTCTGTTTAGGATTCTGTGCAGGAACTTCAAGCCAGTGTTCAAGTAGCTGACCCATACGAAAACTGGTAGTGTATCCAATAATAAAGGGGCCGCGCTTAAAAACTTTAGGCACGTTGGTAGGTCTGGTGATTAATTTATCCACATTCACCGACGCAGAATCGGCACCAACATAAACACGGTCTTTACCCACCAAGCCAATAATACAGGTCATTCTATTCTCCAATCAAATATGTTTCGATGTATTCTTTCACCTCGTTTGGAGCTATACCGGGGCCGCTCCACTCGCCAGTTTCTCTATCTTGTTTCAAGTCCAAACCTGGATAGAGATCATGATAAGATATTCTATGAACTTTCCTATCTGGGGATCTCACAAGAACACCTGGATTGCTGCCACTTCTCACCACAACCCATTGCCACTCTTGGCCATCCACATGAACTTTTCTCTCATTTTTCCACGCCATCATCCACCTCGTCCACCTCGTCCCATTCGACATTCACATCAAAGCCTAGGTCGGAAAACAACTTTCTAAGCACCGAGATGCGATATTCAAAACTAGAGTGTTCTTCTACTTCCATGCGCTTGATAAGAGCAAAAAATACTAACCTATCTTTTTGTTTCACGGCATCTCCTTGAGACTCTCCACGAGCTTTCGTGATTCCAGATATTCCAAAACCGCCTTCGGAACCATGTGGGAAACATCTTTTCCTTGTTTAAGGAGCCAGCGTATATAAGAAGAACGAATCTGCAACACTGGATTGCTGGCGTATAGCTGGGCAGGAACCCACATAATATCCGCCAACTCTCTAATTTCATCACTCTTATACCACTTTTTATCAAACTCAAAGAACAGGTCATCACCCAAGATAAGAGTATAGCGAGCTTCCGGATAGTCTGCAATTAAGTATTTCAACAAGTCGTAAGTTCTTCCAGTGTTTATTTCCTTTTCATAATCTACAGCCATGACATTATGAGGGAAAAGCTTCCTAACCATGATGTTGCACATATATAACCGATTATAAAAAGACAGCATCTTATCTTTGAACGGATGCTTATAGCAGGGAGCAACCAAAATCTCATCGAAATCTTCCCTGGCCAGAGCATATTGAATCATTGCAGCATGGCCTATGTGGGGCGGATTGAAGCTTCCTCCTACAATTCCTATTCTCATTTTAATCTCCCTAGTGTGGAACCGGTCTATCACACTCTATAACTATGACCTTGAAACCTTCGTATTCGCTGGGCAAGTCGGACTTTGAGCCATCTATTAAGTAAGCTTCGATGACTTCCTCACCATCTTCAAGCCCTATACCACAGCCCCACATATTACCATCGGTGTGGTTCATACTAAAAGAATCCACAGCTCTTTCTATTGGGCTCGGCTCTTCCAGAGCCCTTTCCCAGCCATATACCAATGGCGGATCCACACGCACTTCCTCATAGAGAACAACCTCACCCTTTTTAACTGCTTCAATTTGACTTTGGAGCCAACCTATCGCACTTTCAGCAGCATTCACGAAAAGTATTGAGGCAGCGGTTTTTCCCATTTGCCATGCCATTCCTGGAGGGGGCAAAGCCCCAAAACCAAATTCTCTTTTTGGCGTGTCTTCTGGCAGTGGACAAGGGCTGGGAGGAACAGAATCCTCAAAGTCTCTCTTACCCACCGAAACCTCCCATTGCCGTCTTGCTAAAGTTCATGCTGCTTTGGCTGGCCTGAACTGCACTCTTGCTGAACAACTGGAAAGCCCTGCGAATTTCAGTTGGGGTGTTCTGTGGCGTGAGAATCCACTCGTCCCTGAGCCCCATCTCTTTGAAAACCTCACGAAAGCTTGTAGCACCACCATCATCAAAACCCATGGCCGCAACGATATGATTTTCTTGGCCAAGCATATCAGCCACAATGTTCTTTACAGCCGCAGCATCATGGCGACTGGAGTGTAGGTCACGTCCATCAGTCATAACAAGAGAAATCGTTCTCACAGGAACTCCGTTGTCCGCAAACTCGAAAGTCTTGGCGAGAACAGTGCCCAGAAAAGAAACTGTTTCATCATAAAGGGGCGTGCCCTGATTGGGGTCGTAATTGCTTCTATCCATTTCAACGGCTTGATCAAGCGAACAATACGGATAAAGAACCCCGCCGTTCAAGTATCGAGTATGGGCCAAGATATTATCCTGCTGCTTGGAATCCGTCAAAGCACGAATCAACTCATTGTGGCCATCACGAATCGGCTGGGCATTCCCAGAGAATCGAATAGAACCAGAATCATCAACCATTACGGAAACAAGCACAACCTCACTTGCCTCGACATCATCAACATCCACACCCAAGCCAGCCTGAATCTGCTGACCAATATCATGAACCATTAGAGCCTGGGAAGACTCAGGAGAAAGAAGCCCTTCATCCTGAGCATCTTCAAAAAGCTCATTAATATTCTTGCTTTCACTCATTTGATTCCTCCAAATCATAAACATACACATCGCACGCTGTAAGCAAAGCTCCGATAAGCTCACTTACAATTCCCCAATCTCCGCCGCCCAAACCGCAACCAATTCGCGGCATATGGATTGAAAGGTGAGTGTTAGTGGGCGGCAGAACCATACGACTCTTTAGATGACAATAGTGACCAATCCAGTTGTTCAAATCAGCCAGACATGCACAAAGCATATCATACCTAACGGCAACTGGATGGTCTGGAGCAGTGTATCCCTCTTGTGCGATCATGTTGCACACATAGAGCGGACCTTCCTTTTTAGGATCTTTCACCTGGACGAGTTGTATTTGCCCCAGCGGCAGCGTTTTGTTTGTGTCGTCCGTAGCCCACTTGAACCACTCTCTATACTTTCTCTCTGGTTCAGGCCACTTGTTAGACAGGGCAACAACAAAACCGCTCCCCCAACCTCCAAGATCATTACAAATATGAGCGATGATTCTCGCTCCCTTATTAACCTGGGGCTCTGTGGCATCGCCAGTTAGGTAGTGTATCATAGGGTAATCCCATCCCAGGTGGTAATTGGGTCAGTAGATTTAACAACATGCATCCCAGCCTTCTGGAACCTCTCGAAAGCCTCGTTAGCCTGGTCGGTGAAATCGATGCCAGGAATCACAACCGGAGAGGTGCAATCCTCCAGAAGATAAACCTTCTTGACCAGCTTGGGATCCTTGGTGTTAATCTCATTGAGCAGATCGTCAATCGTCCAAGCAACACAGTGAGACTTAGCCTGGCCAGCAATCACAACCGCATCAAAGTTGAGCAGCTTCTCGATAAAAGCAGTGTTCTTCTGGGCAATAGCAACGCCCTTTGCGGTGGTAAGAACTTCTGGACGAAGCACCGAATAGTTCTCAGTCAAGGGATTTCCACCCTTAATCTGGAAGTCGGTCTGGCTTCCACGAGCGATGTCATGGAAAAAGATGGCTTCTTCAAGAAGGGGAACAAGCGCATGGCCAACTCCACCAAGCATCGCGTGGTGTGGCCAGATAAGCAAAGCATACTTGCCCTCGTCAGCGAGAGTCTGTGTGTAGTGAAGGGCATACTTATGAAGCCCGGTGTAGCTGGCGTTAAGAACGCTGGCCATAACCGGATTCACCTTCCACACGCCCTTCTTAACATCGTCCGCAGAAATCATAGTGACACCGGGAGGAGGATGCTCACCCTCATCATTGACCCAGAAATCCTGGTGGAAAATCTGCTTGCTCAAGTGAGTGTCCATCGTGGGAGAAATATTGGTAATTACATCCATATTCCTATAGATAAACTCACAAAGCCGCACGATGTCTTTGTCCGCATCTACCACAGAAAGCTCCCCATCGGGATACGGCATACAGAAAGTATTCTGGCAGTCAATAGCAATCAAGCAGACGCGAAGCTTATCTTTGGCCGCAGGCTGGAGGTCATGTCGCTTGGCCCACTCCTTTGCCCTGGTGAAAATATCCTCATACTTAACATGGAAAAGCTCATTAACTTTGCTCGCATCAAAGTGCGAGGGAACCGGAAGATCCAATTTACTCATTTGTTTTCTCCTTATGAAATCGTAAGCAGCCTAATCTCGTGTTTGGACACAACATATAGGCCATTTTTGGAAACTAGAAGGTGGCAGCCTGAATCAACAAACGGCTCAGTATCAGGAAACTCTTTAGCAACATCCAGCATCCCGCCGCCTGGTTCAACTCTAACAATGCCGTCATCTGTGGCGGCAAACAAGAAGTTCCCAGCGGCAGCCTTACCACGAATCCTACCCAGCCAAGTTCCATCGCCTTCTATACCTATTGCCGAATCTCCAACTCTACCGTCGGATTTGATAATAACACACCTGTTAATCGTTTGGCCTTTCTCCCTTGTTGAATAGAAAAACCATGCCCAGTCACCAGCAAAATAGCAGGTGGCATCAATCAACTGCCCTGGAATTATAGGCATCTTCACCGTATCGTTGATTCCTCCTTTATCGGCGTTGAATAGAAAACCAACATTAATATTACCCGCTCGGTAAAAACCGAAACCAAACTTGGGGCCAACCCAAAAGAGTGTTTGTCCTCTAAGCACATCTCCTATGTATTTTGGCCCAACCCTTTCATCTCTAAACAATTGACCATCATAAGACCAATATTTATGATTCCCATTTGAATCAAAAAGCGTAAGCATATTGAGGCTATCCACAGCAACCTTGCTTGGCTGGCCGCCGGGAACTATGGAAACAAACTGACCATTACTACCAATCAACGTTTCCTTGCCCTTGATTCTAAATCTCATCGTGGGGCTCAACGAGCCCTTTACCACTTCTACTTCATTTTCCCTAATGAATCTATTATCTTTGTGATACAAATATCTCAGCTTATCATTTTGAACGGTGGAGTAGATGATGAGGCCAGGCGTCTGAAACACACGAACGCACTTGATATTGCCCCTGATTGTTTCCACAACTGCCATGGGAGAATAAGTTGCACAGCCAGGACACACACGCTTCGCGTGAATTGTCCCGCATTTAATACAAGTTGTCCATCTTATATCCAGTAGGTTCTCTGGATACTCGCCTCTCTTGTCCTCTTGAAATAGCAGATGAAAGTGCTGAAGCATATCATCTGGTAGGACATCATAATGAGTCGCGGGCTTAGGATACTTAACCTCTGAATTAAATACCGTGATTCTCTTCAGCGGTCTCTCGCCCTGCTTAACTCTCTTTGATTTGTCTTTTGGCTTGTAGATTCCACCATACGGGCCAACATAAAGTAAGCTCTGCATGAGCATAATGGCGTAAGCATACCAATCAGATCCCTCGTTGTGGCTCCTGGTTAGAATTGGCCTGGTTTCATTTGGGTCGCAAAGTAGCGGATCCACAAATCTTTCTGTGAAAAGATGACAGAGAAAGCCTCCATACTGGAAACTATCCGCATCAATTATGTGAGCTTCATCGCCCTTTATCATTATGTTAAGGTCATTGAAGTCCCCTATGATTGCTCCAGCCCTATGGATCCCTTTAACCGTGGCGTGAAGATCCTTGAAGACTTCAATAACATCTTCGTTGCTCACGCCCGCTTGTCTGTATGAGCGATCAGAATACTTCAGGAGAACTTCGCAGCCTTTAAGAAAGGGCATCACATAGCCAACTACTTCTTTGCCGTTTTTGTTGGTGAGTATGCCATGGGGAGCTACGACCCTGCCCGGCAGATTCTTGGGAAACGCGGGAAGCTTCGTTTGGTGCTCGGCTATTCTTATCTTGGCCGCTTGTTGTTCATGGGGGAAGCCTCGGAAATCTGGGTGGTTGGGCTGTTTGAAAACCTTGAAGGCCATGTTGCCCTTGGCGAAAATATCTGCCTCGCCACCCTTGCCGATTGAATCGGCGGGATTAAGACGATACTGCTTGCCGTTCAGATATACTATCATGCAACCCTTCCTTGAGACAAGGTAAGAAACAGAGTCTTAAACATAAGATTCTGGCCCAAATCAGACCTATTTCTGGCAAAATTAACACCCATCCAGAATATTGCCGGGGATACAGCCCCGACATGAGGAGCAATGGACACTCGTAAGTCTGAAGTATAAACCAGTTTAATCACTTTAGCCATTTTCTCAAACCCCAAGACACCAGACCTAGCAAAGTGTCGTCCTCATCGTCAAAGGTCCAAAGCTCATTTAGGTTGTTGAAAAACAAACCAGTGAGGAGACGCCAAAAGTTAAGGGTCCTTTTTGACGCAGAACGAATTGGCTCAATCATTTCCCCACCTGCTTAATCCCCATCCACCTAATGTCCCCATAAGTAGTTTGTGTCCAGCAAGAACTATGCTTGGTCTAATATAGTTCAACAGGAAGTTGCCCATATTATATGTGGCGGCACTCACTTGTTTCTCACTTAGCCATTTTCGCCTGTGATCGGCCCAAATTGGAATTATCACCATGAGTAGCCCCAACAAAAATCTCTTGGACGAAGCGCATGCACAAATAAATCACCAAGATGGTATAGGGGATGCGACTCAAACTGAAATGCAAACTGAACCCAGAGTTTATGGCGATGCCGGTGGTTATTACTATTATCTATTTTCATCTTTCCGTCTTATAGCAACCACGGTTGTATCATCCTTCAGGTGTCCATGCTGACGAGTAGCCACGCCATCAACTACCTTCACCACTTCTTTATTTATCCTGACCAGGCGCCTTTGTAAAGCCATTTTGTTGGTGAAGTATTTGTCCTTTGTCCAGAACTGGCTAAGTGGCCCAACCAACTCATCTTTGCCTGGGATACTCTTATTCTCGGCAGCCTGAAAGTCATCAAGCCCATCTGTCCCAATCACTAAGCTCTGGAAATTTTCAGCAAGGATTATCTCATTAACTTGAAACTTGGGGTTCCTAAACCGTTCATCAACCGCCTGCGGAACAATACCGTATGAGGAATAGGGTGGGGCATTATTGGGAAAGGGGCCAATAGTTTTGACCTCTCCGTTTAGGGCATACACACCATCACCAATGGACGCAATAGCAACCCAATACTTAGTAATGATGGCCACCATACAGGTGAATAGGAAATAGTCTTTAACAACCCCGACCAATTTCTCCTCAACTTTTCCTGTCCCCCAGATCATTTTCACGGCCAAGTCGGTGATATTGACGTTCAATTCCACGAGCCCCGTCACTTCCGTTTTGTCGAGGTCTCCAATATCCGCAATAAGTCTAAGCTGGTGGGGCAACATATATGCTGCAATCTTAGCTCCCACTTCGCTGTGAGCACCGCTTCCACAACCATCACAAACTACAGCAACTATACTGTCTGGTCTATGGACAACATTGTAGGCGTCGTGGTTATTCTTGTTGAGCCGCAAGTGGTCTTTGCCGATCACAGAACCGGCAGCAATCTCAAACCCCTTCATCTTCAGCCTGTTCCTTTAGCTGGCCTCGCAACTTCTCATTTTCTTTAACCAACACTTCGGTGCCCGCTTGTAAGGCTGCAAACATCTCCCTAACCTTAGCTGTAGAGGCTAAGGTAAGTTCGTTAAGAAAAAACAGAATGCCACCAAACACCCAGCCAATTCCCGCACCGAAGTCACTCATAGTGCCTCTAAACCCATTTGCCGCATTAACAACTACCAGTGCTGCTACAACTACCATAATAACAAGACGCATGGTGTTGCCTTTATAAAAATCTCTGAGAATATCAAAAATAATCTTTAATTTTTCCATAGGTGCCTTCTCCTAACCAGTTGAAACTGTTTCTTTTGGCCTGCCGTTGCCCCTTTTTCTTCTTTTGAGTCTCCTCGCTGTTTTGCTTACCAGTTGTGGGCCATCTGGGCTTACGGGCTCATCACCCTCCTCTTCATTGCACACACCAGCCATCGTCTTCATGTGCTCCACAACCTCTTTCAATTCCTCAAACTTACCCTCGGTAATCGCCTCCTTGATTTCACCATACTGTCTAACAGTAATCTGGAGAGCCACTTCTCTCAAATAAGCAGGCGTCATACCTTCAGTAATTTCAGCAACTTCATCAAGATAAGCATTGGCCAGGCGCATCTCGAAAGAATCAAGGTAGGCTTTGACTATCGCTCTGCGCTGTTCAACATTGGGAAAATCAAACATGATGATCTCATCGAATCTTCCAGGGCGCCTCATCGGCTCGGGCAACTCGCCCAGATGATTCACGGCGCCCATGATTACTACGTTGCCACTTCCCTTATATCTGTTGAGCGCTTCGACAGTGCCCAGCAGCATATCTAATCCCTGCTCTCCAATCCTATCCATATCATCAAACAAAACGACGCTCGGAGAAAGAGCCCTAAAGATCTTCTCCAAGGGAAGAGAATACTCCGACGCAAAGTTGAGAGCAGGAGCATCTATCACTATAAGCTGGCCATCGAGCATACTGGCTATTTTAGCGGCCAGAGTCGTCTTTCCACAACCGGGCGGACCAAAAAGTAGGGAAGATCGATTGAGATTCATCTTCTGGAACCTCTTGATATTATCGAAGAACTTTCCCTCATCGAAAGTAGAAACGTATGTATCCAGCGGAATCTCTATCTCTCTAATGCGGATGAATGTGTTCCAACCCTCTATGCCCATAACAACCGAGATGTTTTGGCCCATGTTTTCTCGAACGACTTTCGAGAAGGCATCAATAAACTTATCCTCGTCCTCTGCCCACATCCCTTCTAAAGACCCATTTTCAATAGCAAAATAGGCATCACAACCAGGCAACTCATAAAGAACAGTTCTAATATCACTGCCCTCTTCTTTCTTAACGAAAGGAGTGGAGTAAGGATAGTCAATCTCTTGTAGAGCATAATAAACAAGGCGTTCCATCCTATAAAGGATGGGCTTCAGACCAGTATCGCGCAGTCTGGACAAAAGATCCTTCTCCTCTTTTTCAAAGATCTTTTCAAGAGCATCGTAAGTGCTGGCCAAACTCATGCCCGCATATATAAGATCCTTCTTCTTGATGGCCAAATATATCTCAAAGCCAGCTCTACCAACGGCTATGGCCTTTCTGATCTTCTCCTTGATCTTTCTCTTGTCGCGCCTATATTCTATTGTCGATTCTTTGTCGCGCTCAAACATCATACCACCAGACCTTTTCTCTTCAAGTAATCTCGTGGGATTTCTGGGGGCGGCTCAGCCTTATGACGAGTGGCTTTCTCCATTTTCCTCATGGCCCTAACAACTTTACACTGCTCTTCCGTATAGCCGAACTCCTCGGGGTCAGTATCTTCCGCCAAACCCCGAATCAAGCCAAAATCTTCATCCTCTCTGCTGCACCACTCAATAGTTCCCATCTCTTCTTGACCTGGGCGAGTGTAAGTTAGTGGAACTCCACAGAGATCTTCTAACTCTTCTTCGTCGTTGTGTTCCTCACCAACTCCCCAAAGATCTGGAGTAGGAACGGCATTGATGATCTCCTCTGGGACGCCCAGATGTTCCGCCAATTCCCATACTTCGCTCTTAAACAAGGAACCAATCCAATTAGAATCGACTTCTCCATCGCCTCCCTTTTGGTAAAACCGAACATACTGATCTTCATCCCTGTTTCCTGTTCCTTGTCTAATCCCTCCGCCAAACAACCTATTCACGAAGCGCCCAACGGGCGCCCTGATACAACTTCTAAAGCTGCCGTAAGTTGTTGGGTTCTCATTTTCATCAGGCCAAGGGAGCCCAAGACGCTCAAACTCTCGCCTAATTTGGGCACGAACCGTAAAGAACACGGGAGCCAGGTGTAGCTCTATGAAATTGAATCCAAAAGTCTTAGCAACCAATCTGGCTCGTCTAAGAGACTCGGGGGAAGAATTAACATCGCTATAAACCCCGATTACATTTTCGGAGCCAAAAGCCCTACAAGCCAGAGCAGCCACAACGGCACTATCAACGCCACCAGAAATATCAATCTCAGCTTTGTCTGTATGAGCTTCGTTGGCCTGCTTTCTCATATACCAAACTATCTCTTCAACGAGCTTTTCGTAATCAAGAATCATTTGGATCCTCCTTCATGGCTCCATTTACGACAAGAACAATCTGGCCGTCCTCAGTATCCGTACAAGAATCATTAAGGTTGTCTCTAACATGATTATAATAAGTCTGGCTTATGTTCTTTTCCAACCAATTCAATATAGCCTCTTTAATCTCATGTTCGGTAAACTTGATGTTGATCATCTTTTCTATTTTCATCCCTCATCTCCCGCCTTGATCTCTTCATAGAGTTCCTCAAGGAGCTTCTCGGCTTCCTGTAGCTCCTTCTCAACGATCCCCATCATTATGCTTTTCTTGAGCTTATTGTCTCCCTCGTCCAATTCTTTCAGTTCTTTCAGGAGCTTATCTCTTCTGGCCTTGTGATATGCGAACTGAACAATCTTGGGAGATCTGGCCAGTTTGTTTTGGAACTCCACATTGTCTTTATCTTTTGGGTTTATGGGCTTCTCGGCGCGAGAAAGTCTGTCCGCTTCTCTGCCGATTCTTAAGAGAACGATAAGCCGATGATCGGAGGCATCCTTGTGCCTATTCCCCGTGGCAGTTTTACCACCCTTGGGCTTAACCAGCTCGCCGTAGGTCTTGGCTCCAGGCAGTATTGGATGTCCCTTTTCGTCGCGCTTTATTTTTTTGCTCGGCATGTTTCTCCTTTATATGCCCCAAACAAGCTGGCCACATTTGCTACAAATACAAGCCATACGGATTATCTTTCCAGGCGCTCCGCACTCTTTACAGCGGTCTTCTCTATTATTAGATAGTTTCACTCCGTTTGCCAAAACAAACGGAATTATCGTCTTATCATTGCAGAATGAGAAGTCATCCTTGTGTACCGAAATAACTAACGGATCTTCGTCAGTATATTCAAGTCTAGTCACTACATCTAAATAGTTTGAATCGTATTGATTAAAATCCACAGATAGAACGTCTAAAACCCTATTTTCCCAAGTCACCCACTTTATCAGAAACTTGTTGGGGAGTGGATGCTTGGCCATCTCTTTACACCACAACACAAAAGCCTCGCTCATCTTCACCTTGCTGCCAACTGCGAACATTATATCCCCCAAATCAAGCTGCCGCAACTTGGGCACATACAACACATTCCTTTCACCTCCCCCATGGCCCCACAATTTCCACAAACATCATCCTCGCTTGATTCGTTTCTGGTTGGGCTATAGCCTTCTGCCTCTACTAATTCAAAAACGGCAAACCCATCGCGCTGGCCATCCTTGTCGATTATGATCTTTCGCAAATAACCTTCCCCGGTAAAATACACAACATAGGAGGGGCCGTTATGGCTAATGCCGTCAAGAGTAACCTTCATTACTTCTAGTTTTCTACCTTTAATGTTTTCAAAATTGGAGTCGTGTCTTATGTATTCTTCAGTCATTCTCACGACATCACCCGTTTTGGGGACCATTTATTCCTCCTCTTCGGGCTCATAAATGATGGGTTGGTTTGAGAAACAACCCCTGTCTAACTGCGCTCTTTCACAAAGTTCCCCAGCATCAAGCTCATGCATAGCATTAACGCCAGGCGGAACAAGACCATCCTTAATCATCGTAGCCACGGCGCCCACCACATATCCAGTTGCCTGGGCCATAGCTGGAAGATCATATTCGTAATCATACTCAAAAAAGTATCTCTCAATTATCTCATCGCCATCTTCGTAATCTATGTGGAAACATAGGGTAACCACGTCCGGATTGTCCGCATTAATTTCCGGCAAAACGCTGTCCAACACGTAGACTGGATCCTGTTGATTGAGAATATGGTTTTGGACGAACTCCCAATGACCTGGGAAACGTAATGTCTTATAGGCAAGGTTCTGGATATTGAGTCCATAAGGCAGTATTGATAAACCACCTGACGTGCGACGGGCTCTGAGTAGTCCCAAGCCTGGGACAAACACATCTTCTTCACCTGAGAGGGCCGGATAATTACGGACTTCTCCATTCACAATCTCCCTTGCTATGCCCAGATATTCTTTAATCATGCCGCCGGTATAGAAAGTTTTACCGTGATAATGCGGAGCTTCTGGATATTTCACAAGCCCAGCACAATAAATCCTAATACCAATCACGCCGTCGTCTTTAGCTATGTCGGCAGCCATAGGAGAAATAATACCTGGGGCTAGGCCAGCCTCAAGAACGTTTATGGAGCCAACTTTCGCTGCCTTATCATGTAGTTCCGACTGCTTCAAAGCGACCTCAGTGCTTCCACCCAGGTCGATGAAATGATGAACATATCCCTTAGCCGATTCATCCAAGCAATACTTCATAATTCTCAGGTTTTCCTCTGTAGGCAAGCAGCTAATAACAATGAGTTGCTCTTCTTCTTTTGTCTTGGGCATAAAGGAATAGGAAAAGCCATTCTCTTTGTGCTCCAACCTATCGCCACACATTTCTACTATGTGCTCAGGCGGCGGCTTTGGATCCAATACAACCATCTTATCTTTAGTTTCCTCGTAAAGATATTTGGTTATGGCTTGGCCCTGGATTCCAGAACCTCCAAGTATTACGAATTCCATATGTTCCTCCTTATGAAATCGTAGACTGTTCCAGCCACGCGGAACGGCCACTCAACATAATCAAATATAGTACATCTCAAATCAAATAGCTTTTGATCTAAGGTTCTTTCGGGCTCTTCTTCAGACTCAATCCTCACGGCTTTTCTTTTCCAACCAAGCAACGCCATTGTTTTGGATCCTTATCTAATTTAGGCTGGGAATACTTTATCCAGAACTCAATGATTTGTTCTGGGGTCATGTCTGCGCTAATCTTATTCTCCAGCAAAAGCCCATCGAGTATCTTTTTAATCTCGCCAACCTTCGCCCCAGGTTCAAGATGGAACCTATCCATGATGGCGTTTCCAATGCCCTTGGGCAACCTGGGACGCGCATCCTTTTCTCTAATAGCTTCAAGGGCTTCCTTGAGAAGCCTGCTGTGAGCACCATGTCTCTCTTTGATATTAGGCTTGTTAGAGGTGCAGTCTGCGGAGAAGAGGTCGATTAAGTCATCAATGTCGCAGCCTCTTTCATCACAGTCTCTAATCAGCCTCCGCAGCGCATTCTCGCTTACCGGTGGGTCATATCTTCTGCTCACTACATCGCCTACTCTTTGGTGCAAGGCCACAAGACCCTTAATAGAACGCCGAAGCTTGTTAGACATTCTATATCTTCTGGCTATACCTTCCACCATCTCAGCACCAAGATATTCGTGCTGCCAGAAATGAACTTCGTTAACATCCTCAAACCTGGTGTAGGGCTTGCCGATGTCGTGTAGAATAGCAGCCCATCTAAGGGCCAGCCTTGCGGGCGTTCCAGCGGTCACAAGCATCGTGTGCCGGGATAGGTTTTTACTCGCAACTTTGGCCTGAGGATCATTAAGCGTCATCGCATACACTTCAGGCAGCAAGTATCCAAGCAGTCGTGAGGCATAAAGAAGAGCAAATCCCTTGTTGATGTTGCCCAGCAGAAGCTTGCTCATCTCATCAAACCACCTCTCCCTGCTTACGGTCATAATGGCTTGAGCATATTCCTTAATGGCACTCAAAGTTCTATCTTCCATGTCAAAATCAAGCTGGGAGCAGAACCTCACTGCCCGTAGCATCCTCAACGGGTCTTCACCAAACCTTGCTTTGGGAGAGCCCGTAGCTTTGACCAATCTTCTGCCGATGTCTTTGAGGCCACCAAAGGGATCAACAACTTTGCCCTTGGCGTCCATGGCCATTGAATTAATTGTGAAGTCTCTTCTCGCCAGGTCTTCTTCCAGATTGTCCGTGAAGACCACATCGGGGTGACGCCCAGGCGTCATGTCTTTGCGATGAGTGGTGATTTCCACATCCATCCCATCAAATTTGGCCGCAATCGTGCCGAATTTCTCGCCTAAAGGCCAGTGTTTATATCCTGCTTTATCAAGTATCTCTTTGGTTTGTGGTGGTCTTGCGTCTGTTGTGAAGTCATAATCCTTGGGCTCTCTCCCAAGCATGATGTCTCTTACAGAACCACCAACATGGTAGAGTTTATATCCACCATCCTCAAACGCTTGGAATAACTTTTCGAACATTATCATTTTCTAAACCTACCTTTAACCTTTTCTTCCCATCTGACCAATCTCGTTTGCAGCTTGTCGATAGGCTTTTCCAGTAATGGACTGAGAAGTATGGCGGCGATTATCCCGCCCAGGAGCGCCGCAATGAACGTTGTCGCTTCCATCACTGTTCCTTTTTCTTCTTCTTTTCTATTCTCCCAAACTTTCTGCCCAGAGTGAAGTTCCAGATTTGCTTATAGAAAATTCCCCATACAACACCCACCACGACCAAAACATACGTTCCAGTAGGGCCCATATATCCCATGGGGAAAGATAGAGCGAGCACACACAAAACACCCAAAGCAAAGGCACCAAGATCTCTCATCTTCTTCTCCTTTAAAAAACCCTGGCCCCATATTTCAGGGGCCAGGGTTGCGGGCTTTCTACTGCCCGTTTCTCCTGCGAGTCTCCCACGCCTTGCGAGCACGCTCGCGCAGCTTACGGGTGCGAGCAGCCTTGCGGGCACGGCGAGTCCGCCACGCCTTATGGGCACGCTCACTAAGCTCTCTCTTAGTCGCCATGTTTTCCTCCTTAAATGGCCATTTGGAGTAAGGACGAATTGAATATCATCATCCAAAACGCCAGTCTGTAATTACCACCACAAACTACCTCTCAGTTCTATGATTCTCTCTCTTATTAGTCTTCTATATTCCACGGCATCGAGCCCCTTAACAATAACATCTTCCACTATCTTATGGAAAAAGTTGGCGTAGGATATGTTGCCTACCCGCATCTTGCTTGCGAAAAGATCATACATATCATGCCATATATCGTTCTTGAAGCCGCTGCCCCTATATGTTCTGGTTGGTTTAATTTCCATCTACCCGATCCTTAAGGATTTTACACTGGCACCAAAAATCTACAAACAAGAAATCCTCAAGGACATCGTAAGCGGGCCACTTGCCAGCAAATATATCACTGGCGACATGCCCCCAGAACATACAATACGGATAGAAAGTTCTATCTATTCTTTCATTACCTTCCACGCCCTTGATGTTCCTCTTTTCAATCTGCACGCAAAACCTCCCACAAAATTCCAGAAATCGTTTGGGATTCTACGCGAATATCAGATATGAAATAGGCAAGATCGACCATCGGCCAAAAGTAATCAGGTGGCGCTTTAAACACCTTGTTCAGCACCCTTACATCAACCCACATAGCCCTGCCTGAAATGGTCAAAAGCATCCACCGCCGTAGAAAGCCACTCTTCTTTCAAGCAGATTTCATCGCACAGCATCATTTTCTTATAGCCAATATCATACAGCCACGCAAGCTGTAGGAAGTCGGCACAAGAGGGAACGGGGGCATCAACGATGGAAAGCAACATCCTCGAACCCACAAGAGCTTTGGGATCTCGCTCGATGATTAGCTTGAGAGCCTTGGTAATCTCATGTGGCTTCTCAACCTCCACATACATATCACCAAGAGCAGCAACCAGACGCAACCCTTCTTGATCACGATACTCTCTGGCTACATACTCCAAGCCTTTCTGGTTCTCAATCTTGGCGATAATCAAAGAATCTTTGCCTACAAACTCCCTGAACTCATCAATATCCCGTTGGCTTTCCACATACGAGAGAAAGAACTTGTTGAATCCAGCCTTCCTGGCTTTCTCAATCTTCTCAATCTCAAAGGGCAGAAAAGTCGGGCCAAGAACTTCCAGGCTTGGATCTCTAATGTGCAGAGATTCACCCTCATATACCATGTATTCTGGCCCGCTCTCGAAGACCAGATGGGTTCCGTCCCTCACCTCTTTCAACAGGCAGCAATCTTCGCCCGCCTTGAAAAGAACCATGGTGGGAGTCTTCACCTTGATGGGGTGGTTAAGCTTGAGTTCCAGCCTGTCGGGGAGAATAATTGTCTCAACAATACGAAGTTGCTTGCCTTTAATATCGAAATACAAAGGCACGGAATCTTGAATCTTCCTAGCAATATCAAGCTCGGTGTCTAACGCTTCTCCCTTAACCATCGCACTATTAAGCCTGATGCCGTTGAGTCGTTTATCAACCACGAATCTCTTGAAGTGAGAAAAGGTTGGCCACATCGTCACCATTAAATCCAAGCCCATATTATCCTCCAAACAGCTTGTATAAGACATACGCCAGTGGGCCAAATCCAACGGCCAATATAATCACGACAAGTAGTTTTTCGACAGTGTGCTGGGCACCGCCGCCACTAGTAGTCATAATCAAGCCCAAGCACCCACAAACCACAGCCCACGCAATAGAAAAGACAAGGGCTATTGCTAAAATAGCTTCCATTAACTTACCTTTCTATAGCAACGACTTGGTTTTCTTGCCCTTGGTCTTCTTGTGAAGCTTAGAGGCAGACTTCAGAAGCTTGCGATCCTCAGGCGGAGAAACCTTATGAATCGTCTTGAGCGATTTCATAACCGTCTCGACCTGATGTGGCTCCTGCCTATCCTTGATTTCCTCCTTGAAATACTTAATCTTATCGGTTTCTTTGGCCAGAATACCGAAGATTGTATCAACAACTCGGCCAGCTTCAGGCAGGATAGAGATATGGTCAGCACCAAGAACCTTTTCCCACTGTGAGTAGATGGCCTTATCGATTGGGCTCATGTCGTCAGTTCCAGTGGATCTGTAGGGCTTCCTGATCAGATAGACCGAGAATTTTCTCTTAAGCTCCTCAAAAACATCCACAGAATTCATACGCTTCTGCATAGCGGTCTTAGCGAACTTCTCGCCAAGGCTCTTGTTGATTGTGTCGTAGAACCCTTCGTCACCAATGATGATACAAATCGGGTTAATGGCCTTGGGCATGTGGATGTTTCGGGCACAGTAAAGAGCAGCAATCTCGTAGGTCTCCTGCTTGGAGCCTCCACCACCACCCTCGATGACAAGCTCCTTGAGCTTCTCTTTGATGTCGGTGTCCTTTGAGAACTCCCTAATCTGGAATGGATAGGAGTCATTGCACATAGCATCGCCAATGGCTCCCCACGCAATCTCCATATCCTTGCCCAAATACTCTTTGGTTTCGTGCTCAAGATACGGGAGCTTTGAGAACATGGTGGCTGGCCATGCACCCATGGAGCCCGTCACATCACAAAGAATAACAAGAGGTGCAGGGCTGTTGGTCGTAATCGAATCAGGAATCAGATCAGTGCTTCCCTTGTTCGCAGCCTTAGCATCACCATAGCTTCTATTAACATGTCGGTCATAGACCTTGCGGGCATCCGAAAAAGAGGTGTGCCCCTTCCATTTTCCTGGGTTATAATCAGCAGTTTCAGACATTTTTGTTCTCCTTTTCATGTCTCCAATCATACAAAGTCGAATTCATATCCCAAGCCCAAGGAGCCACAACTTCCAAATCTCTTAATACTTGAGAGATAGTGGGACTCCAACCTTTAAGCTTGAGCCTAGCTTTAGCTTTACGCATCTCCAATGCTTCTATCATTTAAAACCTGGAATGTTCATACCAAAAGAACATGTCCTTTTGAAAGTTTGCTGTCTGATGTTTTGCAGCTCCTCCATCAAACTCTCTTCGTTCCATCTTGGCCTGGCCAAAACATCATACACAATCAACTTCTTGATGAATTCACAAACCAGGTCGGGCGTTCTTTTTGGAACGTCCCTGCTCCCCACATCACCGCCCAGAGCATAAACCATCGTCATCCCAAGCGAATAATAATCCGACTCGGGGAGTAAAGGCATGCCCTTGATTTGCTCAGGTGGGGCAAAATGAGGAGTGTAGCCCAGACTCTTAGAGCTACTATTTGGTCTGACTACCGAAAGGCCATAATCTACGAGAACAACCGTATGACTACTGGGCTGAATAATAATGTTCTGTGGCTTCACGTCGCCATGAACAGTGGCGTGATAGTGGAGATACATTAGGGCATTAAGGCATCTCTCAGTGATCCAGCATACGTGCTCTGCATCCAAGCCGCCGTTTTTCTCAATGATTTGTTCCAGGGTTGGCCCAGGAATGTAGCTCATGACCAAGGCCAAGCTGCCGTCATCCAGCTTTAGAATATCTCTAATAGCCGGAATGGCAAAGTGCCTCAAATCCCAAATAGATTTTGCCTCTCCCATCAGGATTTCCTCATCCTGAGGAGAGATATTTGAGGCGTGCTTGATACAAACTGGAGTGCCCAAGCTCACATGCTCGCCCTTGTATGTCTTTCCGAAGCCACCTTCAGCAATTTGCTCAAGGATTCTATAAGCCCCAACTACAGTTCCCTCAAGATCATCTTTGCCAGCATCATACTTCTTGCGGGATTTGGCGTTAGATAATACTTGGTGAGCTTCATTGAGCTGCTTGGAAACTCTATCATCTTCGCACTTGTCGGGATGAAAGATTTTCATCAAGGCTTTATATGCGGCTCCAATTACCTCTGGCCGTGCCCTCGGAGAAACCTCAAGCACGTCGTAATAATCCTTCTTACGGCTCGCCACGACCGACCTCCTTGTTTCTTTTGCATCCATTTTCACAGTCTATAACAACATCGCCGGTTTTGTTTAAGTGAAACCCCCGGCCATGACACTTGGCGCATGACTGAGCAACACTTCCTCCAACCACATTGAGCTTGGACATATCAAAAAGATTGCCGCCCATTGACCCATCGTGGTAGTGCTTTCCATCAGTGTGCTCGGGAATGGTTTCATCCATCATATAAGCACACTTATTTGGTGTGCATTGAATAATATAGACGCTGTGCGTCTTTATATCAACCTCTTTGAGATTTGGACAATACTTTGCGAGCCTTTCAAAAAGCTGCCTCTGCTCCGTGATGTTAAGCCAATGTTCGGGGAACGACAGGAACAAGCTCTTTACATCCTTCCTGACTTCCATCCGGTCGTATAGGCTCTCCAGGACACCACGACCCATGAACATTTCCATTTCGAGACTGTCATCTCTCAAATTGGGGCGTGTGTAGATATACACAGAAAGTTCAAACGGGTAATCACGCATCATCTTCCTCGTCGGCAACGGGAGCATCCCAATCAGGATCTCGCTCAGGGTCATCCACAAACTCTATCTCATCCAGGGCCAGGTGAGCGTCTCCCCTCATTGCGGCCACAGACACATCCTCAATATCCATATCGCTGGGGTCTTCTTCGCTCCAGATAATTATTACCCTCTTCCACAATCCTTTATTTGGATTCATAGACCTCCTCGACTTTCTTCTTTTGCGTGGCGGGAGAAGTTGTCTCCTCGTCCAAATAGTAATGGCCAAAGACCAGAACACCAATTATGAGCAGAAGCAGAAAGATGAATCGCCCATGAACCATCTGGTCATTTGATAGGCAATATTTACATCGCCCAGCCATTATTGGGATGCTGCTCCAGCAGTGGAAACATAGCTTTTTCATTCTGTTCCTGCCTTCTCCACTATGCCAAAGGCTATGCTTTGTGGAACGAACATCAACTCATCTTTGCCGTTGTCAAAAAAGGCGAAAGACCAGTATGGCTTGGAATCAGTTGGAGGGACAACGCCCTTGAGCCTTCCAAACCACCTATTCTTGGCTCCATGATAGATGTATAGTATGACGTTCTTGCCGACAAAATCTCCTAGTTCCAACGGCTTTGCGTTGTCTCTATAAACACTCATTTATACACCGTCCCGCCTCTGCTTATCACAACTATCTCGCCCTTCTTTGTCCCCGACAAACACTCGCAGAAATAAGTTCCCTTGTTTCGCGGGCTTAGGCGAAATATATCAACGCAGTATCCATGACAGGCATCGAGCGCGTCGTTAGTATAGAAGGGCTCTTTCTTGGTTTCACGCACGGCCACTACGCAACTGGCCAGAAGGAAAGCCAAAATAATCAGTATCTTATACATCGAAGCACTCCTTAAGAAGACCAATAATCTTCTCCGCCATTTCTTTGTCCCTAACGATAAAGTATGAATATCGTTTATATGTGCCCCCTTGACTCTTGAAAGCAGCGAGCATCGTTTCTTCTGGCCCATACATCTCACCAGACCCCTCACGATCTTGAAACTTAAAAGCCAGTGCTGCCCAAGGCCCACCCTTTTTAAGGAGCCTCTTGTCTGTCTGCCTTCTCAGTTGGACACCAAGCTGGCTATATCCAACATCAAGCTCATCTATGGTTTCTGCTTGCAGGCCAGATGTTTTCCGCATCACCTTATCTTCCATTAGTCTTCCTCTGGTATAAAATAGCCAAGTTGCCCATGGGAGATGTGTTTATGATACATCAGTTTACGCTTATCACGCTTATCCTCTGGCTCCTCCCATACCCTCATCTCTATTCCTTTTTCCATGAGCGTGATCTCTAAACTATGACGGTCATCAAGTTTTCTCGAAACAGTATCGTCATCTACAACCCATTTGTATTGAGACAAATTCTCACTCCTCGTCTTCCTCGTCCTCTTCCACGAGACAAACAACGTCTTCCAATTTGGCAACAACAACGTTCTCAGGTGCTCCAAGACCAAGTGGAATAGCATTGTCTATAAGATAGACAATCTCATCACCTTCGTCTATGCCGAGGTCATCAGAGGCCACCACTCTTCCCCTGCCAAAAAAGGGAGTGGATTTATTAACCACTTTGATTGGCCCATCATCAGCGGCACCTTCTTCTAACTTCTCGATAATAATGAACTCACCCACAGCTTCAAGCTTTTTAAGGTCCATTTCTTTCTCCTTGCCTTATTCCTAAGCTCGCAGAGCTTATTGTGATCAATCTTCTCTCCACATACCAGACAAGACCAGTTGTCTAAGTAGTCTTTATATAGAGCGTAATGTAGCCCTCCATTACACTTATTTTTTAACACTTTTAAAACCCCCAAATATCTTTACATGCTTGTAGCTTAAATATTTGTGGTAAACCCTGCTGCTCACAAAGACCAGAAAAACAGCGAGTAGAAGGGCGGCGGCAATGCCGCCAAAAAACAACAACATGGCATCTTCCATCTAGCTTTCCTTTAAGTCTAACATAGATCTAACCATCAGATCATAAACCCTCATATCAACATTGTGTTTGGTAAATACATAACGAGCCCTCGACAAAAGGTCTTCCTCAACTTTAAGGAACCACTCGTTACTCTCTTCCTCAGCTTCAAGGTTGTCGTTATTACTTGGGTGCATTAACTTTTGGAAAACAGGGGACTTGGCGAAGTTCACAAGCTCATCCAGCTCCTCTTCATCAAATCTATTCGCAAGTCTCTTGGCATGACCTTCGATTAGAAAGGAGTAGTCAAGATCCGCGAACAGTTCAGTCCAAGCAACTGCCGGGGCTTGAGGGGCCATACTATAGTGCATTTGAACCATCATATCAATGATGTCATCCTTGAACCCAATTTCCTCAAGATACTTAAGAGCTTTGCTGAGTTTCGGGTCGCTTTCCATTAATCCTCCTGTTAATCCTCGACCGAGATATAAAAATCGATCTTCTTACCTTCTCTATCAAAACACTTACATTTGCCAAAAGTTCCGTGGACATCACGGAACATGAAAGTAGATCCCACATTGTCGGATTGCTTTTGCTTGCACATCTGTTTGCATCTGGCCCTCAGGCTGTTGTAGTTTTTACCGCAGTCAGAGCACCCCGATGTTGCCAAAACCAAGACAACTAAAACAGCTTTCCAAAACATTTCTCCTCCTTCAAGTTGCACACATTATAGGCAACATCACGCACAGTGCAACTACAACAAACATAAAAATAAAAGGGAGCCAGTCTCTACACCATTCGCCCATTTTACCTCTTTTAATCAGCGACCATACACCACTCATTAGAGTAGTCTTTGATTTCTTTGGCTTTCTCTCTTATCTCATCCGCAGTCCAGAGCAAAGCCTCCTTGTTTCCACCTGCTAAATTATGAACAAAGCGAGTGGGGGTCAAGGGGCTTTTTGGCCCCGATGCAGCAAGAACGGCGACAAGAATATGACTACACCCAGTTGCCAATATTCTTGCAGTCTCAGCTTCATCGATGTCTGGGTCGGCTAAGTATGCATCTAAAGTATATACGACTACGGCAACATTATCGACTTCCGCCGCAAAGGCTCTTTTTAGATAGAGTTTAACCGATTCCCTGTGGCTTCGAATTACATAATCTTCTGGATTCATTGTCCTTTTACCGACACCAGAAGAAACCCACTTGCAACATTTATCGGGCAGGACTATGTAGGCTTGACCTGGCTGGCGACAAGAACTCCAATCGAACTTCTCTACTTCCTCGTACAAAACGCGCAGGAAATCCATTTGGTCTTGCCACCAAACCTTTGTGCCTACCGTTCCTTCTTCCTGAAAGGCTGTCAAGATGTCAGCGAATCCAATTTTAGTTCCCATGCAACCACCTCCTTATACAGCCAATTCTCAAGTAGCCTGAAAAGACGCGAATCAAATTTGGTCATCACCGTGGCGCCAAAGTTCAAATAAGATCTACTATCAAAGGCGCCGCAGGCTGCGCTTCGCCGCTTGGAAAGAATACAAATTTCTATATCCATGCGGGCTGCCCCCATTTCTTTTCCCAAAAACCATCATGAACGGTATTAACTACCGTATGCGAAAGCTCACCCAAAAGTGGAGCCATCAAGGGATAGAAAGGGTTGCCATTGAAACCCACCCAACTACAATAGCCGACCTGATTATGTATCCTCCCCTTGTTCGGGCTCATCATCTCCAGTTTCATCTTCTTCCTCAAGCTCAGCCAAGTAGTCCTCGGTTCGCATCTTTCTTTGTCTTTTCTCACGCTTATCTTTATGTGGGCCAGCTTTACCGTGAAGCCCCTGTTCTTCTCTACTTATCTTCTTCAATGCTTTTAGTCTGTCCCACTTCTTTTTCTTAGCCATTTCTTCTACCCGGTATTTTCATTTTCGAAAGAACCAATCTTCTTATTTCATTGCCGGCAGGCAACCAAGCACTAACAAGCTTTTTCCTAATTACTTCCCACAAAGGAACAGAGATATAATCCTCGATTTCTGGATTGTATCTTCCTCGCAGACAAATCATTTGCGTCCATACTTTCTTATCACATCGGCTATGCCGTCGGCTTCCACTTCCTCTAATTTATCACCGGCCAACTCAGCTGCTTCTTTCTTAATGCTCTCGGCGTCACCTTCTTCAATATCTCCAGATAGTTGCCCGTAATTGATTAGGTCTTCGCCCATCCTAAACATAGACACAGCGACATCTCTAAAGGTAAATCCCATTTCTAAAGCCTTCGATACAATAAAAAGGCTGGCCATAGCGCAGAAGGTCTTGAACTTTTTCTCATTGGTTTGTGGCTCTGTGCGATCCTCATACGGAATCTTGGTCATTATCATCTCCAAACAAATCTTCTAAATATCTCCACATCTTAGCAACTCTAGGATCCATTTCCTCCGTGCTGTGAAGTGCGTTATAAAAACCTGGCCACTCCTTCTTATACATATCAAAGAAGCCAGAGTCGGTGCCTTTGGAAAATTCCATGTTCGCTATTCGGTCAGCAAGCTTCAACGCCAGAGCATCTCTGGACTGCCTGATTTTCGCATAGGTTTTCTCGTGTCTTTCTTTGCGGTTCCTTCCCATCTCGTTGGTCACGGCATAAACGATGTCCGCAATTTCCTGACCAAACCCACACTTGATTTGGTCGTAGGAAATTTTTGTATCCTCGATTACATCATGTAGCCACGCCGCAGTCCTGAGCCTGAAATCTTCCACAAAGCCAAATCTATTTAGGGCCATCTCTACTTGTTCGAGGTGATAGGTATAATCGTGGGTGCCGTATTTCTGCTTACAGTGAGCAACCTCACCAAACCATTTAGCTTTTTCACGAAGGTCTTTCCAACACATTTTTGATTCTCCATTTTTCTACAGCAAACCTATACCCGCACCGATTTCTAAGCTGGTCCCACATAATTGACCAATATTGATCCCAATGATCAGGATTAGCAATATAAGTACTTATGGAACCCCATCTCTGTTCCTTTCTCTTCCAAAAATCAGTATTTATTTCCATCTATCTCTTCTCCAAGACAAACAGCTCAGACCTCATCGGCATCACACTATCCACATATTTCTCTGAGTGGCTGGATAGGATGCGCCAGTTTAGATTTTCCAGGCGCCTGAACAAAGGATCGGGCATCAATATATCATATTGAAATTCCGTAATCTTCCGCCCGCCACAGGTGGTCACATTAATCACGGAAACTGTTTGAGATGTATTATGTATCGCTTCAGCGATTTGGTCAAGCAACTTATTTGTGATGATACACATCAGGTCGAAATCATAGACCGAAAACTTCTTATCTGTTTCTTCAAGGAAGTCAAATATATCTTCCGCGTGAAACGAGACGCTCGCCGCTGGGGCGAAGTGTCTCTTGAGCATGAACATGAAAGCCATCATCTCTACGCTTCTCTCACAGGCATCTACGGAGTCATAGTTCCTTGCTGCCATGAGAATCTGACTTGCTGGGAGGCCAACATAATTGGCCTCTTCTTCCACAAACATATCAACCATCAGCTCGAACTTGCTATAAACCAAGTCTTTGCCGTATCTTGCGATGAGTCTATTATCAAACGGTTGACCGCTGAAAGAGGAAGCCGCCATGGGTTTCCTCTTGCCCGCCTTCAAAGATCTATAGTGAGTCTGGATGGTCGCTTCCGTCAGACTAATCCCATACTCGGCCAACCGTGCTTGCGCTTTTGTGGCCCACCGACGATATTTTCCTAGCACTGATCGGATGTATTCCTCGAATATGATTTGGTTAATCACCATATTGCGAGTGGTGGAATCTACCCAGTTCTGTATGGGCAAATTCCTGCTACTGCGTTTTTGACCAGTTTCCATTTTGTTTCCCGCGATTTCAAGCACTTAGAACTTTTCGCTTGACGATTTGGATTTACGAATTAAGTTGATCATAGAAGCCCAGAGAAGTATATACATTTAACAAATGAAGAACTTTAGTACATAGCCCACCAACCAACAAAGACCTACAGCGCCTCCTATAACACCTGCCGTAAAAACTCCAGCAAGTAAGGTTCCCTTAACGCTATTTATTCTATCACGCCGCACACGAGCATAGTGCTCAGGATACTCTTTCCTATCTCGCCTCTCCCTTTCCCGCGCTTCTCGCCTCTCCCTGATTTTTTCTGGTATTTTAAAGAGAGAGATAAAGCCGTGGATTAAGTATGAGAAACCAAGCGATAAAATACCACACCAAACCAGAAACATAAAACCCCATACGACCGTGGGATTCTTACTGGTAGAACAAGTATCGGCGGGCATAAAAGAAACATTTATAATTCCGGCAACAAGCCCTAAAACTATTCCTGCTACTTTGGTCCTAAAATGCATTGGTCTTTCCTTAAAACTTGAATGTTGGATACTCGACGCTTGTTTTCTTAACGGAGCCTGTAGATCTTTCTACCCATCCCGATTTGAATTCTCTTATTATTACCTTGCCTTTGGGACTAATGCCTACCACCACTCCCTCACATTTTATATTACCTCTCCTACTTGTTTTCCAAAATTCTATCGCATCACCGACTTTTATTTCCTCATCCATTACCAATCCTCCGGAAGCGGGCCAAGAATATCCGCAAGGCTCTCGCCAGTTTCCTCGCCCCATTGTTCTCTTGGAGCTAATCGCTGGCCAGAAGAATTGTAGTCTGCCCCACACTCACAAGTATTCGTGAAGCCATCACAATAAACTTCCTCACCGCAATCACACTCAACGAGAGTATATCCTGGAACTACATGTGAATACTCAATTGTTTCCCTTCTCCAATACCCATCGCAGTTAGGATTGGGACACGGCCTCTCAGTCAAATCTTTCGTATTTCCACAACCACACTTATCACATCCAACATGCTCTTCTTCATATTCATGTAGTTTGGAAGCCACACGCTCAATCACTTTAGACATTTTTCTTATCTCCGTCCAGAATTAAGCACTCAAATGGAATATCATCGGACAATACAATTCTATCATCCGCACTCTTATAGAACTTCACACCTTTATACCTGGCGTGAGATATAGCCACCTCAATCAATACTACATGCCTGCTGCGCCTACGAGCAGCCTCAATAGTAATGTCTTTGTCGTATGATAAATGAACCTTCTGCCTGTTCATAGCACAGAGTCCAGATTTCTTGATGTCTTTTAGAGCTTCTTCTGTGGTCGCATGATAAATAGGCTTATCAGGCAAAATCTCTGTGTAGCCCTCGACCTCAATCGAATGCCCATGACCAGCTCTAATATAGCCCCCCTCTAACTCAAACCTCGTCTTAACTTTTGGATCCTTAGACGGACGGGTTAGAGAAATAACATCTTGTTTTGATACACTAAACTTCATCTTGGCGTTTAGCTTTTTCAACAGGTCATCCAGTTTGCAGCACCCTCTTGAATCCAGCTCCAAATCGCCCGGCTTGTGCCGAAGCAGCAAGCTCATATATTTAGACAGCTTTTTCTTATCCTGGGATTTCATTAGACCCTCTCCTAAATACCCTTTTACTGTTAAGTTTCATAGTTTCATCATGGACACGACTGCTCAAAAAGTTATGAGATGTATAAATGTGTCGGAGGATGTGTATCCCTTCACAATAATAGACAGAGTGCCAATGAACAAAGGCACCCTGAAATGCATTGGCTTTTCTAGGCTTTATCATACTTCACAAACACCGGATTGGGGTGCTCCCTCATCTCTGTCCGTTTCTTATACTCAATCCACTCAATCCTGGGCAGAAGAGCTTGTCCATTTCTTTTGATGAGCACATGATGAGGTCCGATTTTAGAAATCTCGTTGTCCGCCTCACATCTCCAGCATTTCTTTCTGCTACATCTATAGCCCACAAAGTATTGTTTTTGTTTGTTTCCAGTCTTCTTGTCCTCTACTTCGGCCAAGAAAGAGACATGAACAAGAGTTAGAGGAGCCTCTCCATCACACCAGCCCGTAAAATGATAGTCTGGATGCCAGCCGAGTTGCTCCCCATTCTCAAAAGCACGAGCGATTTCATCAAAAGTTAGTGGCTTCATTTTTTATCCTTGATTATAAACCGAAATGACATGACGCCGAAACCGCACCACCTCTTCGTCCCAGAGCTGAGACTTTAAGTTGCCACCAAATATATCACTTAAACTAAAAAGAAAGGGAAGGGCAGGAATCCAGACCGAAGCAGTAACCATGTTTCTATTGCGCCGCTCGATTATTTTCATATTATTTTCCTGAGCTGCCCCCAAAGTTGAGACTCAAGCCGACTCCAAAGCTGATTCCCAAGCTGAGGTTCAAACTGAAACCCAAGCTGAAACCTAATCTGAGCCTCAACCTGAGCCTGAGCCTCAACCTGAACCTGAGCCCAAAGCCGACTCTTAGGCTGAGATCTTATTTCCATTTACTTTTTCCTGCAAACATAGATGTCAGTATTCCTATTAGGGCGTAGAACTTCAACGTCCAGTGTCGGAGAGAGCCAGTCCATAAACTCATCTGGAGAAATCCAAGCGAAACTCGTATAATGAGGCTCGCATCCCTCTCTCATCTGGAAGTGATGGACAACATTACCAACCGTATAGTAGCACTCGGCCACAACATCTTCATTCGCAGCCTTGTAGCCTTTGAAAGTAGGATCCTCCGGCGGACGATAATGAAAGGTATTGAACACAAACCTCCCGCCATCCTTTAGGCGCTTGTGAATTATAGTAGCCGATAGTCTGGTAAGCCAGTAATTAACTGCCTGTTGGCTGAAAATCGTATCCCATTTGACAATCGATTGACCAAGAAAACAACCAACACTGCTATTTACAAGATCGATGCAATGCTTTTTCAAGCCCTCTTCATCAGCCATATTTATATCAGCATCCACCACATTTATGATTCCAGCACCACGCTTACGAGCAGCAATAGCAAGACGGCCAGAACCACCGCACAGATCCAAAACAGATTCGCCCTCTTTCAACTCAGCCGCATCGAGCAGAGGATCCGGGGATCTTTCCAAGTATCGTTCATACAAAAGCTCGTAGCTTTTTTTATCTAAGTAGTTCATCACTGTCTCCATACAACCAAAAGACTCCGTGGTGTTCAATCTCAAAACTCTCTCTACAAACCCTACAAGAATCCCTGACGGTTCCAGGCGGAGCCCATGCTACAAGAGGCAAATCCGTATTGGTTTCGTGAGCATGGACAATGGTCCTACATTTAGGATTCAGCTCGAATAGATAATGGAGCAATGGCGCGTTGAGAGTTGCTTTTGGACCTTCGACTGTAACCACCTTTTCCCTATGATCAACAGAGCTTACATGCGTCCAGTCACTCATGTCCTCTTTTCCTCTGACCGTGGTGACAAAAGAAACATCTTCTCTGTTCTGCACCCTCGTTGCAATTGTACCGAACCTATAGCCTTGTTTGCCGTATGTCTTATGGAACTTGTCTGCAAACGCTACGGCATATCTTTTGCATAGCTTACGGGCAGCTACAATATCAAGCTCTTCAACTGTGGTTCTCTCCAACCATCCATCCCGCAATCGAGTTGCGTAATATTTGTCCTCAAGCATTTCGCAGACGAACCTAGCAAGATCCTCATTGCCCACGATTTCCTGAACCGAATGTTCCTTGGTAATCACCAGCTTCCGATCCAAGTTAGTAGCATCATTGGCAAACACGGCAGAGGCTCTTGACTCCAGCACAATATCATAAGCCGCTCCCAACAACTCTTCTTCCGGAACAGCCTTGAGAAGCTTGAAGCCAAACAGGTGGGTATTAGGATTGGCTTTCTTGACTTCATCAATTACTCTGGGAGCAATGGTGAAGTCGATGGGGATTATGTCTCCCGGCTCATAGTCGTGAGATGGAAATTTGCCCTCCCATGGATTAACTGGAATCAGGTTGGCGACCGCGCCTCCGAGAATCACGGCATCAAATTTAGGAGCAAGTTCAACAACTTGCTTCATATAATCATGGAAGCCATCGTGAGTTAGGAGAGTATGACCTGTGAAAGTTCTGGGCTTTGTTTGCTGTGAGGTTAGATATGTGACAGAGTATCCCAAATCATAGAGCTTGTTTGCAAGATCGACCATCCGGCCACCACGAAAGCGGTTCGTAATGATCTTCACCGCATCCAGCTTCGCATGAACTGGGCCTCCCGTAACCAAGATCTTTTTCATTGTGGCCCCTTGCTAGTGGTTCGAAATCTACCAAGCTTTAATGCTGAACACCTTTCAACAGCACAATCTATATCACAATTCATCCCATCCCTGAACGGACAAATACCTTCATCTGGGCAATCATACTTATATGGCCTATACCTCTTAATCAGCTTCCATCCAAGCTTGTGAAGCCAGCCATCCAGTCTGCTTGGGCCGGATGTTATGTGTGGAATAATAACAGCTTCACGATCCCTAATTCTTTCTTCGATCTCTTTCAACTCATCAAGTAGCTGCCCGCGTTTCCCATATAGAGAAGCGATGCTGTCCCTGTATGGCCCGTCGGATCTGGGCACACGCCAAACCCTGGAGTCAGGCGCATCGTCTAATGCTGTCTCCGCAGCTCTCGCCTTCTTAGTTGGCGACCAAGGTGGGGGCATATTGTTCTCCTTTTTCACCATGATGCCTGGCATGCCAGGCATGTAGCTGGAAGTCTTAAAAGTTGGCACTCTCTTTTTCATCTCTTCGTCGTATTCCCCTAAATCATCCGGCATTTTCTATCTTTCTGGTCCGCCCGCAGGGCGAAAGCTCACTACGGACGGGTGGATCGCGTTCTTTTTTGATCTTTAGAAATCAAATCCCGAATCTGACGCGGCTTCAATCGTCTCGGTTTTCGGCTCGGTTGTTTCCGTCTCGGGCTCGGTTTCGCAAGCAGCCAGAAGCTCGGCAGCAAGCTCATCCCGCTGCTCCTTCTTAAGGCGACCCTGGCAATAAGATTTCACGAGAGCATCCAGAACAACGTCGTTTTCCTTGATGATGTCATAATGCTGAACCACGAAAGCCTTGATGTGGTCACGCCGCTTGGGCTGACTGGCCACGGCTTCCTGCTTGGCTCTCATATCGTTTTTGATCTTATCTTTCAGGGCGACGGGATTGGAGAGATCCTCATCCTTGATAAGCTCCACAATATCCTTCACCTTGGCCTCAGTGCCATCAGTCTTCAACAGAACCCGAATACAACTAGCGATTTCCCTTACTTCCTTTTTGTCATTGGCCATTTCTTTCTCCTTTCAGTTAGTTAAGAACAGTGTCCTCGTTTTTGGACATCTCTTCAAGGCCGTCCCAAATCTCTTCAAACATCGCCAAAATCTTCTCTTTTGGCTCGCCAAGCTTTTGGGCAAGTTTAATGACTATATTCATCATCACATTTGCCGTCCAATTGGCGAAGCGACCATCCTTAAAAGTTTCAGGATGTGAATCGCGCATACTGCTCAAAGCTTCCGAAATTACTACTTGAATTTCATTAGCAGCTTTTAGTTCCTCTTCTCCTTTCATTATCACCTCGGTTTCATTATTTATCCGCCCGCTCGCCCTACCCCTACTTTATTCGCAGATTTCTGCTTTACTATGAGTAGTTTGCACAACTGGAAACTCCTGCATAACAAAACGCATAGCCCGCATAAGAACCCTCAAATTCTTATGGGTTTTTAGCTCAAGCAGATAATAATCCCTATCACCACGAACTCTATCTGCTGAGACTAAAATATCTTTGTTGAAGGCCACATACCTAATAAAATTGAGGGCATGTGTCTCTCCGCCATGAATGCCCTTCAAGAAATTATTTGCCCATACATCTGGCAAACTTCCAGCTTCTTCATCGCTCTCAGGAAAATACATCCAATACAACTTCTCCTTGGCGATGGGGAAGAACCTGCACTGCTCAACCTTGCCAGAAGTAGCCTCCATAGCTCGTGTATAAACTATTTGCGCTGTATAATGACTGCCAGCAGGCTTCCCTTCCATTTCACCCGGCGCATCAGGATTGGTTCGTCTCCTAAACCTTATCTTAGCTCCCCTACCAGAATAGTTGGGGAGCTTCGCATCGAAGTATCTGTCGTAATACGTTAGAAGCTGCTGGGTTTCCAGCCCGAACTCCTCAGTCGCAATGCTCATAATCTCATCAGGATCAGCTTCAGCATTGATGAAAAACCTTGCTTCGTAATATCTCTCTAACTTGAAACCCACCTTCTTGGCCCTGCGCTTAAAGAACCAGTATCGTAGCTCAGTAACACCAACCTCAATCCCAGCAACCGCAACCACCGCGATAATAAAGCTCATCGCTGCTAAAACCCACGCTGGAGTCTCAGGGTATATAGCGAAGCCAGCCATCATTAAGATAATATACAGAGGGTCATGGATCAGAACATCTTCAGCGAGACTAACCGAACCTCCCTTGATTGCCTGCTTTGCGTAATGGCGCAGAGGCTTTCTCTTTTTAATAGGAGTCGTCCTATAGATTTTCCAGGCTTCCCAAATGTGAGCTGGAAAAAACCCAATCTTTTCAACAACCGGGCCAGCTATGGACAACACTAAAACGCTGGTGGAAAACAGAGAAACTATCGCCGTGCCCACCACATTGACGAGCATGGCGATTGCTTCATCTCGGCCAAACCTCTTGAAGACCTTCCAGAACGGACTGCCTGGAAGCTCAATTGGCTTCTCCGCAAATCTTTTCATTTGTGGCCCCTGTTATAACTATAACAATTTTTCTTAGGTCACTTTGCTTTATTGACGTATTTGTTGGTTACAGGATCATACAGCCTGTTGCGAACCATAGTGCAAACGTCCCTCGTCATATTGATCTGGCTAAAAGCGGCATCCCAACTACCACCCTTAACCTGAACGTAGTCATAAGAACCAGAGACATGGATGAGGTTCCCACTTACCGTATCCTTCCAGTAGATCCCATCAGATCCTTCTTCACTGCTTAGGGCCACATTCCTCAGCTCCCAACAACGATAGGGCGTGCCGTCCATCTCCGTAAGCTCAACAACCACCCAATCAGCGCCCATGTTCTCCGCCCAGCAAGACGAGCAACCACGATCAATGCTGGCACAACTCACCATAAAAACACAGAAAGCCACAAAGAGCCACAGGTGGCTATTACTAATCAGTTTCTTCATCGATTTTTCTCCTTAAGCCGCAACAAAGGCTTTGTTAATAAGAGCGAAAAAAGGTCGATCTCCCTCTCTACATGCGCGATTTTTTAATCTTGAAAGCTCATCCTTGATACGACAATACCTCCTATCACTAAGATTGAAGCAACCCAGAGAAGCCGATTCCAAGCACCTCCGAACCAAACAGTTGAAATGATTAAAGCCAGAATTGGAATAGCATACAAGCTGCTTGATGACTTCTGGCCAATCCTCCTAACCACGCTAATCCAAAAAGAATAAGACAAAGCCATATGAACAATTGCGAAAACGAGGATAAGTGCTGTGGAGCACAGCGAAGAGACATTGTTCCAGTTAAATGTCCCAGTCAAGTGCCCAACAAAGAAAGCGGCAACACTACTGACGCCCTGAGCAACTCCCTGTAGAAAGAATCTTACTTTCTCGTGCTCCTCTTCAAGGGAAGCACTATATCCCGCCCATAGAAAAGCAGCCACAATTCCAAAGAGTATGCCAATAATATCATCAACTACAATATCCCCAATCGCCGGGGCAAGTATGACGGCAACTCCGAGAAACCCCATCACGCAGCCGACAAAAGCATTCTTCGAAAGCTTCTCTCCCCTTCTCCTGGCTATGAAGACAACCAGAAGTAATGGCCAGAGATAGTTGGCAAGAATGGCGTATTGAATTGTGAGACAGAAATAGATGGCCAGGAGAACAAAGATGTCGTAAAAGCCGTTGAGAAGCGCCAGCTTAAAGAACTTGCCCCTATCTACTTGCACTTTTGATTCGCCCTTAGCGAAACCTATGAAGCACAATATAGAGGCTGCGATGCCGTTATACATAGTAGCCACAGCAGCCCAATCTCCGTTCGAACAGACAAGCATCTGTTTTACAAAGGGGCTCGCTGAAGCCCAGACGATAATTATGAACCAAAAAAGGATGTGAAACATTTCAACTCAGATCCGCACCGATGGGTTAAAGGCCCCGTATGTAATGGCCCAAAAATAACATACCGGCTCTTCCTCCAGAGAGAATTCTCCACCAAGAGCAGGCCCATAAACGAAGTCCTAAACCCCGGCCAGGTCTTCACACGCCTGGATTTTATCTCCACAACAACACCAACTCTCTTTCAAGCTCGCTTCTCAGTGGAAAGGAAATAATCGCCCTGAAAGGAGCACGACATCTATACTTCATATCTGCCCTCTTAAATACCACCTCACTTACAGACGCCTCAGCTGGATACATGAAAACTGGTTCAATAACCATATTTCATTTCATAAGCTCGCTCGCGAGCATCCTCCGCAAGAAACTGCAAATAATCGTTGTACCTTTCCAGCACTTTTTCGTCTGCAAGCTTCTCATCAATCTCGGGCACCACCCTCTTTCCATTACACTCATAACAAGGAACATCATAGAAACCGGACATATAGTTTTCTCGATCCTCGTAGCTCCAGTCTCGATCCCATTCATCGCCCGTGATTCCATGCGAGTCGATACTTGGATTCACATGCTTCCCTTTACCCTCGCAAGTCGGACAGACCTCAAACCTAATGGGAACTCTAACCTCCTCCTCACAATCGCCACCACCGCACTCACAATCCTCACCACAAGGCAGCGTAAGAGTGGCCATTAGTCTATTTTCATCAATACTATTCCACCATTTACCTTTGAGCGCTGCAAAATCTCTACAGTCCATTTTTCTTCTCCCTGATTTCCTCCCGTGCCAACTCTATTTCATTCTGAGCGTCTTGTAGGGCCCACATCACACAATCTTCGCGTCCCTCTTCAGCATACTCCTCAAGAGCACTGCCAAGTTCCTTGATGGCATTGCCTACACGCTTGATGAATTCCGTGTCCATGGCATCTCCTTTAGTTCTTTGCCTCTGAAGATATGAATGGGGCCAGTGCGCCGTGTGGCCAAATCTTTTGCAAGAGCTTCAGCCTCTATATAAGTATCCACAACTTTGTAGAACAGGCCATCACTATGAATTGGGTCGTCGGCGTAAGCAGCAATTACCAAATACCTATCATCCATTTTCCTACACCCCTATCCTACAACTCATCCAAAGAAAAGGTGCCAGTGTCATTAACGACTAAAACGCGCTTTCTACAGCCAGAGCAAGTGGCCCAAAAACAAGCCTCTCTAAACCTTTGCACATAGTCGGGCTCACCCTCGTAAGGCCCCTCAACTTCATCGTGCATACATTCTTCCAACTCTCTTTCTTCCATCATATCTCCTAAGCGAAAATAGCTATGATTTCTTTGACCTCTTTTCTACCACCCGCCTTGGCGGAGATAGACCTCCTAACACTTACCTCTACGATATTAGCGCCCTCGTAAAGCTGCCTGGTAAATTCAGTGTCGTGATTGCTGATTAAAACTGTCGCTCCTCTTTCACAAGCCTTTCTGGCCAGTTCAGCCAATTCCTCTTGATCCTCTTTGGAGAACCCAACACCAGAATAGTTCGTAAAGCCGCTTTCATTGAGCGGCACGTAAGGCGGATCGCAATAGATTACATCCCTATTGTTGGCTCGCCTCAAAGCCAGCTTGTAGTCATCATACATATCCACTTGATTCCCCATCAGTTTGTCGTGGAAATCCCCAAGCTCTTTCTCTGGAAAATAGATTGTTTTGTATTTCCCAAAGGGGACGTTGAACTCACCCCTTTTGTTCAGACGAAATAAGCCGTTAAAGCAGTGGCGGTTAAGATAGATAAATAGAACTGCTTTCCTGTAGCCCCAATCAAGACTATTAAATTCGTTCCTAAGCCTGTAGTATCTCTCAGGATCATTGCCGTTGTTAAAAAGAATTTGAGCTGCCTTTATGAAGTGGCTGCCATAAACCTCAAGATACTTAAACACTGCTATAGTATTACAATCGGCTATAACATATCGCGAGAAGTTAGTGTTGAGAAACACAACTCCAGAGCCCGCAAAGGGCTCGATAAACTTCGTCCTTCTGTGTGTAGGGAAAAGAGGGATAAGTTCATCGAGCAGACGATACTTCCCGCCTGGCCACTTAAGAAACGGCTTCTTGTATTTCATTTTCTCTATTCCTCAACCCAACCGAAAGCAGGATTTTAATAAGGGCCGCTTTTTCTTCGGCACTCAAATCACCCCTAAAAGAACTGCGGAATTTTAGTAGCTTATCATACAAAAGATCGAGTTCGATATTATCCATAGAGTTCACAACAATCCTCAACTGCGGCTTCGATGCCACAAGTATAGTCTTCATGGCAAACATCAATACCGTAAAGGGCGTGATTTAGAATCATAACCTCTATGGCTCTCATCGATGCAATATATCTATCGTCCTCTTCCAGCGGCGTATCATCTGTAAGATCACTCTGAAGAATTCTGCCGTATCCCCCAGTTCGATTAATCAACAGTTGGATCCCAAAGCAAGGTAGGGCGATAATGTCGCCAGCCCCAATCTCAATCCTTCCATCTGGCAATACCTCTTCAATAGGCTCTTTTTCTGCTGGAATCATTTGATATTCCACGTAAGGCGGCGGCTCTTTATGCTCGGTCACTTTATACTTCGCGTATGGTGGAGACACCTGAGTTTCCCAGGGCTTAAAGAAAATGGCTTCATATAGGGCCTCTTTAAGAAGTTTCCTTGCGTCGTCGCAATTGTCTGGATCAAATGTGATTATGGCCTCGTAATGCCTGATTTTCTTAGCAAGATCGTCAGAACTATCCTCAGCCCACTGCTTTCCTAAAGGTGGAAGTACTCCTCTAAGATTGTCTATGTTATGCTCCAAAATGTCCTGGTTCATTTCCTCCTCCTCGATTTAAGCGCCTTGATTGCCTTCATAAGACGTATTTCTCGAACATTAAACCTAATGATTTTCTCATATATTTTGCGCAGTCTTTTGTTGAAACCTGGATAGATGATGTTGCCGTTGATGTATACGAACCCAGCCTCATCAATATCAATTGCTACTTTATTCACTGTCAATGTAATTCTAGGAGTGCAGGAGCCACAGAACCTTTTTGTTTTCCAATCTGCTTTCGGGATCTTCTCCAACTCTGTAATAAGCTCACCAAGAAGACTGCTTTTAGAATTGGCAGGAATACTGTAGCTCGTCAAAGCTAAAACCAAAACTAAGAAAACCGCATGTTTTATAGACACTCATCACCTCGTAAATATCTGGACAAAGAGAGCTTCGCGCTCGCTGATGCTCTTCTCTTCACCAACCTCTGGATACATTAGCTCCTCCTCTTGATCAGAGTGCCAATGACCCAGAAGTACATGGCCAATCTCGTGAAGAATTACGGTTTTGAACAATCTCTTTTCGACTATAAATATATCCCCAGAGGCTATGATTGCAACACCTAACACATCTGGATCCTCTCTGTATTTCGCCACTGCCCTCTCCCAACTCCAGACAGATTGGGCATTGTAGATTGTGGATATACCATCCTTTTTCCAATCAATTACTTCAGAGAAAGGGACATCATCCACAAAACTGTTCAGTTTTACGTAGCCATTTGTGGAGATTTCCCATTCTTTAAGGGCGCGTTGAATCAGGAAAATCTCCTGAGTAGAAAAAGAACTGTCAATTCGAAATTCCACCACCCTTCTTGTTAATAGCCAACTGGCCTGCTGCTTGCTAGATGCCCTAATACCAACAACCATCAGCATAACCAACATGCAGGAAAACAAAATAGAAAGCGCTACTACAGCCTCGCGAAAGCGCATAATGTCAAACATCCTTTAATCACAAGACCAGTGCCCATAACAAGCATACCAATGATCATGATTTTTTCGTATAGCTTAAGAGACTTCCAGGTGTCTCTAAGAGCCTTTGTTTTTCCCTTTAGTTCTTTCCTACGCTCTGCTTGTCGCTCCTCTAGTTTTTTGAGGAGTCCGAACCAGTCCATTCTATTCCCTCGCACCCACAAAGGGGAAGATCTCCTCAAGCCGGTCATAAATCCTATAACCATAGGCGTCAAAATCCACAAGCTCTTTGTCGCTACAGAAAGAAGATGGCCCGGCTTTCCCGGTAACCAAATCAATATACATGCTGAAAGCTCCCTCAGTTCTATGAACGAAGAGATCATTGACCCCAGCAGCTTTCAACTCATCGCGGAACTCACTGGCCAGAGGAGTATCAATAGAGATACTAGGGCACTTGTTCTCCTCTCTGAGGCGCACAATAATATCTACCCAATCCTTATAATCTGTGGGCTTGAAGAAAGAGCCCCTTCCAGTGTCTTTATATCCAAGCAGAACGATAGTGCGACCACAATTATGCGCCTTCTCCAGAAGTGGCCCCAGTCTTGAGGAAGTGCCTAGAACGTGATGGAGCACTGGCCTTCTCCAAATGTTTTGAGGCTTATACACTCGCACAAGGGCGTCGAAATAACTAATGTCTTCTGGGCTGGTCACCGAATAGGCGAAGGTGCCCATGGCCTTGAATATTCTTTCTCTGTTCTCGTCGTTCTTTTCCATCCACTTAAGCGTGCCCGTGGAAAAGCTGGGCACGATTCCATGCTCACGAAAATCCTCAAGAATATCTGCGAATCTGGGATGGTCGGTTGGTTCGCCACCACCAATAGCCACTTCAAATACTTTCATATCGCTAAGGGCTTTTAGAAATGAATACATACTCCCAGAACCACAGGGCCGCGAATAACTAGCAGACCTCCCCCAATCTGCGTGCTTGCCGAATGGAGAAGAGTTTTGGTAGCAGTAGTTACATCCCTTTTCACAGAAGTCGGTGATCTTAATGTCGATTAGTTCAGGAGTAGTAGAACAGTCTGGCCTAGCTCGTCTCGTTCCATCTTCAGCAAAACTAAACCTGATCTTTGAGCCGCTTCCACGGTTGTAGAGCGTCCAAAATCCCTGTGGATCCTTCTTGGACACCCATTCACTAGAGCCCTCATCCATGGGCATCGGAAGATTGAAAGCGCTGCCGTCGGCCAGTGGATGGCCGTCTTCATTGTCATTGCCGCCGAGAATTACCAGATCTTCCCTGGTCATAAACTCCGTGAATTCTTTGACGAATTCATAGTCCAGACCCTTGCCACTCCAATTATACGGCAGCGTATATAGACTTTGGTGGTCAATGTGTCCATTTTCTATCGCCTGAACAGCTACATCGCCCAGAAGACCCTTAGCCACCAAACAAGCCGTCTCATGATCCACCACTTCTCTGAGGGCAGAAGCAATCTGTAGAGCTACGTATCCCCTTTTGGCCGTATCAGAGGCGGCCATAAAGTTGTTCCAGCCAAAATCGAAGTCTTCAACATCAGAATCCACGGCATTGGCCAGAAAAATTAGCGAGTGCGCAGAACTGCTATTTGTGGCAAATCCCAAACGAACATTGTGAAGAATCATTATTCCTCCGTGGTTACATCGCTGCGGTTTATGATTTGCGCGAAAGCGTGAAGCTTTCTATCACTTCCACCATCGAGTTCGTTAATTATAGCATCCACTTGGCCAGCGTGACAATCATCTTCAAGCTCAAGATATTCTGCCAGTTCGCAGACCAGAGTGAAATCGTCCTCCAAAAACTCTGCCCGCAAAAAATCTAGCATCTCGCCCCAACGATTCCAGGTGCTTTCGTTGTAATAGAACTTACGAACATTGGCGACAGTGACCTCTGCCTCGCCCCCAAAAATCCTAACGAACTCGCGCACACCGCAATCTGGAACAGCATACGAACCTGCCAAAAATCTTGCGCTCAACTTTTTAGCCATCTTTCTCTCCAAGGAGCGCGGAGAGGGATTTGAACCCCCGACATCGAAAAGCTCTGCCAGCCTGAGCTACCCGCGCAAAAAGGCCCCCTGGAGAACCAGGGGGCATTAAAAACTCTTACGACTACTGCTGAAGATCAAGCCACTTCTCAATCACCAGCACAACAGTGGGCGCAGACTCGGTGATAGGCATTGTTTCTAGCTTATCTCGAATCTCATCAACAACATCGGTGTTATCGCGGCATCTTTCACAGAACGTAATACCCAAGCTCTCAGCAAGCTCATCCTCATCGAGTTCATAGAGAGCATCGCAATTTCCCATCTCTTCCAGAATGTCGTACACAGACATGCCCGACTTGTTCATGAAGGTTCTTAGCGTCTGCTCGTTCAACTCCACAACATCATTGCCAAATGCCTTGGCAAAAGTCTCAAGCAGGCAGGGATAGGATTCGCAGAAATCCGATCCTAACAAAACCAAATCCTTAAGTGAGGTTTTCATATTATTCCTCCTCCCCGTCTTCAAGCTGCTTCATCATATCCCCAACAAACATCGCCAGAAGCTGGTCTTTGGTTCGATTATTGGTCAGCTTGGTCGCAACCGCAGGCTTTAGATCGCCACGAGCAACGCAGTTCTCGCAGAACTCCAGTTTGAAATGCCCAGCAAGCTCTGTGATCTGCTCATCAGTGAGCTTGTTTGTGACCATGCGGGCGAGTTGCTCCTTATTGTAATCAGCACCAACCACCTTCCCGAGGTTCTGTGGAGTCGCCTCCATCTCGTTGCCAAATTCCCTAGCAAATTGCTTAGCTCGGTCACCCGCGCCAAAAGCTTTGATAAAGTTGGCCAAGGTAATAGTTTCCATTTTAGCCCTCCATAGCCTTCAGCGTAGCCTTGAGCGTCTCAAGATACGCCGTGTTTCTCTTCTTCTGTGGGGAGAGATACGATAGAGCCTGGGCAGTATCATCAAGGATGTCATGATGATAGTCGTCAAAGCAGCATTCACAGAAAGGAACCTCTAAGCGCTCTGCGAGCGCCTTGAAAGCATCCTCATCATGCTGGCTAAGCTTCTCCAACAAAATACCAGCAACATCCCCACCATCAAAGGTGTCCAGCAGTTTGGTCATACCTGCGTCGGTAAGCGGAAGCTCATCACCGATCTGCTCGGCAAAATCCATGAGAGCACTGCCGCAAACGTCGTGCTCAAACTTCAAAACAACATCCGACAACTTAAGCACTTCAGCCATTTCCTCCTCCTTTTGAAAGATTAATCTTTCTTCTCAATTCGGTCAAGAGTTTGTTGATTTGCTCGTCTAATAATTTAAACCTCAAAATGTATCTATCAGCCCGACCCTCCTTTTTTGGAGTTTCCTTTTTAGTCTTTCTAATCAATGATCCTATTGTTTGGTGAGCACTCACCTCTTCCACTTGGACATAATAGCGTCTTTTCTTCATCGTCTAACGAAAACAAAAGAGAAGACGGCAATAAGACAGAATACCAAACCCAAAACAGCTCTCATTAATTCAACTCCTTTTCTTCTTTTGGATTGAGGCCAGAGCAATAGTCGCCCGTGGCCGTCATTGATCCCTCCTTTAATCGTTGATCGATTGCCGCCTTGATTTCTGGAGAATCCTTGGCGCACATCCAGCCACCAGAGCCAGCCGTCAAATAGGCACACGCTCCCTTATTTCCCCCGAGACAAACCGCTTTCACATGCTCCTTTGGGATATTATCACTCACTCAACACCTCAAATCTTATTGTGTTATGCGACACGCCATAAGCATAGATACATTTGACTGGCGAGTAGCTAATACAAAGTTCTTCTTTTCGCAGCCCAATCATATACATTCCATCTTCTTCGCATCGCCACAGGCCAAAGCTAGGATGGAAGTCATCTTCAGCTAGTTCTTTGCGCATCCGATCCTTGTTCATCAACCCTCCTCACCTCTATTTCTGGTGGCTTTTCAAGAGATTTCTTGAGCCTCCACATAGTATAGCCGGGTATATATCTCCCAACCCTATTGGCTATATTGACAAAAAGATATTTGAAAGAATAGCGGCGCTCGTTGCCCATGAAATAACCTAACTGTCCGTCATCGCCAAAGGGCAGCGACATCACCTTTACCGTCACATATTCTCTGGAAAACAGCTTGTCGCGGACGTTGAGAAGCAGGTTCTTGAAACTTCTTTCTTGCTTCTTGATACGACCCATGGGTTTACCAGCATCCCAATCAGTTATTTCAATCTCCTCCCCACCATACCGGCGAGCAATTTCTTCATTCGGTCGCTCAAATATAGAAAGCAAATTCTTCTTCCAGGCTTTCATCTTCATTTTTGCTTTGAACTTCATCACCCTGACGCTCATATTCTTCGTCTCCTGGCCTGACCACAGAATCAATCAGATACATATTTTTGCCGTTCTTCCAGAGAACAGACTCTCTCATGACCCTAAGTGCAGCTCGTCTTTCACTAACCACCCAAACTTCAAGCTCGCCACATATCTTGATGCGCTCGGCAAAAGGAGAATCGTATAGCAAAACCTTAGACTTGGGGTCTGCTACGCTAACAAACTCAAGCAGCCCGATCATTCGGCTCGCCTCCTGATATAGATCCCGTTCATTTCTCCATTCTTCATGTAGCAACTGCACCTGATTACGTGCCTCTTATTTTTGCTCCCCCAATGATCATATTCGCCCGCTACACATCTATTCTTCCAGACAGCCACACACCCGGAAGTACATCTCTGGTCGTAGGATTTGTAGTCATTCAGCCCGCAGAATCCACAACTTCCCAGAACCACGGAAAGAACCAGTATGATTAGTATGCTTGAGTATTTCATGTTCCCATCCTGTAAGAATTTCGCCTAAAAGGGTTCGTCCAGTGGGGCTCCAAAAGTCTCCAATGGGTTGAAAAATTCTCTCCATCTCAAGAGGCGGCCAAACTCTCTTAATAAATTGTTCCACAACATCATTACGATGTCTTAACTCTATCACGAGCTTTCTTCCTTCTTAAACCTTACCACGCTCACGAAGTCAAACCCCTCGTCTTTAGACGGCTCCTGAAGGAGCCCGGCAAACTTCATCATCAAATCGTCGGGCACTTTCCTATACTCTGGCCTGGACAGATTACGAGCCAGGCACACCGAGTAGGGCGTATCCAAAAAGATTGCCGACACATGAACGCCAGCATCCTTGGCTTTCCTTATATATTTATATCGAGTTTTTGGCGAAAGAAACATCGCGTCAAAAACCACAGTAGTATCTTCGTCGCTTTGGAGTAATTCGTCAAACATTTCATCGGCTTTTTTCCAGGCAATAACGGCGTCGTGAGTCGTCCAGCCACCATCCTCATAGCCAATGTGATCATCTGGCCTTACAATAACCGCGTCTTCAAAGCCGGCTTCAATCAAGGTTGTCTTACCTGAGGCTGGTAAGCCTATCAAAAGTATCAAGGATTTCATCTCTTATGTTCCTCACTTCTTACATCCACAATCTCTTGCGCACGCATCATACGTCTCTTTACATTCTAAACTACAAGGATACCTTGCGCAGTCCCTTAAGCACTCATGCCATACATCATCACATTCCTCAAGGCAACTTGGAAGACAAGTGCTTGAGGCCGGAAGCATAGGAGTGATCAGCAAGAATAATGCGAATAGAAAGTTCATCCAATTTCTCCTCTAAATCCCACATCACCACTTTCATTCTGTTGCGAAATAAGTGGGAACCGTTATATATGCGACTGAGTATAACGCCCAGATACGGAGGCTCACAAGTCACATAGATTTCTTTCCTATCTAACATGCCAATTGCGATTTCCATCGAGCACCCCGCGCCAGATAATATCCCTACCCTCATACTCCTCAGTAAATATTTCAGGGCACAGAAGAAAAAGAATGTGGTTGCTTAATTTATCCCAACTATAGGGCAGCTCCTCAACAATGCGACCCCGTATGTCATTGACAATCTCTATTCTCATCGCATCACCTTACACCAAAAGTCTCTCCCATCCATCCAACTGCTATAGAGCCAAGGAACCTCAAAGAATATAGAAAATCGATCTACTAATAGATTAAATAAATCACCATCTATATATTTTCCGATTCTGGGGCCACCAAGGCGGCTTGTCTTAGAAACGATTCTCACAGCAGCTCATTCCTGGACAACACCTTCTTCACCCACCTGGCCACATCATAGAGGTAAGCCGCGTGAAGCGTTATTGTTGCTCCCTGCCTCTTCCTATAAGCTCCGCTGCTCTCCCTGAACTCAAAGAGCTGGACCCTCACAGAGCCAGAAGGCTTTGTGATAATTGGATACAGCTTTGTAAGGGGAGCCAGAATCTTATGTATTTCCACAGCCTTCTGGCCAGAAATCCTGAAGCTCTGGGAGCCGCCATACTTTTCGCCCTGGAACTGGGTGATCTGGATGGAAGTCTTCACTTCATCTGGGGAAGCAGGAACTTCCGGCTCTTCACTATTGGGGGTCTTCATTTCTCAAAGCATTCCTAAGCTGTACGCCAAACAGATGTCTGGCCATACTGTTTTTTATGGGGTTAAGAGGCCACTCAAGATATATAGAACAGATATATATATCAGTCATGACAATCGCGAGCCTCTTGGCATGGTAATCTTTGTATTTTTTAAAATAAGAATCAATCTTCATCTTCGTCACGGACAGGATACTTATCCCTTAGCTCTTTCAAGCCGTCTGCCCCAAACTGATCAATAAGCTCCCACATTCCCACCTCGATCTTCTGTCCTATGAGATGCGGATGAGGCTTAATGAATTTCAATGAGTTCCCCTTCTTGATGAAATAGGGTTCCATGAAAAAACTCCTCCCACAAGCGGGCCTTAAAAATAGACTTCGTGAAAAACATATGATTCCATATGTGTCCACACCCATAAGGAGATACTACGGCAGCCCTATTAAAGAATGGCCGCCTCCTCACTTTTATTTCAGCCACCTATCCCTCCAAAACCATAAAAGATCCGTATTCGTCTGGGTGAATGTGGTTGAAAATCTTCCTGAGTTTCTTTCCCATATGGCCAACGAAGGTTGGTGGACTTCCAGTCTTTTTACAGAAGTAATGGACCAGATGTAGGAAATCTGCGTCCATCTCTGAGGGGGTCCAAGGGGCGGAGCGACAGAAGAAAATTGCCTTTGCCGCATATGTGTAGTTCCTTACTGCCTTCTCGACTTCAAATTTGGGAACAATTTTCTTGAGGATTGAGATCCAATTCCCACAAGTGAGATCTGAATCAGGCCAGTAATCATCAAAGTGATGATCAAAGTCGGTGACAATCATATCATCGCTGTAGTGTCGCATAGCGACCTTGACCATTTCGGCGTGGCACTCTGCTACATACACAGGGATCTTTCTGGGAACCTTCAGCTCCTTGATTTCTTCAAGAACTTCTTTCCATTCGGGAACCAGGAGGTTGAGCGCCCCACGGCCAGTCGGTGGCCTACTGTGAAGCCTCGCCGTGCAATAGCCGCAATGATTAGTATCATCTTCCTGACAGTCGCCTGTGATATAATCCCAGTCGATAGATAGAATACGATTAGCCATTAGGAATCCCTCATTTTTTCTACCCATGTCCACATACCAAAGGGTAATGATATATTGCGCACAAGCCTGCCCCAAAGCTCGTTCAAGACAAGCCTATCTACATAAGAGTTATAGTTCTTGTGGAGCCGGTCATACGCACCCACCTTATCTCGAACACTTATCATTATACCACCAGCAAAAGAAGCACAACAAGCCCAATACTTAAGACAAGCCACAAGTATAGCTCCCACTTGGAACTATACATGCCCATAAACTTCTTGAACCATTCATTATTATCGGACATCAGATCCTCCTGTCATTCCTTCCTATTAACTCCGCCACCAGATTGGCTGCTCCCCAGAAGGCCCGCGAGCGGGCAATATCCATGGCTCCAATCCTCTTGTCGGTGAAGCATTTGGCGTTGTGAGCAGCACTCTCGCTTAGTTTTCTAAAGTTGTTCTCAAGCTCATGAAGCTGTAGCAATCTCTCTGCACTTGGAAATGCTAAGCCCATCATCTTATCTTCCTTATTAGGTCTACTGCTAAGGTTTCGCCCATTTGTTCATAGATTTCCTTGTTAAGATCGCCCCAAAAATCAGACTTAAGGCACCCACAGATCTGGTTCCAGAGCCATGAATAACCGGAGCCGCAGGAACACGTTAAGTGTTCTTTGCAACTGTTATTAAAGCTCATGCTAAAGTTCATGTAGCTCACCCGTGATTGTGTGTTCCGCCCACTGCTCAAAATGCTGATGCCGCATAGGGGGCAGCTTCAGTACGAGAAGTCCCAGGGCGGAACGCACTGGATCGCTCTCACTTAGCGTCCAAAGATCCCAGCAAATTTTTCGCTTTTCAATACGCATTTCGAATTCCTGCAAGCCTACGAAACATCGGAGCAAAAATGTGTGCGAAAAAGAAATATTCCGGTGCAATCCACATAGGCATCTCACAGATCTGATCCCTGATCTGCGGGCCTATTCGACCATACCTATCTTTTTTACTCTGTATATGGATAATCATCTTTGTTCCAGGTAAGTGGGCCGCGATCTCCATCGCCGCCGTGTTTCCACTTTCTTATAACTTTCCAATAGTTATAATAGAAGGGCCACGTAAATAACAAATCATCAGCGCCCTCAAACTCATCTTCAAAGCCCAGCAGCTTAAAGCCACACTGTTCGTCCATGAAATAAAGAAGGCGGATCTCAAGCTGGTGTTTGTATTTAACGCGTATAGTCATCTCTAATGTCTCTATCCACATTGCTGAAAGATCCATACACCGGCAAAAAAGATCTCCATAGGACATCAAACTCATCGCGAAGCTTGCCGCCTAGCCCACAGTCAAGGGAGCATCCAAGATTGACAATCTCCGTTCTAATACCAACGGATCTTTTAAACCTCAAACTCATCTACATATCCCCGCTGTTCTTTCAGCAGATCTCCAATGGGAAGCACAGGATCCAAACCAGCAAGCTGGCGTTTGATCAAGCGGTCATAGAGAACAAGATACACAGCCGCCGCAAGATTGACGCAGTAGTGTGTTGGAATCACCACAAAGCGGTGGCAATGTCGCAAGTAAGTCTGCGGAATGCTTCCATCTTCCGGGCCAAAAACATACAGAGCATTTTCGGGATGCTCGAATTGAGGTAGAAGTTCAGCGTTCTGCCTCAACTCTATGGCCACCGGAGTAGCAATCCCCTCAAATTCATCAAAGATATAGTCAAACTGCCTCAGCTCCACATCCTTATACCCCTTCATCCGTTCTTCGCGAGGCAGACGCTTTTTCATTTCAAGGTCAAGTTGAACTCTATTGCCGCTATACCAAAGCTGCTTTATCCCAAAACAAGAAGCAGCCCTCAAGGCTGCTCCAACATTATGGGCGAATTTAGGATTGCTTAATGCTATTGCTGGCGTGATCCCAGACTTCTTCTTGTTCTTTCCGTATGTCGCTGATACGATTTCACCTGAGGAAGTCATCCATCACCACCCCTCTGGCCCAGCTCCATAGGACATGGGCGGCAATAAGAAAATCTCCGAACCCTTCAATCTCGTAATCATCAAACTCGGACTCGTCTAAACCGAAATTGTCGCACAAGAAATCAGCGACTCTGTGCTTTATTAGACAATGACTAATTGGTTCTATCATGTAGGTATTTCCTAATTCCCAAGTATGTTTGTTTTCTCAGCAATGTCCTGAGGCTTACAACAGCATCTCCGTCCCTATTCACGCCAAGCTTTTCGCGCATTTCTATCCTAACTATCCAGTTATAATCCCACGGCATCTCTGGACTCCTCATGTCAATTTTCATCGAGAAGCTCCTTGTATTCCAATAGCTTGTCTTCTCTACTGTCCCTGCCGAGCTTACAAAATTCTCCGCCCAAGATAAGCATAGCTGCATCCTGGCCTACTCCTACCCAACATATACAGAGAATATCACAAACACAAAGATGCCCTCTTGTCTCTTGGCCATAGCCACTGACGCATAGTTCAGTCTTGCCGCAGATGACTGGAGTATCTTGGAAGTCTGTGATGTCGCTACATTCGTATTGGAAAGTCGGTGGAGGCTCCAAGTTTCCATCGCCGCAAGTAACCAGACATAAAACGGCGGAAAAAGCAATGGGCCTCGTTAGGAAGTATGATACGCCATGGAAGCGGCACAAATTGTTTTCTTTCCCACTTAACACCCTTTATCTCCATCTTAAATTAACGAGCCTTTCATATAAAGGAGTCTTTCATATAGCATTTCCCAAAGCACATGAAAACAATCCTCGCCCCAATTATCAATTGCTATATCAACAATCTCCCCGCCATAGGAAACAACAACCCTGAAATCAGTGGATTGTTTAGCTTCTATCACAATCCACCAATAGCGTATATGGTTTGACGCACCGCACCTCGCACATAATCATCAATGGCCACAAACCCGAAAGCCCTGAGAGAAATCTCCACCTGGTCAAAAGTTAGACCCTCGTGGTCAATGGGGAGCCATCGCTCACTGTCGGAATGAAACCTGGCCATAGAGAAATTCCCGTTTTCATGTTGATTAAGTCTGTAGATCATTATTGGGCTCCTGCTCTAACATCCAATTGAAGATGGCTCATATCACAATAAACAATCTTCTCTTCTTTGCCCTGTCTGTAGGCATCGCCAAGCGGCTGAACCATTCTAAGCTCAAGAACAAGAGCTAGGGTTTCTGGGTCATCAAGCAGGTATTTGTTATGCTGAAGCATTTTGCTTGTGTCTTCAGCGAATCTTTTCGCCATCTCTGTGTATTTCATTTCATCACATCCTATCAAGATTGTCTTCTTTTGCAGAGCCACCTTTTTTCTGGAGCACTTTTAGCAGCAAACCAACCGGCAAAAGGATTACATAGAGGGCAGCATCTTTAACTTTCTCAATAATCATATCAAGCTCCGTCATCTCCGCCTCCTCCTAGTCCCGATGTCCCCAGAACTTAGCCGCCTACGCTGCCTGAGAGGCCGCATGGGGCGCTTTGGAAGGTTTCTCTTCTTACTTCCTGTGCTAAGCCCCTGGCGTCTCCTGCGGCCTTTAACGCCCGGAGGAGTAGTACCTGGACCTCTACTACCACGATTCTTCTTGGCCTTGAAGGTTCCATAGCGAGACTTCTTCTGCCTGCGCCCCGTATGCCCCTGCTTAGGCCCCATCTTGATATAGTTTTTGCCCTTCCTAGCCTTCTTCGCTGCTTTCCTAATCTCAGAGCGTTTCTTCTTGGCAGTCTTGCCCATTTATCCCTCCGTGGTGATCCGAAACTTCGGGAAAGACTGAATTTCAGATATAGGATGGTGTTTGCCGACAAAAGCCATATGTGGCATGCCCATGAACTTTTTACTATCAGCATAGGCTTCCAAAAACATATGTTCATGTCTGGGCTTGTGGTCGTTTTCATCCTTCCATACGACAGTGATCCAAACATCTCTATCATGGGTGGTAGTTAAACTCATATCTTTTCCTTTTTGCAAGCTCGGCAGACAAAGAATCTATTGCCGCCAGCATAATTCTCTTTGAGGTCGGGGCTGGAGCAAGAACAGAAAGAGACTGTATTCACGACCCTACTGGGCTCATCCTCAATCTCTTCTATTACAGCAGTGCAATCATGGGCAATTCCAAGATTATAATCATACTCGCCCTCATAGAGATCTAGCAGTGTCCAGACCCAATCATCAGGGTCGTAGTGTTCCCGTCTTTCTTCGGGCACCTCCTCAAAATCTACCACAACCCCAGGACCATAGTGCTCGCCGCAACAATCGAATACATCTACAAAGTTGTCTCCAGGCTTCAGGTCACCCAACCTCACTGTTGTCGCCATCCTTCTTCACCTTTGGCTTGTTCTTCAGATCCTCGATCCTCTTGGCAAGCTTGGCCCGTTCTTTCTTGGCTCCCTTCCCTTTACCAAGCATATCATCCAGCCTAGCCAGTTGCTCTTGGGGCGTGCGCCCTTCAGCAGCTTCTTTACGCTCCTTGGCTCGTTCTCGCCGTTCTTCTCTGTTTCTAGTCTTTCTAGCCATTGTCTCCTCCTTGTTTCCAATTCACCAGAGTGGCTTCTTTTTGGGGTGAATTTGTTTTTCCAACAGGCGCGTCAACGTTATAAGAAGATCGTCGCTCAACCTCTTTACTGTCCACAAATAAAAGTAATGCTCCATGGTGGAACTTCACTCGGGCCACACATAACGCAGGTCAATCATCACGACCCTCCCCTAGAACATCAGCAAGAATAAACAGGATCACATCTTCGCTACACTCCCTCTTCAACTGGCCCCCTATAAAACTGAAGGTGTGAGCAGGCATTATCTCAAACCACCGCTTATTGAGGTGGCTGTGCGGGTTCCAATAGTGGTTGCGCGGAAACTTCCGCGTAAAGTAAGTGCTTACTTCCATGATCTATACACCTTTGCCAATCAAACGTATGTAGGAAATCCCAGAAAAAAGTCTCACATCGAAGTTGTATTTCATCCTGGAAGTCATCCCACAAGACATATCTTATAGGTCGCCAAAAATTTTCATCAAAAAACAGCCAATCAACACCAGGTCGGCCACGGGCAAAGTAAGTGCTAATCTCCAATTTCTCTCTCCCACAAATCAGAGTAGATTATGCTATTGTTGACTCTGGACAATAAGAAGTGTGCTCCTCCCCACAAGTTTCTAAACCTGACCCTAAGCCCATTGTTAAACCAAAATCCTCCCCCTTTGTTATACCAACTGTAGTAAATGAAATCTTGCACATTGTTGAGGGAGCGTAGGTCAATCACAAGTATCCCTTATCCTTCCCATTTTCAATCAACCTAATGGCACAGTTCGGTGGGTTGGGTTCCGCATCAAACCACTCAGGAGTGAGATGGCACCACATCATCACGAACGCACGAAGCGTAACACCGTGACAAATCACGATGATGTTTCTGACCCCATACTTGTCGTGATCTCTATGGAAGGTACCGAAAGCCTGATGAACCCTGGTGGCCACATCAAAGCGGCTCTCGCCAAGCGGCATACGAGCCCAGAATCTACCCCCAAACTCCTCGCACTTGTTATAGAAAGCATGCTCATCTGGATAGACCTTAGCAAGCTCTTCGTTAGTCAATCCATCAAACAAGCCAAACTGCTGCTCGCATAGGAGGATGTGCTCCTTTCTATCCTCGATCCAACGGTCAGCGGCTTTCTGGATCTCGTCAGCGGTTTCTCGGGTTCTACAATATGGGCTGGTCCAAAGTCGGCAGGATTTATGGGGTAGGTAATCATGACTTAAATATTCATTAAGCTTTTCGCCAGCCTTTCTCGCCTGCTCCCTTCCTTTTGGAGATAGGGGAATAGCGTGGTCGGCTGTGGTTTTGTGGAGGGATTTATCTACGTTGGAAGCGGATTCACCATGCCTCACGAGATATATCTTCAACATATTAAACTCTTAGACTTTTCTCGACTATCAAGATGTCCCTACGAAGCTTGGAGACAGCCTTACAATAGGGAACCGCCTCTTTGAAGATCTCTGCCCGCTCTGGCTGATCAACTCTCATACCAGCCTTATGAAGCCGATCCTTCTCTGCCTCTTGCTTTCGAAGCTCGCGGCGAAGAGAAGAGAGTTTTTGCTCAAGCTCTTTGTTTGTTTTCTTCTCGACCTTAGCGACTAGGGTTCCATCAATCTCTACATTCTTAGGGTCTTCTTTCATTGCTTTCTTGCTCCTTTAAATAGCCAACCTTTTAGTTGTGATACAAGTGGAAAGCTCACGCCTCTAAAGAAAGCGAAAATCTTTCCCTCAAGACGAAGAACATAACCGGGATACAATTTGAGTGAGCACACATCTGATATTATATCTGATAGATCTTCCCACTTTCTATTCTCAATTGTCTTCATATCCAAGCGCTCTCCAAATGGGATGAAAATAACTCCAGCCAAATGTGCGTAAATCTGCGCCCCAGCTTCTACCTATCAGATCAAAGGTCACATAACAACAACCAAAAGATTCCTCAACAAACCCAATCTCAAGCATCTGATCCCAAAACTCATTGGCGGAAGATAAAGGCTTAGTCGTTAAGCTCATCTTTTACCTTGTTTCTTAACTTCAAAAAGCATCTTGTTATGAGACTATCCACAGTGAAATTATCTATGGGTAGAAGTGGTTGATGATCCCTGTTCAGCCGCCAATCTATCTTCTCGAAAGAGTCATAGATGCCGTTAAAAAATCTGGTTCTAATCATCGGAATGCCCAGTTGAAAAGGATGCTGCGCAACACATTAGTCCCATCGCCCCTTCTAACAATCGCAAATTCAAGTCCGCTGCGCAAAAGAAAGTTAAAAAGCTCATTGCCCAAACGATATTGCTCAATAGCTCCTAAGTGCTGCTTTAATTGACCCCACACTCTTCTCCTGCGTCTCAAAGAATCGTTGGCCAAAAGCATTCATCACCTCGTAGGCGGATCAAGCGCCTCAAACATCCACTCCCAGAGTTCATAGTGAAACCTGCCTATTTGACCACCAGCAAGGCTGTCGTAGAATTCATGAGCATCAATCGTGAAGTCATCCACGAAGTCTTCGTTCCACTGCCTACGCATAAACGTAATAAGGCGATGCCTCACCGGCATCGCCCTGTCGCTTGAGAAGTAAAGTTCAACTTTCATCTATCCGCCTCTCGCCTTATAATGTCGTAGAGTTGATCGTAGAACATGCGTGTGGGAATGATGAATCGAAACATATCGTCAAGCCTAGATAGGTTGTAGAAATTAGGAGGGAAATCCCAGGAATTAAACCAATCGTTAATTATATTCCTAAGCTCTTGAGATTTGATCACTTTCATCTGCCTCACAATCCCAGCACTAAACACATTCTCCGTCTCAAAGCCGAACACAGCTGATCCTTGTTGAGCCGCGACATGAGAAGCCAGTCGGATATTAATTCACAACTGCGAAGTTCGTTTAAAACCCTCGCCCACGTCATCTTTCTGGGAGCTATTTCCATTGTCCATGTCCTTGGTGGAGCGCCGAGCTACGACACTCATAGGGCTTAACCCGCGCTCCTTTGGCTACTGTTGGTTAGTCAACCACCCGACGCCAACCTTCGGGGGTAAACTCCTGCTGCCTACGGATCTCGTAGTCACCAGGGGGCAGAATGTTGGTCCCATGATCCTCGTGATCGATGTGGACCTCCTGGAGAGCCCGCAGATACATCTGCGTGCCGACCATCAGCAACATGGCCTTCTTCGCAGCCAGATCGCTACTGCGGATACGATGAGCGTGGCCAGTGACCTCGCCCTCCACAAGCACAGTCTCGCCAGCCTGCTCCTTGGCGCCCTCGGGAACCGCGTCCACGGGAACGATCAGAACATCGCCCTGCCTCTGAATACCTCTTTCTTTACTCATTGCTTCCTCCTTTTACAGTCGTCGCGACAACGTGGAGTAATTCTCCACTAGTGGGATCACGATATAAGTTGTGAGCCACCATACTACTAATCCATCCTCTTTGACCAGGGAAAGGCCAATAATAGTTATTCATCATATCAGCACTGTCCCAAAACTCAAGTATAAAAAAGCTAGTTTTTGCTACACCCTTACATGCTTTTATTAGTATATTTCACCTCCCAGCCACTTTTAATTGGCTATTTCTTATCCCTTAAAAACCTCCTTCTCCCCCGTCAAGTCCCGGAAATTCAAGCTCTTCCTTATCAAGCTCTTCTTTAGACTTCCCTCGTTTCTTCTTTTCCGGCACTTCCATATCCTCATCGTATCCGGCCCTCTTGTAGATGAAGTCTGAGATGCCGTGAAGCCAGCCGGAAATGAGGTCGTAGATGTATCGCCAAGGTTCGTCAACAATAGACCACAGCATAGAGAATGGCCAAAAGACTCCCCAGGTGATAATCTTAGCCTTATTCTCCCTGGGCAACGGCTTCTGACTTCCCCTACGATAGTTGGCAAAGTTCTTCACCTGCCGTGCCCATTTTTCCTTCAGTTTTTCAGGCACTTTAGTGTTGACAGTGGCCTCTGCCAAGCCTTCTCCCTTAAGCCATTCTAGCCTCATTTCTTTGTAGCGAGTGGCGTGCCGATTGACATACAGGAACCACTTGATAAAGATCCACACCGTTCCAATCGCAAAGAAGGCTGGAAGCCCGAAATAAAGAACGGCGGGGTGCTCCCTCACATAAGAGAAGAAATTCGCGTCTCCGAAGAAATGGAGCGCCGCCAAATAGACAGCAATGGTGACGCCTGCCGCGATTGCCTTCTCGCTATGAATCTCCCATAGCAGCACAACTACAAACAGGGCAGTCAGCAGCCAGAACCAAATGCCGCCTAGAATAAAGAATTCAACCCACATTTTTATCTCCAATCAAGGTTTCTAAAATGACGCATGAACCACAACGAAGAGCCCATTCTCCCAACCACGGGAGTCAAAACACCCCAGAAAAACCTGGCATCATAGTAATCAAGACCAAATCTTCTTTCAAGACCTACTGATAATCCATGACGCGCAGGATTCCTATTCGCCTCTATCCTACGTCTGGACAACAGGGTTATACTCATCGGTCGTCATGTTAAAACCACGAGCCACGCCCTCATGTGCCGTATTGACATCGTTCGGAACGCAGAGCACATAGATTCTACCCGTAGTAGGACAAGTCACCCGCACAAAGCGCACCCTACCATCATCGCTCTCCAACTCCAGAAGCTCGCCATAGTTGTCCTGCTGAAGAACCTTGGCACCGCAAGCTTCAACCACTTTGTCCCAGCCGACAATCTCGCAAAGTGCTCGTCTCTGCTCCACGTTCGGGTGGGTAAAGGCTTCCTTGGGATCGATAGTCTCAGGATTCTCGATCCAATCCTTCTCGATCTGAACACCGTGCCACCAATACTGAGGCTCCTCCTTGCCCCAGATGATTGCTGGGCCAGTCTCCCGGTGGATACGGAGATCCTCATCCCGATAAGCCTCGGGGCGCATGACGCCAACCAGAAGGGAACCGAGATTGATGAGGAACCCAAGGCCAGCCTCGAAAGCCTCAAAGAGACTCTGCTCAAAGAACTCCTGGTCTTCCTCGCTCAGCTTGCTCTTGTCGGGAAGCTGCGAGTAGGCGGACTCATAGAATGCCATGTCGTAGTAGTCCCAGATACAGGAGTAAGCTTCCTTGAGCTTGTCGAGTGTTTCTTTCTCCAGCTCCTCGACGCCCATCACCTCTTTTGCTCCCTCAAGAATAGCTTCGGTGGCTTCCTTGGGGGAATCGACCACGCGCACCACAACGCCTTCTTTCTTATACTGGCGCTTCTGGAGTTGCTCCAACACGGCGTCCTTGTTATACTTTCCGTCGAGAGAGAAAGCATCCAGCCACCGCTGGGCCTCCTTGCTTGCAGCTTCCAGAATCCTGTCTTTCTCAGCCTGATCCATTTGTCCTTCCTCCTTGGTTAAAAAGATGGCTCCATGCCAAAAAACATCCAATAGGCATCGCAATTAAAACTCGGACGAAACTTATCATTAAGCCCCGCATGGTAGAACGGGCAGAACGAAAAGTGAAGATCTATCCAATCTCTTAGATCAATCCTCATCATCAAACTCGATGTCGAAATAACTTTCGTAAAGAACATCCACTAATGATTCCCGATTCATATCCTCCATTCCATTTGCTAAAATATTTACCATGAAGGGCATCACGAGCCCGCCCTCCCAATAGTAACAGCGGTCAGCCATGTCAATAGCCCTAATCAGCTCAACCCTCATCGTCAAATCCCGTCAAGCCAAAGTAGAACTCTCCCTTCTCTGTGTCAAACTCAGGGGAATAGTCAAACTCATCCTTGGGCGCGGGCCAAACATCCTCCCACTTGCTCTCTTCAATCATCTCGCCCCATCTCTGGTCAGTCGCTTCACCGTAGTCATGCTCCAGATACATCCCGCCCTCACGCCTGATCCCCTTAGCTCTGATTAGGAAAACCGAGAGGCAGGTAAAGATCATAGGGCCAGAACTCCAAGGTTCCGCCTGAACCACTTCCCTCACATACTTTCCGTCTGGCCTACGCCATTCACCGAGACTCACTTCCTCACCGAACATGCCTCCTGTCCAGTTCTCGCTATTCTCCACCCTATCCCACTGCTCCGTCATTTTCTCTGCTTTTGCGGTGAGGCCAATATATTGCGTAGAGCGAGACATCTTTAACTCCTTCTGTTCCTCAAGGTTCTGTTCTCCTGCTGGAGAATCTTCATACAGCCAAAGAAAAAGTTATGCCCGTTTAGATCGTAGAAGTGCTGCCTACTTCTAAGCAGAAGTGGCGTGATCGTGGGCCCAAGTATGTGCTTCAAGTCGTAATCATTTACCGGACTTGGACTCAAAGAGCCTCTAACATTAAAGGTTTGCCTCGGCTCAATCATCTTCAATCCCATGGAAAACCTTGAGAACCTTCCTGTAAGCCAGACGGTTGGGAGTATAACGCGGTGAGCCATACATCCCGCCGCCGCTGAAGAACTGATCATCATTGCCGTTAAAGAACTTCGCAATTGCGGCAGCCACGCCAGCGCTTCTGCTCTGGCCAGCATCGCAATGGACAATAATAGTATTAATCTCACTAAAGTTATTCACGAAATTAACAATATTCTGGGCCATTTGGTTGTCGAAGAGAATGATGGGACCGAACGCGAGGCTTGTGGCCACAGATGGCTCGCCGTCAAGGTCGTGAAAAGGCACAAAGAATAGCGCCTCTGTGTTGTCATTTGTCACCACTTTCGGCTCCGAGTCCCCAGGGGTGAAGATAGAAATGATGATGTGCTTGTCTTGAACTTCGTTGCTCGTCTCTACCTGCTTCCTATTCCTTACGATCAGCTTCTTCATCTTTTTTCCTCGGCTTCGCCACATGGGGCGTTTGCCTATTCGCTATTTTCTTGATGAGCTTATCTGCTGCGCCGTCAAGAATCTTTCTAAGTTCTTCTTCAGCCTCAGATCTTTTCTTTTCCATTGTTCTTATTCTCCTGTAATACCAACCAGCGATTTTCTTAAAGCTGGTGTGGCATCTATTACGTGGGGGACGATGTTCATTTCTTTTTCTCTTCACAGCGGCATTTGGTCCCATGTGGTTTGATTTCACCACAACGGGAACAATCTTTCACCCAAACGCCTCCCTGAAGCCAATAGCCATCTTTAATCAGCCGTTCTGGATTCATACTCATCTCTGAACCTCCTATCGATCCACTTTTCGTATGCGGGGCAATTAACATCCCCTAGCTCAAGGCCAAGCTTACACTCGGCCAAATAGTCTGGATCATCCTCCTGCATACATTCGTAATAGAGATTTTCGCAATCATCACAAGGTCTTGGTGTGTTCATCCAGAATCTCCTTAACCATATGTAAAAGTGTTATACGCTCCTGAGGCTTCCACCAAAAATTACGCACAAAGACCACCATAACTCCCAAGCTAAACAGCCTGAAAAAGATTGGTTTTTCGCTATTCTTCTGAGGCTCTAATCTCATCCCTCAACCTATCAAAAGCGTGTTCTGGAACAACATGCCCAGCTTTCCTGTGTTCTTCAAGATGTTCAAGAGCTTCTTCTGCTGTCTTCATCAAGGTGTTCTTGTGCATCGTACAGTTTGGGCATTCCACCTTGCCACCTCCACCCTTACAGTTAGGACACCAGCAGCTCTCGCACACTTCTCCGTCGCAGTCTGGGCAGTGATCATAGGGGCTAAAACCAACCTTTCCTGGTTTCTCGCCTTTCTCCTTGGCCTTATCTGACAGGCGAACATACTCCTGCCATCGCAAGCCGCCAGTGAAAATCGTATTCCCAAGAGGAGCCAAGCGACAAGCGCAGCACTCAAAGCCACCTTCAAATGTCTCGAACAGATATACATCACCATTCGAAAATCTACAGTAAGCCATTCTTAACCTCCTCTCTCGTCAGCTCTAGGAACTCCCAAGCAACAGGCTCTTCATTCCAAAAATCCCTGGGCTCGTAGTACAGCATAAATATCTGCTCAAGGACATTGAAAAGAACATCTTCATCGTTGCGAGGGGTTTTACGGATTTCGATTTTCATTGGCCTTGTCCAAAGAACGCTCTAAAATCAGATAGAAAACCATGGGTTCGAGAAGATCCAACGAAAGCACCGACTCGGAAATATCCCACCACTCATCATCGCCGCATGAATCGTAAAGCCAGTCGTGAGCTGCATATGGATCATGACTTCTAATCTCAATCTTCATCGAGCCCATCCGATAGTGTTGTCTCTAGTTCTATGCGACAGATTTCGGCTACAAGGTCAAGAACCTCGTGTAGCTTCGAAGTCTTATCCAGCATAGGTATGTCGTAGTAATACCACAACCAGTCATCCCAAACAATTGGGTCATGTTTTCTGACTTCAAGCTTCATGATGAGGAACCTCCGGAGCATTATACGTGGGGAGCACCTTGGCCCCCAAACATTCCAGCGTATTTCTAAGAAAGAGAATCATACCCTCAAATATATCGCCCAGGGGTTCAGGATGCTCATCGAATTTCAAGACCCCAGACTTCTCAGATCTGCGGGCTCTACAGAGTTCTATCATCAAGTCTTAACTCTCTTTCAAGCATGTCGTTAAGCTCCAGCGCAACGGGATCTAACTCACTAATAATCTCATTAACAGCGTCATCAAAATTGTATCCATCAATGACACGGAGATGTTCATCTCTTTTAGTGTCCCAGTGACCTGGGCCAATTAAAACTTTGATTTCCATAGTGATTTCTCATGTGTTCCGCTAAGCACGAGCTTCTCAACCATGTCAAGCAACTGTGATAAAGTGGGATCTAGTGGTCCGATGACATTACCTATTACGCCTTCTATGTTAATATCGACATGGAACAAACTCCTGTGCGTTGGACCAAACCTTTTCTTTATTTCCATTTTGTTCCTCGGCACCCCCGGAGAGATTTGAACTCCCGACCAAAAGCTTAGAAGGCTTCTGCTCCATCCTGGCTGAGCTACGGGGGCGGGTAAGCTATTTACGTCGCCATTGTTTCCTAAAATATCTCCTCAGTGTTGGACGAAAGACTGTTATTAGGTATGCGTCCAACATTCTCCACACCGCTGCCCCTGCAAAACTCCTGTTGCTTTTCAGCATATTGAAAATCCTGGCACCAGGGCGTCTTGACTCAATCATGGCCTCACTTCTTACGAATCAGGACCGTTGCCGCACCACTGCGCACCACACGATTTTTCTCATAATCGACCTTGACCGGGCCAGGATAGACTGTCACCTTCGTCTCAACATAAACAGGCTCAAGATTCCCAGCTTCTCCAAGACACATAACCCAGGTGGCTGCCGTGTTCTTAGAAGCAAAGATTCCGTTGGGTTCCGCCTGCTCGATGCTCGTTATGGAGTGATGGGAATGCCCTGTGGGCATAAGTGGGTTCGTTAGGCTCGTGTCGTATGGAATCCCGTAGCCATAGCTCGGGCAATCTCCCTCAATCATACCACGATCCGACCGCCATACGGAATGAGTGGCTGCCTTTTGATTGCGCACCTTATACAGCTCAACCACAAGGTGGCGTTCCAAAGACCAGTCAAAGCTCGGAATCGGCTGGCCTTTTGAATACTGGCTCTGCTGCCGCTGCACCCTCTTTACGTCTTGCTCTTCCGCACTGTCCTGCACTTTACAAGACGCAGCGACCAACATTACGACTGCAATAGCGATTGTCAAGATTGTTGTCTTCATAGCAAACCTCTCAGCTTTCTCTCAGCGGTTTTGATGCGGATGCGGGCGGCTGTCGCCTGCGCTTCCAGATTATAGCGAGTATCCTCGTCCAGTCTTGGGTTCCTAAGCTTGGCCTCGATCTCTGCCAGCACAGCTTTGTCAGTGGCAATCTGCGACTTCAGGGCCTCGACACGCTGGTATGAATTCTCAAACACCTTGCGTTCCACCACCGTATCGCCAAAGACACCGAGACTTCTCAGGCCAAAGCCCACAGCACCCAGAACCACAACAGCAATGACCACAAGCCCCAAGATGCGCCAGAAGGTCCAGCGCACAACTTTCATGTCGGATCGGTAATCGTCATACATCCTTTTCCTCCGCCTTCTTGTCGTAGTATTCCGCTACGGCCTTAAGAATTGCCTCTGTGTATGCTCCGTTAGAAGCCCAGAGATGCTTCCACACGTTCCTCTCAGCCTCTCGCGCAGCGAGATATGCCCCCACGTCATCCCTGATGCTACGCACAATGGAAGCCATATCGCTGTGGTCAAGTTGAACTTTCATTTCTTTTTCTTCTCCTCCGAGGGCAAAAACCTTTTATAGTAGGAGAGCTTGTTGTATGAGTGAGAAGGTATAATATCTCTCCAGGCTTCTCGCCACCGTTCTGCTAGCGCCTCCACTGAATTCTCAGGCAGTTCTTTACACCTTTCGTCGCAACCCTCACAGTTATGCAGCCTCTCAAGATCCGTCTCAGCGAAGGCACAATAGAAGGATGAGACGAATAGGCACTCGCCATATAGGCTTGTCAATCGGTCAAACTCGCCTGTCCTAATGCCCTCTCTAACTACACCGATATGATGCAGCCACCGCTCTATCACCCATTTAGGCTTAACAACCATCGGCTTGTGGCCATTGAGGATGGCATATTGATCAGAGTTCCCAATTCCCGTCAACCTTGGCCAAGCAAGGGGACAGCCAGGGCTACCAGCCCAAATACCAGGTGCGTAGACCATCTGTTATCCTTCCAGGCTTTCATCTTATTCGATCTCATTTCCATCTTCATCGAAGATTTCACCAGCTGGAATAAAGGCTAGGCACTTTCCTTGCTTATCATGCACGGTGAATTGAGTTTCCTCATCGGTAAAGCTGGATTTAGATGCAAGCTCCCTAGCCTCGTCCAGATCTTCCACCTCAACTTCAACGACCCCTGGATAACAAATATCTCCATAAAATCTGACTTTCATTATCGCCCCTTCTTACCGAAGTCTTCCCTCAAATCATCAATCTTCTCTTCCATCTCACTACACTTCTTTGCCCCTTCCTTATCATTGGCATTGCCCGCCCTGTGGCCAGCCTGCTTAACATACTGCTTGGCCATGTCTAGATCGTCATCGATTTGCTTGAGAGTCTTGTTAGGCATTTGTTTCCTCCTGCATTATAAAATGAATCCATCTTGCGCTCGCATTCCACAAATTGTTTCTAATTTTATACGCCTGGCAGCGAGCATAAAACTCCAACATATCGAACCTGCTTTTGGCACGAATGGTGTCTATGGGTGTTATTTCTCCTGTAGCTCGCAATCCTCGCACTCCTTAGCATCTCGTTCCCTCTTAGCAAACGGGCAATCCTTATACTTGAGCCCGTGATGCCAGAGAATATGCGGAGAGCCAGGGCAATAGAAGTGCCCATGTTTGTTAGGCTTCCCACCGATCTTAATCTTTCGTTTCTTCAAACCTTTCCTCCTTTTATAACCTTGGAAATAAGTAGGCACTTCCAGCGATGAAAGCGAAGAAAAGAACGTATAGGAATCCCGCAGTCACAACGGACGCTTGTTGAGTGGCCAGAACCAAGAACAGACATGCGACCATGGCGCATAGGATCCCGAGAGCTATTCTAATCATTCCCATTTTTCCTCTTCCATTCTCTCCATTCTAACATACTATTCAACGCATACATCATGAGGTTGGGGCGGCTAGAAAAGTTCAGGCTTAGCTTAGAATAGAGGATGCGCTCTATAATGGAAAGTTTGGCTTGCACACCCCAAATCATATAGCGAAAGGGACCTCTGTGTTTTATTTCCACACTACACCCAAGGCCCCATGGACGGCCACACTCCATATTTGATCCTCTCAAACATGGCACCTGGCTCCCAACTACGCAAAGTTCTTAAGATTTCGCTGAACCATGGAGAAAAGCACCTAATCCACATATCCCTTTGTATATGCTCCATGCTCCCTTCAAACGATTCTCTTTCCCAAGGCTTCCAGGCAGTCACAGTTAAAGGCTTCCATTTTCCTACTTTGATTTCCATATCGCATCCGCAAGCCAAGTGAAGTCCATCAGTGTGGAAAGATGTATGGGCGCCAGCCTGCGGCGTCCGTCAAGACGCCGATAAAAACGATTCTCATCAGGCGACGGCCATAGTTCCAAAAAGAAAATGCTTCTCCTATTGTGAGGAGGAATTAGTCTAATTTCCATAATAAAAATGGGGCCATGACCCCAATTGGTCATGGCCCCGTGGGTTTTACGCCGAGGCGCCAAGCAGCTTCTTAGCCGCAGCGTCCGCATCGAACTTGGGCTTCTCAGCCTTCTTCTCGGGCTCCTCAGCGGGAGCATCAACAAGCACAGAGCCAATGTCGTTCAGAACGACATTCACAAAGGCAGTCAGGTTCCCGTTCTTAGAGATCCGCACCGGACCTTCGAACACAACCTCTTCCTTAGTCTCGGGATCAATCAGAACCTTCCTGAGCTTACAAACCTTACCGTCATCGCGCTCAACGATGGCTTCCTTGACCTCCTGGTTCATGGTCTTCTTGGTTCCGCTAAGAGTAAGGTGACCACTCAGACGACCCTTCAACTTCACATTCTCGTTACTCATGTTCCTTCTCCTTGTGGGTTGGTTTGCGCCAACCAGTCGTGCTGTATCGGCCCCGCGTATTAGGGTGCGGGTAGGTTTCCAGCAATTGCCCATCGGCCTTTATTTTTATCCTGGCATCGCCTATGCTTTCGCCAGCTTCCTCGCGAGCTTTCTCACGACAAGAGCGAAAAAAGCTCGATCTCCCCCTCTACATGCGCAATTTTTTAATCTACCAACGCGTCTTCTCTTCTTCGTCAAAGCTAAGATCCTCGCCCGTATCCGCAAGAATCTGATTGATGAGAGCCTCGACTTCCTCCAAGCTAACGCCATTAGAAAACAGATCTCTTGCGAACCCCAGAGCCATCAATTGCTCGGGATATTCGTCAAACCCACTTGCCTTGAGAAATTGTTTCAGTTTGTTCATGGCTCACACACCGGACAGTGTTTTACATTTTGGAAAGGTTCTTTGAGAGGCCGGTTACACTTAGCGCACCGCGTTGCGTTATGCCTGCTGTTGAGCCTCTTCAATTCCTTATCGGTGAAATCTATTTCTGGAGCAACATCGGCACGAATGAGCATGGGCACCTTAGATTGACTTCCACATCCTTCTTCGTTAATGCCCCTTGTTTGGATGCCTCCGTTATGATGTTCCAGCCCAACTTCCCAAAATTCATCGCACCTTCTAACCCATACCACAAAAAAGAGATCCTTTGCCACGTTATAAGAAGAAACGTTCAAGAAGTAATCGGGGTGCCACCTCACCCTTGTTTTAACCCCAGCCAACTCCCTGAGTTCTTTCAAAGTCAAGTGTTCCATGTTTTCTACCTTAACTGCTCGCTCTTTCTTTCACCATCCCGTCAAACTCTTGGAGTTAATGACGCGGCGCTCCACAAGCTTCCTCTCTTCGTCTTTGTTAGTCCAATACACCATGAGCTTAATCCCATCACCACACGGCTCAATCTCAAGTGTATGGCCAGGGCAAAGCTCCCGAATGATCCTCTCTTCGCCATCCCACTTAATCTCTTTCATTGGCTCCCCCTGAGCAAAGCGCCAAACATATACATAAGCTGGCGATGCTCGTTTGATATTGCGCCAAACTTACCGAAGTAAGCCTCTGCTAAACCCTCCCAAGGATCCCGGCTAGAATCGTCCAGGATGTCTATGACATCATTCCACGGCAACCCCAAAAGCTCAGCCACTAGCTTGGCGCTAAACTTGGGGTTGTCTTCTTCAAGCAAGTCACCAGACACAGAGCACGCATGAAACTTATTGGCTCTAAGCATCTCAAGAATCCAGGACAAAACCGACCTGTCTTCCACATCCTCTTCCATATGAACATCAATACGAAAAGAATGTGTAGTGCCAGTCATCCTTCTGCCCAAAGTTCTGTAAGGCATCTCACCACCCCGCCGCGATGTGTCGCACTATCGGCCACAAGTAAATACCAAAGCCCGCTCCAAAAGCAAAGCCTATGAGAAACTTAATCATTTCTTTCTCCATGTCTTTTGACGTAATAATATGTGAGTGCTCGCTTGAGAACCTTTCCCTTTTTTCTTTTAACTACGTGGAGATCTCGATAGTGGCTCCATTTGTTATAAAGATTATCATGGCTAACCACAACGACCTCAACGCTTCTCCATTGTGGCCTAAATGCAATCCCATATGTAGGATCTCCATTGCGGTTCTTATCTGTCACAAGGATCGTCCAGCCGTTTTTAGGCCAGTAGACTTGTCTATCCCAGCCCATAAGAAACTCAAGCATCACATCGTCAAGATCAGGAATCTCCTGCGGGCCAGTTTTCTCAACCCTTTCCTGAGCCTTTTTCAGCTCGACAACCAAGGCATTGTTCTGTGCCATAGCTGCGCTCAGGTTGTCTTTATAGGTCATCTCAAGTCTCGTTGATTTTACAGAAGTCTCCAGTAGCACGGATGATTTTAACAGCCACTATATCTCTAAACCTATAGGGATCAAGCTCTTTGGACAGCATTTCAGCTACATCCCCGGATGTTGCAGCGACCACTGCGAAATCCACGCAGCCGCCATCAGCAAAGAAATAGTGGGCTGCCCAAAGAAACCTTGGCTTAATCATCTCCTACTCCTCCACCCAGACATACCCTTGCCGGGGAACATCGCCCTCACGCTCTTCGGGCTTGATTTCGTTGGCACGAATAACGAGAACGTGATCCTGTTTCTCGTATTCCGCGAGAGGGATGAGGCGTGCATCCCTATTGTATCTCTTATCCGGCTTTTCGATGTATTTCCCCTTCTCACTGTCATAGGCACAGTTCCGGTGGTAGCCGCTGAGCTGCCTGAGAGATTTTTCCTCTGAGATAGAGTAGTCGCTGCCACAACAAGTACAACTCACACGCTCAGGATTGTGGCCAAAGCGATTATAGAAAATCACCTTAGCTTCTTCCTCGGGGGCCTCGATATAGATCTCAGCCCAATCCTCTTTACAGCCACCACCACTATGCATGTCCCAAAACAGAGTCCAAGACATATTAAATCCTCCTCGCCACATCGGGCGGCACGCAGAGCATCAGGGTTCTGCCGTTGTCCCACTTCACACCATACTGGGTAAAAGACTGGCCAGGACCCATATTCACAGGGTTCTTGCCGGTAATCGTTCCCCTACTTCCCGAAGGGAGAGGAGAAGGATCATCGGGCATAGAAATCAATTCAATCCTGTCGCCTACATCAAACATCCTACCAACCTCCAGCTTCTTTGTCGGCTCGTTGTTTCTTTCGTCTCAGAGTCTTGGCTTTATTCTTAGCCCGCCGCATCTGCTTCTCACGCTTTTTATACTTGATTTCTTCTTCTCTGGCCAGTTCCATTTCTTCCTCAGCAACGGCGAGCGTCATATAGTATTCATCTTCGGTCATCGCAGATATTCCTGATACTGTTCGAAGTGCCTACCCCAGTCCTCAACGAACTCTTTCGACTCCTTGAGGCCCACATCATTGAGTCCTCGATGAACCTTGATGGCCTGAATCTTCTTGCCCGAACGCATAGCGTGAGCTGCCTCTCCAGTCAAGCCACCACAGCCAAGACAAGTCTCGCAGTGCTCAAGAGCCAAAGGGCGCCCATCTATAGTTTTGCGGGCACAGTAACCTGGAGCCCTCTTGCTGGGATCCGCAGACACCTGGCTCTCACGTATGGAACTCAGCATATTGAGAGCTTCACTAATGGCCGTGCAGAAATTATCAAACTCGGGGCCGGTCAAAGTGATTTCAATTTTGTCATCCTCATCTGTCTCATCTTCACAGATAAAGGAGACGTTAGGCATCTCAGGATCCCCGACCATCAAGAGATCCCTGAAGAACCCACAGTTCTCGAAAGCCAAACACAAATCAATGCTTTTAAGCTTCATTGGTCATATCTCCTACGTGGCCCTCCTCCTGGCTCCACAGGAGCCTGAGGTTATGAACAAAGGGCGAAGAATGAAGTGCAACCAAATCCATCTCTTCGTAACACACCGACCAGCACTTTTTGTCCCAGTCATTTGTGTATTCGTAGATGGCCAGACATCGGGGGTCGCCCGGATAAACTCCATCATTATCCAGCATTTCCCTAATGATTTTTGCCGAATCGATTGTTGCCATCTCAACCTCCCAGGAAAATGATTTCTACTTCTCGCTCGCTGAGAGAATACCCAATCCTATCATCAAGATTGGGAAGAAGCAACTCAGCCTTCTCAGCCCTAGCATTGTCTCGCCTACACCGTGCCTCGCACGCGGCAAGATCCTCTCGCGAAGCCATCCCAGCTTCCGCCCAGGACATAAGGCCAGCGTATCGACTTGTTGGGAAGTGACCTGCGAAGAACCTTTTGCCAGCATAGCTCTCAAGAGCTTTTCTGATCTCAGAGCCCTTGATGATGAAAATGGGGCCATTCATAGAAAAAGGCACACCCTTTTCAACCATCAAGCATTCCGTTTTAGTTGGCAGCTTTTTCATTTCAGACTCTCCAGACACTTGGCCATCATCTCTCTCAATCCCTCGGGAGAGATTTCGGCACAATCAAAGCCCCGATTGACGTGCTTATACCAGTCCGCCCAGAAATCCCCCAGCTTGTAATCGAAGCAAGGCGGACAGCCATCTTCGTGGCCTGACCTGGTGTCATCACACCAACAGTAGGCGTGCATAGAAAACACGTCGTTCTCAAACTCAGTCCCGCTATTGCTAGCTGGACTCTCCATCCCCTTTAGCTGACCAACAAGGTCGGCAAGGAAAGCCATAGCTGACTCAGCGGTGTAGTTTCTGCCTATTTTTGACTCAGCGGTGTAGTTTCTGTCCATTGGAAACCTCAAAAAGTAAAGGTTGGTCTTTCTCTCTTACAAATGCGGCAGAAGAGAAACTCCTTGCCCGCCACGGTATTCTTCACAAGGTCGGGCTCTTTACAGCGACACGGCTCGTATCCCAAGACTTCATCTGGCGGGAGCAGCTCATTCCAGCGCACAAAATCTTTCAAGCAATATCCACCATCTTGCTGAGTCGTGCCCGGATCCCACTTAACATCAATGAACCACTCATCACTAAGCTCAATCTTGTATGGCTCTCGCGTGACAGTAGCTCCGTGCCCATCAGTGACAGAGAAATCATCGTATCCACCATCACTGAGATGCCACTTCAGCCTATCCCCAACCTTTACTTCATTGAGATTCAGCATCCTCATCCTCCCCGGCGTAGTCAAACCACGCAGAGTTGTAGTAGCTGTCTTTCTGTCCGTTCCACTCCGGGTCGTCTTTATTCCAAATTACCTCGATGTATTTTACATTGCCCTCATACTTCACGCCAACTACTCTACCCGTAGCTCCAATATCAACGCCAGGAAAAAAGCCCATGGCAAGCTTGACTTCATCGCCAGCCTCAAAGGGAGGATAAGTATGGACCCCAGAACAAATCAATCCTCTGCCCGGATCAATGGCAGTTCCGACATGCTCACAAGTCACCAGGTCATTTGGGTAGGCTCCGAAACCACAGGCCGCAACAGCATCTTCCTCGTTGGCCGCAACTACGACAACTTCCTGCCAGTCATCGCCGCCATCGTGCCGCCAATCGTATGTAAGCCGATAGATATTCATGGCTCTCTCACCTTCTTATTCACTATGTTCCTCCAAGCGTCAGGGAAACATATACGATGGAAGTAGCTAGGGCAAGCAAGATGGCGAGGCAAATAAAGAAACCAAACGTCTCTTCCCCGCCCATTGGCTCAGTAAGAATAGCTCCCATGAAAATCACATCAACAACGACCATAATGCCAAGTAGGCATAGCACAACAATACCAAAAGCCAACATCTTGTTCTCCTATTGCGTTACTCCCCAGAACCCTACGATATAAAACAGAGAAGCCAGGAACAGAACAGACTGAAGAATAAAAGGAAACCGCACCCTTCTACCTCTCAACTGATCCATTCTTTGCTCCTTAGAACCCTGATATTTCACAGCATAGATGGCTCTCCCAACAAGCATCAAGGCGGAACCAGAAAGCAAAATCCAGGCAAGGATCTTGCCCATAAATATAATCGCAGCAGTGTTCATTCTATCCTCCCACGTAGGAAAGCGATAAGAGAATGTATGTGCCGATTGAGCCATAGAAAAGGATGCTCACAAAAATCGGCCAGAACATATCCTCTTCTTTCGCTGAACCGATGAAGTTAAGGATTAAAAGAAGACAAGTGAGAATTAAAACAACAATTCCAAAGGCATACATTTCCCCTCCTATTTTGCAAGCCCGCTGACAACGCGAGCGATGTTTCGTTGGAACCTATCTACATCTCCCAACACTTCCTTGACCAACTCAGGATTCTCAGCCTTGGCCAACTCCATCAGCCGGTCATGAGCCAGCTTACCAGGAAGACATCTCGTATCCGTATTGAGAGCGGCACGAACAAGCCAATCCACGACAGCGTATTGTGCCTTTTGTTCCCAGTGAGAATAGGGCTTGTTGTTGAAGCGCTTCCTCCCGGCAATTATATCGTCAAACTTCTCCATCTTCCTATGGCCTTTCTGTTTGCCTCTGGCTCTCGTTTTGGTAGGGCGTAAGCTCGACTAAGCAGTGATGGCCAAAGAAGTAGGTGCCCAGGATAAGGATCCCAAGCACAACCAGCCCAAGTATCTTTGCTTTTCTTGTGTCTTCTTTTTCGCTCATCTTAACCTCTACAGATGTTCTTTCCTTCAGTTGTGATCTTACAGCCAGCAAGGTCATAGTATCTATACATCTCGGGATACTTGCCCTTGTAGATTGGCTTGTCATACTTGTGAGGGCTCTTGCCCTTGTGAGGCTTTAGCCAGCCCTTCTCCACAAGCATCTCAAACTCTTCCGTCGTCACCTTAAGCTCGTGGAGAGGATCCTGACGGTAGGCAGCCTTGAGTCCAACGAAAACATCAAGGATCTTCTTGGCCCTATCCATATCCACACCGCTGGGAGCTTCGGGCAGAAGGGCAGCTTGGTGGGCAGGATTGAGAGTCATCTTCACCCAAGACTTTTTCCAGTGCCTCGTAATCTCTACAACAGCCACGTTCTCTGGAAGGTTGGTGTTTAGCTTACCTCCAGCGGCTTTGGCAGACTTACTATCGGAAAACATCATAGCGGAGCTTCCGCCATAGCTTCCAGTCCATCCACCAAGCGGGCCATCGTTGTTAAACGCCTGAACATCCTTCCTCACACGATCATCGAACGAGGCTCCGAGCCTCTCGATGCTCTCAGCAAACACCACCTCGATTTCCCACAGCTTTTCGCGGTAAAGCAAGTCGCGAACATGACCAAGGAATCCAACCTTAGGAAGCTCTTTAGCTCTCACGTATGGCATTTCTTTTCACCTTACAAAAAGCAGAGCGAGAAAAACTGGCCAGAAAAGAACAACATAAATCAGGCGCAACACGCTCTTGGTTTTTAGATGCTCATCTCCAGAAAACAATCCGGCCAAAATAAGTCCGGTTATGAGATAGGTAATTACCAGTGACACCCAATTAGCCATCTCCCTCTTCCACTAGAGCCTCAGCCTCTTTCAGCTTTCTCTCAGCGTTTTCAAGACCCTTGCGCTGCATTTCCGCAATGATCTTCGCCCACTTCAGGTTCTCTTCTGGCGTAGCCTTTTCTCCATAAGGCCACGGATGCTTTTCCAGCCAGCTATTACAAAAATCCCGAAGCTGTTTCACCTTCTTGTGATCCAAGCCAGCACAATCGAACTGGCCATAGCTGCTCTTGTGGCCAAAGATATACTTGATCCCATACCACAGCCGCTTCCAAAATCCGTAGTAGTAATTGAGATGAACATTCACATAGATCTCGGACCAGTCGGGATCATCCTCCCAAGTAAAGCGGAGAAGATGGTGCTCGGAGTCACAGTAGCACTCAATATATTCGTGTTTCACTTCTTCACTCCGCCTTTCTTCCGCAGCTTCTACCATCTCTGGAAACTGCGGATTCTCTTTTGCTCGCTCATCAATGTAGTCTTCCAAGTCATCTCTGACCCAGCGATACTGCAAGTCTGGCTCCGCTCTACACTCCACCAACCCCTCATCCTCCAAGGCTCCCAGCAGATCGAACATCATGCTGCCTATGGGAGTATCACTCCACCACAGATGTTTTGTATCTGTCTGAAAATTGTCGTCTTCAGATATAACCCCTAAAACCTTAGCCAGCTCATACTGGGCCACATCAACGTCCGTCCAGTCTTTAAGCGCCTCTTTTAGAGTCATTTTTAACTCCAAGCCACGGTCAAGTGGGTCGCAAGATACTTGATCAAGGCGGCAAGAAAATTGGACACCATGAAAGTGAATATGGGGATAAGAACCATCGCCGCAAGCCCAAGGCCTCCACTGGTTCCAGGGGCACAATCCCTCGTCTCATACTTGACGAATATGATGCCCAGGATTAAAAGACCAAGACCACCAAGACCCACATACACAGAATAATCAGTGTAGACGGCTATGGGAATAGACGGGGCGGCACAAAGAAGTAATACAGAAATAATAAGTGGCATCTCAAAACCCAAAGTAGTTTAGATGTTGATAGTCAGCCAGACGCTCATCGATTTCTTCTTCCACTTGCTTGTAAGCAGCGTCCATGGCAGCATACCACTCAATATCTTTATACTTAGCGATTCTCTCTCGCTTTGCCTTGACAATTTTCTGGAGTCTCTCAAGCTCTTTCATCGCTTCACCTCAAGATAACCTGTTCGCCACTGGACTGACGATCCACATAGGAAGAATCCCGTTTCCTCTTGGGATTCTTCATCCAGATCTCACCATCGGGAAGCTGGACAGCGGGGATGTAAATGATGTCGGAGCCATCATCGCACTCCTCAAGGTGAAACTTGGAGCCATCGGGGAAGGGAAACTCTTCCGTGTTAGATGCCCAACTCGGCTTGTTGAACCCATAACCAGGACCAATGTCGATCCTGTCCATAGCATCCATCACAAGCTCAAGAGTGCAGGCAGAAGCGAAGAAGGTGTAGCCCCTCTCATAGGACTCTGGGTTGTCGGTCATGGAAACATCCAGACACGGACCAAACCCAAACCTGTTCATCGCACCAGCCCGAGAAGACCACGGACCCCTCAGAGCTTTCTTAGAGCCATCCTTCATCGTGATGTTGAAAACCCTACCACCGAAGCCATCACCGGGCCTCACGTAGTAGTAGAAAGACACATAGCCACCAAGCTCAGCATAGTAGAGCCCTTCTCGCTCCTCATACCGCAAGTCAGCGAGATCTGGCATCTTGTCTACCAGAATTTTAATAGTGGGCTCATTGGCCCAGCCATCTGCCCAATCAACTTTTCCCTTCAGGATATTCATTGTATCTCCTTGATGCAGTTCTTACAAACCTTAACCGGCTTGAAATCGATTGTCACTGTTGTTTCTATTGGCTTGGGACACGAACAATGCTCTGTGTCCTCCTCTTCCGCAACTTCCCCCACAGCTATGAAAACGGGGATGTTTCTATACCTGTGAAGGTTTGCGTCTGCGGCTAAAGCCAGACGATGCTCACCAGAACCCAATATCTCCATACTATAACTTCCAGCACCAGCGGCAAACTTAACTCGCAAACCTGGCTCAGAAGCGCCGCTATTTCCATCATGAACGATAATAGACTCTGTGGAATACACCGTCAAGACCCTGCCCTTAATGTCTCGTGGAAAGTAGTTGTTTCCCTTCCACCAGACATCAAGAAAATGCGGATTAAGGCAGACCGTTTTACCAGATTCTATCTGTGAGGCTTTCATCATCCTACCCAATAATTCACTATGTAGTCAGCCTCCCAATTGGCGAACCCCAGGGCTTCAACCGCATCGAAAGCATCCTGATCCTCAAGCTCGCCCTCGCCAATCTTCAACAGCACATTGTCGAGATCCTCAACGATGTTGGGGTTGTCTCGCTTGATTCTCTGCTCGCTTACCCAAACCCCAAAGTAGCGCTCATAGGAAAGAGGCATTTTCTCAACAGTATCGTAGAGAGCATCGGGGGAGACATAAAAGGGCATCGTCCACCCATCCCCGTGCTGCACCTTGATACAGACAATCTTCTCACCGCCGGCATAAAACTCCGCTTCCAGAAGTTCAACCGGCAGCCAAAAGGTCTTCTTCTTGCCAGTGGCGTCAGCGAGATAGGTTGTAGCTAGTAGCGCTTCCATATCACCACCCAATCCTTTTTAAAGCAAACCAAACTCTAGATCTCATTTGGTTTTTGAAAAAGTGAAAACCGCCCGGATGGCCCTTGTTGCTCCTAACCCTGCCGCCGATGTTGCGCCAGAGTCTCAGCCATTTCTCATCCCAGCCATGAAAGGCAAAGCCCAACCGCTTCCAAAGCCTATCTTGTTCGATGGGCTCTATACCTGGGCCAGGAACGTTTGCCACTCTTGCTCCTCCTGATCTTTTCGCGCCAACTTCATCTCTCTACGCCTCATGTCTTTTATTTCCGCAACCTTTCTCTTTAGCGCCATGTCGGCAACGGCTTCTGACTGGGCAACATCAGCATGTAGTTCAAGAACGTGCTTGTCGTCTTTTGTGGCCAACTCGCCCTCAATCATCGGACAATGACCCTCATGAAGAGTAACGACATGGCCAGGATAAACCTTGCTGAAGATCAGCATGTCTTCCAAGCATCGCTCCTCAGTCCCGTGGCAAGAAAGGGCAGGGAAAAGACCCGCAGCGTCATAGACCATACAAGGGCTCTGTCCATCAATTAGCCAGTGAAACATCTACCTCTCCTTGTTCATTCGCTTCAGCACTTTACTTCGTAGCTTCCGAAGCTGTTCGCGAGCACCCTCCGCACTTTCCCTATTTGGGTCGGCATATTCAGCCTGCTCGTCCAGCCACTTCTTAATGACTGCATCTTCAAACTTTTCAAGCAGTTTCTTATCGGTCATCTTCACTTTCCTGTTTGATTAGCGCAGGCTCCATCTGCTCCCAAGACTCAAACTTCTTGAATTGAATCGACTCCTGCCCCTCGTATAGTGCCTTGGCAATCCGGTGCATACCGTCTGCAATTCCCCAATTTGGAGCGATGATTATCGGGTAGTTCAGGTCTGCCTGCCTAATCCTTTCCATGTGTCCCCGCGTGTCATCGCTCGTTTCGAGAATTTCCGCTGGGCTTTTATCACCACTCCAACACTTAGCTTGCATGTAGTCGTGCCAATCAAGAGCTTCGATCCCAAGCTCTTGAGTTAAAAGCCCCTCAGCAAGCTCCCATAGCTTAAACACATCGTAGGTTTTATCTTCGTGGCTATAAGTATGCGTCATCTTCCCACAAACCTCCACAAAGCGTAATCTGATCGGCAATAGGAACACTGACAGGGGCGCGGCTGAATCCATCTTCCATCCTCTTTACAGCATTGATTCTTGTGAGGAACCAACCCCTTTAGGCACTTTGGGACAGAATCTTTACCGGGCACGCCGAAGTCTGCATGGGGGCAGCCTTGACAGTATTCTTTCTTAGCAGCGTCCCAAGCAAGCTCAAGATCCCTCTTGGTTGGGCGCTCTGGGTCCTGGCGATAGGGGCTGCTCATTAGTCTTCTTCCATGTAGCAGAAGTGCCCACAAGCAGGACACTCTCCCTCTGGGATGATTGCGCCAGGGGCAGCCAACTCGTTAAGGTCTTCAGCGCTCAGGGTTAGTTCAGCAGGATCGTAACGAGCACCACAATTCTCGCAGACAGCCAATCGCTCTCCATCCATTAGTCGTCCCTGTTCCTTTCCATTTGTGACCGGGGAGGGATTCGAACCCTCACACCCAGAGGTAGGGGATTTTAAGTCCCCGATGTCTACCAGTTCCATCACCCGGCCATAATCTATTAAAGCCGCCCTGTCCAATACTTCACGTAAAGCGTCCACGCTGATTGCCAAAGCTCATCTAATATGCGCCTCAAGGGCCACGCTAAGCAAACCTCCAGGGATCGCTTTAAGACTTCATCTTTCAGCGGCCCTCCCATGTCATTTTCTCTAGGTTCGATTATCATTGCCCCAGAAACTTTCCCCACAGTTTCAGGTCATCACACAGCTCAAGAATGTGGCTCTCTAAGCCAAAGCCCAACCTCTCCATAATGGTTGGAAAGAGGCCAGAGTGCATGAACAAACCCCAAAGCTCATTTCGACCTATAGCCCTCGGCTCAATCACCATAATGGCCCCGAGTATCCCAGATTCATGCGCAGAAAGTCGTAGAACCAGAGAAGGTTAGTGACCATTGGGTTAAGACCACCGCGCAACCGATATGCGACTCCACCCCAGAGCTTACCGAAGGGAAGCGCCATATCTACACAAAGCAAATCGCTCTTGCCGCTTCTTCCTAAGTTAATCTCCATGGTCTAACTCTTTCATGCAGGGTATTAGTCCGCTTGACCTGAGACGATGAATGTGCGAGCCTATTGCCCTATCAAACTGGCGAATGAGTCTCCTCCGCACAAATTCAGCAACAGTCATACTAGGGTAATGTGGCCACAACCTAAGCTGACCCCAAAGCTGATGGAAAAGCTTGTGCCCAATCCCATCTCTTTCGCCGTTGTATCGGTTCTTTATCTCCATCAATCAGGCAGCCTCTTATACTTGTAGCCACGAGCCATGATGGAGAATACAGAACCAATCCTGGCCCCGCAAACCCAAGCCCGAATGTCGTAGTTGTCTGGGTGTCGCTCAAGCACCTCCTCACGGGTGACTTCCCTTTGTCCCTTTTCCGCTCCGGTTCTTGGATCTAGTTCAGTTTCCAGAAACATTTGTTCCAGCCTTTCCTGCAAATTCACGAAGTTCGTCCCAGAGACGAACCTTCCATTTGTGCCAAAGCTCTCCAGCCCAAGGCGCTTTGCGTCTAGCCTTCCCCAAAGTATGATTAAAGAGAAAAGCGTGACCCATTCGATATATGTAGTTACTCCTGGGCTCAATCACCATAACTTATATCTCCTTATGTAAGAATCAAAGTTATGGCGAGTGATTCCCATAAGGTATTCGTTAATGCTCGCCATAAAATAAAGGCCGTGAATATTCCACAGACTTGCCTTACGACAACCCCTATTACGCTGCGCCTTGATCTCCACTAAGCAACCCTCCTCACTTCCCGCTTCCCACTATTCACCACCACGCAAGTCTTATGCTGTGCCTTGGGAGCCCCACAATACCAGCACTTTCCGTCATCGTCGCTGTATGCATGGTTCTCTGGCCTCAAGCTCTCCAGGTTCTCCCGAAGGGTCACACGATCCTGCTTGGAAAAACCGGTGCCCTCCTTCTCCGCCAAACGCTTCCTGTTTCTCAACGCCTCAGTGATAAAGCTCATTTAATCCTCCTCTGGCTTAGAGAGTCCACCAAAATCTACAGTGAAGCTCCTCGTTGGCTTTAACCCAGCGATCCAAGACATCATCGCCGTCGCAGTCTTCACAGGTCATAAAGTTGCACACGCCCCAGGTCTTACCGTCAAGGTCTTTAACTTGTCTGTTGTCGCCATAAACCCAACGCCAAACATCCCCGACCTTGAACTTATATCCACACAAATAGCAGCGGAACTTTTCCCCTGGCCCATGTCCACCCCATTTGGCCTTAAGGTCTCTCTCCGTAGCCACTTGCGGCTTTTGGTCCGTGAAGCTCATTTCTTTAATCCTAATTTACAAGTAGCGCCCACCAGCACCAGCCTGCGAATGCTGCTAAGGCTATTGCCAAAACAACCTTCCCAAACATAATCAAATCGTCCATTTATCACTTAGCCATCGCCTGCGCTGCACGGTGGTAGTCCGCCTCGATCTTCTTCATGGCGTCGGTGGCAGAGACAAGGCCACGGGTTCCAGTCGAGATGGTCTCGATCACCCTGTTGCCGTCCATGACCTTGATTTCCTTGTTCCCTTCCCAGAGAAGTTCAAGGCCAAAGGCTTCCAGTCGTCTACGGATCATAGGTTTCATTTGCTTCCTCCTCCAGAAAACGGATTAACTCTTCCAGTTCTTCTTCGGTGGGTTCTCTTTGAGGTTCCTGGTTGAGGCGGGGAGAGCCCAACTCCCTTTCCACATCTTCATCAAATCTCCGACCCAAACGCCGATCAAGTTCGGTGTCGTAAGTTACTTGTCCCCAGTAATGAACTATCCAATAGGCAGCCTCAAGAAGCTGGAGATGTAATTCATTTATAACATCACGAACTTTGAACATATTTTTAAGTCTAATCTCCATCAGTCCTCAACCAGATAGTATTCCACATTCCACCACAGCTCGTTATCATCTTCGGGCAGACCAAGCCAACCAGCAGCCATAGATTCCGAGTATGCCTCCCATGCCGCCTGAGCATCAGCCGGGCTCAGAATGTACCCACGCGTAGCAGCGATGCGCACAATACGCTCGACATCATGCTGATATTCGCCCTCCGCCTTATTCTTGAATCTCAGAGTTTTCATGTGCTCTCCAAGGTAGGCGTGGGCACATACGTGTGTGCCCACGCCTTTGGGTGCTACTCCTCAGCTTCCTCCTCCGAGCTTTCCTCTGCCTCGGGCTCCTCCTCCTGCTTCTGGCCCTGTCCGCCGCCCTGGATCTTGCCAACGATTTTGCCCAACTCCTTGTTGAACTTTTTCCTTTGCTTCTCGAACTCTCTTTCGGCTTGGACCATCTTCTCGCGCAGCTCGAAAGCCTGACGCATTAGGCCCAGTGCCTTATCCTTAGCCTTTTCTGCACGCTCCTTGTTGATTTCCTTGAGAGCTTCCTCAAGGACATCGCTCGTTTTCATTGGCTTGGCTGCGTCAAACCCAACCAAATCCTCCAAACGTGCCGATGGATCTTTCGTCTCTTTTGCCATTACTTCACTCCTTGCCGTCAAGAATGTTTTGGATTGAGTCGATGCCCTTCCGAACTTTCTCGGAGTCCTCGACAACTCTTTCTGCCTTAGAGACGCTAGCCTTCATGCCCAACAGGGCCATACGTAGCTCACTGATGGGATCCGGCGAAGCCTTAGACAAAACCCTATCTTTAAGGTCACTAAACATCTTACCCAAAATCTCCTGGTCTTCGGGGAGGCAGGAATGGCTCAGTCTCCAGGTAAGCCCCTTCTTCTTGGCCCGGAAGATGCCCCTGATAGCGTGGCTTACAGGAACCTCGTTCGCCTGCCGCCTCATTGCTGTGAAAACTTCTCCCTCGATCTCGGCGTCGGATTTACTCTCGATCTTTCTCACACCTGCAAGAGCTTCCTTTGCGGCGTTGTAAATCCAGATAAGATCCTCGGGCGTTAGTTTCTTGTTATGGTGTGCTAAATGCATATTGTATCTCATCCTCCTATTTCGGCGTGCGAGGCGCATGTTTACTCTTTGTTCTTCCAAACATCCCGCAGCCGCACGTACAGGAATGGTGGAATGGCCATGCGATCAATGTAGTCTCTCAAGACCACAACCTTAACGGTGTGAATCACGTTGCCAAGTTGCTTCAACGCTTCGCCCCAGATGTTCCTCGGTTCTGGCACTTTGATTTCCATTTTGTCTAAGTCCCATTTCCAGTGCAAAAGGTGAATCGAAAGCCCATCCCCACTACCAGCCAAGGGTGTATAAGCTCCTGGATATATATACTGCAACATGATCCACATTCTATTACTAACCACATTCCAAGGATATTTTACTTCGCCCATATCCTTTTTGGGGCGTATAGGTTTAATTTCCATGTGGATTCCAGAAGCCTAACCAAGCAGTAAAGCGAAGACGCAGCACTTCCGAAAGCGACTGAACCCCACCGCCGAACCTATAATACAACTCCAAGGTCAAGTGTCTCCAGACTGCATCAGGAATTCGGGGAATGCGGTTGAGGGTTATTCGCGGCTCAATCCTCATCAACCGCTTCCCACTTCAGCCTAACTATGGCTTCTGGGCCCAAACCAATGGGTTGAAACTCCTCATAGAAATCACCGTCCCACACCGATTTGGTTCTTGATGGAGCTATTTGTCCGTGGTCACGCAGATAAGAATAAGTGACGACTACCTTTTCTGCACCATCAGGCGAATATCCGGTGCCCCAGATAATTACCCTTTGTCCTTTGTGGATATGAATCGGCCAGCCCTTTTCACGCTGCTCGCCGCCAATTCTGACGCCCACGCCCATTACTCTTTCACCTCTTTCAAAGGCTCGCCGCGCAGCATCTTCACGCCGCCGTGCTCCGCGACACCCACATGCCCATGAACCTCAATCTCGTTTCCGTCTGGACCCTTGATCAGGTAGTAAGGTTCGTTATGAATATCGACTTCCTTCTTGCAGAACAGACACAAAGGTTTCTTTTTGCTCATCTTTTCACCACTCTCTCGCAGCAGCAATGGCGGCTAAAATGATATAGCCTCCCGGTATTTCTTCAGGTTCGTTTGGCTTCCTATTCCTGAACTTTTTGAGTATCTTGAGTGCCTCTTGAAACTCGTCTTCCGAACAGTTAGGTGCGTAAAGTCCCCTTTTCCTTTCCCTCACTGATGCGTTGAGATAAAGCAAATGGCCAAGGAAAACCTTGGCCGCGTCAAAGGCAGACATCTCATTAATCCTCCTCCTCTGCTGGCCAGCCGTAGATCTGGTCCCTCAAGTAGTCTCTGGCTGGCAGGCAGCCATCTTTGATCAAGATGGCGAATCCAAATATATGGTGTATTGTCCAAGCCGCCAAGGCGGCCACTGCCTCACCCAGTCTCATCTTACGTCAACTGGGCTTTACAGGAAGAAGGAACATTTGCATTCTGGAAATCGGTGCAAGACATCGCCTTGATTGCTGGGAAGCAAACGGTATATAGCTCTACACCATCCCGTAGCGATGTGATGCTGGGACAATCCCATGCATCTTCCAGATCTTTTTGGAACTTGGCTGCCGCTGTCGCATCTCCACTGCACGCCAACATCTTGTCTCCCAGCACCCTGGCAATGTCATAGCACGCCTGAACCGGGTCAACGTTGGACGGCAGCGGCGGCAGATCCGTCTCAGGCGGCGAAGCATCGGGCAGTAACACATCAGCAACGCTCCCATCCGGTAGCACAGAGGGCGCTGGCTCGTCAGACGTGTCGCCACAGGCCAAAAGAAACAGGCTAATGAATCCAAGAACAATTGCTTTTCTCATCTCACTTAATCCTTCCTGTTGATGTTACTGTGGATCTACTTTACTTTTGTCTCTCTTCAAGAGTGCCTCCGCGTTGGTGCAGAGAATATCAAGATCCCTGGCGTCCTGCTGGTCGATCAGCGGCACAATGCCGTCTTTCATTTTGAACATCAGCGCCCAACCAATCAGTTCGCAGGAGGCAGCGGCGCTTGTATCCCACTGCACACAGCCCGACTTAAGAAGGGCTCCATAGCAGGACGTAAACTTCTCCTGCAACTTATCCATCGCCTTGCAGGGTTCAGCCGCCATGTATTTCCTGAGACTCATTTCACCCTCTCATTTTCCTCCAGAGCAGCATTGCCCCAGTCCAAAGAAGAACTCCCAAAGCCAGAAGCCCCTCGCCAATTCCCATACAACAGCAGAAAAGCATCACCCACCTAGAAGCTGAAGAAGTTGCAGTGCTTAATCAGGAAGATCCCACCAACGATGAGGCCAATCCAGACCATCACCATAATGACCAACATACTCCCAAAAAACCTACTCATCTGCATTGTTTCCTCCTTATTCTGTCGCAGCCTCAAAAACCTTGAGAGTTTCAATCCTCTCCATCTCGTCTTTTATCTGCGAGCTAAACTTGAAAATCCGCTGTGCTGGGCTCGTGAGTTCCATCTCGCCATTATCCATTATTCCATTGTATTTCTTCTTGACAGGGAAAACGAGAACGGAAAGGAAACGTTCAACAACAGCGAGCTTGTTCTTGTAGACAAAACCAGACTTGCCATAGCCCACTCCTGTATAAATGCTTTTCTCATACCTCCAATGCTCAGGAGCATTCTCCATGAGCTTCAGGATGGTTTCGCCAAGGTGGGGCTCGGGCTGGGGAGCAGGTGGAACATCCTCCAGTATAGAGTCTGCCAGCTCCCTGGTTTCCAACTTAAGCTTCAGCTTGGCAGCTTCAGCCTCCGCAGCCTCAGCCCTCAGAATCGCTGCGCCGTGATCATTTCGATAAGACATTTGCCCTCCTAAAAGGCCGGAACATCTGTTACTTTCTGCCTGGTGCGCTCCGTCCATTCAATCTTACCACACCGCTTGCACTCCCTAAACCACCGCTTGATCTCCTGGCGAGGCACATCCATAGGCAAGCGCCGATCCACCCCCATAGTCCCCGGAGGATCCCCTGGATCGCGATAAGCCTCGTGGATGATCGGATCGTATACCGGCTCCGTCCAGTCGTGCTTGCAGGCTTTCTCTATCAATTCCAGCTTGGCTTTCTCCTGCTCCCACTCCTCTTTTAGCTGGGCAACCCTGCGACGAAGCCGCCTCGGATCCTCACAGGCCATGTCCATGCTTTTTAGCTGATCCCCAGATGTCATTCGCACGTCTCCTCGTATTTCCTCAGAAGGTGGAGGAAGTCATCACCGCACCACAGCTTCCCGATTCCTGGGCTGGTCATCAGATAATACCCAAGTGGGGTTTCTGTGGAGAACCTGGCCGTTTCTGTCCGAGGCGCGACCTTCAGAGCCTCTTCCTCATCGTAGTCATCAGCCATACAGTCGATGCCCTTATAGCAATTAACCACAACGATTTCAAAGCTTTCGGGGGGCAAGGTTCACCATGTAGTGCTCGAAAGAGTTTATCTCACCGATGAGATTCATAACCTCATCGAGTCGTTCGTTTACGCCCATTTCCCTTCTCTCTTGAGCTTCCTGAAGTTCCTATCCGTCACCAGCCACTTGTGCAGGAAGTTAGGCCTCCACACCCAAGACCTAAGCTTGCCGGTTCGTGGATGAGAGCACACCACACAATAGGTTATGGTTTCAGGAGCAGGATGACCACCAGTCCAAGCAGACTCGCAGTTCGGGCAAACCTCAGTGAAGAGATTAACGAAGAAGTGTTTAATCCTCTCCATCCTCATCTCCTCTGAACGTCTGGTTCCACTCGGCTGGAGTGATGCCGCTGATCAGGAACTCACGCTCATCGGCAGAACGGTGGGGTAGAATCATCTGGATGTTTCGTCTGTCTGGGCTCGCCATCTCCTCAGCTTGAGCGATGGTGATGCTGACCTCATAGCGCTCACCAGTCACGCTACAGGTCTTACTGATCACAACCCTGTCATTCTTGTGGTCGTAGTTTTTCTCAAGACTGTGAAAACCGAGAAGCATTGTTTCCTCCTTTATCACCTAAGAGCGTCGTAAGCCTCGCCCCAATTCTTGATGAGCTTTGCCTGGGCAGGACTCGGCCTAAAGATTACTATTTCTACTCCCTCATTTTCAACGATGCACTTGCATCCAATGGCTCGCAGAATGTTGCCATTATTAGTCGCATAGATCGTATCTCTGTAGCCAATGATATGTCTATGCTTAAACTTCTTACTACATCCTTGCTCGCACATCTTCCCAAGCAGCTCGGTTCTTTTGTTGGAGAATTCCATCCTGAGCTTGGAATCATCACTACAGTCTTTCATAGCGACCACAAAGAACGCAACGAGTCCGAGAGCCGCCATTACGCCCGCCCACATGCCAGCACGTTTGGCCAGCTTAATTTTTGATTCACGAGTCATCCTGGGCTTCTCCTTGGGCTTCTTCTTCGCGGCTATTGCCGCCTTTAGCTCCAGGTTCTCCCGCTCCAGCGTGTCGTTTCGAACAAGCTGTGCTTGTAAGTCATCTTTATACATTATAGCCCCTATCGAAATGGGCCGTTGGCCCGTTTTCTCTCACCAAGGATATAATCTATGATGTTTTGAGCCATGTCATTATCACAATATTTTGCTATACTTTCCTTGTCTTCTGGCTTCACTTTACCCCTAATGTTCCAACAGAGTTCCACCTTGGTATGCATGGGCTCGCCGGTGTTGTATTGGTAATGCTGGTCTTCCCAAATGAGAAGGTCTAAGCTCCACCCAGACTTCTCCAGCGGAATGGATAGAAGTGTCTCCGAGCCCCAGATTTTCTCTTTTCCCATCACATCCCCGCGTTGTAGTTCTTGAGATCCGTGATGCTGACCAAACACCCATAGCCCTCAACATCGCAGCGAGCCACTGGCCCAGTGATAGGGGCGTTGCGTATCGGCAAACCTGTAAGTTTGGTGAAGTAAGCTTGATTCTCGCAGCATGGACACCACATCTTCTTTTTGTGCCCACAGTTGCCGCACTCCCCGACCTCATCGAAGTAGTCCGTCTCGCCACACTCCTCGCAGGCTTTAGGGTCGAACTCCTCAGCCTTACACTTCTCCAGAGGCCACTCGCCCTGAATCTGCCCGCACTCAAGGCACCAGTCGAACTCCACGTAGTCGCCACCACCAACTCCCATGTCGCCGGGAACGTAGTCGCTCTTATCGTATTCCCCGATGGAAGTGCCACAACAATCCGCGCACTTGGCGGTAATGCTGGCAACCCTTTCGCTTCCACAGTTTTTACACTTCATTCTCTCGCCCTTTCAAGCATTTATAGCACAGTGTATCATCCTGAAAATAAGGATGGTGATGGTCTTTTGATACAGCCAATCTCCCACAATGACATCTGAGGGGATTATCCGCATCCTTAGTGCGACACACTTTTACACAATAGCCATCAGGGCCCATATCAAAACACCACCCTCTTTTGAGGATGTCAGCCATAGCAATATGAAGTCCGGGAGCTACAATGCCACCTTTTTGATGATATTTATCACTCATTTCTTCTTTTCCTCTTTCAATTCCTTCCTGCCCCAAACCTCAACGATTTCCCAGCCTTCTTCGGTCTTACCAGTATCGGGATGGACCACAGGAACAACGTTTCCCAACTTTGCGTGTTTCTCTTTGAGCCAAAGAACCGTGTAAAAGTAAGACTGGCCTCCGTCCAGCGGAATCTCTTTCCATCTGCTTCCGCACGAGGAGCCAGAACCCTTTGGATTTCTTAGCTTACACTGGACTATAATCTTCTTTTTCTTGGCCATATTCCCTCAAAAAGCTCAGTCGTCAGCCCCACCACCGACAGTTGAGCACGCACTACACCTTATCTACTCGTCCCTACACTGGACAGGATTCACTCAGGCGCGGAGAGAGAGGCGTAGGAATCATCTCCACTTAGAGTTGTAGCGCTCCCTGTGGCGACTCTCTGGCGGGATCAAACCAGAGTAGCGCCGTTGCCTTTTACTTGCTCTTCTTGGGCGGCTCCTCCAGAACCTTCTTCACCCTCTCGGCTTTCTCGAACACCGCCTCGCCGTGCTTGATCACGGGCTCGCTGTATTTGTTATACACCGTCACCGCACCCACCACAGCCAGCACCAACACGCCAAGAATCATCAGCTTACGGAACGTGCTTTTTCGTCTCGCCATCTTTACTCTCCTTGATTGCTACGCACCCACACTCATAGCGCGGAATGTTGTGGACACCACAGACTCCACAGCTCCAGTGTCCAAACTCTCCAGCCTTTTCACAAGCAATCCTCTCGGCATTGTCCATGTCGGCTGGCGAAACATCGCGGACATTTACCAGAAACAATTGGTTATGGCCAAGTTCCAAAACCAGTTGGTTTTCGTGAATAACAACCTTGCTTTTTCTGATTGCTGGATGCTTGCCAGTCAAAACAGCTTCAATGACGCTGGCAACTTCTTTAGCGTCCATCGCCCCACCTCTTCAGGAGGGCCAAGACTGCCTTGCCGCTCTCAGTAAGTCTGTAGCCTTTACTGTTGCACCACTCACACTTGCCATCATCGGAATTGTAGGGGTATTTGCTCCCCGTCTTTCCAGACACCCCTTTACAACTCCAGCACTCTTCCTCAAGGTAAAGGGGCTCTGCGAGCCCTGGCCAATACAGCTTGGCGCACTCGTTATCGTGTTCGTCTCTCCAGTAGCTCATTCTATTCTCCTTAGAACAGGATTGAAGCCGGGCTATTCCAGGAGGTATATAGGTGTCCATCCTCCTGGAAAACCAGCGACCGAATCCCTCCAGCCTCAGCTCGCTCCTGAACGCAGTAGTCGCTATGTGCGATGGAAATCCCTTCCAAATCCCAGAGTTCTGTGCCTTCGTTTAGTGTGCGAATCTTTCTGCCACGCTTTCGAAGCAACCTCTCCAGATTATACACCACTCCGCCATATTCCTCATCGCTAAGTCCATTGTCCTCGATCCACTTGGCGACCTCTGGATCGACATGGTGTTCAGGAGAGACGATCCTTCTAAGCGTAAGTTGCCTTACGCCATTCTCTATACAATAAGAAACCAGTTGCGCCGCGCTGCGGTCCAACTTCTTGGTGAGATTAACCGTTAGGCGAACTACCATGCCGAAGTGATTGATTCTCTTTATCAGCGGGATATACTGACTGAACTGCCTATCGTTGTCCATAGAAAGAGCAATCACATTAAAGCCAGCACGATCCAGCCTCAGTACCAGATCGTCGTATTCACCGTGCGGTGTCACGGGGAGCCAGTTTTCTGGCGCAAGTGACTTGAGCAACTGAACACCGTTGGTCTGGATTTCAAGTGGAAACTCTCTAAAGTGCTCAGCCACAGACCGCACAAAATCCAGGTTCAGCACTGGTTCGCCCTTGCCAGTGAACAGGACCGATGTGACTCCAGCTGCTTTGGCTACAGCTTTCACCTTCTCCAAGTTGCGAAACATCAGGCTGGTGTTCGACTCCATCAGCCCGGTGAGCTTAGCCACGCAGTAGGGACAGTTCTTATCGCATCTTGGGTCAGCACTCGGAACACTAATGGTCAGATTCTCAGCCTGTAGATCTCTACTCATGATTTCATCCCCAATTTCTCCCGGAGTTCCTGGATAAGATCCAGATACACCGGAATATACGTCCTCATCATCCTCGCAAGAGAGGGCGAGGTTTTAGGATGTGCGATATTCCTGCGATAGTTCCGAACGATAGCTCGGTAGTTACGAATCATTCCAGCATAGAACTCATGGGAGCCGGGATAAGGCTTGCCTTTAGTCCAGTGCTCCAACAGATCCGTCACCACTGTTTGCATCTCTGGACTCGGTTTCATACTGGCCTCTTGTGATTCCAGTGGTAGAGGTCCAGCGCATCCCTGAGAACCAAGTGCAGCGCGGCGTCATAAGAGATGCTCTTGTCTTCAGCCACTTCCATTACCATCTTCACATCCTTATCGCTGAAAGTGAAGTTGGTTTTGTGCTCCACAACTGGATTGACCGCAGTGATTTCATCATCGTCGAATTCTACTTCCATCTCTGCGGTAGGAGTCTTCTCTTCGGCAAAGGCCTTCTCAGGTCTTACAACCTTGTTCTCTGGAACAGTCGGTCTCATCTCTGTCTCCTTTATTAAGTAGTGACCCCAACGGGATTTGAACCCGTGTCGCTGGCGTGAAAGGCCAGTGTCCTTGACCAAGCTAGACGATGGGGCCAAGGCTGCGTAGCAGCCGTTAAGCTCTTTCTTTCTTACAACTGCGGCAATACTTAAAATCCTTGCCGTCAGCTATGTTCTTCATTAAGTCAGGCTTGCTGCAAACACAGAAGTCAGAAATATCGGCGGCAGAAGAAACATCCCAGTGAACCAGCGAAGTATAGTCATGGAGCCCATACCACTGGGGGATATCTGTGAACCAGTCAAACTTGGCATTGGGTTCAATTATCTTCTTGCCGTGTTTGTGCCAGAACTTCTCGCTCCCCGTACAACCACCCCAGCCCTCACCGACCAGAATCATCGGCAAGCCGAGATCACCAAGCTCGCAGTCAAGCTCACTCTCGTAGGGAATCCACGAGGCAAAGATTATATCCGGCTTGAACCGAGACACAGCATCCATCGCCTCCATCTCCACGACCCACTTCTGGCTGAACATCTCGTATTGGTTGTTCTTTCCAACAACCTTGTCAGTCGCAGTCCACTTGCAGCCACGACGCTTGTTCATCAGCTTCGTGACCCAGCCGCTACCAGCACAAACCTCCAGAACGTGCTTGCCTTTGGTGAGTCTTTCCAGAGAGTCGAGCCACTCCTTTGTGATGACAATCCAGGAGTGCTTGGACAGCTTTCTGCGCAGTTGGTAGCTTTGACTATACTCACTGTTGAACTCTGCTTCAGTGAGCCTGCCGCTAGTCATCTTGCGAAAAAGCTCGTCAGTTACACGCTCAAGCTCGTGCTCATTGCAGTAGAGTTCATCTAGCATAGTCGTTGCCTCCTTTACTCCGCGTCAGCAGGCGGAGCCTTCTTGTTCCGCTCCAGAGTGAGCCCCTTGCCCGTCTTCAAAGCCCTACCGAGAAAACGGATAAAACCCTGAATGATCCCGTGGTGCTTCCGCACCTGTGGATCCCTGAATCCGCCCATGCGAGCCAGGTAGAGTTTCATGGTCGCCGCCTCATTGACGGTCATCTCACCAGTGCCCTCCAGCTCACCATCGAAGCGGGCCTCCTTGAGAGCCTTGTTCAGCGCCTTGAGCCCGTAGCCGTGGACCTTAAACTCGTTGCCGTCTGCGTCTTTGATCTTCGTAAGCATTTCCTTCTCTCCTTGTTGTTAGTTGGGCAGGCTCTCGGGAGAGCCAAAAATCTGGTCATAGTTGTTCCGATACTCCTGTGTCGCCACCTTAGGTGGCCCCTTGGAGCCATTACCCTTGAGAGACATCCTACTCTGGACATCGTAGACTGAGGGGTTTGCGGTGGGAGAAATCGCCATGAGTTCATCTCCGTGGATGGGCTGGCCCTCCTTCAAGGTGGCAACCATCCCCGCCTCACGCACCTCTCCAGCCTCGTCAACCAGAACCGCCTTCGACTCTCCATCAGCCGAAAGCGGCTCAAGAATAACAACTCTCTCTTTGCTCATCGCAACCTCCTAGTAATGCCCCAAGTAGCCAGGGAAATCAACCTCTTCCGCCGTGCCCCGAATGTCTACGCTCTCCTCAGTTGGCTTCAACCCGAACTCGATCACATCCTCCGGGTCATTCACGCAGAAGGAGTAAGTGATCAGCCGTCCATCGGGCAGGAGAGCAACGGAGAATTCATGGCTGGCGTTGTGCCCAACCTTGTGAAGCTCAACCTCGATCTCCTTGCCCTCAACTTCGATCACCTTCTTACTTGAGCAGTAGCCATACCAGCCGGTATAGTTATGCTTTGCCTGCAAGACGATGAGATTGAACGCCTGTTTTCCGGTCATCTTGACCCTCTTTCTTGCCTCTTCGACTTCTCGGGAGAGCTGCTTCAATGCTTCAATGGCTTCCATGTTTTCCTCCTAGGAGCGCAAATACTCAACATCTTTGCGGTGGAAAAGATCAAGTGCCTCTCGCTCGGTCAACCCGATGAACTCGTCAGGGAAGAAACTTAGTTCATCGTGATAGTAACTGAAAACCATTCCCTCTTCGCCATCATCAAATTTGACCATAACTTTGGCTTTGTCGCCCCAATATTGAGGCGGCAAAATCTTTGCTGATACAATCTTTCTCACGTTGTCTCCTAGAAGGTTGGGGTTGAACGTTTCTCGGCCTGAACTAGTCGAGACTTCAAGCGTTTCATTAAGTAGCGGGCAACATCCAAGTGCCCGTTCTCAATCGCATCGTTCAGCGCATCGTATTGGTATACTGTGTCGTCAGCCTTATACTTCTTGATCAGGTGCTTAACGACCATCAGCAATCCACCACGAGCGGCTAAGCGGAGAGGGAAGTCAAGGCACTCCCTTGGATCTGCACCAGTCTTGACCAGCTTATCAATTCCAGCACAGACCTTTTCCTCCGTGTCTTCTTTCTCGGGATTAAAATAACTTATCAATTCCCTTAGTGGAACCTGTAGTTCGAGATTCATCTTAAAAGCTCTCTTGTGTGAACGGCAAATCTGTAAAGCCCTACCGCCAGAGCAACAAAGCCCAAGACATTCGCGGTTAAAGCTCTACCTTTGGACAACTGACGAATACTGTTCCAATCTCCACTATAGGCATAGCCCTTAGCAAAGTCCACGAGAGGAGCCGCCATGCCGAACAGGTAGAGCGTAGTGCCCCAGAAAGTCTTGATGTTCACTGCCCCAGAACTTAGCATGGAGTCGGTTGCAGCAAATATCACCACATCCATCACATACGGAGCTACGTAGAAAGCTAATTCCTGATTCTGGCTTGGAGGTGGATTGCCTGTCCAGCCATCCACTCTGCCTAAATAGAAGCCTCCATCGTGCATATGTGGATACGGCTTGAAGCTCGCTACATCACGGCCCATCAGCTTAACACTAAGAGCGTGGAAACTCTCATGCAAAACAGTGTGAGCGGGAATAACAATCGGCGTAAAAGAGAACGCCCAGAGATTATCATTGTCCTCGGCGTATGCTGTGGCGGTGAAAAGCAGAAGAAAGACCAGAGCTTTGACAGTAGTTTTCATTTGCAGAACTCTTCCACACTGTCCCTGGTCACAATGATCTCCGTATCATCCAAGCGAACCCAGACACAATCTCCTTCAGCCCGCGAAACAACACCAACTCGACCCTCAAATGAGGGCCTGGGAAGGTGTGTCTTTCCTCCAATTGCTCCTTCTCTTACCCGCACCAGTATCATGTTGAAGCCGCGAGCAGAAGCACAGGAGAAGTCGCAAGGATGATCCACGCCCTTATGATGACAGGAACCCATTTGTGCTATTCCACAATGTTCTTTGAAAGGGCATTCATCTCCCTTTAGTATCAGTCCGTTGACTAGCATTGTCTATCTCCACGCATTTAAACGTGACTACTTCCGCCACATCCCCAAACGATTTCACTAAGCGCTCAGCCGTGGCCCGGTCTGCAAACAAGGCATTTCGTGTGGGAGGTTCTCTTGCATCCGAAAAGTCTCCACCGAAGCGCCCAGGCTCAAACCATTCCCCGTCTGGATACTCCTCACCCGGAGGCCAGCAGGTAGTCTTCACCCGAACTGCGAAAAGCTCAAACTCCATTGTCTATCTCCCCGCTGATGATGGGAGTGCTCGCAGCACATTTGTAGTTAGGGTTAAAGAAAACCAGTGGGTTTTTCCACCACCTCATCCTAACCACCCTGGGTTGAAGTCTCTTGAGCTTTTGCTTGCCGTTGTCGTATCTGGCGGGAGGGGGATCCACGTCAAAGCGAAGCCAGTGATCCATGTCTGCGTTCCACATAGGAGTATCAAGTCCAGGAATAATGATGCCCATCTCAGCATCACTTTCGCTGGGACCAACAGTCTTGAAAGTCATCACTCTATCTCCTTGTGCGACGAATCCTGTCCACCAGGTCTATCGGCAAAGCTCCACGCGGAAAACGGAATGGGCGGCGCGGCGCATCGACAGTAACAACCTTCGCCTCACAACCTCGCCTGCCAGCCGCCTCAAGCTCATCAAGCACAGCCAACGCTGGGGTAAGCATCTGATGGAACAGCACCACACGCTCCACTCGCCCATCAGGGTGTCTCACATCAAGGTCCACTCTGTCGAACATTGCCATATCTCCTATTTGCTGAAGTCAAACCACACGCAGGCATGAGCCAGCGTGGAGATGATCCACAGCCCAAGTCCACAGAACAAAAGCGTGAGAAGGAACGGAGGGAACCAACTTCCGCTATGGTTGCTCATCGTCATCCTCCTCCCGCTTCGACTCAGCCAGCCCGACCCCAACCAACGCCGCTTTTACCACGTTGGTCGTGTTTTGCTCAACCGTGTCGCAGTGGCTATGAAACTCGTCGCTCCATGCCTGATACAACTTCTGGGCACTACCTCTGATTTCGGCTGACAGATCCCACAGCCTACTCGCCAAGCCCTTCAGTCCCAGATGCTCGGCTGAATCGGCCAGATTCCCAAGCTCCCTGACCGCCTCCGTCATCCTCCATCTGGCGCTGTTTGCATCGTCGATGGTGTTCTTTTCCATTGTTTTCTCCTGAACAATTGGTGCGCCCAGCAGGAATTGAACCTGCGGCCAACGGATTAAAAGTCCGCTGCTCTACCTGGCTGAGCTATGGACGCATCGGGGGAGCCCCGAAGGGCTCCCCCTGTTTACTACTCGGCCTCCTCCTCGGGCAGCTCCTTCGAACCGATGACGGTGACATTCAGCCCCACCTGGCAGGCCACGACCTTGCCATTGATGGTGAGATTCACCTTACCGCCCGCGTGGTAACCCATCGAACCCGTCTTGAACTGCTTGGGCTCGGCCAGCAGGTTCATACCCGCCAGCTCCACGGTCAGTGCGTCTGCGTGCTCGTTGAACTCCGCCCTCTGAATCGGACATTCCTTCTTCGCCATGGTTTTCCTCCTTGGCTATTTGGGGGCCTACCCCCTGTCGTTGGAGCATTATGCTCCCCTTTGTGACCATAATTGGTCACTGTGGTCGTAAAAACGGGAAGGCTACGCCGTGTAAGAAGCCCTGATCATAAGTCACAGAACCAACGGCACTTAATCGCGGAGAGGAACCTCCCAATAAGCTCTGATCGACCGGGAGGGTCGGCTCAGTATGTAGCTCCCCGATATGTTAGAAGCTAAACAAGTTGCAGTGAGCGATGAGAAAGATGGCCCCACCAATGACAGCAACCCAGAAAAGGATGAAAGCAATCACCACTATCAACTCCATAGCTGTGAAGCCACCCTCCAGCCTCGCCCTCTCCTTCACAGCCCGATGTCCAGCAGCGTTCAGCCGTGCAAGCTGCTCCTCCGAACTGCGCTGCTTCGCAGCCTCCACACGGGCTTTCGCGTTGGCAATCTTCGCCTTCTGTTTGGCCCTGTAGGCTGCTCTCGCTTTGGCATTCGCCTCGGCGGTGAGGTGGCGGCGGGAAAACTGCTCCTTGCTATTGGCCTTAGCCATTGTTGCTTTCCTCCTTGTTGGCGTTGCGCTCGGCTCTCCGTGCCTCTTTGCGCTTCATCTTCATGGTGGTGATGCAGTTGCGGAGCACCATTGCTGGATAATCCTGCTTAGTGTCCTTGAGCCTTGCCTCCAGCTCCCTGATATTCCTGTCACATTGTTTGGTAGTCATCCCTCTTCTCCTTGGGTTGGCAATAACTTGTTTTTCGCGTCCGCCAGCGCCGCTGCTTGCTCGATGGAACATTGCGCCAGAAACTCATCGTTGATGAATACCATTCGGTCTCCCGTTTCGGCGTACACTGCGTCCCCTATCTTCACACAGAGAGTCCCAGAGTCAGCCAGGAGACAGTTATCCGCGATTTCCTTGAACCTTTCGCGAGTCTCACGCTGCTTCCAGCCGAACATGTCTCTTGCTATTAACATCACCTGCACCTTGCTCAACGGAGACTGAAGCAGCGCAGCAATGGCTAGTCTTTTGTAGTAATCGTTTTCCATTGTCTTATTCCCTTCGTGGCCTACGACGAACAGGAGGCGCAGGAGAAGTCTCTTCTCTCCGAGCCCATCTGTTCATCCAAGCCTCAACGGTTTCCTTGGCCTCCCTGAGATCCGGACACTCAACTCCGTCGGTTTCGTTGGCCCAGATCCGCAGGTTCTTGATGGCTTGGATTTTCTTCCCCTGGCGAGCCTGAGAAACAGCAGTTCCCGGCAGACCACCACAGCCGATGCAGGCATCGCAATGGTCCCAAGGGATCTCTCTGTAAGCGCAGTCCATGTCCCCGTCAAAACAGGCAGCCTGCACTCTATTCGCCCCCTCCCTTATGCGCCTACTGATGAGGTCAGCCGCGCCACTTCTGCCATCCCTGACCGCCCGACTGAGATCCTCAGACAGTTCAGCAGCACTGCGAGGATCATCTGGAAGGCTCCCATCCATGACATCAGACACTTCATCCACGAAAGTCTGCATGTGCCTCACTTCTTCAGCACAGTCAAAGCAGAGTTCGGTTCCGTAAACCTCAGCGCCGCAGTTGTCACAAGTCTCTTCCTCGGGGCGCGGCTCAGCCAAACCGGAAGCGCCAATGTTGACGGTATTGGCGAGAAGAGCCTGGTTGATGGCCTCAACGTCCACGCCACGGTCCTTGATATCGCCACGCAGAACGCCCAAGTGCTCCAGCACCGTCTCAAGCTGGCTCATCGCAGAGATCAAGTCGTGCTCAAGCATTGGCAGTTCTTTGCCATCGCTCAGCTTCAAGATGATAGTGGGCTCCTTGAGACTTCCCCTGAGCACGGAGCTGACAAAACAACCGGCGTTCTCAAGCTTAAAGTTGAGTTCTATGCGGGAAAGTTTCATTGGTCGTCTCCTTAGCCTGCACAACCTACGGCTTTTCTTGGTCCGTTGTCCATCCTGCTCAAGAGCAGCACTTCTTCACGAGTGTGGAGAATCACCTTGACGTTGCCGGGGATGTGCTCAATGGGACACTCCCTAGCATACTCGTGAGCCTTAACCTCAGTATCGAACTCCTGGATGGACCAAATGTTCCAGAAACCATCACCGCAATCGTATTTGATTTCAACGCTGTAGGTTTTCATTCTCTCGTCTTCCGTGAAACTCGGGAGTCTTATACACCGGGGGCTCAGCAAACTCCAGAGCTACAGGGCCTTCATACTCAAACTCGCCCCAACTGTCTTGCCAACTGTCGTTATGCTCCTGCCACCAGATAGAATACCTGTTGGTCCAGACAGCAAGCTCGCCACAATGCGGACATTTCCAGAGAACCCAGAATTCCGGGTCGTCACCAACATCCTCCGGGCTGAAGACATATGTGAAGCCATCCCAAGAGGTTATATTCAACTCCTCGTAATGTCCGTTCTTACAGAGAACTTGGATATAACCTTGGTAGCTCATAACGTCTCCTTTATAGCCTGAATTCCTCAGGAATCTTGTCAGCGTTTTCCTGCATGGCTTTGCCCAGCCTAGCGCTCAGCCACCAATCGAAAAGCTCGCCCTCGTTGTTGAAACCATCTGCGATGGCTGAAGCAACCAGGTCGGCAATGGCAGAGAGCGTGTCCGCTTTCATCTGGATTTCCCTGGCAAAGTGAGCGACGTGTTCCATGAGCTTGTCTTCTTTGGCATACTCAATGTCGCTCAAGTCTTCCCGGCTGGGACGGTCACGGTTAGTGAATTCCTCCCAGGTGAAGTGTGGCTCTGTAGGCATCACCTCTTTGGGAATGATGATGCCGATTTCCTGGTAGTTATTTTGGTCCACCAGACCAAAATCGCCCTTGCGAATCTGGGTGAGCATGCCATCACGTTGGGCCACTACTAAGTCCCAACCCTTAACGGGCTCACAAATCGTCAGCGTTCCAGCAATGCAAAGCTCACACATCTTTGTTTCTCCTTGCCTTATTCCAAACCCTCAAACAAGTTGAGCAGTTTGGAATGAACTCCGAATAGAACACCCCGGTGAACTCCTTGAACCTTTCACTGAATCCACCGTCAAGATACTCAGACACATCAGCATACTCCCAGGCACCGAACGGGCACTTAGATATTATGCCCTCTTCGTTGATGAGAAAGCTATATTTCCTATCAGGTTTACCACAGTATCTTGAGAACGAACCGTAAAGGTTATACTCAAACCGGGATCTTCCAACAGGAACAACCGACTCTTCTTTTGTCTGCTCCTCGGTTGCTACTCTGTGTGGGATGTTGTTTCTGGAGCAGAACTCCTCAGCGGCAGCCACGTTCTTGTTGGTGTGCCACCGGTCTTTGGAGATGGCGAAGATTATCAGGTGTGAGTTGGCAAGTTGCTTAACTCGTTCGCTCTCTGTCTCCACCCAATCTCCATTAGTAGCGATTCTCACCACCTCAACTCCATCACACAGAGTTGAGATGACATCAAACCACTCGGGGTGCAAAAAGAACTCACCACCCATTATGTTAATGTATGAGATGTTATTGCTTACAAGAAACCTACTCACTTCTCTCGCCACATCAAGAGACATGAAGTTGTCTCCTTTGGGCGAGCAAGAGAAGCAGCAATGACTACAAGACTGCGTGCATTTGGTAGTGATTCTGATTGTGGGGGTTAGAACTCTGTGGCAAATGTCCCTTTTGTCACATGCCTCACAGTTGCAGCACTGCTTACCATCACACGCAGGGTCAACACAAATGTCGCACCTTGATGTCATTGTTCTCCTTTGTGGGCCCTCTGGGATTCGAACCCAGGATCGACCGGTTATGAGCCGGCGGCAGTAGACCGCTGTGCTAAGGGCCCATAGTTACTAGGTGGGGCGACGGGAGATGTAGTGCTTCGTGCCGCACTTGTCGCAGCGCACCCAGGTGCCGATGAAACGAGCCTTCATGGGGGTCTTGCACTTCATACACTCGATCATTGTTTCCTCCTTTAAGCCGCCATTGCTAAGGCTGACTCTTGGTTGACGATGTTATAGAAACCCCTGAAACGGTGCTCTTCCGGGGGAATCCACCCGTCTTGAATGAAGCTCATGTACAACTCATCACGGCGGTCGCACAGGTGGTCAACCCTGTCCCATTGCTTCCAGAACCGCAAGGTGCCCACAATCGACATAACACTGCCAAAAAGAATGAGCGCGGCAATGAGAGCACCGATGAAGTATGCAAAATTCAACATGGATTCATACATTTGTTCCTCCGTTGTTGTTCTTCTTCTTAGAGACCAGCGTAGGATTCGAACCCACTGTATGCCTAACTCACCACCGTTCGGCATACCATCCTTCCGGGGGCTTTGAGAAGCTAGCAGCAGGGGTGAGATCTGCACTAGCCGCAACGGCTCCACCGGAGACTGGCCCATATGCTAAGTCCTAAAACGCACAGCCTAAGTAGACGATAGTGTTGACGGTGGGAAGTAAGAGCAAAGTCCCTATCCACCCCATCTCGCCCTCATCGTGGAGGGCACCAGCAACGATCATGATGAGCCATGCCAGAGCTTCCACCGACATCAGGATCAACGCCACAATCCCGAGAGCAAGCGGAGCCTTGTCGATGAACGTCAGCCCGACGTAGGTCCCAGCCACGAGCATGGGCAGCGCAAAGAGCAGAGCGAATGGGCTTTCCGTGAACCCTTGGTAGAGGAAAAACAGGAGCATCAGCCCCAAAAGCGAAGCGGAAACTATAGTGTATGCAAACATTCCTACTCCTCCTCCAGAATCTTCTTCAGCTCCTCCAGCGCCTCCACCACCTCATCACGACCCTCATCGACGCCCTCGCTCACATGCTCCACCGCCTTCTCGGTATGCTTCACCGCCTCGGTGGTGTGCTCCCTCACGGGCTTGTTATACTGCTTGTAGATGGCAACGCCACCGAACACTGCGAGAGCCAGCACACTGAGAACCAGAATCATGCTGAGCAAGCCCTTCTTCTTACGTCGCGCCATTATCTTCTCCTTGTTGGTTAAATCAAATCCCTGTCCGCAAACGACACGAATTTGTCGGAAGCGGAAATAACTATGTGATCCAGAAGTGTAATCCCTAATAGCTCACCAGCTTGCACTAACCGCTGGGTCAAGCTTTTGTCGTCTTTGCTTGGCTCAGTGTCACCAGACGGATGATTGTGAGCCACGATTACCGCTACGGCGTTCCTCTTTACTGCCTCCCTAAACACATCCCGAGGATGAACCTCAACCGTATTTGCGCTGCCCATAGCGATCATCGCGGGGCTGCCAATTGGCTGATGAAGTCCATTTAAGCTAAGGACAACAAAGCACTCCTGAATGCCCAGAGATTCCTCTGGAAATCCAGGGCGAACGGCAGCGGCTGCTTCAGAGGCGCAGCTTACCTTGCCGCCACTCATCATTCCACCAGCGACAGACCAAAGAACTCTATCGCCGCCTTGTGCTCGGGATGATCGACTTCCCACGGGAGAACATCCCAGCGGATCTCCCCAAGTCCATTGATGGAAATGAGATGCACGGGGCCATGCTCTGGGTGAGTGAAGATTGCACGCGAGGGGTCACGGGGCTCCACAATCACGAAGCTATTACACTTCTCGCTCCAGAACACATCGCTCGGGTTGCTGTAGCTGATAAGCTCCACGTCCACGCCGTGGCCACCATACTTGTAAACGCCCATCTTTTCACCATCCTCTCTCGTGCAGTGCAGTCTCCAGCCGATTCCGCACGCCGTTCCAATAGTCCCAATCCTTCGCCCAGTCTCTGCTCAGTTCCTCGATTGTCGAGTCACCCAGAGGGCTATAGGGATGGTAATTCCAGCGGTTGTCCTCCTCGCCAAAGTCCACGCCCATACCACCCTCGGTTAGGAGCTTCTGCGCCTCCTCTTTCGAGAGAACGTAGGGGGAGCAGCCGTTGAAGATCATCCAGTCCCAATGGTCAACGTCAACAGCCCAGACACCACCCGGATGGTTATGGTCACCAGCGAGAAAGATTTTCTTGTCGGACATGCTTATACCTCCTCGACGAAGAACTCGTTGTATATCGCATCATCATCCCAACGCCCTTGGGCATCAAGACAGGTTCGGCTGTAGAGCACAACCTCATGCTGGGGGAAGCGAGCCTTCCACTTGCGAGCCTGAGCCCTCATCTCCTCCAACGTCCCCGCGCAAGGTTGGTGCATGTCGCAAGCCCAGTCGAAGTCCTCGTCATTATCGGTCAACGACGGCAGGTGGCAAGGGGAAATACCATCAGCCTCAAAGGTGTAACGCTGACCGTAGAGCGCGTTATGAGCATGAGCCCACTTCGCCGTGCCCCAGGAATTCATGAGGTCTTCTTGTGTATACTTCATTGTCTCTCCTCCCAGAGCTTTACGTGAGCGTCGTAGTAGTCCTCGCGGCGGTGGTGAGAAGTGAATTCCTTCCAGCCGTCCTGGTAGTCACGAGTCAGAGCCTCTCGCCAGGTAATCTCTGGGGGCAGCACTGACCAGTCCACCTTGCCCATAGCGAAAGCACAGTCAGCAAGGCGCACAGCACCAAGTCCATGCCGCGAGTAGCAGATCCCTGCGTGCTTCCATCCCAGCTTGTAGAGGTCAGAACGCATCATTTCTCCTTGATGTCGAACTTGTCGAGAAGGTCGCTGATCAGACCATTGCAACCGTGCTCGCCCAAGTCATAGTCCACGAGAATGTCGTAGAGCTTGTTCCGTACTTCGTTGTCCTTGTCACACAAGCAGGACGCTCGCTTGCAGTCGAGGCAGATGTGCTTCGCTCCACACCAGCACTGTAGACGGGGAGCACTGCAATAGAGGCAGTTTCCCTGCTCGTCGCAAGTCGGGAACCTCATCACTCATCCCCGTCCTTCGCGACCTTGTGGTGGTCGCAGATGCACTTGTCACCCACCTTCTTCACCTTCCCCTTGGGGATGGCCTTCCGGCAGATGTAGCAGTAGGAACCGGACAGCTTGATTCTCAGGCGCTGCTTGTAGGGAACCAGCGGCATATCTTTCCTCCGTTGTTTTGGGTTTTGTCCTTCAAACTTGGTAGTACGAGCTGGATTCGAACCTGCATCTCCTAGGATGACTGCCCTCGTCACCACCCCTACCTCCTCCATCAGCTCAGTCCGCAGAACCAATGGGGGTTTCAGAGTAATGGCTCAAACAGCCAGCGGACACCTAGGCGTCTTACCATTAGACCATCGCACATATCTTGGCTGCGTGTGTTGGACTCGAACCAACATCTCCCGGAACAGCCATGCCTACCTCCTCACCTATGCACCCACGACATAGGCAAGGGCTCAGCATGACTGGTGGGTTTCCTCCGGGCGTCTTGCCAATTAGACCACCACGCCGTATGTTGCTATACCTCAAAACGAAAACCAAAACACTTCATCGGACTCTCCGTTTCGCTGCCCCCCGACAATGGGCAACGCAGAAAGAGGTTTGAGGTTTGGGCTCTCCGAGCCCTGAAGCCCGGAGAGCCACTGTTCCTTTACTCCTTGGCCTCCTTGCTCCCGATGACCGTCAGGTTCAGCCCGAGCTGGAGGGGAACCACCACCCCGTCCACCACCACGCTCACCTTGCCGGTGGCGTAGTAGCCCACGGAACCGCTGCTGAACGAGCGGGGGCTGAGGTCGAAGGTCTGACCGGCGACCTCCACCGTCATGGACTGCGCACCGCTGAGGAAATCCTTCTTCTTGATGGGACATGCTTTCTTGGCCATTTTGCTTCTCCTTTGCTGTTGGTTGATACTACAGGTTGATGTCATCACAGCTTCTTACAGCCGTGAACGGAAAACCGTTATAGTCTCTTGGACCGAGTTGCGTATTATATTTGCTGATGCTATAGTTGCCCCCACGAACCACGACCCACATCACCTTGGACCGAACATACTCAAGTCCAGGGTTCTTCTCGGTGGGGTCAGTCTCGCAGAACTCACCAGTGAGGCCAGGGTTGGACTCCACGAAGTTCCAGAAGGAATCGCTCTCGGAGAGAACGTAGAACACATCGCCCTCTGGAATCTCCATGCTGATGCGCTGAAGGTCACCACGGCTCAAGTCACCCCAGCCGATCTTCTCACCCTTGGCGTTATACCAACCGCCGTTGTGGATGAAGTCATCAGCCCGCATCTGACCATCACCACGAAGTCCATACTTCTCAAGGTCGCTTGTGTTCATCTTATGGCTCCATCCTTGAGAGACAATCTGCCATCATCTCTCGGTGTTCGATCCAGTCTTGACTCCACACATGGTCGGTGAGAGGGCGACATCGATCCGCCAGAGCTTTCAGCCTCTTGGCGTGACCAAAGTTGCGGCTTCGTAGCTCCCACTTGGCCTCGCTGGCAATCTCATCCACGCACCACTGGAAGTCTTTTCTCGCTTCCATCGCCTTGATGTGGTTGTCAACCTGACCATGACGCTGCATGATGCGGACCCTCTCCTGGTTGAGAGTGTCGAGCTTGTCGGAGACGCACATCAGGTTGCTCCAGCCATCACGATCCCTACTGGAGTTGCGCCCAGCGAGATACCACTCGCCGTCGTTACCAACCAGCAAGTCGCTGTGATCCTTCCAGTCGTAGACGACATGAGCACGAACCTCATCGATAGTCATGCAACTATCGGGATACAGATTGACCATGGCTCCTCCTCCTCTTAGTAGTGACCTACGTAAGGCCACCGAGTCTCATTGATGATGTGGATGCTAGTCTCCCAGGTCGGTTGATCAAGCTCGTAGTCCCACTCGGAACCCTCACCAGTGCTCCGCTTCACCAACCTACCATCGGGCAGAATCCCAATCGCAAACTGGTGAGAAGCATTGTGGCCAACCCGGTGAAACTCCACTTCAACCGCCACGCCATCTACCACCATAACATCGGTGAGAATGTGGTAGTTGTGGTAGCGCTCCTTGGCGTCTTCAACGAGATGGTCAAATATTTCCTGGGAGGTTTCGCTCATTTGCTATCTCCTCTTGTCCGTTAGTTTCGGGGGCCACTGGCCAGCCACTCTGTCGTATCCCTGGAAAGGCCACACATCAGCTTCAAGAATGTCCAGAGCCTCACCCTCCAAGTCCACATCTTTCTCGGGGATAGGGACCAGCTTGTGTTTGGCCTTCTTCATCTCTCAGTCACCGCATTTCGGGCAGGCAGGAGTTATGTCCGTGAAACCATTGGGCAGTGGGTTATTGGCTCTGGCGACCCAATCACTCACATTCCCATACTTCTCCAACACCTCGGCTGGGGTCATGCACCACTTCGGGTACCTACAGTCGGAGCAGAGGTAACCGAGCGGTCTGCCGTAGCCAGCAACGATGTCACCGAGAGTGGTGCCGTCTATGAAGGGAAGGATGGCGTCTGGAAGGCACAAGAACTCTGGGCCATTCTTCACGTAGAGGGAGAGCCCAACCACAACATCCTGAGCCAGATCCTCTTGGTCGTGACCTCTGGTGCCGTACCTATCATCGGACAGGATTTGCTGAATCATATCCCTAACGCCGCTTCTTGTGATGAGCATCTTCTACTCCTTGATGTGCATGACGTTGAACATCTGGAACTGCGGCGGACCCTCACCAACCCAGACGCCATCGAACGGTCGGAGCCAATCCTTCACAGCATCCTCCGTTCCTTCCACCGCGATGTGCTGCCCCGTGATGCGTCGGTTGCTGTCAGTCACAATGGTCACCTCTTCCCAATCGGCAAGCACCGTAATGTTATCCGGAACGGGAAGCATTTCTGGCATAGCAAGCAAGTGTATTTGCATCGTCTTAGCTCCTATACCACCACGAGGCATCCACCGTGATTACTCCGTTCTCATCGGGGCCGTTCATCGGGCAGTGCTCAAAGCCACCGTGGAGATCCACCAGGGCGTAAGCACGAGTCTTTGCGCCGCCCTTGGTGTCATGTCCATACTCCACTGTCTTCTTTGGTCCCCTGATGAAGACCACCCTGAACGGCTTGTTGCTCATCGTCTTGTCTCCTCCGAAAGCTTCCAGTAGCGACATTTCAATCCCCTACTTGTTGTACCAGACTACGTGAGTGAACCGCTCATCCCAGAGCCCACCACGGACATCACTTGGATGCACCTTGATGTCGGAGACTTGGAGATCCGTGGCATACTCCCCAAAGCCGTCGTCATCGATGAACATTCCATCGACACAGTGGCGGGTAAACTCCTCACGGGTCATGTGGTCGCCGTAGTCGGGAATGGACTCCCACTTGATGGGGTCGGGACCAACCTCCACCTTCAAGTTGGTCGCCTTGAGGAAGAACACAATCTCCTCATCCAGCCGCTTCCACAACTCCAGGGCTGAGGGCACACCACACTCCACCAAGTCCATCACAGACTCGCGCCGCTTCTCCAGCCACTCCACGGGGTTGATCTCCCCCTCTTTCCAGGTGTCCAGCAGATTCTCACGCAGTCTGTCTTTCATTGATCCTCAACCTTTCCCCGACAGGCTTTCTTGTCGGCTTCTTTCTTTTGGTCCGTATGTCTACCACTTCCGCCGTGCTGAAATGCTGCCACGGCGATATGGTTTCTCACGTTAGGCTTTCTCTTTCTCCCACGGCGCTTTCGGCGGCGGTTCCTCTTCTTGGACATCTACCCATCGCTCCTCGTAGTGCTCAATGTCAAACCGCATGTCCCACATTTCAGCGCAACGCTGACACATCGTCTTGTCGTCACGGATGTAGGCATCGCAGAAAGTCTCAACTCCACAAACCATGCAGGGCTGAAGAGGCTTACGCTGCTTAGCTCGAATCTGCTCCCGACGCTTCTTGCGGTTGTGCTTGTCCCAAGGCATATTAGCGCAGCTTCTCGCCGTTGAGAGCACGGGCAGCCAGCCTCGCCCTGTCCATCACCACGTCAGCCGTATACTCCACGTCGTGGTGATACTGGTCATACGCCGTGTAAGCACCGAACGTTGCCAGAGCCAATACAGTAACCACCAAAAACGTCTTGAACATGAGTCTCTCCTCTTGTTGTCTTGGCGCATTGCTCAAGCGCCTTTGGCGCAACCAGCTTGGTCCCAAGACCACCATGCTAGCTGGTTGCTGTGGTGCGGTGTTGCTAGAAACAACTTCGTAGTGCTCCAGTCCCGAAGCACATTGTCCCGTTCGTGTTTGTGTAGACGGTGGAGTTGCTGTCATAGGTCCAGTGGTTGTAGTCTTTGTCGGTGCCGTATGAAGTGCCATCGTCGTTGTAGGTGCCACTCCACATGCTTCCAGTGTTGAAGTTGTGACCCCTGACTTCGGTCCTGTCGCTGTACGTGTCCACGTCGTAGAAGTTGCCAGAGTTGTAGTCATACGACGTGCTGTAGAGCGGGGTCGTAGTGGTCGGCACGATGCTGTCACAGCCGATGCAGGTGGTGCTGAAGCCGTCAAGCCAGTCTGCCTGCACGTTGCCAGCACAGAACACCATTGCCACGAATGCCAGAATTGCCACGATTGCCTTCATTTGTCTCTCTCCTTGTTGGTTGTTGACTCCGATATGTTACAGCCCCAAACAGGCTGCCGGTAGAATTCCGTTAACTATGTTGCTGCAACTATTATTACGAAGTGCGTCCAGACATGCATCCCACTCTTCCACTGTAGGCTGGTTTGTCACCATCTGCCCACACTTCCCAGCGTCCATGCAGCAACCACCCATGAACACATTTACGCACTCGTCGAAGTTGACAGATGAGTTACACTCCATCACCCGCTGACAAGTTGCCATGCCACTCTCGTAACAGACATCTTGGGCTGTCTCCGGTAGCTCACCGCCACCACACGCCGAGACTGCGAACACCAGAAGAATTGCTACGATTGCCTTCATCTATCTTCTCCCTGTTTGGGTTGTTTAGAACATCCTGATTTCACGGTTGCCAGACTCATCCACCTCATACACCTTCCAGAAGCCACTTGGGAACACCTCGTAAATTGCGTCGAGAATCTGCTCCCTTGAAGCGTCTACATCCACCTCAGCCACCTTGTCATCGGGACCGCACATCACTGGACCCAAGTAGACGTTGAAGAACCGCTTGCCAGTCTTAGCCCGAGATGCCGCCATCACATCGTCAGCCACCACACAACCCTTGGAGTAGGTCACACAACCGGGCTTCACCCAATGACCGTCACCATCCTGCGTGTAACCCTTGGCAATCAACTGGCTTCTCAACGTCATGGCTTACCTCCTCCAATCGGGGTTGATCTCATCACGCAGAGCGTGCCAGTCACCATCCAGCTCCACCAACCGCTCGCACTGTTCTTCCGTGAGCCAGTTGATGCTGCACTCCCAGGTCACGTCTCCACCCTTGTGGTAGGTGGTGCGAGTCACGAACCGACCGTCGAAGCCCCAGCACACCGTGGTCCGGTTGCCCCACACATGGATACGCACCGACTTGTCCATTTCACCAGTGATCCTGCGAACGTCGTTGTTCCAGTAATACTCGACAACCTGGAAGCCCTGCTCTGGTGTGGGCATACTGTCGAGAGCCGACTTGAGCGCGTCGATGACTGTGTTGATGGCGTCGTTATCCATGGCACGTAGCTCCGTTTTTGATACGGTGTTTGGTGGAATTTTTGCTGGTACTTAAGTCAGGATTTGGGTTTCTGGCTAGACCTTCTGAAGTCTAGTTCGCCGCAACTTCTTGGGTCGCTTGAACGTCACAATGTAGCAATCCTCATCGCGGTCCATCTCCACCACTTCCCACCCCTTTGAGCCATAACCATTGAGCCAGTTACGTAGCTTGTGGGTGTCGAGAATGATACGAGACTTGAACATGAACCGCTCTACAGTGTATTCCCACTTGGTCATTTAGCTCTCCGGTGACACGGTGTTTTGGCAAAAACTGGTCTGGGGTCTGAGCACCCCTGGTCGGCGCTATTTCCCCAATGATTCCCCAGGTTTCCAGCGCCCCTCCTCGGTTGGGAAACCATAACTACTTGAAACAACAGACCATTCAGGTGGCGCCCAAGTCCAGGGGACACGGCGCCCATCCCTCAGTCCCAAGAGTTGTAGTAAGCGTTGTCCTCACCGTCAGACTCACGCTCCACAACGGGCGGGGAGGAGTGAGTGTTGTAGAAGTAGTAGTAGCAGAAGTAGTTGTGACACTCCCACATACCACCGATGCTGCACTCCATCCAGACCAGCGGAGTGTCGCACTCACCACAGACCTTGACCATCTTCTTGCTCATCACTCCTCCTTGGTGAACCTTTGTGGACTCGAACCACATACTTCCAAATACAAGTAAGGTTCATTACTTAGCCGCCGCTGACTCAACCGAAACACGAGGGGTAGATGCCGTTCATGTTGTCTCTCTTGGTGAGGTGGTGGTTGTCAGTCGCGGACCTTTAGGGTGCATTTCAAAGCCCCACTGACTCTCCGGGCACCCATCTCCCAGAGCATCTTCTTCTCTCTCCGGTTGCTCCATGTTTACTTCATCTGCTTTTTCCTCCAGTACTGACTCAAGGGGCCCCTAGGGGCCCCTCTTGCTACTTACTTCATCTTCTCCTTGACTTGAGCCAACATCGAGTCCATGGCCAGCGTGTAGACGGCTAACTTCTCGCACATCGCATCCACTTCGCTCTTTTGCTCCGATTGCTCTTGCTCTTGGTGCATCAGCCTCCACAACCGCCGCTCACTTGCGTCTCGAACATGATGGTAGCGTGGGGCTGACCTTCCGCCTCGTGGTCTACACATGGCCATCAGCCCACCTCCAACTTCTTGCCGCGCTCCTTGGCGACATGCAGCGCACCGCGCTGGTCGGTGCCGCGCACCTTCATCTTCTGCACTGACCCACGACGGCGGGAAGGGGCAAACACCTTGACCTCCACCCACTCACCGTGGACCAGCTTCTTCTCGATACGATAGCTCATTGTTCCTCCTGTTTTAGAGGTGGCTGAAACCAACGCCGCCGGGACAAATGGTCCGACCGCGCTGCCCAGAAGTAACCCTCTCGATGAGGGCGTTGTAGGTTGACTCGGGACAACGAACCTTCCCGTCGTGGTCAACGGGGAGGTAGATGAAGACAGTGTGGTTGACACCACGGCACCAGATGGTAACTGCCGTGAGCCTGTAAGACAGACGACCCTTCCAAGTCTTACGCATGCTACTCACTCTCCTTCCCCACCCTCAACCAACCCAGCTCATAAGCTCTCTTGGTGAGGTGGACTAGAAGCCTGGTGTCTCCCTTGGTCGATGCCATGAACTGAGCACGGAGCAAGAGGTGGTAGAAGAACACCAAGTCTTGTGGATACTTACCAGACCTGGTGACCCTTCTTCTCTGAAGTCCACGCCTCCTACGCCACACTGCATTGCTCAGTGCGTCTCCTACTTCCCACATGAAGGTGGGGTCTTGCACAGACACAGAGAAGGGATACATGACGTTGCTCCTTTGTTGGCCTCTCATATACACACGTAGTATATACGTGTGCATATGAGAAGGGGCTCTGTAGGAGCCCTTGTGAGGAGGGGAGTGTTTAGCTGTTGTTGAGGATGGTGAGGGCGAAGTCCCTGGCCTGACCCAGCTCCTTGGCCTTGGGGTCGTTGGGGTCGATGATGCCGGTGGCGTTGGTGAGTGCAGCGTCGAGGCGCTGCAAGGCCACCTTGGCGAGGGGGGTGTTGAGGTTGTTGAGGCGGGGGTAGAGGGCCTGCACTGCCTTGCGGATGTTGTGCAACATTGACATATCTCCTGTGAAGGGGTTGAAGAAACAGTGAGAGGATCGTAAGACCACAACCCCATTACTCAAGGATCGTGATCTTCCGACTCTAACTTTCAAAACTTTCGCCTTTCAAAACCACAGAGCGAAAAAAATAAAGTTTCCCAAGTCCACAAAATTATTCAGTTTTTTGTGTTGCAAAAAATATACAGGGTGTATACATTCTGCCACGGTACCAGGCGGCGCGGACCCCCGGCGCACGAGGCGACCACCGATTCGGAGAGATTATGTCTATCATATAGTAGAATATAGAGTAATATGGAGCTACAGGAAGAGTAATAGTGGATATATGGGGTAGTTTGCTACGTAGAGTGTATCATTAGATTATAGATACATGTATCTATGGGATAGGTAGATGGGGCTACGCGACATTTTGTCATAGGTCATTTGCTTATTGTGATAGGATTTAGGTGGGTTATGGATCTGGTCTAAGATCCAAGGGAGGGAAGGATTAGAAGAGCTATGTCTTTCCTATATCGCGCCATTGTATTATGGGATTGGTGGCGTGATGTGGCTTGATTTGACCTACTATAGTATGTCTTATGTATGTTGTGGGTTATACGTGGGGAATGGTGGTAAGAAGTGGGGAGAATATACAGCAATTTGTATCATTTGCTTTACGGTATTTCTTTAATGATATTGGTGTGTTATAGTATGGGAGAAAGGCAAATAAATTCAGCTATTTCCTTATACTCTTTAGCCCGGAAATTATAGATTATCCTCGTAGTAATGTAGCTCTCCTATCTCCTCTTCCGTATGAGGCTCTTTGGTTATATTCTCGTTGATTGTTTCGATTAAGATTCTTATAGCCGGGGCTAGGGATTTCAGTTCATTTAGGTCATATGTCTCAATATCTATCTGAGTCTGCGGGAAGCCCGCATATATGTCTTGCTTGGCGTATCGCTTTAGAGGTGCTGGGGTTTCTATAGGCTTTTGACAAATAATAAATACCTCCTTCTCGCGCCCTCTTGATTGGGCTCCGAAGGTCGCCTTGATTCCGATGTTCGCACTTACATCGGAATTCCTGTAGTTTGTGATGTCCCAGCCTTGGAACATCTCTTTGGGAAACAGTTCAGTTAAATCTGGATCATAGGGCTTCCCTATTGGGACGACGTTTGATGTATCTCCACCCCTTTGGTCCGTTAAATTCATACTCTCCGCAAAGCCTCCTATCGTAGTAATAATAGGAGCTATTTTCTCGACATCTTTGGGAAAATCGAAATGAAGCGTATAAGTATTCCTATCTATATCCACCTTGAGACCTAGGTTAAAATCTCCTATCTGCGATGGCCATGAAAGATGTCCTGCGGGTAATCGGTCTTTTGTCGCATCTATAGAGAAGTATCCATTATTGAAATTATTTTGCTTCGGGAAAGAGACCCAAGCCATGAAGTATGCTCCATATAATTCTCCCTCGCGCCCAGTTTTCTCCTGCTCTCTTCCCTCCATAGAGGTCCAACCACCGAAAACTGTTATAGACAGTTCGGGAAAGAACTTTTCCAATATCTCTTTTGGCTGGCCATATAGCTTTGCCCGCTTAGATATAGAGAATGTTTGGCTTTCAAGCTTAATCGCTTGAGCTTTGGCCCCGATGTTCTTTATGACCTGAATAGGCTCCGTGAAGTTTCCACCCACGGGTATGTTATACTGTGATGTTTCATCCTGGTTGAATAACTCAAAGAATATGTTGTATGAGACTGGCTTACCTTCGTGGTGGATGAGCATAATTTTAAGATAAATATTTAGTTTTTTACTTCCCGCTCGTATAACAGTATCTTCATACTTCAGAGTATCCCAACCCTTAAAGATTTCTGGTGGAAACACCTCTTTCATTTCTGGAGGCGCTGGGTCTTTGTCTCCCTCTTCCTTCTTTAGAGTGAACTCAGCAATCAAATCATGAATCTGTGGGAGTTGTTCTTCGAATTCACCTTTGCTCAGGTTTTCCACCTCAGCGCCGCGATATTCATTTGTAAATCCCCAGCGCACTTCTACACCCTCTTTGCCGCTTGGATGAACTTCTTCTGGCCATCCCATAGCCCAGGAGATTTTATCTTGTTCTTTATCTACACGCAGAAAAACTTCTCCCTGGTGAAACCTCAGATAGGCTTCTATCTCATTGGGTTCATACTTAGTAACAAACCATTGCGGCTTATCACCTCGCATGGTGCCAAAAACATGGGCTGGGAAGTATTTTCTTAGGTCTACCTCCTGAGCCCGCTTAGATATAGGTAATGATTGATTTCCTATCAACTCTAGCTCTTCTTCTGGGTATTGCTGCTTTGCTTCTTCGGCAAGATCATTTCCGCTGTCGATTGCCTGTTTGATAGGCTCAATTAGTTTGTCGAACTCTCCCATAGTTTTTGCTATAACCATTTCGTTGAACACTGGGTCCATCTTCGGCATGTTTAGTTGGATGTGAACCCCGCCGTATGTTAGGCGAATATCCACTGAGTAGTAAGGTTCAGTTGGATTAGGCGTGAGCGGTGGTAAGTGAGCCTTTATAATGTCTACGTCATAGTTTTCTATTATGAAATTCTTGAATAAGTTCTTTGGGAATAGCTCCGTGAAGTTTATGTTTTGGACCGCTCCAGTAGGTCTTGGCTTCTGGTATTCTGTTATGCCCCTTTGCTTTAGACTCTTCAGTGTTTCTGCATCTACTCCAACACTTTCAATAATTTCAAGAATTTTGGGCAGCTTCTCCTTTATCTCCTCGTTTTCCAGCCATATTTTTAGAGGCTTTCCTATCAAGCCGGTATTGAAGTCTCCTAGCTCTGGATCCCATTTTAAATCCAGTGTCATTTGTTTTCTTCCGCCTTTAAAATGATGTAGTTCTAATCTTATCCTTGGCTCCCACTTTATTCCTGGAATATGCACGTAGGCTTCAAAGGCGTCTGTCTCCCACGAAGAGCCTCCGCCATATTTTAAAGCTTGAATGTTCCAACCGCCGAAATATCCTGGCGGAATGAAAGGGAAGTGTTTTCTTAATACCTCCGCTGCTTCGTGTCTCTCTTCCTCTTTCCAGCTTGATCTCTTGGAAATCCTAGGCGTTATTTCTTTAATAGTTTCCTGATCTTTCTCGGGAAGCTTCTTGAAGAGCCTGTCTTTAATCACGAAATCTATGTTCTTTTTCGCATCGACAACTTTACCTTTATAATCATAATCTTTCTCTAATTGAGACGCAGTTGGATCAAATATGTTTCCCTTCTTATCCTCCGCCCAGAAGTGTGCGGTGTCTTCCTTGTGCTTGCCTTTGCCTTTGTGTGGCGGCTTGCCTTTCATAAGTTTAAGTTCAGGGAACAGCAGAGACATGGCGGCAGCATAGAAGAAACAATTCCCATGATGCTTCGCCCTCACATTTTCCTTCATCCATTTCAGGATAGGCTGCCGCTTAGATAGTTTCATTCCAGTTCCTCGCTTTTATCTTCCAGCTTGGCAAGTTTTGTTTCAATGTATCGCATAACATTCTCTATGCGGGTTCTCGCCAGCACTGAAAAATCGTCATCTCCTGATAACTCTTCAAGAATATCACCAAGTTCGTAGGACACAAGCTTTTTCAGTTCTGTTAAAAGCCCTCTACGTTCCGCAATTCTTTGATACTTAGAGGAACGGTGAAGAAGATCATATCTTTCTTCGCTCTCCTGTAATTTTTGCAGCAAATCTTCTTCTTCTGCGGCACGCTTAGATAGTTTCATCTCGCAACCTCTGTTAAAAACTTATTCACTGCATCTCTATATCTCTTCTCCCAGACGCCCATTGGTTTGGCCTTGAGTTCATTATAGCGACCAACGGCATCTTTCCGCTCAAGATCTGTCTTCTCATATTCCCAGATCAAACGCCGCTTATCTTCTTCTTCACTTGCTTTTTCTATTTCTTTACGCCTTAAATCCTGAGCATAATCCAGAGCCCCTATGTATTTAAGCAGTTGATTTATTTCTTCAAGCTCTTCGTCCATCTTGGCTCTCAGGCTCACAAAGAAATGATTTGGCCAAACCCTTGTGGACAATCCCACCTCGGGCATATCTGGCGCTTGTATGAAATATGGTTTGTTCTGCCCGCCGCTAACGTAATAGGGTGGAGCAGCCATAAAAGCTTTGAGAGCTTCATTTCTTGGGCGCTCATTTCCCCAACGTTCAGGAAACTTTTGATGAAATCTTCTTTTCCATGCATCAGCAACAGTCCCTATGTTAGAATGATACTCTATATCTCTTAGAGCATGCGGCAATCTGGTCTTCTCCAGTTGCTTCCACTTTTCCTCCACCAATGTCTTTCTTTCTTCGGAGGTTGGAGCCCGTCTTATTACCTCATCCCATTGCTTTATATCTTCTGTTTTATAGCCATGAGGTCCATAGCCAGGAGTTTCTGTTGTTGGGAGCCCTGCTGGTCTGCTCCAGCGATCCTCTTCCGCCCAGTCTTTTTTCGGAAGCTTTCTCGGCAGCTTTTTGCCCCAGCTAATCAAGGTTTGGACTAGGTGGCGCATCTCGTGCTCGGTAGTTGATTTAAGCTTCTTCCTAAACTTCTCGTATTCATTTGGATCTTTTGGATGTAAAAACTTCTTGGGCACAAAAATTCTAAGATTTCGTAGATGGTCATCCCACTCGCCTAGTGGATCTTCTGCTCTCTGTGGTTCCATGCTCACTATAATCTTTACAGGGACTAAGACCTGAGGAAGATTGTATTTTTCCCAGCCAGCATAGTCTATAGGTATTGTTGTGTTTTCATAACCCACAAAGACATTTCCCTTCTCATACTTTTCCTCTGGCGTAGGCTTCTTTTCATATCCTTCATCATCATACCTAAGATCATCTAGCTTAGCGTTTTGAAGAGATTTGCGTCTCATTATTAGATAATCTGGAAGGTCTTCATCCCACAGAGGCTCTCCCTTCTCGAAAAATTTAGAGGTCTTGTCGGACAACATGTGCAACGCATCTTTGAGCGTCATTTTTGTTTCAAACTTAGGATAATCCGCAAAGCCCCAAACCTTTTGAAAAGCTTTACTTTCTGCGTTGGGAATGTATACGTCTTCTATTGGGCCACTGACTTTGGAGACGCCTCTTGGAAGGGTCACATACAACGTTTTGTATTCATCTACCGCCCCAAGCAGTTCGGGATTCATTATAGGAATTTTGAAATCTTTAAACAATCCGCTGGTCAAGAAAAGCTCAACCTCTTCTTTAAGAGTCTTTGCGTTATAAATCTTTGGCAACAAATCGTCTATTTTATCTTGAATTTCATCGACTTGGTTCTCAACAGCCTTATATTGTTTCTGCGTTATTCTTGGTTTCATAATGTCGATGAGTGCCCAACGAGCGTAGTTCTTTTCAACCCACGCCCAAACCTTTTCGGTTTCAGGCGGCAGAGGTATAACTGCCGCTTCCTTCTTCATTTTACCTCTGTGCGACAGGTCAATCAACGGCTTAATGTGAATTACCTGGACCTTATCTTTCGGGTCTAATTTCACGAAATCTTTCATTTTAGCCACTTGTTTGGGCACATGCTTATGTAAATCCTTGAACTTTGTGGTTATTATGGTATTAACCCTAACCTTAAAGCCCCAGTCTTTTCCTGAATAAGACTGAGCATCATACTCTCTTCCCTTTCTATACTTGCCCATCTCCTTTCCAATACGCACAGTTAGATTCTTCTTGCCCGAAAGCAATTTGTTCTTATACTGTGATGGGAAGGGCATTACATTCTTTTTCATATCATTCCTCTGAGTAAGCTAGAACATTCACGGGGAGGTTACTAACATATTCCAACCACTTATAGATTTTGCTCAGTAGCATTGGAAAATACTTCATACTCATCCTTGGAAGATCTACAACGTAGTATCTGTCTTTCTTGCCAGCAGGTTTGGCCATTTTTCCAAAATATACATCTCCAAGCTCGCTTGGCCATACCATCTTTAGTCTGAATGATTTCCCATCTCCTTCTAGCTCAAGAGTAGCAGATAGATATTCATCCTCTTTCGCGCCCGCAACTGGCCAGAAGGTTGTCTCCAGTGTTATGAATTCACGCTCGGCAGGCTTTCCCTCAGTGGGACCAAACCATTTGAATGGGAAGTTCTTTATCTTATCCGGAGTGAAATATCTGAATATGCTCCCCTTATCAGCCTCTTCGTGCTTCTTCCTGAATTCGCTCATCTCGCGTCTCTCTTCTCGAACTCATGCAAATCTATTAGTTGCTTTTCAGTCAAGCCTCTTTTCTGTTGCTCTTCGTAATCTTGGGGATACTCAAGAGGGAAAACCTCAGCTTCCTCTCCCTTTTCTTCCGGCGGCGTCACCTTCTCTGTTGGAAACTCAATCACCTTGGCGGCTCGTCTGGAAAGCTGAAACCCATCACTTATCTCTTCCAAATATTCTCCCGGCAGCGTGCCACTTTTAATTGTCACAAACGCATGAGGGGTGCCCTGAAATAGAAGGCGGGGGCTCGTGCGTTTGAATCCCTTGGCTTTACTAAGCTCTTCGAGAAGGGAGCCTTGCTCTACTTCGCGCTGGCTCCGTGGCTTTTCCTCTACAATACTAACACCTTCAATCAGTCCATCCGCTAGAGCACGGCTGTAATCAACTGCATACAGCTTTCTGCGCTTTGCGAATGCTTGTTGTTCAGGATCATCTTGTGGTCCTATTGGCCGTAACAATAACGAAACCACACGAGAACCACCAGGGCCTCGTAGCTTTTCAAGAGCTTCAATAATTTCTTCTGTAGTTAGAGATTCGGCTTCTTTTCCAAGCTCTTCTGCCGCCCTTCCACGATATTTTTCTAATACTTCAGGCATATGAGACAAACTAGCGGGAGTCTTCAAGCCCTCTTTTATTAGATCTACTCCTGAGGGTCCGTAGTGATATAGCATAGTGGGCACAGCGGCTCGTTTAGATATAGCAAAAGAACCCTCGGACTTCATCTTTTTTGATAGGGCGCCTATCTTGCTAATAACTGGCAACAATTTCCTCAAGACACCATCAAGCTCGCTATAAGATCCTTCTTTAGCGAATATCATTGTGGGCCCGTCTTCTATGGCATCAAGCTCCATATCCCCAAGTTTAGATGGCCAGTGCAACTCTAAGCGGTAATCGCCTTCTCTTATGGGTGCGTCCGGTTCCAATACCTTGGAGCGCAGCTTTATGGTGAGTAAGAACCAGCCGTATGCGACCTTGGGCATAAATTCTTCCTCATAGTGCGTTGGAATATCTGGGAAGCTGGTGCTTAACTCAAGCGTGTATCGAGGGTAACCAGTCTCGGAGTAATCATCAGCCTGAACATCCCAACCCTCTATTTTGCTTGGTGGAATTAGCAGCCTGAACTCTCTTTCGTAGACATCATCCTCACCCGCCCTTTTTGATAAAGGGATGCCACCTCCTCCTCCAGCAAACTTCTCCATCACCATTCTCTTAGCCACATCTTTCGTAAGCTCTTTGCCTTCCTCAGCCAACCCATCCTGAAGCTCAAGCAGATACTTTCCAACCTGACCGATGATTGGCCCAGGTTTTACATCAAGGATTTCCATAATTTCTTTGCCGTTAAGTATGGGTTTCCTGGCCACGGGAATCTCTTTGGTCTGCTCGATGCGCTTTCTTAGTTCTGGGATGTAGTTGCTGGGAGGCATGTTCCCTAGAGCATCGGCCTCCGCAAGATCCAGCACATCATCAACCATGCCTTCGCCCACGTCGCGCACGAACTTCCTAAGAGCTTTTGGCGAGGCTTTTTCAAGGGAGTGTGGGCGCATGTGGTTCTCGACCATGGATTTCACGCGCTGTATAGTTTTTCCGTCAAACTTGAGTCTGCGCAAGATGGCCTCAGCAATTTCTGCGCCCGCTTTCTCATGGCCCAAGAACTGAATCTTGTCGCCTATGAACTCTTGGGTCTCAGGTTTGCCGATGTCGTGGAGTAGGGCAGCCAGCTGCCCGTGAATCGTAGGTGGGGCGTTCGAGAGGACTAATAGAGTGTGCTTATAGACATCTCCTTCCTGGTGGCTGCGCTTGTCGTGCTTGACACCAATGAGCCCATAGATTTCGGGAAGGACTAAGGGAAGGAGGTTGGTCGCTTTCATTATTTTAATGGCCTGGGCGGTTTTGCCAAGCTTCATTACTTTTGTGAGTTCTTCTTGTATGCGTTCCCAAGAGATTTTCTGTATCTCTTCGGCGTTTCTCCTGACTGATCTGAGCATAAACATAGGAATCTTCCAGTCATATTTACATTGGAAGCGAATAAGACGAAGCATGCGCAGTGGGTCATTAGAGAACATCGTGTCGGGATTCACAGCCGGGTGGCCTCTTAGAATGCCCTTTTCTATATCCTCTTTGCTTGTGCCCGTCAGGTCTTCTATTTCGCCCGATGTGAGGTCTCTGAGCAGCATGTTCACCGTGAAGTCTCTACGCTCGATGTCATCCTTGAGAGGCGCGTAAACCGTCTCACGCTGCCTTGAGGAGGGATCGGGGTAGTGTTCCTTCTGCGTGTCCGCAATATCGATTTCAGCGCCTGTCGTAGCATATCGCTGGCCCTCATAAGTTATATCATCCTTGAAGGCGACGTGCCAGATTGGGTAGGCTGCTCCTAGCTGGCGAGGGGTTGAGGTCTGCTCGGGGAAACTGTCAGCTATAAACTTGCAGAGGGCTTCAGCCCCGCCACGCATTTCCACAACTATGTCGAGGTCTTTGGACTCCATGCCCATCAGCTTGTCTCGCTCGTAGCCTCCTACGGAGAAGGCTTTACCGGCGAAAGGGGTGCCCGGTAGTATCCGGAGTAGAAGTCTTTGAACCTCCTCCTCCGCGAGCGCAGCTCGCTTTGACAGTTTGACATCACTGGCTGGCTGATCTGCTTTCGCACCGGCTCGTTGCTCCGCCCACCTTATTAGACCATCCATGGATCTGGCTGCACTTTCAGCACTCATACCTATAACTGTGCCAGCCTCCTCGGGAACTTTGTATAGAAAGTCTTCTTCTGGATAGTTTCTACCCATACCGGCGAAGGCTCTATTATCCAAATCCATGGGGTCGCCGGATGGTCTTTCATTTTTTTCGTAGATCGCATATGGCGGCGGCTCAAATCCAGGCTCACTAACTTCACTAATTATCATAACTGCCTGCGCAAAATACTCACGCTCATCAATATACACCTGCTGCATATTGGCGTTAAGGAAGTTTATCAACTCAGCTTTTACAGCCGAATTTTTTATTTGTGGCCAGATGTTTGTAAGTCGGTCACTCACCAATTGGAACAACACAGAATCAGGATCGCCATCAGCAAAATCTTCCGTCAGGCCAACTGCCGCATCATCCGCATGGTCAAGCTCTCTGAACCGCCCCAGCCCATGACCGAAAGCAGCCAGCAAATACCATACGGGGGCCTCTTCTTCTACTGGTTCAGGAGACTCCTCTTTTGGCACCTCAGGAGCCACCGGCTCCTCTGGCGGCGCTTCTCTCTTCTTATGCATCTCCCACATCTCTTCTTCTGGAATAGGCTTAAGCGGCGTGCCAGCGCCGGGAGGAAGCTTATAGCTCTTCCACTGACCTGGCTGCTGTGTTTCGTAAGGTTCAAACCACTTAATGGCTCGCTTCGAGATAGGAAAAGATTGAGAGGCAACCTTACCCTTCGTGGTGTAGGATGTTTCCAATCCGGGAACAAGGTATTGATTCTTGAGAGTTCCAGCTTCGTGGCCTACGATCTTAGCTGTGTTCTCCAGAGCTTCTTTGAACTCTTCTTTGAGTTTCTTTTCCTTTTCTTTTTGCTCCTTTGGAAGACTTCCCTTTCTCACCTTCTTAAGCTCTTTGCGCATCTCTTCATTGGCATGAAAACCCCTAATATCTTTGGCGGTGATATCAAATGGCTTCAAATAGGCATTAACAGTATTGTCCGTAATGTAATAATTATCTCCCTTGAAGATCGTATCATTATCTTTCTTGCCACTCACCATTTCCCTGAGAACGGGAATGATGCTTTTGTTAGTGATCTTCTTATCTTGTTCTACGCCAGATTTTCCGGTGTATTTAATCACGGCTGTTCCACCAGTAAATTTTATATGTTTCTTCAGCCAGGTGGTCACGCCGTAATGCTTCATATCCTCGGCAGAATATCTGTTCCCAACTCTCTCGTATGTATCGTCAATGAGAGCTACAGCCAGAGCGTTATATTTTGTCTTGATGTCGCTAGACTTGAGATCCTTGCCCACTTCCTTTCTAACTTTGGTAATATTTTTGGACAGCTTGTCCAACTTCTTGGCCTTCTTTTCGTCGCGCTCCTTGACATGCTTTTCGGTGTAAATATATGTAATGTTTCCACTTTCTTCTTTCTTTTTCTCGACGTATTCTGCGGCTCGTTTAGACAAAGGAATCCTCTGCGGAATGCCGCTAAGCTCTTGGAATTCTTCATAATCTACAAGGATTTCTGTATTGGCGGGAATGTCTCGACTAGCGGCTAAGGCATAGCCTTTCTTGGTGGAAATGGCCAAGGCATTGGGGTCTTTGGAATGATTGAGGTATTTTCCTATGTCCGTTCTGGAATAGGCAGAATCAGTATCTTTGGCCCCTTTCAACTTCTTCATGATGAGGCCAACTACATCACCCTTCTTAATTTTTTCTTTAGAAAACACGCCTTTGCCGTGAATCTGTGATTTCTTGATTTCTACGGGAAGATCACGCACCGATATTGCTGCCATAATGAATATACCTCGCCAACTTTATGTGGTATTATTAGTAGGTTAGAGCCAGGTATGATAATCATGCGTATCAGCATCCCAAACCACATGAAAAATTCTGGCGCAGGCAGGACAGTGAGGGTGGAGGACAAAATCATCCTCTTCTGGGTAGTAGATCCAGAGGTATGAAAGGCAGGAGGGACAGTTTGTTTCAAGATGGTAATATCCCTCGGGTGTTGGCAGATCAAAAAGCGAACAAATGACAGATCTATCGCTAGCATTAAGTATCTTCATATCGCACCCACCTCCGCAGCTATTTTTTCTAGCTTTTTAACAAACCAAGTGGTCATGTCCGTAAGCCACCTGTCGCTTTCGTGGAAATTGGCATTCCTCATTGCTTCTTTGCCATCTCGATTAATCCTAAAAGATGTTGCGGCTTGCCCATCATCTCCCGATGTTATGTCTATGTATGCATATATGTTCGCAAACGTCATATAGGAAGGTGGATAAACCCAGACAATTTCCATGCCTCCATTCCACTCGGACATTCTAACTGGAGCCAACTTACATCTATTAACTATGGGCAAAATGATTTCCTTAGCCCGCCCTATCTGTTTGCTAAGGGGAACTGAATTCAAAACTTTCATACGGGGAACCACCTTTCCAGGAAGTCTATAAGTTCATCCTTGGCGTAATCTTTTGATATAAAATGAACAGCGCCCATCATGTTGTTGTCCATAATCCTCACGAACAATTCATTCTTAGTGGCACCCTGATCCTCGGCGTCATCACCGACCATCAAAACAACTTTACTAGGCCACCTAAAGGCAATCCCACCTAACTTTTCTATAATCTTATCAGGCTGCTCAATACCTTCTTGTGTGCAAAACTCTTCCACAGCTTCTTTAGATCGTTCAAAAAAAGAAATAGAATTAACCAATATCATTTTGGCCGAAATCTCCTGGTTTGGATTCGACACTGGCCAACCATCGTATAACATCAGCCGCGCCGTTTCTTATCGCTTGAACTATCTCTTGCGTCATCGGTCTTCCTAGAAAACCATGAATCATCCACAAAATATTGCACTGAATAATCCATCGCTGGTCATACGTAAGATAAGCGGCATCGTAGTCGGAGATGGTCACGCCTACCTTTCGCTGCTCGAAATCGGCCTGAACTATCAACCTATTTATCATGTCATCTACACCCACTTTAGCTATGTTTCTACATATGGGCGGATCAGGAAGCCCGTAAAAGGGATACACTTCCCAGCCTTCCGGCGGAGATGTATGAACTTCTCTCGTCGGTAAAATTGATTCTTTAACAAACGCACCTGGGCGCATCATCTTAGGCATCTTTCCATCCTTTTGGGAGCTTGGGCTCTTCAATTTTGATAAGATCGTCATTATAGTCTTCTGGGTATTGAAGCCACACCTTTTCTATTCTCTTGGATATGGCATCCAGATCCTGCTCACCAATATATCTGTCAAAACTTTTCCGGAAGACTTCACAAACTTTATCCAACAATCTTTCTTCCTCTGTGTTAAGTATTTTCATTTTTTACCCACTTCGAATGTTCTAGTAGTAATAGCCTTACTATCCTCTAAAGTAGTAAATGGAATTTCCTCTTCCCACTCTTCTTGAGCGCCAACATTAAAAGCTCTCGGGCTTCGCACTTCAATGTCTGGTTCCTCTTCCTGGAATCCTTCACCCTGGAACCAAGGGAGCTTTGTCAATAGCTCAACAAGCCCTGGGTCATTAAGAGCATCGCCTTCCTTGTGCATGGGCATACCTTCCTTCCACTCATACTTGTCGGGAATTACTTCCTTATCCCTGATTACTTCTGCGGCTGCCTCTTGAATCTCTCCAAGGTTCTTAATAGTCGTGTCCAGAGTTTCTTTGGGCAGAATATTACCATGAAGCTTTGCCCACAGCTTCACCTTCTTTATTTTCTCCACCGCATCCTTCTTCACCGTAGCAGAGAACTTCACAAATTCTTTCCACTCACCTTTGGGGTCCAAAGGATCAAACTCTCCACACTTAGCTATTAGCTTAACGATCTCAACTGCTTTCTCTAATTCCATTTTCTTAATCTCCATATTTTATTTTTCTTACCGCCAGCGTCCATTTAGATTTCACTGGCAAGAACTTCTTGTAATCTGTTGTGCTCTTTATCTCATAGACTTGTTTGTATTCTTTGGTTGAAGGGGTCCAGTTGTAAATCTTTCCAACCGGGAACGCATCTCCATTTAGATTTATTCTCACACCCCAGCCAATCTCACTGGTATTTAGTAGTTTCATTTCAACCCCTTTTGACTATTCTCCAAATTATTTCCACATCAGCCAATCTCAACATTTCTCGTTTATTTATCAGGCCATGTTTAGGATCCAAGAACTGCCTCCTTTTGCTATCCCAAACAACGTAGTGCCCAGAAAGATTGGGCTGCCTCCACTGGACAGCTACGAGTGCAGCGCCCTTCTGCGGGAGCCTGCATATCTCGTTGTAGTCGTAACCGAGAGAATCCAAAATGTCTAGAACTCTGTGGGGATACAATCCACCACGAGAGCGTTTAAGCTCAGGAAATTGTTCAGTAACTTCCTCGTAGAGATGCTTGGTAAGCATGGCTATGCAAGCTATACCGCAGTCCGTCTTCCGTCTTTGCTCTACAAATTCAATTTGCCTTGGCCTGTGAGACGGAATTTTACTCAATGATTATTCACCTCGAAGCTTTTCGTCTAACTCCTTTAATATAAGACCTTTTTCCTGGTCAGTCAACCCCTCGTCTTCAACTTTCATGAGTTTTGAGAGATCATTGGTCTGGTGCTCTATCTGCTTCATAAGCCTTTGCAGGGCTCTTTTTCTCTCAGGAGAGGAATTAGCATATGGAGATTTCTGTAGCTTCTCTATAGCCGTTCGCAAAACTTCGGGAAGCTTCTCAAATAGAATGTTGATCATTTTTTACACCTATGATTTTATACACGAGCCCATTCTCTGTCGAACATACATTCTTGACAAACCCTCCATCGTTGCGTGCTTTTTCCAGAACAACCTCCACGAGCTTAACCGACTCCTTGCTTAAGCTATTTGTTTCCATAAAGGCGGTTCGTTGACTGCACACATACAGAGTTAAAGCGCCGCCTGTCACCATATCTTTATGGACGCGCAAAAGCGGGCAAACCTTAAATCTATCAACTTCTTCAAGCTCACAGAAAGACATTAGCCCTAGTTTGTAGCCGATCCTTGCGCTTTTGATGTGCTGAAATGTTCCTAGGGAATAGCCCAAAAACAGCATGAATAGCAGCACAAGAGTGCATACAATTATTTTTCCTATATTGTTCTTTATCTTTCTCAAAAACCCTATCATCTTTGTCCCTTTTTAAGCTCAGTCTTAATGCCATTCACATCGCCTTCTTTAAGCATGCGAATAAAGTGAACCAGATAATCAATGTCGTTTAAATCGTCTGGGTCAAACAAATCGATGTTAATACGCAGCACCTCTTTCGCATCAATGAGAAAGAGCACAGATTTAAGCTCGCGGGCGACCTTTACTTCCCAACACGGACTCCTGTAATCCTCCTCGCTATCAAAATCAAAAAATTCGCCGGGATCTGCCTTGTCATCGAGAATTTCCCCAAGTTCTTTGCTGTTAATCACCTTCATAATCCATCCTCATTTATTCTTCGTTATTTATTAACTCCGTGTAACAAAACTCACACACGTTCCATGCCGCTTCTGGATCAGACGCGCCTTCTTCATAATGTATTAGGAGCGCTGGGGTCTGGCAGCCGTCGCACTTCCCAAACTTCCTCTTTTTCATATACTTGTCTATATATCGTCTTTGCCCACGTTTTAAAATGGTTGTAAAATCAGACATATTACTCCTCGTCGTCTTTTTTAACACCAACTCCTGGCCAGCGCTTTTTCCATTCTTCCATCGCCTTACTTACCCTTTCGTTTTTGTTTCCAGCTTTGGGAAATGGACCAAGTGCTTCTTCGCTGCCCTCTACGTTGTGGTGATACAAACCATCTTCCTTGACCGTAGGATGTTTCTCGGGCGTAGGCAACTGCTCTTTGTCGTGCGTCAACACAACTGGCTCGCCAGTAACCCTTATCTCCACCGGAATTGGTTGTCCCATGAACTCAATTTTGGGTAAATCATCTACTTCTCTGGTCATACACAACACTAACCTTGGCGGATCTTCTTCGAACTTGAGTTCGTTAAGTTCTGCAATCTTCGATGTCAGATCCCAGGCATGCAGTTGTAAATAATCCAAAATTAGTTTCTTCACGTCTTGATTTTCCATATCATTTCACTCCTTTAAAATTGTTCTTGCAGCAATGAGGCCAGAGGCCATGGCTCCAATAAGATTGCTTACCCTGGAAGTGCATTCACCGGCACCATACAAGCCGGGAACACTGCCAATTTTCATTGAAGGATCTACAGGCATCACACCTCTAAATCTTACCTCGGGCACATACATCGTTGCATAGCTTATAAATGAGGGGATTATATCTTCAATCGCCTCGAATGCTTCTCCTAAGTTTTTGAAAGCATCTATGTGTTCCAGAACGGATTTACCTTCCATGTAGTCTTCAACCCGCTCCTTTTTTATTTTATCGTTAGTGAGCACATTAACTATCTGCACATCTCTTATGGCGTCCTGGGAGCTTGACTCAGTGCTCACCATAAAATTGGTTCTGGAGGATTTCTTGCCGGGCATGCAGTGCCCAAATGCTGACAACACTTTGGCTTCATCCCACTCACCGACAAACGAATCAACTCTGGAATCGTCGCACTCTGCGCTCTCGCAGGAAACTTTCACATCACCAAGCTCAACTAGCACATCATTTATCCTGAATGTTGGAACCTCAACTCGAACACCAATCTTAATGGTCTCTTCCTCAGGCTCGACGTTGAAAGAAGCACAAACATCTTTGGTCCATTCAATAGAGTTTTTGCCCGTGGAAATCAAACATTTGTTAGATCTAAAGATGCCCTTGTTGGTATGCACTTCGAAGTCTTTATCTCTGTCTATTGCTATAACCTCAGTGTTGAACATGCTCTCGGTTCGTTTGCCCACTTTCATGCGATAATAAGACGCGAGTTTTAGACCAAAGCGATCCGGAAAACGACAATATTTACCAGTCTTTTCCCCTTTCAGCTTGAGCGTTTCAATCTTGTGATCTGCGACTCTCCTTATCAGGGCTATTATTTCCCTGACCACCTTGGCATTCCCTAGCACCGGGTCTTCCAATTCCAGACGATCAACAAGAAACAAGCCTCTTCCAAAAAAACCAGAGGTTAGGCTCCTCCTCTTCTTGAGATCTTTCCCCTGCTCTATCAGAAGAACGGACATTCCCTTTTCCGAGGCTTTCTTGGCTGCTACTACTCCAGCGGGACCAGCTCCCACTATTATTAGATCATATATTTTCATTTAACTAGTTCATATACATCTCGATAGGCAGGATTCTCGTCTTTTAGACACTCATCCGTGTCTATATACTTCTGGAGAGTCCGCCTTACGGATTTCTTAAATGGCCACATAAAGTAATAGCCTGGGCCCGTGAAAGCTTCAACTCGGCTGTCCAAATAATCTTCTCTTACCGAACCGTGCCGCCACTTCCTAACTTTACAACTCATACCATATCCTCTAAGCTCCGCCCATCCTCTTCCGGGGGATGGAATTGGCGCAAGAAAGACTAGAGCAAAGAGAAACAAAAGGAACCATAGGTTTATAAACGCTAAAAAAGCCCCAAGCGATAGGAGCGCGAGGAGCTGCGGCAAAAGATAGATGGTTGGAAAGACTACCGGCGCATTATGGGAATCCCAAGCATGCACATACTCATGGGCGAGGGTATAAAAATACCTACCGGGATTCGCCTCTACGTCTTTTCTCTTCGGAAAATAAACTGTGGTTCCGATAGTGGTCGTGTATCGAGTCATGAAAGCCTTGTTGAAGAACAAAACCTTGCCAAGCCTCTTCATAAAAGAGCTTTCATCCTTATACTCAATCTTAAAATCGGGCATACGTTCTTTCATTTTAGCCGCGAGCTTGAAATATCTCTCTCGATCATCCATCCGTATCCTCCATGGCCTCAAGTGCTGTGGCCAACCAGACTGCTATTTGTTCCGTGATTTCCTTGCTCAAAAGAACTGTCGTGGAAGTGTGCTTCCCCTTGTCCCCAATGTGAATAGCTTGGATCTCTACTCTGGGCAACCCGCTCTCCAAATCCAATCTGATACTGCCCAAGCCTCCTAAATCAATTACCAATGGTTCCATGTTCTCCTCAAAAATTAACTACCCTCAAGCATTCTACAAAGGGCTCTATTTGCCAGAAATCAAGCACACCCCTTACCTCGTGTAAGCTAAAAACAGCATTGTCTTTCTCAAGTTGCTGGATATTGGTTATTTCAAAACAATTGCCGTAGCGATTAACCCACTCGACAATATCACTAGTGGCGGGCACATGGTCGTCGTCAAACGGTGGGAGACACACATCTCTCACACTAATTTTGTCTCCAATCTTGTATCCCTGAAAACAATCTATAAACTCTTGAAGCACCCTAACCTCCTCATACATATAGTAATTACTGCCGACTAGATAATATCGACATCACTTAGCCACTTATTTTATCAATAAACTCCTTGAGTTCCAAGCCCTCGAACCCCGATTCTTCAGCAGCTTTCTTTAGTCCGCCGACAGAATTTAGAAAGGTTCTAATTACTTGCATCTCTTTTGTCGTGAAAGTGCAAGAACCCAGCCTGTAATCCTGGAACGCCTCACAAGCCACTGGAACCACAGGCTTAATTAACTCAAAGATGGCCTCGGCATATTGTCTCATTTCCCACTGCGCATGCGGATGAAGCCTAAGCCCTAGAAAATGAAAGAGATTGTGGAGATCCATTTTCCAATACCACTGAGTATACGAAGAAAGCGGAAGATTGATTCGTGCCATCTCTTTAGCTGTCCCCTGCGCCAGCATACTATCGTAGTCGGTGAAGGCCGCGTTCTGGCCAGCTTCAATAATGCCGATTACTTCTTCCTCGTTACTAAGTTTGCCTGTGCTTCCCTGCTTGTTGAACTTGTCCTGAACCCTAATGTGATTAGGTAGATAGGCTCCGTTGTTCAACTTAGAATACCTACCACTCTGCTCGTTGAGACTGGCTGTTCTATGGCGAACCCACTGTCTGGCCACAAAGATCGGCATTTTGCAATGGAACTTGAACTCCACCATCTCGAATGGAGATGTATGCCTGTGTCGCATCAAATACCTGAGAAGTTCTCTATCCTTCTCTGCGCCCTTGGATCCCTTATTGAAACTCACGCGGGCTGCCTGGACGATAGAGGTGTCGTTACCAAAGAAATCTACAAGTCTTACAAAACCTTGATCCAGTACCTCGATACTCCTACCGCAGTACTCCCGCTTCATCTTAGCTTCTTCCATATAAATATCTTCCATTTATCTTCTCTCTTTCTCGTTGAGTGCGCCCTCCAGCGCCTTGTGGGTATTCCTACCCCAAACGCCATCTGCTTTCAATCCGTAGTCCGCTTGAAATTGCTTCAAAGCCCTCTCAGTTTTGGGGCCAAATTTACCATCCAGCGAACCACATTCGTATTCCAACTTCAGCAGCGTCCATTGGCGCCTTTCCCAATCGTTAAACTCCCTAAAACATCTTGGGTAATTGGGCATTTTAATCTCTACCCCATTTAAAAACCTGTAGTGATCAAAGGATATTGGATCAATTTTCCCCTTGTTCGAGTTATAATGACAAATAATCCCTTTGTAGGCTTTTGGTTTAGCCAAAACTGACTGAGCTATTAAACCATTTTTAGCACGCGGGAAATCGAGTTTGATGTTGGGGAACACCTCTACTAATGCAATACCCAATCTAATAAGTGTCGCATATTGGGCGTCATTATACTCAAATCCATTAATCCACATTCCTTGAACCTTATCTCTCCTGATCTCTCTTGGCCCAACTTTATATTTCTTTTGATGTGCCTTGTCATAGGCGTCTGGGCGCTTTCCAGCGTGAGCCCTAGAGTCTATCTCTATCCCTACCGACATTGGATTGTTCCCTCCGCCGTGCCATGCCTTCTCTTTTAGGTCTAGCGTTTGGTAGAGCACCCCGTTGTCATCCAGGATAAAATGAACAGATAGGCGGCGCTGGTTGTGGAGGACATTGAAAGTATCTCTGGCATGATATAGACCAGAGTGATGTAGAAAGAACTGCGTGATTTTCTTCTGCAACTGAGGCAGTTTCTTAATTGTAAGCAGTTTGTTTCTTTTGCTGTATCTCTTACCCTTTACAACTATCCTCTGGGTTTTGCCCGTCTTCCTGTCCTCATACTCGGTCACATGCTCCGAAGTGTCATAGCCATTAAGCCCATTGATTTCATCCCACAACACCACTCTTGTCCCGATGTCGAATTTTTGTCCGCACGCAACGATACTGGTATTAGCCATCTTTCTCTCCTGTTACGCCACTTATCCACAGCTTTTTAGACAGATGCTTGGTAATCTCTTCATGGATTTCTTCGATGGTCTTAGGCGGAGCGGCATTAACTATCTGGAATCGGTGCTCCTCTTGGATGCTCTCAGCCAGTTTTAGAAAGCCGTGTCGCACGTCTTCATGAAACTTAACCTCCGCCTGTTCTATTCTATCACCTGCGCCATTGCTCTTGGCCTTGGCTCTTTCTAATCCAACATCTACAGGAATATCAAGAATGAAGGTAAGATCGGGGACCAGGTTGCTTGTGGCAAAATCAATAAGAACATCAATCTTGCACCTGCTTAGCCCTCTAGCGCACTGATATACTCTTGTAGAATCAGCATACCTGTCGCATATAACATGGTTTCCTTTCTCCAACTCTGGCCTGATGAGCCGCTCAACGTGCTGAGCCCTATCAGCCAGAAAAAGAAAAAGTTCGGACAGGGGAACAATGTCATTCTCCGCATCCAACAATAGATTTCTTATCTTAACACACTCTCTTATGAACGAACTACCTGGTTCCTTTGTGCGAATATACGAAATCTTTCTATTCTTCATCCACTCACAAAGCTTATCAGCCTGGGTGGTCTTCCCACAACCTTCCCCGCCCTCAAGTGTAATGAATAGACCCTTACTCATACTTACTCCTATCTGTTAATACCAATGGGCCACTCTCAGTGACCAAAACCGTGTGCTCGCAGTGTGCTGACTTGCCGCTTACAGCCACGGACCACTCATCATCAGCAACCGAAGTCGCTGGCTCTCCTATAGCATACATGGGCTCCAGCGCTATTACCATGCCAGGCCTCAGTGAGAAATCGCCGTGTTGATCTGGCTTATTTGGGACAAACGGCGTTGCGTGCATGCTATTCCTATCTATCCCGTGGCCGCCGTAGTCAGTTATGACCTTGAAATCTTTGCTGCCTTTGTGTATAACTTCACTTATGTCGTTTAACTTGTTTCCGGGCACCGCTTTTTCTATAGCACTCTTCAAAGCTTTGCGGCAGTCGCTAATGAGAAGCTCGACATTTGGATCTCCTTTCCCGCCAACTATTATAGTCTCAGCCGTATCTCCAATGAAACCATTAAGGGTTACGCCGAGATCTATCCCTAATGCGTCACCCTCTTTGAGTTTCTCGTCGTTGGGGCAACCATGGACTATAACTTCGTTGTTGGAAGCACAAATGGCTGCCGGAAAACCCTCGTGGCCAAGAAAAGTTGGCTCGACACCATGCTCTTTGCACTTTTCTCTAGCCATTGCATCAAGTTCCAGCGTGGTCATGCCTGGTTTGGCAGCTTGTAGTAGCTCGTGCAAAATAAGACCAGCGATTTCACCAGCCTTTTTAAAACCCTCAATTTCTTCTTCCGTCTTTAAATACACTATCATTAATACACCTTAAAACCTTCAACTGTGTCAACTTCAATTACCCACAAATCAAAAATACTTCCGTCTCCCAGAAACACGTCATTTTTGTTTTCGCGCATTTCCAACTCGTACATAAGTGAGTCTCCCCAGGGAAGCTCTCTTATAGATTCTATCCAGCCGTTTTCTAAAAGTTTGCGCTCTTTTTTTCCTAGTAGGACTATTCTTGGCTTTTTGCCTTGTTTTTCCAGATCGAATTTTTCCGTTAGAATTTCCTTCATTAGAAGGTCGGCTTCGCTCATCATTTTACTGTTCTCCTTCATCAAATTTCCCAGCACTTAAGTCTTCCAATGTTTTGTCAAATTCTTCATCCTCAAAAGATAAACTCCTTGGTTTTACTTTCCCCCAGGGAGTTTCGTTTGAGATTAATCTCGACCAGACTTCTTTATCCACCGCCGCGAGCGTGGCATGTGCGCCTCTAACATGAACACTATCAATGTTGGTCACATTAGAATAAAACACCAAATACTGTCTCGCGAGCAATAGTTCTGTAAGCGTAAGTTTTCCTAAATCTTTCATTAATTTCCTCCATCTATATCTCTTACATCATTGGACGGCAGGAGCCCGGTCGCCTCATTCAGGAAAAGAATTTGCGCGTTTCCTGCAAGCGTGATCTCCGTGACTCCACCGTTATTACTACTATCATTGGTGCAAACCAAAATTATCGACTTTTCTTCGTTGAACGCAACGGCAACAACCTGGGGCGCCGTGCCACCGATCACCTCGTTCGTAGCGCCGCTGCCAACGATGCCGTAGTCAATGGCCAGTCCGTAGCCGTCCAAGCCATCACTATATCCATCTACAGTTTGCGAATCGTATGTTTCTATTCTCGTCATGCCCAGGCTGGTTCCCACGAAAAGCCTAGCACCTCCACTGAGCCGCAGCGAAGCGGCATCAATTACCTCAAGACTGAGAATCTGTCCTGGGAAAAGAGCGGGGGTGGAGGTAGTGTTGTATATAAAATCAGGAGCCCTAGTGGTGTCTCCCCTGAAGTGAGCACCATAATATACTTCAACTCGGTTCAATGTCTCGTTTATTACATACAAGATCCCTTTATCACTTAGCCCCGGCTTGTTGCAGCTATAGCCATCCGCATACTGTTCAACACTCGCCGTGTCGTTCTTAATTACCACAGCACCATGCGAAGGGCCACCATAATCATCAAAGGAAGCTGCCAAGAAATCATCGGAGCCCACGGCATTGCCGGATATATGAGAGACACTATCGGACGGAATGGGCGGAACAGTAGTCGTATCCAGTATGGTCGAGACCACACTTTGACTCTCACCGACCAGATCGGCTAAATCTATCTTTTTAATTCCATATCCGTCTGAAAAATATAGTGCATTAACTGCCATTTGGTTTGTGCTCCTTATCTGCGAATCTTTACTCTTCTTATCAGCATAGAATCAGAAGTGTCTGGGGTCACGGGTGCGCCAGGAGATCTTCCGATAGTAATTCTATCGACGGCTCTCGGCACCGTTTCAGCTGTCCCAGTGCTTCCAGCAACGTCATCAACAAAAATCGCGTAGTTGTTGTCTTGGTAGTCAAACCTTAGTTTGTGCTCATATCCGTCCACTATATCAGCAGTTCCCGCCACCGGAACAACCAATGGATAAATTCTGTCGATTACCACTGCCTCTCCCTTATCACCGACGGGATCCACATATACCTGAATTCTTTGAAACTTATCTTGACCATTACTTATGCCCATAATAGTTCTGTCGTAGGCCACCAAATCGTGCTCTGGAATCATACCGTAAGCCTCAATTACACCGTAGCCATCGTATATGTTGTCTGTCGCAAAATATGACAAATTGTCAACTGCCTTGACAACTCCACTGATGCCATTTTCCGGAGTAAAGTTAGACGGGTAGCAAGTATCAGATTCAACTTGCGCCATCGCCACATCAGTGGTATACATATTGGTTCCAGTATATAAAACCACTCCGTCTTGAGTAGCGGAATAGATTCTTATTTTGTCTGGAAACCAAGGAATCGTTTCCTCAAAAGGACCAGCCTTCCAAGAAAACCAGCATCTATACCAACCTTCCTTCCAGTCTTCGATTCCAGCTTCTTTCACATTAACAGCAGTTCCCTTTACACCACTCCCAACGTTGAAGTAGCAAGAGCGATAAATGCGATTAAGGCTGCTAAGCACCTCTAAGCGTATCCAGGCTCTATCTACAGCCTTGGCAAATACGGAAGCCACATAGTATTCGGAATCTCTGGCATCAACAGCAATGTCGCTCTGGACGAAATGGATCCCATATGCAGAATTTTCTCTTAGCCTGTCAGCAGTCAGCATGTTGTCTGGAGCGTAAGTTGCGTTAGGAGAAACCGACATTCGTATGTTTGTCCAAGCATCAAAATTTTCTGGGTTGACAACTTGATTATAAAACCTTCTTTCAACCAATAGCCCGTCTTCAGTTGCAACCCCGGAGCCGTTGTATCTGCGGCAGGTTCTAAACCAGTCTTCTCCTACACGGTAGTATTTCCTATATCCAGTTGACTCCACTTTATCAAGATAAGCTACAGACGCCCTGGTGTGTAATTCTGGCGTGTAAGTTCCCGCAATTACTGGGTGTGTCTTGGTAATTTCCCTAAACCTTTGACCCTCGGTTGCAATTATCTCACCAGCGTTGGCGTCAGTGAACCAAGATGTTCTATTCCACAGGCAGACCAAAGCGACTTCAAAGCTGCCACCAGAATTCCCAATCGCAAAGCGCTGGGAATTCGTCAAAGACCCAAGCCCAATGATCTCTGTTACTGTGCTGAACTTACCATCAACGAAAGCGTAAGCGTTCCCTCCCCTATCAACGTAGAAGGATATGTAATACCAAGTGTTTGGCTTCAACTCTCCAGTATAAATCGTGGTTGATCCAAGTGTTCCATACAAAGTAAGCGCTGCTGTTTGTGGAAAACTAGTGAATCTCAGTATCCAGCCGCCATCAGCATTTCCTTTGGACGCAATATTCCCAGGAGTTAGATAATCTGGAGTCTTAATCATGGCACTTAAAACAAAATCTTCAGATGTCATATCGCCGGTTACATTTCCCAAAGAATCCCAGAAATATATGCCGTTATTGAAAAGAACACTTTTGTCCGTAGTGCCAAGCAACGGGGTGTTCCTACCAGCCGTTACATCGGGGACGCTGCCAGCAGCTTCTAACGGCGCACCCCACCCCATATATGAATCCCATGTTGAGGTTGTTGCAACATCACCATTATAACAAAGTTCTGGGCTCTCATCCAAGGAATTTATTGTTAAGGTCATCTCGGCGTTAAAGATGTTGGTGTCCATATACTCAACTAAAAATGTGATTTCGCCAGTTGAAAAAGTCCAACTATCATCCAGGGTATTTCCACCATAGTCATCAGCGACTACCCTAACTGTTATTTCTTCGTTTCCGTAAGGAACTGTCTTATCTACTACAATATGATACCCATCGTAACCGTCTACGATGGTAGGGGTAATCGCAGAAGAGGGGCCATTGAAGGGCGCTACGAAACTGCCATTATATGCATCGGCTCCATCCACCCAAACTCTAAGAGTAGAGAGATCCACAAAGGTCTCGGCGTCCAGAACATCAACAGATATGAGCACACTTGTAGAAACTCTCGACGCTCCTGGCGCAGGGAACTCATTTCTTAAAAATGGCGGATTACCCGTATCAAAAAACCAGCTAGGCATTTATAATTTTGCTCCGTTAGAGATTTTTCTCCCAACCTTTCTCGTCGTATCCAGCCTCCACAACCAGATCTGCAAAATCTGGGTCAGATTTTATAAGGCCCAATATTCGTGTTTTGTGATATTTCCACTGACCAACAGAATCTCTGTCAACTGGTCTTGGCCCCTTCAGCCAACGCATGGATCGATGACGCAGCTCTTTTTCAGTAAGAGTGTTGGGCCAATCATTGACATCTTCCATCCCCTTTTCTAAACCAATAGTCTCAAAAAGATTTTCCATAACCTCATTTGGTTGGGACACTAGCTCCTCATACTTTACTAGCAAGGTTCTATCGGGGTGTATTTCATAAAGTCTTTTGTAAATCGCTTCAGCATTTTTCCACATATACGGCAGACCCACATATCTGTTTGATTTTTGCATCCTCGATGTCATGGAATCTCTGGGATCGCGGCGGATATGAATATGCCAAATTCTTTGCCAATTAGCCATCCACTCTACCCAAGGAATTATTTCTTCGCGACCTTCAAAAATTGATTCACCAGACAGCACTCTCTCAGAGTTGATAAGGGCGGCATCAATTCCACTCATAGAGGCGCCCCATATATGAGGGGCGCCACACCGCTTGCCAACAAAGGAAAGCTTGGGATCATCGTAGTATTGTTCTACGCGAAATAAAATAGGTGGTGGTATTTCCCCCATTATCACTTTAGTATCCTTGGCACAACGAAACAAGTTTTGTAACAAAGTTGTACCCGACCTGTTACAACCGAGAATAAAAATAAGTTCTCCCATACTTTTTCTCCTTATCGGGCAGTTATATGAGTGCCCCACCCCAAACTGCTGGGCGGTGCTACTCCTAAATTTGTCCACGTTATAGTTTCTGCAGAAGAATTAACAACTCCTTCCCAAGTGTCCGCTCTCGGAATTGGGTGGAAAGGATCTCCATGCAGCCCTCCCACTATATATATTTTATTATTATCATCATCAACAACACAGTCCACGTATCCTCGCTGAGAAGGTGGACTATTTATATTGGTAAGTGTCCTGCGCGAATAGGATCCGGGGCTGGTTTCTACAATGGCATAAGTATCATTTAAAAATGTATAGGGTGAGATGTCACCACCATATTCGCCCCAACCTGTTCTTCCTTCTACCTCAATGCCACCGAAATATATAAAAGCCCGCGAGCCTTCCCAATTAATCGTATTCGTCGCACAGGCATACTCCCAACTCTTGTCGGACCAAACATATGTTGTACTCCAGTCAGATGGATCAACCAGACATGCTATCATCATTGGCATGCCACCCCATCTAAAAAAAACCCAAAGTTTATCTCTAGAAGAATCCCATTCTAAATCTGGCCAATATCCTGATATAGGATATCCAAACCAAGTTCCTGGCGAGTGCGAACTCCATTGCCCAGATACACCATCCCACGTATAGATGGTGGCATCCTTCCAGAGTGCCATGGTTATCAAAATCATTTGATTATTAGTAGAGTCAAATGTCATAGCTGCCCAATGGCCTGGATATGTAGAATCTCCAGACCAGGAAGGCTGACTAGGTGCGTGCGTTACATTTGACCAAGTGTTGGTGTCCAAATCTAATTCCCATGTGCCCAATTCGTCGTAAAAACCACCATTCACATAAACTATTACATTTCTATTGGAATCATACGCAGCAACGCCATATGGATCAGAAAGCAGGTTTGGCCCTGCCACTCCGGTTTCAATAGTATATAAATTAGTGCCAGAACTAAATTTAAACCAATCTTGATTTGGACTTTCTTCACCCTCATTTGTCCACTCAAGTGTGTACTCAGAACCATAGATCGTCATATAAAACTCCTATATTAATAGCCTCTATCCACTTCACCACCATATGAAATAATCTTGGAAGAAACTGGGATCCAGACCATTCTATGTCCGCATATAGCAACGTTTGGATCCAATTCTGTTCGATGCCAAACTCTATACCATTCGCCAACTCCTCCATCCCATCTCCAACAATCTGCCAGCGGAAATTTATCACCGGTAATCTGCTCGCATCCGCCAAACATAATTACACCGCCAACTCCAGAATGGTAGGCCATGTCGGCATACTGCCTGGCTGGAGGAGAAGTTGACGGTGATTGTTGTGTAAAACCAGCTCCATTACCCGTCCAGGTGGTGCCATCTGTTCCAAACAAAACTATATTGCCAGCGGACTCGTCGTAGGCCATTGAGGCAGACTCAAACGATGGCGATGAATTAACAAAACTCCAACTGGTGCCATCCCATGTATACACTCCACCTCCAGTTCCACTTCCATAACCAGTTGGACACACAATAACTGTTACCGAGCCATCAAAAGCCATGCAGAAATGCCACTGCCTCCCAGGATGTGTGCCTCCGAAACCAAAACCGCCTTTCCTGGTCCATGTGGGCGGATTGGTCGAGGTATCAAGTTCAAAAATACGACCGTCATCGTCGTCGATAGTCGCTTGCGATCTTCCGCCATATAATACATGTACATTGCGCACAGAATCATAAACCATACAATGGCCACCAGAAACGAATGATCTGGTTGGATCGGCATTCGCGTATGGAGGCCTGCTGCCTTGCGAAGTTTCATAAAGCCAGCCATATCCGTCCGTTGTATAAAACTCAAGAGAGTTGCCCCCAGATATCCACATATAAGCTTTTTGTTTTACAGGATCGTAAGATATCCCACGCATCTGTGAATAAAAATTTCCTGGAATGGAAGGCACATTCATGTCTTTGCGCCAGTTTATCTTTATGTCTGCTGCAGGGAATGGAGTAATTTCTCCAAACATTCCAAAAACTGTTACATAGTCCCACTTGGTAAAATTACGGTTTGTCCAACTTGTAAGCGGCGGTTGTGCTGATTGGATTATATTAGCCGTTTGGGAAAAGTGTTCACCAAAAGCCCACAAATTGTTAGCGCCGCTGCCCAATTGAAGAATTCCGCCGTCAAAAAGGTCTGGCCCTACCGATGGCGAAACAATGGTCCAAGCCGATCCGTTCCAGTGTGCCATGCTTCCTGGTATTGGTGGAGAATATGAGCTAACAGCCCATAGATCATTAGAGCTGGTGCCGCCCAAGTGCATAATGCTTTCGAAACTGTCAATAACGGCATCGGATCTATCTACCCAGCCGGCCCCCGTCCATTGTTGTATGCTGGCTTGTGGACCGGATTCCAGATTACCACCAATCCAAACATCATTAGGTCCGAACCCGAACACAGTATTGAGCCATTCATTGCCGCCCGGCGGAGATCCAGTAGGCGGCGTTCTATCAGTCCAAGCCGCTCCGTTGTAGTGATGTACAAAGCAACCAATTGCAGCATTCGTTTCACCTACAGCCCAAACATCATTGGGGCCGCTAGCCCAAATAGAGTAGACGGCGTAGATCTGAGGATCAAGCGCTAGTATTGAGGCGCTTTCGTTAGTCCAAGTAGCTCCATTCCAATGCCACAATAAATAAGCTCCATACCCACTACCAACCCAAACATCATCCGAGGCTACAGCGAATACCGTGAAGAACCTAGTATTGGAAGGAATACCCCCGACTCCAGGATCCAGCTCTATATTGAAAGCACCGCCCTCCGAGGTTCTATGAAACAAACCTCGGTTCTGTGCAGCGATATACATATTAGAGGCCGACAGACCATGGAAACGACGATCCCCATGATTGATGAACCCCCAAACGGAACCGGTACTCCATGTGTCAAAGAAATTCTCGAAATTCCAGGTGGCTCCATCATCATCTGATCTATATACCTGTGGAAGCCAACTAGTGCCAGATTTGGCTTCAATATATGCCCAAAGTGTAGCCATTTTTTAATTCTCCTTTACTGATATGTTCCAAACAAACCAATACATATTCTTGGATTAGAAATTCCAATATTTCTATTTAACCACGCGGTATCAGGGGGCCTATTAGACTGAACACATGTGCTTATGTCTCCAGAATCAGAACCAGCAAACCAAAGCTGCCTTGCAGTAAGATAGTTTGGCTCACCAAATAGAGTATAAATTTGATCTATACCACCAGAAATGGTTATATTCGTCCAACTAGAACCATCATAACGACTTACAATATTGCCGTTTGGTGATCCAATCCATACGTCATTAAAATTTTCTTCGCCAGTAATGCTTGTATACGAAGCCTGTGGCGATGATAATGTGGTTCCTAAATTGACAGGTGGCGCCCCGTATCGCCATACTTGTGCCACGCCTCCAACAGTAGTACCAGTGGCAATCCATTCATATGGAGCCGCCCAAATGGCATGTCCATCTCCTCCATCATCAAAGCCGTAAACAGTCCATTGCCCAAACCCTGGCGTAAAAGTCTGGGACCAGACTCCAACAATTCCGCCGCCAGAATCAGAACCAGCAACACAAACATTATATCCGTCACGATCCCAATTTATAGCCACCGAACTTAACTTGGTTATAGGAGTTCCATTTCTTGGCACCCCTCGCTGGTCTCCAGCCGGTATCCCCGCATTAAGATTTGCAGATATATCTGACCAACTAGCACCATAGTCTGGCGAAAACATAGAACAACACGTTCCAGCAAAAGTATGGCCAACTGCAGCTACGTATTGACCATAAGCATAGACAGAAAGAAACCTGGTGCCAGCAGGTACTCCACCAGCCCCAGGAACAATCACCTGTGTCCAATTAGTTCCATTCCACTTGTATACCCCCTTCTCTTGAGCAGCAGCAAACATATAATTTGAATTGTTTCCGTGTAAACGCCTAAAACCTTGACCGGCACGACTCTCAGCTATGCCAGCGGCAAGTGTTGAATGTAAACTCCAAGTAGCTCCATCATTAGATGATTCATAAATTTGAATATTGCTTCCAGTTTGTATTGTGTATGCATACAATTTAAAAGTGCCTGGGAATCCTCCAATACCTTCAAAGAGGAATGGCTCTGATGGAACTATATCTTCATTTATTATCCTGAACCTAATCTCTGTATCGCGGGGTCTATCTACAGTGCCGGCAGGAGGAAATAGATTATAAATAATATCTTGGTAGCCTTCTAACAAATCAACATCGACAGTGACTCTACCCAAATCAAGCTCTCCAGCTTTCCTGATAACAAAATTATATCCATCATAACTATCAGCATTGCTGTAAATAACAAAGGATCCATTATTATAGGGAGACTGAAAAGTGTATCCGTCCCAAGCCTGATTGTAGCCAGTGCCATAACCCTCCTCAATATCCACGGTCGCAAAACGTGTAACCATAAAAAATTTCCTCCAGTTTTTCCATTGTCATAATGTATGGCACAAATTCTTGGTAGACCATTATACCCCTCCGAATCCGCCGAAGCCAAATGGCATAAAACCAAATGCTAAAGAAGCACTGACGCTAAAAGTATACATGGTATTCAACTCGTTTCCTAACAGGTCGCTAGCGACCACCCTTACAGAAACTGTTGAACCTAGCACAAGGGGACTAGGAGGCTCAATCACGAACGAAACCTGCTGATAACCAACCGCAGCAGTTCCTGAATATCCACTTTGCCATCCACCGAAGCCTCCAGCAAAAACGACTATGCCATCAACATAAACAGTAACCGAAGTAGGTTCCACAGAAGTGATGAGATCGGCAACCGTGAACGCTATGGAATCTGACGGGCTGGCTGTTCCGCCAGGCAGGGGCGACTGGCCTGTAAGATATGGTGGGTCTGTGTCCGTGATTACCAAGTCGTTAGGGAAGTTGGCCACAAACATGGCATTTATTCCATAAGCATCAAGTATTTGTGCCCATCTTGCGGGAGTAGATACATTAACTCTTCTGAATACATCTATGCCCCTAGTGCCGCTTAGATATATTCTTTGGCTGTCGGAGGTAACCAATCTGCTCTCATGCCAACTTCTCACCCTGCCGTTATAATTGCTCATTGTGGCAGTTGAGTAGAATGGTGATAGTGTGGCAGTTCTAAAGGAAGCCGGTATGCCGTAGCCATCTGCGTCTCGTATGCTGTCTGATAATGTCAAGGTGAATGACGACTGCTCTTGGAAAAGCTCAACCCATAGCCTAACATTATCAGAATCTACAATATCTACCAACCTGCAATACATCCCTTTATCAAACTGGTAGCTCGTAGGACTGGTAAGCGCACTATCTATCGTCATCGGGCGCCCGAACTTAATATCAACCGTCACTTCATAAGGATCAACTGTTATTGAGGCGATTCCAGTATAAATCTCAAATTCGTAATCGCCAGCCGGATCTACCAAGCCGTTTAGGGTATTACCATAATTGTCGCTCACAACAATAGCTACAACTTGCGTGCTGCTTTGGGGATAGAGACCGGTGTTGTCCAGCACCAAATGATATCCGTCATAACCATCTACAGTGGTCGGAGTGATGGAAGAGCCGGCGCCATTAAACGGGGCTATAAAAGTGCTGGGGCCACTAAAAGCCTGAATGCCGTTCACATAGGCGTCTAAGGTGGACAGATTAATAGCAGAGTAGTCATCCAACACGTCCACGCTGGTCAGAGTGGCAGGATCTACGGTGCCTACAGGATCCGCATTCCTCAAGAATGGCCCAACATAATCTATGACGCCGAACGTCCAAGTTCCTATTGTTCCCATTGATTAATAACCATCCTTGTTAAGAGCGTCTATTCTTGTAGTTACTGAATCTCCAGAATGATAGGGCGCAGTTTTATCTATGATTAAATTGTAGGCATCGTAGCCGTCAACCACAGTTGGCGTGATGTCCGAAGACACGCCATTAAACGGAGCTATAAATGATCCATTGTAAGCCAATTGACCATCCACATAGGCATTTATTGTGCTAAAATCTACACCTATTCCCTTGCTAAATATGTCAACACTCAACAGCGTGTTTGGATTGACGCCGCTCGCTCCATCGGGCGGAAACTCATTGGCAATTTCTGGAGGGTCTGTATCTATCGTCAGAAAGCTATAATATGCGTCAAGGTAATTCCCAGCAAAATCATACGCATCTACTTCAACCACAACATAAGAATACGTGGAAAAATCAGCATCAGGGTTTATCACATATCTATATCCATCCGCTATAGCGAAAGTACCAACAGAAAATCCAGGCTGCGCCATCTCCATCTCCCAAGCCGTGTGTCCGTCAATGGCTAATATAACAGAGTAAGCGTCGAGTCCGCTATCATCATCTGTAATATCCAGAGATATATTGGTTTCTATTATCACGCCTGTTTGATCCGGCGCTGGATTTTGGTTCGATAAAACTGGAGAGGTTACATCAGCGTCACCTATTTTCGAGATGCCCACCCAAGTTTGGGTAGTGGGAAGCCAGTTAGTTCCAGTAATCCCCTCAAGCCAGCCAAGACCACTTGCTGCGATGTCATCCCACAATCTATTATTGCTCTCAGCCGACACCGCCATTACGGCACTATCATTGAAAGCGCTAATCCCTGTGGGCGTAAGAGTGTCGCCCAGCTTTTGTTGTAGCGACCAGGAGCCAGTAACCAGCTCGTATACGCTGGCATCGGATGCAAGGTCATCTGCCGTAAACACCCACCAGTCCCCAGAGCCATCTCTAAACAAAGATCGATCTCCAGCAGCTTCGCTAATATCAGGTGCAGCGACACTCCATGACCCGCCCTCAAACTTGGAGAACAGCATCGTGCCACCGAGACCCTGGAGCGCGACCCACGCGCCTTCATTGGTGGTTATCACATCCTTGGCCAGATTCGCAGGCCCCGTCAGTGCCCCCAGGTATACATTCTGGGAACCGCCGGTCCAGCTACTATCCCTAACGATCTCTGACCAGCTCGCACCGTCGGCGGTGCGCCGGACAATAAACTCAAAAGTGCCCGACTCGGAGTAGGCCACGTAGCCTACCTCGTCGTTGAACATCCAGATGTCACCACCGAATAGATTGAAGGGCACTGCGTCCTGCCGCGTGACCGTGGCTCCATCGAAAAATTGCGCCCCAGCCGCTCCGCCATATCCCGAGCTATACCACTGCTTGTTCGCCGCCGTTGCCGAACTCCTCGCAGGACCGGCGTATGGCCATTCGAATGGGCCAATGTATGACCACGAGACGCCATCCCATTTGCACAAACGCCCACCTGATACAGAGGTGGCATAGTACAACCAGACGTAGATTTCATTAGCAGATATAGCGTGAATCGCACCCACGTATGATCCGGTAACAACTGTTGGAGCAACATCGGCCACCAGTTGAGCCCACTGATTGGTCCAGACTCCAGCCCCCCGTGGACTGTTGTCACGGAAGCCGATATACTGGTTTCCGCCCACCACCACATCTTCGATGTTGGGTCCATAGACGTAGACATCAAAGAGAAGATTGCCAACTGGAGCAAGGGTGGCATCCGTTACCCAGGTTGAGCCATTCCATTGTTTCAGTACCGGGTCGCTGTTCCAGGACAGCGCATAGACGTTGTTGTAATCGTAGCCATGAATTCGATCCGCCTTGTTGCCGCCAGTAAAGTTACACGGCCCCTTGTCTACCCAAACCCCACCTTCAAGATGCAGGAACTTTTGCGTGGTTCCCGCTGCCTGCCTGGCACCCATAATCAGACGGCTATTGGCATCGCCCCAGATCCCGGCCACGGCGTCATAGGTGCCCGTGTTAATCTGCGGACTGAACTCAACCAAGTTGAGGCTGCCGTCGAGTGTGTATAGCTTGTCTGTGCCAACGACACTTAGCGATATGACAAGCTGCTTCGATGACCCATGCAACGCTGCCGCTGCTGCGAAGCGATTAACCCACGAAGTGCCGCCATCGTCGCTGTGCCACAGCTGACTGTTGCTGCTAGTGATCCAAATGTCCTGTCCATCTCTACTGGCGCTAATGTTGAGTTCATAACCACCAGTGCTGCCAGGAATCAGTGAGGCTGTCCAAGCAGAGCCGTTCCAGCGGAAATAATAGATGTTGGTGCCATCTTCACCAACGCCATGGATTCTTTCCGCTACATAATCTGTCCCATACAAACGCTCAATTCTTGCTGGGTTGCTTAATTTGTGGGCTGTCCACGAGTCGCTGGTAGGATCATAGTGCCAAGCTATATCTGCTGGAGAACCTCCGGTTCCACCAGAAGAAATGCTGAGAACTACCTCACCGCTACTAAAACCTTGAATGTCACTATAGTTGGTCGCAAGTACGGTAAGGTCGTCAGGATCGGCTTTATCTTGACCTCTGCTGGAATTGTCAGCCCATCTACACCACGCGGCATACTTAGAGTCACCCTTTGTCCAAAGAGTGTAGTCTGCCACCTTGGTCCCGTATGTGGTCACGATTCTTCTATTTGGATCAGATATTGGAGCAATAAACCCCTGAGCAGCATAGCCTCCAGAAACAAGATTATTCCAAGTGCTTCCGCCATCTATGGAGATGCGAGAAGTATTAGAGCCGCTTGCCCATAGGGTCTGGCTGTCAACGGCAGCAGGTTGGGCAGTCGTTCCCGCCACGCCTGTTGGACCCAAGTTGGTCCAACTATCTGGTCCATTGCGAATCCAGAAATCCTGGCCAACAGCATAACATAAGAAAGAGTCGTCTGCGCTGACAGCAAAACAAGGTCGGGTGTCTCCGACAGTGGCCACAGAAAATGGGCCATCAGTCGTGTTGTCTTTCACAAAACCACCACTCCAGGTCCCGCGCCAGATGTCCCCATTACCATCGATCAGAAAGGCTTCGCCATCAAACTCGATGATGTTATACATGGATACGCTGGTAGGTAAATCCCCGCCAGAATAAACTTCAAAGCCTCCGCCAGTGGTCCAACGCCGAAGCCGTACTGCTCCTGCTCCGGTATTCCATGTAACAGCGAACAAGCACTCATCAGCACTAATAGCTAGTGGCCAGTCTCGCCCGCCGCGATTAGTCTGTCCCTGTAGAACATCAAACGTAGCACCATTCCATCTATAAATATAAGTGTTGGGAGAGCCAATGGCATCTCCACACATGAATACATAGTCTGCCCCTGGAACCTTCGAAATGGCGCAATAGCCCCGATTATTCGAAGGTGTGGCGTCATAGGTTGTCCATGAATACCCATCCCAGTGGATCATAGAGAACCGGTCGCTGCCCGAGTTGGTCAGCATACCGATCCAAATGTCATCCATGCTGCTGTTGCGATAATCGAAATTGTGTACCCCGCCAAACGTAAAGCCGGGCGGTACAACAGGGAAGCGTCCTAGACCGCTACCTTCTTCCCAGTGCCAAAGCTCGTTGTTGGCTGCGGGAGTGAGGTAGCCTATAAAGTGGGCTCCGTCAGAAACTGGAGTGGAAGTGAACGAGCAATACCCGTCTACAAAATTTCCAGATAAATCCTCAGCATATACTCCCACCGTGAGATACGCATCTGGCCAAGTGCTATCAGCAGGAGGAAGCATCACATATCTGTAGCCATCCCAGTTCCCACTACTTATAGCCGTTCTTGAGCCACGATAGCCATCAGTAGGTGCATCATTCTGCCAAATTACATATCCATCCAATGCAACGATGGTGGCAGATCCATCAATGTTGCCATATTCATCAAGAACATCAAAAGCTATGCGAACTGTGTCAGGCTGTGTGCTACCATCGGCTGGATATTCTCTAAGTATCTGTGGTGCGTAAGCATCCGCCGACGTGTCAAAGCTCCACGATCCGTCAAGATGGAGCCCATCAAAATCATCAACTGTAATTCTTGGCGTTATTGTGCTTCCCCACGGAAGCACTGTTGTTCTGTCTAAAACAATGTGATATCCGTCGTAGCCATCAACAGTAGTTGGGGTTATGGATGACAGAGGGCCGTCATACGGGGAAACAAATCCCAAGCCAACCCTGTAAGCATCGGCGCCGCTAACATAAGCATCAAGAGTAGAGAGATCGATGCCAGAGTATTCGTCTATAACATCGACCGAGATGAGCGTTCCTATATCAACATTGGAAGCACCTGACGCAGGGAATCTGTTTCTGAGTTCTGGTACAAAATAATCTATAACGCGAAAGCTGTAAGTTGTATCTAGCGCATCAACATAACCATCATGAGCAACAACCCTTACGGAAATAGTGGTAAAGTAATCCCAGTCTGAGGTCTTCTGGATTGCGAAATGATGACCTAGGTCAACAAGCGTGCGGGAAGAACTCCCACCATTATAGGGTGCAGCAAATGTATCTGTCGATCCCTGATATGCCAAGACTCCTTCAACCTCAATAGACACCGTAGCTAAGTCTATATTGTTGTTTATGTCCAGCAAATCAAATTCGACAACCTTATCAATCGCAACACCTGTGGCGTTTGGAAGGGGATCTTGATTGTCTAGATAAGGCGCGGTGCGATCAAGCCACCAGCCGAAAACCTCATCACGCGCTTCAGTTCTTGGGTCGGAGTAGCCATCAAAACCGAACAAAACTGTACTACCACCCGCCCAATCTCCCGGTTGATAATTCCGGGGATCGGCATAGCCATCAAAGCCAGATTGTACAGTATTGCCACTAGCCCAGCCGCCTGGGCTAAAGTTTCGAGGGCTGGCATATCCGTCCCAAACCATTTATTGCTCCTCCTTATAGTGGCAGGAATTGTGGAGTCACACCTGGCCATGGGATGACAAATCCATCATAAATGTGGAGTTTGTCTTTCGTACCGACATCATCTATGGTCTGCATATTGTTGAAATTCCTGCGTACCATTTCGAACGGGGCATATTCCCCCATGATCTCATATTTGTCCACCGCGTTGAATGGATCAATCACAAGTGTTATGCCAGGCTTTAAATCATTTTTACCCGTGCGTGCATTTGCCTCGTTAGATGTCCAATATGTAAAACCATTCCCAAAATCATTATACGACCATTCCAGAGCATAACAGACATTCACAGAAGAATCAGCTTCTCTCCAGACAAATCCGTTATATTTACTCTGGACAATATTGCGTTCAAATCCTTGGGCATTCCATGCTTGAGCCTGGTCTGTTCCACCAAGAACCCACAACTCATCATCCGTATGTGCCGGTTCCGTTTCAAAAGGGATCATCTTTGCCATCGTGAGGCCATTTACTCCCGCCGTACTGCTTGTTGAGTTCAGGTAGATGCACAACTTACTACCATCGTCTGTTCCGTAGGCGTAGTAATATAGCTCGCTCACTAAGCCTTGGTTAGTTTGACCAAAATGTTTGTGTCTCCAAGTTCCAGATGATAATTCGAGAATCTTATTGCCAACAGCAAAGGTGTCCAGCGCAACTATACACCGCAAATAATAGTTGCCGATGATGATGAACTTGATCTCCCAGCTGTCAGCATGCGGTGTGCGCAGTTGCCACTCATCGTTGACCGTATTGGGCGTGTTATTATCTTCCGCCATCATGTAATAACTCATATCATCGCCAGTATTCTGTACTGGATATTCGGCAGCGCCAGATCTATAATCGATAGAAACACGATCCGCATCAACATAACCATCAATTGCATACCAACCACTATTCTCTCCATTATTGGGGTCTACAAGGAGAATCCATTTCCCCACATCCCCAGCAGTAAACGGACTGTTGGTGTCGTCACGGAAATACCCATCAGTTCCAGAAACATTGATACTGCCAACTCCAGTGGCATAAGTGACACCAGTATAGTCAGTTGGATCGTAACTGCCGCCGCCGCCAAGACTCTCAGAAAAATTTGTGTATCCAAGAACGTGATACATCCACCAACACAACATCTTAGAGTAGAAACTGATGCCTGCACGCGTAGCTGACGAAAACCTTATTTCTCTAAGCCAGTGATTTGCCATTATTAGCCTCCTTTAACGATTCCACTGGACGTGGACTCTGCTTCCATTCCATGGCATAGATATACCACCTTGCAAGTGGAGGAAAAAATCTGGAGTTGTTCCGAACGGAGTAAGATTATCATAACGCCCGCCATTCCATAAAGACTTTGGAACGCCCCGAGCCTCCATATGTCCTGCTGCCCGACTCTGTAACATGATCTCTATCCTATAGATGCCGCCAGACCATTGCGACCACATGTTATTTGCGTCAAAAATGCTGGTATTGTTTCCCGTACGTATAGACGGAACCAGCAAGTAGGCAGTCACTTCCACGTCGTTTGCTCCGGAATTGTATGCCATCATTCTTCCACCATCATCAATGTTGGAAAATGCGGCACCATATCCAAGAGCTTCCCAAGCACCATCATTCTGGCCAGCTATTATAACGCCAGGGTTTGTATCTATTGCAGTTCCCGCCGTCGTCTCTATCGCCCCGATATAGTACAAAAGAAATTCATTATTGGTCCCAGAATCGTCAAACACACCAACAACGAAGTGGTCATTATCCGTTTCATCACCATAAGCAAAAATATACCTATTCGTGGAATTAGCAGTTGATGTAGTCTTATTAGTTGTGTTCCTGGAATCTTCCCAGGCATTAGCAACCCCGTCCCAAGTGCCGAAGGGTCCAATAGCAACATAGGGGTTCCTCTGATCGCCGCCACCTTCAGTTATTAGGACATCCATATTCGGTTCAGCAGGCGCGTGTAGGTATTGCGAGCGGATGACAGCCCAAGTGCTATTAGCTGGTACATCAGTATCATCCCAAATGCGAAAACTTACGCTGCCTTTATTAAGAGGTAGGCCATCTTCATGAACACCCCGTTTGATATCAAGATAGGCATACTCGGTCACAGCATCCACATAGGTAATTTTGTACATACCGATGGTCTCCTTTTCAGAAGCAGACCAGCCAGCATTGCCCAGCATCGTCACGATACTCCCAGTATCTGCCGCCGTCAAAGTATAAGCTGACCCAGAGAAATCAAGAATTGCTGGGTTGCTGGCATGTGTGGCAGCATCCGCTCCAGATCCCTGCACACTTGTCCACCCAGCATCGTTATTATCATAGCCATCCCATCCAAGAATTTGAGTGGCAAACTCAAACATCCATCTGGAAAAATTTTTGCCTGATTTAGAATCACTAGGGCCAAAGTGTAAGCCATTTTGGAAACGTGCCATCAGTTTTGCTCCTTTGGGGACAAATAGTCGGTCATATCAATCCCCAGGTTGATAATTCCGTGAATCGGCATCCCAAGCCATTTATTATGGGGCTGGCGAGAACTGTGGAGTTATGCCTGGCCATGGGATAACAAACCCATCATAGATTTGGAGTTTGTCTTTCGTGCCGCCATCGTTTATGGTCGTCATTTTGTTGAAATTTCTGCGTGCCATTTCACACGGGGCATATTCCCCCATAATCTCATATTTGTGCGCATCGTTGAATGGATCAATCACGAATGTCATGCCAGGTTTTAAATCATTTTTACCAGTACGTGCATTTGGCTCGCCAATGCCACCCACCCACGTAAAACCAAGATCATAAGTCGAGTGTGACCACTCCAGGGCATGACAGAAGTTCACAGAAGAATCAGCTTCTCTCCAAACATACCCGTTCAAATAGCTGTTGCCACTAGCGCCATACCAGCGTTGAAATCCCTCGTGAGAGTCGTCGCCAACGGTTTCCTGTCCAAAAAGAACCCACAGCTCATCATCTGTGTGTGCTGGCACCGTTTCAAAAGGCAGCACCTTTGCCATCATGAGACCACTATTCCCTCCACTATCTGTTGTAAACATGTGGATACACAATTTTCTTCCATCGTCCGTTCCATAGGCGTAGTAATACAGCTCCGATGAAACGGATTGGGAGTTTTGACCAAAATGTTTATACGCTGGAGTTGACATTTGGAGAATCTTGTTACCAACAGCAAAGGTATCCAGCGCAACCAAACATCGCAAATAATAGTTGGCTTGGAGAATAAACTTGATTTCCCAAGCATCAGCATGTGGTGTGCGAAGCTGCCATTCATCGTTAAGTGTGTCAGGCATATTATTATCTACCGCCATCATGTAATAGCTCATGTCATCGTTAGTATTCTGTATTGGGTATTCGCCGGGAGCAGATTTGTAATCGATAGAAACACGATCCGCATCGACATAACCATCAACTTCATACCAACCACTATTCTCTCCATTGGTGGGATCTACAAGAAGAATCCACTTCCCTACATCCCCAGCAGTAAATGGGCTGTTGGTATCGTCGCGGAAATATCCGTCAGTGCCAGAAACATTGATACTTCCAACACTAGTGGCATAAGTAACCCCAGTATAATCAGTTGGATCATAGCTTCCAGCACCGCCAAGGCTCTCAGCAAAATTCGTATATCCAAGAACATGGTACATCCACCAACACAACATCTTGGAGTAGAAACTAATGCCTCCACGCGCAGCTGCCGTAAGCTGTATTTCTCGAAGCCAGTGATTTGCCACTACCAACCTCCTTTTAGGGAGAGCGATTCCACTGAACGTGAACTTCGCTTCCGTTCCATGGCATGGATAGACCGCCATTCAAATGGAGAAAAAAATCTGGAGTTGTTCCAAACGGAATAAGATTTGAATAAAGCCCACCACCCATCCACAAAGATTTTAGAACACCCCGAGCCTCCATGTGCCCTGCTGTCTGACTCTGTAACATAATCTCTATCCTATATCTGCTGCCAGACCATGACGACCACATCAGATTGTTGTCAAAAATACTGTTAGCGTCTCTGGGACACACAGATGGAACTATTAAATAGGTCGGGGCTATTTCCACATCGTTCCCTCCGCCATTGTACGCCATCATTCTTCCGCCAATATCAATGTCGGAATCGTTGCCATTTCCAAGAGCAGGCTCATCGTCAGAGTTACTACCAGCCACTATAACACCGGGGTTGGTGTCTGTTAAAGTTCCCGCCGTTGGATCTATCGCCCCGATATAGTACAACACCAGTCTATTCATGGTTCTATCATACACGCCAACAACAAAATGATCGTTGTCCGTTTCATCACCATAAGCAAAAATATATCTGTCCGTGGAACCACTCGTATACGGAGTGCGGTTGGTTGTATTCCTAGAGTCAGCCCAACTATTACCAACCCCATCCCAAGTACCAAAGGGTCCAATCGCAACAAAGGGGTTATCATCATCTCCGTTGCCTTCAGTTATTAAAACATCCATATTCGGTTCAGCGGGTGCATGTAAATATTGCGAACGAATAACACCCCAGGTGCCGGTGGCTGGTGTATCAGTATCGTCCCAAATGCGCCAGCCTACGCTACTTTTACCGAGAGGCAAACCATCTTCATGAACACCTCGTTTAATATCAAGATAAGCATACTCGGTCGCAGCATCCACATAAATGATTTTGTACATGCCGATGGTTTCTTTTTCAGAATCAGACCAGCCGGCGTTGCCTAGCATTGTTACAATGCTCCCAACATTTGCTGCCGTCAAAGTATAGGCCGATCCAGAAAAATCGAGAATTGACGGATCGCTGACGTGTGTAGCAGCATCCACTCCAGATCCCTGCACACTCGTCCACCCAACATCATTATCATCATAGCCATCCCACCCAAGAATTTGGGTGGCAAACTCAAACATCCATCTTGAGAGTTGTTTGCCTGATTTAGCGTAACTGGGGCCGAAGTGTAAACCATTTTGGAAACGTGCCATCAGTTTTGTTCCTTTGGGGATACATGGTCGGTCATATCGACAATCTCCCTAATAAAAATATACCGAACACCTAGATAGAGATGTTCGGTATAAATGTGAGATTATTGATATATTTGAGGTAGGATTTAGAGGATCTCTGCTGCTAGCGTGGCGAGCTTAGAACGCTCACCTTTTCGGAGGGTTACATGGCCAGCAATAGAGCAATCCTTAAACTTTTCAACTACATGGGTTAGACCATTATCGGAAAAGTCTACATAAGGATTGTCGATTTGTTCAATATCGCCTGTGATGACGATCTTGCTATTCTCACCCATGCGGGTGATGATAGTTTTAATCTCTGTGGCGCTCAAATTCTGCGCCTCATCGAGAATCATAAACGATCTCGGGATGCTACGACCACGGATGTAGGTCAGTGGCTCGACTTGTATAAGACCTTCATATGACTGCGTAGTATGAAAGTTAGAGCCCAAGAGCAACTCAAGGTTGTCGTATATTGGCTGCATCCAGGGCCTTAGCTTTTCCTCAATATCTCCAGGCAGATAACCAACGTCTCTTCCCATTGGCTGAACTGGACGAGATATCAATAGGCGATCAAAGGTCTTCGTGTCTTTGAGAACCTGATGTAGAGCGGCTGCGGAAGCCATGAGGGTCTTTCCGCTGCCTGCCTTACCCAGAAGAGTTACGAGACGGACCTCGGGATCCAATAGTAGATCCGCAGCCATCTTTTGCTCAACATTACGGGGAGTTATACCCATCAACTCCCTCACACACCTAGGTTTTTGAAGTTTTCCACCTCCAACATGTCTGGCCAAACCAGAATGACTGTCGTTTTCTTTAGATTTCAATATGAAGAATTGGTTTGTAAACGCCTGTAATCCTTCAATAATAGTAAAGCCACTGTTGTAGACCTCATCTATGAGCGGAGATGAAATCTCTAGAGTCTCGACTCCGCTATAGACCAAGTTAACGTCTTCGGCCAACTTGTCTTTAACATAATCTTGCGCTTCCACCCCAAGAACATCACACTTAACTCTAAGGTTAATATCCTTGGATACTACGATTACTTGCTTGCCTGCTTTTTTAAGACCCAGTGCCGTGCTTAGAACCTTGTTGTCGGTTTTTTGAGTTGATAAGCCATTGGGAATGTTTCCAGTGTGGTTTATCTCAACTCTAATGGTGGTCTCCCCCAGCTTAACTCCATCGCTAAGCGAACCTTCTTTGCGCAGAGAATCCAGTAGACGCACCGCTGACCGGGCGTTACGCCCAGTTTCGTCAACACGATTTTTAGCCATATCCAATTCGTCGAGAACCGACAGTGGAATTACGATTTCATTATCGTCAAAGACTTTCAGGCAGGAAGGGTCGTGAAGCAGAACATTTGTGTCCAGCAAAAATGTTTTCAAAATAGAACAGCCTCCACAATATTCAGTTTTCTTCTAAATACAAAATTATTAGTAGTTTATCTACCTCTTCTGTTTCTTCTGGTGTCGCACCTCTGCTTTACTTCCATCACTTCTTTGTAATCGCTGACAGTCAAAGGAGTGGGAAGAAACACAACTCCTTTTGTCTTTCCGCGCAGTTGCTCCTTTGCCCTTTTTTGTAGGGAACCGAGCTTAGATAGGTCGTCATCGGTAGTCACCCTTACGGCAATATACTTCTCACTAAGCTCCTTAAGCTCTCCAAGAGCCTCAAAATCGAGGGTGTGGGCTGTTATTAAAAAGCTACAATTTTCTAACTTTCTTAAAGCATCTGCTCCCTTCAGCCCCTTGAAGGTGGCCTCAATCTCTGATTCTGGAGCAGGACACTCATCGCTTCCCACGCGCACCACCACCAACTTGTTGCTCCACTCTTTCGCGGCAATGTCCTTAAACTGGATGGGGATGTATTCCCCCTTGCTGCTCTTCACATAAAATGGACTGTCATTACTCATCTTTGCTCTCCTCAATCATCATGTATTCCCAATTTACATTATTGGGACCAAGGTTTTCGAACTTTATAGGCTTTTCTACTATAAGAAAACTCGCACCGTTTAAAGCCCTAAGCGCATCTGCGTCTTGAAAGCTTTCTAGCAATTCCCGACAATCCAAATCACTGGCCATGTTTTGTGGGGAACCCATCGTCACAAGAATAAGCTTATTATCCCAACTCTTATCAACAACTTCTTCGAAACTTACGGGGATATATTCCCCATTTTTGTTCTTCATATACAAATTACCCATTGTCTATCTCCTTTTCTCGGACAGCATATCTCTAAGCCGCCACTCATTTAGCTCAATTTCATAGTAGAAGTTGTCTGGTCTTTTCTTATATTCTCTCTTGGCTTTGCTGACCTTTCTATTCTTTCTAAAATCTTTTACTATCTTTCTGTCCTCGGCTCTGTCTTTTGCCGCCCCTTTGTCTTTCTCAACGCGCATAGTAAGTCTGGGCGGTTTCCACTGAGCTATGACTTTATCCTTTCTTATTATGTCCGTGGAGCCGTCGGCATGGTTAAAGATTTCTACTTCAAGAGAAGTGAAGTAGGTAATCAGCTCGCTATTATCAAGCTCAACCACCATCTCCTCAGCCACCTCGGGATCTATGTTTTGATCGATTAGGATGGCCAAAAGTTCCTGGAAGACCCACTCCGCCTTTTCCTCTTCCATGATTTTCTGTTCATCGCCCTTGTCGGCTAGAATTACGGTAGACATTAGTTGCACCCACTCCATTGGCAGTCTAAGCAACGCAGGCAACCTTCTTCCATCCTGAGGTTGGCGCTCCTACACATAGGACACACAGCCTTCCTTGCTGTTGCGCTGTCGCTAAGTATCTGATGGAGCCTGGCTGCAAGCGTTCCCGCGAAAGCATGTTCATCGAGAATATCTAAAGCTCTTTCAAAATTGTCTGTCTTCATAGATAGTGAAAGAAAACGAGTAAGCTTGGCTAAGGAATTGGAGCTTCTATCTATATACTTTTGGATTCTCTTTTCCGACACCCCTCGCTCACGAAGCATCCTGATTAGAGAGTTTCCAATCTTAACGAAAGCATCACACTCAGCTCTCTTGTAATTCATAACGAATACTTGGTATGGCTTGCTTATGTCCCTGTTGCGATAAGATATAATAATATAGAACTTATCTCCACCCTCGGCACGAACACAGTGGACTATGGAATTCATAGCCGGGATTCCAGCTTGTCTGGCGAACTCGTCGGTGACGAGAACTCCCTCGCGGGCGTTCTCCCTGTATACCGTGACGCCTTTCAAGCCTTCTTTCCAAGCTGCCTTGTATATTTGTTCCACTACTTTTACGCCCACATCTTCGGGCAAATTGATTGTTGAGGAGATGCTGGCGTCTATGTGCTTCTGCATAACGCCCTGAAGTTTAACACGAGCCATGTAATCTATCTCGTGCGACACCACCCAGTAGTATGGTAGGTTGCTGAGATCTTCGTTAATATCTTCATCATCTTCGTATGCAGCAAACCATCTTGCTAAACCCTGATGGAATACATTAAACTTTCTTTTCTCCCCTCCCATCTCTACAGAACGAGAATACTCCAAAGCAAATATGGGTTCAACGCCGCTTGAGCATTGAGCTATAACAGACAGGGTGCCGCTGGGAGCTACTGTGGAAATTGCAACATTCCTGAGCCCATACTCTTTAGCTGCGTCTTTCATATCGGCAGGGAGTGTGGCACAAAAGCCTCTCTTAAAATGCTTGTCCGCATCGAAGAGGGGGAAGGAGCCTCTTTCCCTGGCCAGATCAATGGAGGCGTGGTATTCTTGAAGCTTCTTGAATTCCATAATGGCGTCCACAAGCTTCAAGGCTTCGTCGGAGTCATAGCGAATCCCGAGTGCAGCCAGCATGTCAGCCAAACCCGTAACTCCCAGGCCAATCCTTCTGCCCAGCGTAGAAGCTTCCTCCTGCTCTTTGAGCGCATGCTTGCCGATGTTAAGCTCGATGACATTATCAAGATGTCTTACGCCGCGCCACACCATATCACTGAATAGCTCATAGTCGAACTTCGCATCCTCCGTGAATGGATCCTCTACAAACTTGTGAAGCAACAGGGAAGAAAGCACGCAAGTGCCACCCGGCTCCAGAATCTGTTCGCCGCACGGATTTGTAGAGTGAACTTTTAACCTATCATAAGTATCCGACGGAGACATCTCTACCATACGATCCCAGAACATAAGCCCTGGTTCAGCAGAGTCCCTAGCGGATTGTATAATCTTTTTCCATAGTTCGCGGGCTTTCACCGTCCGCTCAAACCTCTCGTGATGTGTAACGAAACTCAGAGTAAAATCATCATTGTTCTCAACGGCCTCCATAAACTCGTCAGTCAGCTTGATGCTGATGTTTGCGAATTCAACTTTGTCCTTGTTGTTGTGTTTCATCTCCACGAAGAGTTCCAGGTCTGGGTGTCCCACCGGAATGGTGATCATAAGAGCGCCACGGCGTCCGTGCTGACCGATAAGCCCTGTGGTAATTGAATATAGCTCCATGAAGCTTGCCGCCCCCGTAGAGAACTTGGCGCTATTGGAAACCTTTGAGTCTGCTGGGCGCAATTCTCCTATACACAAACCAATGCCACCACCATAAGAGTAGGTCTTTGCAAGTTTCTTAGCCGCGTCGAATATTCCTTCCAGGCTGTCTTCCTCGATCTTGGTGACATAGCAATTTGTATATGTAGCCTTATCTACATACTCATTGCCCAAGGCATACATCTGCCTGCCTGCCGGGAGCAAATAATCATACAGCTCTCTGAAATGTTCATATGGTTTAGCCCTGCGGCCATCAAATAAGCGCTCAGCTTCCGATATTGCTGTGGCCCACCTCTCCTTTGCTTCGTCTAAGGTGAACTCCAATATCTCATTATCTTCGTCCCTGAGTGCATATTTCTTAAGAAAAGCTGCGCAGGCCAACTCATCTCCCTGGAAAGATTTGAGACACCGTGTAACTTTTCTTTTTCCAAGACCGCAATTTTTAAGCTCATTGTAAGAAAGAATACGCTCAACTACATCGTCAATATCATCGTTTAAGTATATCAAATCAGACATCACATCTCTCTATAGTAGTTCATAGAAGAAGCTTTTAACTTGTCTATTCTTTTTCAATTTAGAAATGGCCTTCTTCTCTATCTGCTCAATTCTTTGTTTAGTGAGCGAGAAAGCTTCCCCAATTTGTCTTAAGGTGTGCTCACTGAAACCGTCCATACCAAATCTCATCGTTAGTACCCGGCGGTCTACGTCAGGCAGCCCATCCATAGCTTTCCTGAGAACTCTTGCGCCTTCCATAGTTTCAAAGTAATTCTCGGGGCTTGGCTCACACTCATCTGGGCAGCGCCCTTCTTCAACAATCTTGCCCCTTCTTTCATCTTCCTTTTTATGGCGGTTCACTAGGCGCGTGATGCGGCTCTGGATGTGCCACCTTGCGAACTTGAAAAAGTTGATGCCGCGCAATGGATCAAAATCTTCCACAGCTTTCATGAGGCCAAGCCTACCCTCCTGCAAAAGATCTTCATAATAAAGCCTGTTTCTGTAGCCCTTGATCTTGGCGTATACCAGATAGTCAAGTCGCTTTAGTATGGTTCCCTTGATCTTCTTCTTCCTCCTATTTGGAGCTTCTCTATAGATTTTTACGAGAGCCAAGGCCTCATCATTGCTGACGTAATACTTATTCCAAGCGGCCTTTGCTTCTCTAAAATCGTTTCCTATTGCAGGTTTCTTCTTCATTATATCTCTCCCCTCAGTGTGGGTGGTCTCCAACCTTTAGTTAAATCCTCGTTGACTACGAATCTATTATCAGTAAAGGAGTTTTCATCAAGGGCATTGTAGACAAACTTGGATTCTTTTAGAGCATACTTTATGCAATTAAATGTTCCGCCTTTTCTCCTCCCAACCCAGAAAGCCAGAACGAAGTCTGCGTCATCAACCATGCGCTTGTTTCTTTCCTGGTATTTAGATACGTGGTACCTGCCCGATGGATCTATGATTTCCATTCCGCAGGCTTTTGACATTTGTCTTTCCAATATTTCCCTATGTTCCTTGGACCAAAACTTAGATTGAACCTCTGGTGGGAAGGGAAGATAAAGCTTGTATCTCACATTTAAAGCAATGCAAGCTTCGCCCGCCCATTGATCGGCACCAATAGCCCCACCAAGGTTAAGTATGAGGTCATCCTTGTATTGTTTTTGCAACACAAAGATGGTGTCTTCGGCTATTCTCTGAACAGTTTCCGGAGAATAGTGAGAAACCAAAAAGGAATCTGGTCTGTGGCCTGTAACTGCTACTGCTGTTGCCATTTTCCACTCTCCTTACGGCATAAAAATTAGGCTGCCTTGATCATCATCTTCTTCGTCAAAACTTATCTCTTCATTGAGATTTCGTGTGAAAAATCCTGCTTCGTCAAAGCACAACACTATGTCTGTTCCATCATCATCCTTGGCGTGTAACTCAATGGGAGCAGCCCACAAATCCCAAATATATTCAAGTGTTTTCTCGGCATAGCGTTGGTTAAGCGTTCCGACTTCTTCGCTGTCGTGGCGCATTTGCAGGGCACCCTCCGGACCAATTCCGTAGATTACTATCTTGGGAGCCCCGCCATTATACATGGGCTTTACCAAGTGCTCAACAATCTCATCACGCAACCTCTCCTTTATTTCTATGTATCGTTCTCCTTCATAATTGTCTGGATAATCTCTCACATATCCATAAGTAAGAAGTTTCATATCATCCACCAATTCTGGCGTCAGGTAATTTCTGATGAATGAGATGTCATCATCTTCAGCGCGAACTTCAAAGATCTTGTCTCTGCCCTTACCCTTACCATACTTTTCATCCCAGCGCCTCTCTATGTCTTTGAATATCCTGAAACCGAGATAGTAAGGGTTCATCCTGAAGTTATTATAGCCAGGCTGAACAACCTTCTCATGATTCCTGGCAAACTCAAGGAAATCCTCGGGAGATAGATCGAGCTTATACATCACCTCTGCGTGCCAGAAGCTCGCCCACCCCTCATGCATAATTTTGGTGATTCTGTTTGGGTAGAAATAGAAAGCTTCTTCCCTGATAATATCAAGCACATCTCTTTCCCAATCTTCCAAGGGCGCATAGTTAATGAAGAACCACAAAAGATCTCTCTCGGGATGCGGTGGAATATCTTTGTTCATGATCTGTTTAACTATGTATTCTCGCTTGTTTTTTCTGTAGACCAGATCATCAAATTCTCCCTCATCCCTGAAACGAGTAACAACCTTTTTCTTAGGATAAAGCTTCCTGTTAAATCCTTTGTGCCAGTCAATATGATCATCAAGCGCAAAGCCAATGTCCATCAAGCGTTCCACTTTTTCAAGGCCGTATCTTTCTATATACTTTTCAACCCTGCCTGCGTGCTCAGCAGCGTGCCAAACCATGTTCCTATCGGAGTTCTCGAACACGCAGTTATGCTTGAACATGTCAGAGTGGCCCAAGCAATGGGGGACGATGAAAGTATCTTGAATCTCGGTATTAGTGTCAAGCATGAACGCATGAGCGGGGTTGTTGTTGATGATAATCTCATAAACTTTTGACAACCCCATCTGTCCGTATTTCTTGGAATGTTCATATGAGCGCCCATAGCTCCAATGGCGTGGGCGCATTGGCAAGCCATATGAAATCACATTGAACATCGTGCTGGGCTCAACCTCCGTGAATACAACGGGGAAAGGATCCAGCCCCTCATTCAGCGCAATCTTTGTGAGCATTTCTACTTTTTCATCATTTATCATTATTCTTTCCTTCATCGAGATCGCTAAGAAACTTTCTAAGACACTCGTAAATATCCTCACGCTTCTCAACCTTGGCCGTAATAAAGTGCTTGTTTTGGGACAAGTCATCATTGTTCCTCAGAACCTCAGCAAAGTGCGACCAATCGAATGGATCGTGTTTTCCAGCGGTGGCTCCCCAATTATAGAAGTAGTTGCTGTATCTCACTTCTCCATACCCAACAGCCTCACACTTCGTAAGAGATTCCTTGATGGCCTCCACGCACCTGTCATTGTCTTCGGGCCAGTTGTCACCGTCGGACCAAGCGAAAATGTAGTTGTTCCACACGCTGGTAGGGTAGCGATCATCAATAATCTTGTTGGCCAACCTGAACCCAGAGCTGACATAAGTTCCACCGGACTGAGATATTGTAAAGAACCTTTCCTCCTCTACCTCTTTGGCTTCAGTGTCGTGAGCGATGAACACCAAATCAACGTTGTCATATTTCTTCTCGATAAACCTAACCATCCACCAAAAGAAAGATTTCACGATATATTTCTTTTCGCTACTCATACTTCCGGAGCGGTCCATCACAAGAATAACTGCCGCATTGGAGTGTCTCTCTATAACGTTCTCCCAGACCTTATACCGCAAATCCTCAGGAGAGAAGCCACCAATCTTCATCTTGCCCTTGCTGGCATTCTTCTTCATGTTCTCCATAATAGTGCGGCGCTTATCTATATTGGCTGGTAAACCACGCTCAGCAATATCCTGAAAGACTGTTTCCTCTGTCTCGATTTCGTTTACGTCTTCTTTCTCTTTGAGCCAAGGAAGATTGAGATCCTCCAACATCATATCAATGACCTCTTCGTAATCTACCTCCTCTTCATATATTTCCTCGCCGGCTTCATTGCCGGCTTTACCCTCGCCTTGACCTTCTGGCGGCTCAATATAAACAATATCACCTGGATCCCCATCACCAAATCCTACACCCTTAGCGTTCTTGTTCTTGCCGAACTTGAATCTCCACATGTCCAGGTATTTGATGGGAACCTTAATCTTCTTGCCGCCTTTTGAAGAAATGATAGTTTCCTCGGCAATCAATTCGCGAAGATTCTCCTTAATAGCTTTGCGGATTCTTTCTTTATGGCGCTTCGAATCCCGAGCACCATGCCTCCGCTTACTCCATATATCCTTAAATGAATCCATGATTCTCCTTATTGTGCCGCCATAATCTCACTTACATAGCGTAGAAGTTCGTTGGCACTCTCCGCGTTGTAACCATATTCATCGCAAAGAACTCTTACAACCTCGTTAAGCTTCTTAAGACCTTCGGGGTCAGGACTGCGAGAAGAGACCGTGAGCCTGATCACATCTTTTCTCTCATCAAAAAGCTGCTTCTGCAGAGCTTCCTTAAGAGTTGGGTGGGATTGGTAATCATATACACCATTTTCATCCTTAGATTTCAGCATCTTGCGATATACCTCTTCCCTGAATGAATCCTTGCCGGTGCTTGTAATCTCTACCTTTTCCTCAATGTTTCTCATAAGATTCTCATTGGGCTCAACCATGTCGCCCCATTCATTCTCAAGCTTTTCGTCGTTGAGATAGGCTTCCACATTGTCAAGATAGTTCTCAAGAAGGTTCTTAATCTCGTGTTCGAAATTAAGGAAGAATGCCTTCTGCACTTCGTTGCAAGCGATCTTAGTATACTCTTCAATGCACAAAGACGTTAGAGCCTTACACCTTTCAATGCCTTCTTTGTCGAGCTTGGCGTTAGTTGGCAGGCCATCTTCAACGCTTCTAATAGCAGCAATGGGAGTAATAGCCTTGGCGCCGTGTCTAGCAATACAAGCTTCAATTCTGTTCACGATGTAGCGCGGGGAGATTCCGTCCAAGCCCTCACGAGCAGATGCTTCCTGAAGCTCCTTGATCTGCTTCTTGGTAAATCCCTCAACAGTCTCACCGTTGTATAGGCGCATCTTTTGGAGAAGAGTGATGCTCTTATCCTTGGGTTCCTCAAGCCTGGAAAGAACCGCAAACATTGCCGCTACCTTGAGAGTGTGAGGAGCAACGTGAATTCCCCTGAACTTGATGCTCTGCTTAATGAGCTTCTCGCAGATTCTAACTTCCTCATCTACCTTCAGGTTGTATGGATATTCCACAATAATCACACGGTCGTGTAGGGCTTCCTCTTCCTTCTTGGCCAAGAACTTATTGAACTCGGTCTCGTTCGTGTGAGCTACTGGAACCAAGTCGGCGTAAATCAACGGGAATCTCTCCACCTTGATTCTCTTCTCCTGGGAAAGCGTAAGTAGGATGTGCCTGAACTTCGGGTCAACTTTAAGAAGCTCGATGAACTCCATCATGCCACGGTTGGATACGTTAAGCTCGCCGTCAAAGTTATAGGCCAGTGGGTGTGATTCCACACCATATTCCTCAAGCTTCGCGAAGTTCACAGAGCCCGTAAGCTCCGACTGGCTCTGGCTCTTGGTGTCTCCTGGCTGGAAGGTTCCAATACCAACACGATTCATCTCCGAGAAGAATACCCTATGCACGGGAAACTTCCAATAGTCGCCGCCGAACTCTTCTTGTAGGCGGTAAGAGCATCGCGGGCAAAGCTCACCCTCGATATGCAAATCATACTTGTCTCTAAGGGCGGCTCTAGCAGTCCAAGGAATAGCGTTAAGTGGATTCTCGTGCATGGGGCAACCCTTGATGCCATAAATCCTACCCTCCCATGTCTTGCTGAACTTTTCGAGCCCCTTCTTCAACATGGTGGCAAACTGAGACTTTCCGGAACTGGTGGGACCCCATAACAACAGAATACGCCTGCCAACCTCTGAGCCACTCGCAGCACCACGGAAATACTCCATGATGTTAGCCAGGGCCGGATCGATTCCAAAAAGTTCTTGTTCAAAGAACTTGTAATGTGGGTTCTTTTTGTTGGGGTCATCATCCTTGAACTCGACTCCTGCGTGCTCTATCATCCGACAAATGCGAGCGTGAGCAAGTTCATTGAGATTAGGATTATCAAGAACCATGGGCAAATATTCGCGTAGTTCTCCATCCCAAGGAGTCAGGTCTTCATCACTAGTAGCTTGCTCGATTAGAGAAAAAATGTCTTCTTGGGCTGCGTTTTTCACTTTTGTAGTCATTAATTTTACTCCACTTTTAGTTAAAGCCGCGAGGCACGTATAAACTTATTTAACGAATCTCTTAATGGCACCGGCACTTGCTGCTTTGTCTCCTGCTATGTCCGCAAGCGCATCTTCATCACCGCTTTTAATCTTGTCAACTATTTCCTTAACATCTTTCTTTATCACTTTGTCGTAGGTCTCTTTGGCATCTTTGTATTCCACGTTTCCTACAGCCACAGATACTATGCGTCTAACATCTGCTTTGCACTCCGGGCAGCATTCAGGCTCATCATCGGCCATTACTACCTCCTCAAAAACATGCTCGCATTCGACGCACATATACTCGTAAATGGGCATCTTATTTCTTCTCCTTTTCCTCTATGACGAGCTTGGCGTCTATGTTATTTTCCCAACTATTCCGCAGTATTATCTGTTTCATAGCTGGATCAACCACTTTCATCTTCAGATATAAATCTCCAGTGTCTGGATCGTAGATCACCTGGCACAGCTTAGCAATCTCTATTTCAATCGCCATCTTCCGCCTCCCCTTCTGTAGCTGCCACCTCTGCATCCGGATTGTCGTATTCGGTTGGGCTCCATCCTGGATCATCATCAAATATTCTCATCATATCCATGCGCTTGTGTAGCATGAAGGCTCCTCTCTCGCCCTCTCTCATTTTACCTATAATTATCTTCATATCCAGCTTAAGCTCTTCGTCTTTGCGCGTCTCAATTATCAACATGATATTGGCATTTTGCGGCATCATTATGCTCCTTCCAACACGGTGCTGGTCGGGAGGTATTGGGGCGCCCTCTTTTGTCTTCTCTGGGCGATTTAGCTGAACTGGTGAGATGCCAGAGACTTGATAAGCCCTGCAAAACTCGTGCAGCCTCTCAGAAAGCTTTCCGAGGCCCAACCAGTCCGAGCCTTCCTGCTCAGTATTCATAAGGCTGATGTAATCAACAACGATAAGCTGGGGGTTGAACTCGTGGCTCACCTCTATAAACTTACTCTCGATCTGGCTCATAGTGCAGCCACGAGGAATATCTATTATGTGGAACTGCTTGTCATATAGACTCTGAAACTTGAGGGCAGCTTGATAGCGTTTAACCTCATCTTCAGTCAGCGTTCCATCTCTAACCCCGTAGAGCGGCACCCCAGCCACATTGGCATCAACTCTGCGACGGAGAGCCTTGAAGGGCATCTCAATCGTGAAGAATAGAACATCAACTCCGTCATTCGCAAATTCCTCGGGCATAGCATCTGGCGAGGTGGGTATGTTGTGTCTGTTGCTTCCAAGCCACGCGTTAATGGCCATCTGCATAGCGAGAGCCGACTTACCGGAGCTGGACTCGCCGCCGATAAGCATAAGCTCTCCTGGCTGCAATCCGTTGGTAATTCGGTCAAACTCCCTAAGCCCCAGATGGATCCCGCGTCCAGCTTCTGGGTTGTCTCTTACAGTCTCATAAGTTTTCCAAGCATCTTTGGCTGTAGCGGACAGAGACCCCTCTTGGAAAATCTGGTTTCCATATATGCTGTCTATGCCCGCAACAGTTCTCTTGAGGAGAAGGTTGGCCTCCCCTAAGTTGCGGAAGTTGTCGCCGTCCCAGTTTTCTTTGTAGATGGTTTTTCCAACCATCAGTAAGAGCTGAGAGTTGTAGCGAGTCTTAAGCTTTTCAAGGTCGGACGGAAACTCCCTGGAATTTATTTCAACTTCTTGAGCTGAGGTATAAATATCAGCCATCTGTTCATTCCAGGCATCGCCGCCTTGCTCCTCCATAACTCTGGGGGTTGGTGGCTCCCGAAACTTATCAAAGCAATTCGCAAACAGCTTGTAGAACGGTTGGGCATCCTTGTGCATGTATTCTGGAGTGATGGCCGTTTGAAGGCTCATAGACAGCCGCTTTTCTGAAATAGCATAAGCTATGATTTTTTTGTCTAGCTCTGGAATCATAGTTTCTCCTCGTTCTTGCGGGCATCTTCCCCACCAGCCGGAACAACTTTCGTGAATTGCGAGCCTAGAGACTCGAACGACTTCTTGAACTCTCCACCGAATATTTGATTAACATCGGGTGAATTGGAACACAGTATCGTCGGGAGCTTGTTCTGCATCCTACTCCTCAACACATTCTCTAATTGGTTTCCGAAAAGCTCCATACTCATCTGCGTGGGGAAGAAGCGCTGATCAACCTCATCTATCACCACAAAATCATAACTTCTAATCCTCATCCTCAGGGCTGGGTCAGTATTAATCATGTAAGTCACCAGATCGGATAGAGTGATGTAGAAAACACTATATCCAGACAGAATACCCTTCTTAAGAATAGAGCAGGCGGCCATAGTTTTGCCCCTGCCCCGCTCTCCTACAAGGAAAAGTGTAATGCCTCTTGAGTATTCGCCATCAAGATCTTCAATATATCCAAGTATGAAATCTCTAAAGTTCTCCTCGCCATAGAAATCTTCCATCCTACGACGCCAATAATCAACGGGAATGCGAGCCTCGGCCATCTGGTCTATAAAAGAGCAATAACTAAGACACACGGGGCACCCCAATCCTTTGCACTTTTTACAACCAGATATGATTAATTTCTTTTCTATTTCTATTTTTCTTTCAGGGATCATTTACTCTCCGCGTTTGGTTTTCCTCTCAAAGGTGGGGATCGAACCGCATGGGTTTTGATCTGGCTGAGACATGGGCATCGAAAACTCTGGCTCTCTTGGCCTATTCTTCACTATAGCTGCCAAATCTGGTCTGGGGTTTTCGCCCACAAGATAAGCCCCGCCTGCTACAGGAGCCAAATCAACAGGAAGCTCATTTATCTCTTTAATATCAGGCTTAAGCTGAGCTTTCTTCATGGAAGGATTTCCAGGTGTGCCAACTTTAATGTATGCTACAGCATCGGGGTTCACATAAATTATAGCATTATCATAGTCCACCAGCTTTATATAATCTTCCTCTACTACAACTATAAAACCACCCATACTTTCTTTGTTTCTCATACCAATAGTTACGTGCTTCTGCATGAGTTCTTCTTTAGGTATTTCCATCAATCCTCCAATTTTCTATATTCTGGGCCTTCTAGAAGCATGCCTCTTCTAACGGCCTCTTCAATCACAGCGCCTTCGCCACCAGACATACCGTAAGCTTTTACTAAACCCACCAAGACATTAAGATCGTTCCAGGTTATGAGGTTGTGCTTTACCACTGTTTCGCAGCAATTGTCAACACACCACTGGATAAAATCCTCTGGTAGTGGCGTGGAGCGTCTAAGCACCTGGCTCCTCGCCTTAGCTGCCTTGAATTCGTTCACAAAGGCCGCATTAGCGAAGAAGCCAAAGCTCGTCACTGGATACTTCCTCGTGCGGACCTTCTTAGCAAAAACCCAGCGGATAAAGGTGCGTATATCTACTGTGTCGTTCTCGAACATAGTCAGGATTCTACGAGCCATCACAAAATCCTTGCTTTTGTATGGAATCGGGTTCGACACATCTAAGGTGTATGGATAGTCGTAGAATTCCCTAAATTTGTTGCAAAAATATCCCATGACGCAAGATAGTCTATCCGCTGGGTTGTCCCAATAACGTCTCTCTCTCCAGCGTTCGCTATACATGTCCCACCAGATTTTCCACTCGTTTCGTTTATCAGGGCCGTGCTCTGGACATGAAAAAACGGGATACTTAACCCCGTCTCCTTCAAACGACACTTCTTTTTTAGCGCCGCAAGCTTTACACTTAGGCCCACCCGATTTTGCTTTTGACTTTCCGCGACCTTTTGATTTTTGCATGGTCGAAACCTTTTGGGAATTTGATTCTAAACCTGGGTTCTGTTTCATAAACCGAAATCCTTATTGCCGAATGTTTGTCTAAATACCTTGCATTGTCGATGAAGTCTACCACTATGGCGTCTTCTTTACCGTCGAAAATGCGAATAACTCGACCGATCCTTTGAAGAGCGCGAACCGTTGATTTGCCTCCTCCTCCCAATATAAGTGCGTCGAGGCTCGGAATATCGACACCAATATCGTAAACGCTCGAAGCTATTAGACATTTTAATTCGCCGCGCTCAAAAGATTCCTTGACTTCTTTGCGAGTTTCGCCGTCAACTTCACCATTAACAAAAAACAGCGGAATATCCGACAACTGAGATGCTAGTGCTTTACCATGAGAAATGTAGCGAACAAGAATCAGCACCTTTCTCCCTTTCTTAATTAGGGTGCGTGCTGCATCCTCTATCATCTTATTACGGATATTATTAGTAGTTATATACTTGCTGTATACTGTTTGGTAATGCTTGGGCAATTCTTCGGCTAGTGGCGGCGTCTCAAACAAAACTATTCCAGGCGACACCAAATATTTTTGATCAATTAGTTTTGAGGAAGGCATGTTGAAAATTCTTGGCCCGCATACCGACTCCAAAAGAATATCAGCACCGTCGTCGCGCCAGTCGGTTCCCGAAAGACCGAAAGAGTGACGACACTGTTTTGCTGCCTTAAATATGGATTGAATTGTATCAGTTGCTAAGAAGTGTGCTTCATCATAAATAGCAACTTGCGCATTTTCTACAGCCAGCTTTATAGCCTTCTTCTCATCAATGTCTATTGATAGAACCTCTGGTGCCCAATCCTCATCGTCTAAAGAGACCTTGCCTTTGAAATCAAAAGCAGTTATGGCTGTCCAGACGGAGCACACGTTAAAACGACGGATGACGCACTTGCCATCTCCAATAATCCCCACCCTTTGACCCAAAGCCTTTTCCATTTCAGCATGAAACTGATATAGCAGATCCTTGCCTACCACATAAACCATAGTGGGCAAGTTGTATTTCGCTGCAAGCATCGCAGCAACTAGGGTTTTGCCTCCTCCCGTGCCGATGCGGATAATGCCACAGCCCTTGTCCACTGCTTTTTGAACTGCGGCCTCTTGGTATTTTCTGGGAGTGTAATGCTTAATTGGGAGTTCAGGCTGCGGATCTATAGCTGGCCTCTTGTCCACTATTTCATATTCTACGTCATGTCTATCGAAGAACTCGCAGACTGTAGAAAGCAGACCGGTGGGGAAGACCATCCTCTTGGTTAGAAGATGTCTCTTACCGTCCCATTGGATGAATTGATTGGATTTCTTGTCCCAAAAACCTTCCCTGAAAGCCTTCGTAAATTGATAACCCTCGACATAAAAGCTTGTAATCTTGTCGAGGGTATCAACTAGGTCTATGTTTTTGAGGCCACTTATGCGGGACCAGACATTATTTACAACTATCTTTACCATATTATCGCTTTCTTCTATCAATTATCCTCTTGCCCCCTGCACCGCCAGAAACCTTGTTCGTGGCGTTGTTGGTGAGCTTACCAAAAGAAGACTTCTTTTGCTTGATCATGCGGTGGACCTCTTGAGCCTTAGACTTCGTGTCCGTTCCAGACCCATAATCCACATTCATCTTGTCGGCACGATTCTTCTCTTTCTCTTGAACCATGGCCATCTGCTCACTCGCATCTTTTTGTAGGTTCTCAATCCTAGCCGCTGGCAGACCGAGGCCACTAAACAGCGTGTAGACTCTAACGGCATCGTCGTCAATATCTGCTTCATAAACGCCTTGAACCAACTGCGGAGAGTCACATACGTCCGAGATAATGTGAGAAGCATAATTGATATTCACTGCCGGGAGCCTCTTGAGAACCTCAGGGCTGGCGGTAATAATGAAACCACCGAAGCGCGTATCTTTCAGGTTAAAATCGCTTGCTAAAAGCCCAGCTTCCAGATTTTCTATAATGGCTTCAGCAATCGCCGTGGTTTCCATATACTCTTCAACCCTGAGCATTCCATAAATCGTGCAATCTCCCGTAGTAAAGATGCGCCCAAAATCCATGGAGTCTAGGCTGTCATATGGTGTAGGCATAGAGGACAAATGGTTGAAAAGATGAAGCGGCTCAACAATCGCATTGTTTGCCGTTCCCCAAAATTCTGCCTTGCTCAACCCTGGATATATTAGTTCGATCTTGGAATTATCGACAACGACGAGCGTAGTAATTGCATCGGTGCTTGCCATTTTCGCCAATTTCCCTAGCGTAACCAGGGAGTTGTGCTTGGACAAAGCATCCTCGGATTCCATCGGCAGAACGTAGATGACGCAGATTGGCTTACCCAATGTTGATAGCAGACCAAGTATGGCCTCGGCTCCTCCGGAGCCCGTTCCACCACCACCGGAGACCGCAAGAATAAGCATTTCCTGTCGTTCATCAAAGTTGGCGTTCAACTTGTCGATGATAAGCTGAGCATTATTCTCCACCGCCTGGCGTCCGTTGTCAAGTTCCTTACCTGCACCCCCGAGCGCAAAAGGTAAAAACACCTTCTTACTCTCAGGAAGGTTTATGTGCTCAAGATCCTGAGTGGCCGTGTTAAACACACAACCCTCATAGCCGAGTCCATAAAATGTTTCCGCGATACGCGAACCTGCTTGACCCAATCCTACCACGCCAAAATACAGGCTCCTATCTCTTTTACCAGTAGCCTTCATGGATTCCTCCTCTTGGGCTTTCTTCTTTTCTTTTAACTTCTCTAGCACACTTGTGTCTAGTTCCGGTTTCTCTTCCGTTTCCGGCTTAGCTTGTAGAGCTTGTTCTAGCTCTTCATTTTCCTTTACAATCTCAGCGTCGGACTTCAGGCGAACAACCTCGCCCGTTTCTTCATCAGTAACTACGACGCGATTTTGAGGCTTTTCAGACATTTTGCATCCTCCGTGTATTTTTCACTTGACGAATCAAATTTCGAAATTAAGTTACATATAAAAAGCGAGGCACATAGCACCATTTTTTAATGATCACTATACATTAAGAGCCCACCTGTTGGCATTATACCATCTGGCCGTTTTAGCAACTAGCTCTTCAATATCTTCACAATCTGGTTTCCAGCCCGCAATGGAAGACTCACATTTGTAATCAGTAACTATGGGTTCCCAATTTCCACTGCCATATGATTCGATTTCATCATGCAGCTTGCTAACCACAGGGTTTGTTTCAAGAGCTGAGATGACCATCCTGGTCATCGCTTCCAGGCTGCACCAATCCAGGGGCGGCATTATGACCTGTCCCTTGACTCTGTTCTCTATGAGGAACCAAATCAAAGATGCAACATCTTCAGCATACACCCAGGGCCACTTCTCGTCTCGCACATACGCTTTCCCCGCCTCTATAATCCCTCTAATATGGCTGGAGAAGAGACGGCGCTGCCTCATGCCAAAGCAGTTTGGTATAACCAAGTATGTTCCCTTCACATCTCTTATTACGATATTTCTAATGAGATTCCATACTCCATATGGATCAACTTCGTCTGGCCAACCCAGTTGAATAATCGGTATGTTGTATTGGCTCAAAGAAATAAGTCCGTCAAGCACTTTCTTGTGACCAAACACAGCCGGGTAGGTTTGCTTTGGGTTTGCCCCATTAACGATTATGTCCGGTTTCTCAATCTTTATGATGTTTCCCATAAACGCATCATCATTAATATCGCCCAGGTAAAACTTTGCGTATCTGTGTACATAGACGTTTTTCATTTCGCTTGCGGATAGATTATCCACACACACAAATTTGAAATCTTTAGTTTTGTATAGAGTGTAGCGGACAAGGTTGGACATCAGGAAACCAGCAGCTCCGCACACTAGTATTTTCTTTGTCATTTCTTCTGTCCCCATATAAAATGCTTCTCTTTGTTCATCTCAATAACAAAAGGCGGCAAATCATTTACTACAGTTCCGTTGATCCCTCTTCTATCCAAAGCTCTTTGCAGGGCTTTCTTGGCGTTGAATTCCATCTTCAAGTGCTCCCTGCGCGAAGTCTGAGTTGGGTGCTGTCTATAGTGGTATGTGACAGGCTCCTTGATTCTATGAATCTTTGTAATCTCATCCACCCTCAGCGCCAGATCGTAATCCTCAGACGATCTCATGGTTGTGTTGTGACCACCCACCTTCTCCATAATCTCCCGCCTAAAGAATCTTAGAGGAAAAAAACACATATATCGAAGAAGGACACTTGAATCAAACTCTCCACTGTTAGCCACATGTGGCAGAGTCCATTGTTTACCTTCATCACTGAAGCATATAAAGTTTCCACAGCAAGCTCCTATTTCTGGGTGTTCATCCATATAATCCACAAAGGTCTGCAAGCAGTTCTCTGTAATTATGTCGTCCGATCCAACGTGGCAGACATACTTATGTTTGTCGCTAAGCTTTGAATACGCCTCGCTTTTCGTCAAACCAATCGTTCCGCAATGCTCCCTTCTATGGAAGCTCACCCTATTGTCCGACGCCTTTACGACTTTCTGCGCCGCTTCAAAAGTATCATCATCTGAACCGTCATCAAGGAATACCAGCTCCCAGTCTTCGTAGGTCTGGTTGATTATACTTGAGATGGCGGCACCTACATACTTAGCTACATTATATCCGGGCATATAGACCCCAACAGAACTTTTCATAATAAACCTGCCTGCTTTGTTATTTTGTAACACAAATCGATGAATTCATTTTTGGACATTCTCGCCTTCGCGTGATTACACTTACTACAACATGGAGAACAATTTTCCAAAGTATAGCTTCTATTATTATCAATACGATCAACACCCACACGGGGAGGATCTTGAACATCTCTGTCACCGCAATAAACACAGGGTAACACTATTATAGATTCAAATTGTTCAATACTTATATTAAAAGAGATTCCTCTTATCTTGGCATTTCTTTTATATGTTGAAAAAAATCTTTTAATGGAACACTTTCTACCACAAGAATCGCAAAGCGGGGCGCCGTCATGTCTACTCACAACTGGTTTTTCGCGGCCACAAACATAGCATACTTCTGGAAATTTTTTCTGTCGGCAAGGGCTACATAACACCAAGTCACCAATCCTGCGGGCTACTGGTTTTACTTTTCCACAGCCTGCACACATTTCAGCGTTTCTTAGATTTTGGCAGCCCTGGCATACGGGTAGTCCGTTGTCTCTGGCCCACACTTTTTTATCTTTTCCACAAACAGAGCAGGTTTCTATTTTAACTCCCATGTCTTTCTCCACGGTGCAATTTTTCAAATCTACTCATATCAAAGGCTCCGGATCTGGAGTCTGTACTCCTAACAATTTACAATCATGATCCACCATGCGTTTCACAAGCTCTTCAAACTTCACTTTGGGCTCCCAACCTATGGCTTCTGTAGTGGCTGAGTAATCTCCGCAAAGCTCATCAACCTCGGCTGGTCTCATGAAGAAACGATTCACTTTCACATAATCCTTCCAATTCAGCCCGACGTGACCAAAAGCAACCTCGCAGAACTCCCCAACCGTATGCATCTCGTTAGTGGCGAACACATAATCAGCAGGTTTTTCTTGCTGTAAGCACATCCAGAACCCCTCAACGAAGTCGGGCGCATAGCCCCAATCTCTCTTAGCATCCAGATTCCCCAGCTCAAGAACATAATTGGGGTCTTGCAAACATTTTGCCACGCCCATGGAAATCTTCCTTGTTACGAAGAGGGGACCACGACGTTCAGATTCATGGTTGAATGTCACACCAGCACAGCAATACATCTTGTAAGCTTTCCTATACAGCCTGATGAAATGGTGACTGGCCACTTTGGCAATTGCATAAGGGCTCTCCGGAATAAGCAGCGTATCAAGGTTTTGTGGCGCAGGCGAAGACCCAAACATCTCAGAGGTGCTGGCGTGAAAGATTCTAGTTTGAGGTCTTAAGCAGCGCACCACCTCTAGTATATTAATTAGCCCGCTAGTGTTAATATCGACAGTTGCAAGTGGCTGTTCAAAACTTGTATGGACATGTGACTGAGCAGCCAGATTGTATATCTCATGTGGGCGAATATCCTCGATCAGCCTGAGCATTGACGAGGCGTCTGTAATGTCACCCTCTACAATGTCAATAACCCCGTCGAGGTGTTTGGCGTTTCCTAGATCTCTGGTGGCGTTTCTTCGCATAACGCCAACAACATTATAGCTTTTTTCGTGAAGGAAGTCAGCCAAATGGCTCCCGTCTTGTCCGCACACACCAGTAATCAAAGCGGTTTTTCTCTTCATCTTAACTCTCCTTTTAGAATAGCTGCTCTATTCTTAACATACCATTTAACCGTTTCATCGATTCCATCCTCAAAGGAAGTTTGGGCTTCAAATCCAAAATACTCTTTAGCCTTTGACACATCTAAACACCTTCTAGGTTGGCCATCCGGCATACTGGAATCCCATTCAACTTTCCCCTTGAAATCAATTCGTTTGGAAATGATATTCGCCAACTCCTTAATTGTGATCTCTTTGCCAGATCCTAAATTGACCGGCTCATCACCATCGTATTTCTCCATAGCATCGACTATAGCCGTTGCCGCATCTTTGACATACAAGAACTCCCTACTAGCACTTCCAGTGCCCCACAGCTCCACCTTATCCTCAGCCTCGTAAAACTTCCTAATCAGGGCTGGAATGACGTGGGAGTTTTGTAAATCAAAGTGATCATTTGGGCCATATAGATTCACGGGCATGAGAAAGATGCCACGAAAACCCCACTGCTGCTTGTAGGTTTTAATCTGCATATAGAGCATTCTCTTTGTTAGGCCATAGGGAGCGTTAGTCTCTTCCGGGAAACCATCCCACAGGTTCTCTTCCTTAAATGGAACCGAACAATATTTTGGATACGAACAGACGCTTCCCAGCCCAACAAATTTGCGGAATTGGGGAGAAGGGAACGGCATCGCCTGCATTCTACTTTGGACATGCCAGGCAGCGTCCACAACGTTCGTATTCATGGCAAGATTTTCCCTCAAATAAGTAGCAGGGCTCGCTCTATTCGCGCCTATTCCACCACACTTGGCAGCAGCATGAATTATGAAATTTGGTCGAACATATCTAAACACAGATTCGGTTTCAGCCTTGTCCAGCAGATTTATATCTTTTCTGCCCAATGCTATAATATCCTCATACCCTCTGTTCCTAAGCTCTTCCTGTATGTGGGTGCCCAAGAAACCAGTCGCCCCTGTTATTAGTATTCTTCGTTCATGATAATCTGTCATTTTTCATCCTATTTGTGCCAAACCTGAATGTCAGGAACTGAATTCACTAACAAATCATTATCTATTTCACTTCTTGAGGCAACGAAAACCGCCCTTGTTACTGGATATTTCTTTTCTGCTTTCCAATCGAGGGGATATAGCTCTTCAAACTTGGGCTGCGTAATCGGCATATACACAAAATCCATATGCTTTTTCAATTGGTCAAAAACCCACCTCCTGGATGGCCGACAGGCTTCCCCACTGACGCTCTGGGTTGGGTCATATGTGAAATCTTTGCAATAGTCGATGCTTTTGCCACTATCGTATGAAACTATAGTCTCCAAAAGCAAGAGTGAATCGCACCAATTACACATACGCTCAAGAGCACCGAACGGGTCACCAAGATGATAGAGCAGACCGTAGGAATAAACTATGTCAAACTTCTCATCAAATTCCACATTTGGGGTGTCAACATCAAGCAAGAAGGCTCTGACGTGGGGAAATCTTTCCCCAAACACCGCCAGATTTTCTGGTCTCCCCTCTGTGCTGGTTACATCACAATCACGGTCAAGAAAAAACTGCGTGTGATCTCCAATCCCTGCGCCAAGTTCTAGAACGGTTTTGTTTGTTAAATCAAGCCCCAGGCTTGCCAGGTGCTCAAAACGCACCTTGTTTACTAGCTGGTATCGTGGGGACGTAAAAGCTTCTTTAGGATCAATCATTTAAACCTCCGTAGCCTATAATTTCGGATATGGGGCCAGCAACTCTGGCAATTTCATTCTTTCGCGATTGTGGCGCCGCTGGCCAAGGAGGCAGTGGATCACTAACAACCGTGGGGGTCTTAGAATGTTTTATAGACGTGAGTCGTTGCACAGCCGTAGGATCTGGTGCTGGAATCTGCAAGAAAGCACAAAGCTCAGCAACTCTTTTGCCCTTTATCATGTCTTCAAACTTGTATCTAAAAATTCGCTCTTCTGGAACATCTTCGAATAATTCAAGTATGCTGCTATTTACGAGTCTCCATGACCAAGCACACTTTTCTAGCTTGCTCATACTATCCCATTCATCGTAGTGTGGGTCACCTTTCCTGGGAGACGGCCACCACCACATATTTTTCCCCGCGAACACCTCGTAGTCGAAAATGCCAGAATTATGAATGGATCTAATTTGTGTTCTTGGATCTCTCATCATATAAATGAATCTGGCGTCGGGAAAAACCTTAAAGAGTCCCTCCACGTAAAACGCAAGCATTCCATTTATTTCTCCAAAATCTTTGCCCGATTTCCACACTTCCTGGACAAGAGGAAGGCGCTCTTTTATAACAACCTCTTCGGCAGCCAACTCCCCTCTGTATACTTCCTGGTACTTGTCGAACATGGCCTTGGGGGAATCCTTGGTAATAATCTCATGATCGCAATACACAGAAGGCACCAAGTTCAAAATCTTGGCCAGAAGGTGCGTCCCACCATATCCATGACCGAAACCAAAAAATACCTTATTCATTCCTTTCTCCCTCTTTTCTCAAAACGAGCTTATCCACTATGGAATCTGGGTTCCCCCACTCGTGGAAAGTATTTACTACAACCTTTCTCTCTTGCAGATTTTTCCGCATTATCCCTAAATTATGAGACTTCAGGACATTCCAATCAGGCGTAAACCTAACGCTATGATTGTCGGTCTTGTCCGGTATGCTGTGGTCCTGGTGTATGCCGACCATACGATGCTCAAAGACGGGCTGAACGCCAGACATTCTCATCCTGTTGGCAAAGTCATCGTCTTCTCCACATATCCCGCCCAAAAACCTTTCATCTACTCCGCGCATGCGCAGGACGTATTCCCTTTTAACAGCCATAAAGAACCAGTATGCTGGCGGGTGCGGCGGGCGCGTCAGACAGTCAACCTTCGCTCCGGGATACTCCAATATTTCAACAAAGGGCCTGCTCTTCCATTCATCATTTTTGCTCATGTGATCATTAAACAGAGAGCTGCTTAAATACACCAAACCGTAAGCACACTGTTGTCTATTGACCATAGTTGAAGCAACAGCCAGGTTGTTTTCAGCTTGCAGGATCTCAGGTCCCGTGATGACCGCGACATCTCCAAGCGCACATCTAAAGCCAACATTATTGGTCAGGGCTGGAGTGAATGATTTAACATCGTAGAAGCTCTTGTTCTGATCCACCCAAATATACTGAAAATTAATTCCACTTTCCTCGTGATACTTTTTGCACAAATAAAGCAAATCGTCGCGCTTGGCGTCATCCACCATCACAATTTCAAAATCATCTTTGGACAAAGTTTGTTTAGCATAGGTATGAAGCGCCCTGTCGAACAGTTTTTCTCTATTATCACATGCAGATATTACCACCGAAACTTTCATCCATTCACCTTAGGGGCGCACACAAAGATACTTGACGTGCCGAAATGTTTTCTAAACCAATTGTTTTCACTCATAAATTTGGGCAAATACTTGAAAGATTTGGGCATCCTTCTTCCCGTATCCTTTATAATACGGAGATTCGATTTACCTATGAGCTTTTTCCAACGCCTATGATACATAAAGCGCTCATCCCCATACTCCTTTGTCTTGTCCCACCTTCGGGCGTTTGGAATATCAAAAATGACTTTTTTGCCCACACGGGCAGACTCGTTCAAAAGTTTGATAATATCCTCATCACTGAAGTGCTCTAAGAAACCTTGGTGAAAAATACAATCTATGCTGCCATCACCATAAGGCATGTCGAATGCGTCAACTTTTTCCACCATAAGCTCTGGCATCTTTTCCTCGATGTCTTCGAGTAACTCATCCTCTATGTCCGATGCCGTTACGTTGTCTCTACCACTGTATAGCAGGACTAGTGATGTATAACCGCTCCCAGATGCTATTTCCAGCAACGAGTCACCCTTCTTGGTGTTTTTCAAAATCTCATTGATGTAATGTTCCTGGATTAGAACAGTCCTAAAGACTGTGAACTTGTCAAAAAAGCCCTTCCACTTTCCTATTTCAGCCAATTTCATGTCTATGCTCCTTTCATTTTTGCATTATTTTTTTCCTAACCTTGCGTTTTTTGGATTCCTTTTTTTGGATTCCTTTTTTTGGGACTCCTTTTTTTGGATTCTTTTTTTGGATTCTTTTTTTGGACTAGTTTTTTAATCCCGTCGCCCTTAATAAACCTTAGACACTCTTTTAGACAAAAATCGGGGACACCTCCATTCATTATATTCCATCTAAAATCTCTGCACCTTTTGCTGTTCCAAATAGTTAATACTTCTTGGTTTAAAATGTTTCCCATTCTGCCCTTGGCATTATAATCAAAACAGCACGGACCCACAGTTCCATCGGAAAATATCACAAGGCGGTGCCGAAGCTCACAGTCCTTTATAGCGTTATGGACACTCGTAAGGTTGTCGCAACGCACCCGCTTAAACTCTGGAAGGCTAGATTCTTCTAGATTGTTACTCACGAAGATTGGAGTAATAAGGGCGCTTTCTGCGCCAATCTCCTTGCACTTTGCTTCAAAATCTTCAATTTGATCTTGGTTGTGTTTGAAAACTATAAACTGTCCCACAATTTTTGCATTACTTTCATATTTATCTCTAAAATGAACCAAATGCCTTAATGAATCAAAGGCTTTCTCTAAGCTACCGCCAACACGAAGTTTTTCATATACCTCCTGCGTCGTTCCGTCTATGGCTATTCTTATGTCGTCCGTCCCAGCCGCTATTATTTTTTCGGCCATGTCCGCATCAATTAAGTTGCCGTTGCTGGAAATACCCACCTCCGCGAATTCTTTTGTGTATTTTATCATTTCTATCAAGTCTTTGTTAAGAGTTGGCTCACCCCATATGTAGACGTAAACTCTTTTCGCATAGGGTCGGAGTTTATCGGCTATTTTTTTATATGTTTCTAGGGACATATGCCCCTTTTTTCTGTCAATGAGGTCCGTACCTAGAGCACACTCAGAGCAACTGAGATTACAGCCTAGGCTTATTTCAACGTAAAATATACTCGGAAGTATTTTTTTAAAGCGTCCTTTAGGGATCATAAATTTTGGTCCTCTCCCTTAGCTGTTCAAAAGTTTCTTCCCAAATTCCATCGTGATTTCACCGCCCTCGCTCGTCAATAATAATTTGCGATCAGGGCACACAACCACAACTAGATCGAACTTATTCCATGCGGCTCTGGGCGCAGCATCTATAAGATTTACGTAACTCAATTTGTCCGATATGTTTTTAGAACTTTCACTCTTAAGGACATGAAAATTCATATTTTTATAATGCTTATGCACCGATTCAACGGCAGCAATTAGCATCTCCTCGGGAGGGTTATTAACTGGTATAAATGCCGTCACCGGATACATGTATTCAGATCTCACACCATACCTGCGAAAGTATATGATTTGGAATTTTTGTGCGTGGCCCTGAGACCTGTAAGCTTCTACATTGCCACTTTTAAGGCTGTCCCTGCAATCCAGATGGTCTATTTTAGCGCCAGGGCAATTTACAATTTTTCCTCCAAGCCGCAAAATCCTGGCATCAAATTCATTGTCTTGGCCATAATAGGGAAAATCAGTGTTCCAGTAATTCATTGTTTTCATGGTCTCATTGAGAACACAGCCTATAAGTGGAGAGGGAAACCCTCTAATCGCACCATCTCCCTGTGTGGAAAAGCCGCCCATATCTTTTGGCCCAAGTTTTTGCATAAGGTCGTGCATTAGAGTGAGTGAGTTTCCAAGAGGCACGGTGTCATCGCTTAGCCAAGTGATATACTTTCCTGAAGCCTTCTTAAACCCCTCGTTGTAAGCGTGGGTAATGTTGGTCTTTTTGCCGCTAAATATGGGTACAACATTTCTGGTTTTTCGCACCTGTTCCAACCACTCAATAGTGCCATCGGTTGAGCCGGCATCATTTATAACCATTTCTATAGACATGTTCGGAGTACTCAGTACCTTTTGCACTACTTTTTGCAAAAGCTCCAGCCTATTACATGTTCCCATTACAACACTTAAATCTGAATTCGACACGATTACTCCCTTATTTGTTTATCACCCAGCATTTGCTTTCTCAATTACCAATTGAACTTCTTCTATAATGTCTCTTCTATCCTTCTTTTCTAAAAACTTATCGGCGTAGAGACGAACGACCCGCACATCATCTTCCATTTCTGGTTGCGGCTTGCGAACTATTATATAGTCAAAAAGGCCAAACTTATCTAGCGCTGCTTTGCCAAGAGCATCAGAAAAGCAAGTGAATACCATATCGGGCATTCTACGTCGCAGGGTAACAAGCCTATCATGAAGTCGTTTCACCAAGGCTGAATCAACATAAAGTAAGTCGGGTTGATACTCAGCCACTCGCTTGACTACGTGCGAGTTACAAAATATGCCTTGAAAATCTACGTTGGCGAAAGAAATTCGGTGCTCATACCTTCTGTCCGTTGATTCTTCAACAATTCCCATAACCCTATATTTTCTTTCCTTTGTGCGAAGCAGGCGGTGCTCCGCAATCTCTTCATCAGAGGCCTCCTCCACCATGCCGATCCTTATAGCAAGTTCTTTTACTCGTCTGTAATCAGAATGTTGTTCTATAACTTTTGCAGCGCCCCTCTTGCCCATTTCAGCAGCTTCAACGGGGTTATTGAGATAGTGTCCAACAAGTCTTTTACACTCACTTAAATCTTTAAACCAAGCAACATCCTTTCCATTTTCAAAATACTTTTCTAGCCCTGGTATATAGTGACAAACCACCGGAGTCCCAGACGCCATAGTGATTAGTTGTCTATCAGAAAAATACATTGGTATGTTATTAAAATGGTTTACATTAATAGCAACTTCTGCGGCATTATATACCTCGTTTTGCGTGTAGTATCCGATAGCTCCTCTGCAAGAATTAGTTCTTTTCCAGCCAGACCCGTAAAGTGCAAATCTATTCCCGAAAGTATTATAAAGTTCGCACACTATTTTTTTTCTCAGGTTGCTGTCAGGAAAATGGCTTGAGCACAAGGCACAGAACACCACATCATGATCGTATTTTGCACGAAGACTGGCTCTTTTTTCTTTGCTTAATGGTAGAAACTTTTCGGTATTTACGCCTATCTGCCAGTAATCTACATTGGGACACCCTGCATTTCTATACAGTTTTACTTGCCCCTCACTACTAAGCAACGAAAAATCCACCTGTTTGCCAATATCAATGAAATATGGGTTAACGGTTGCCCTTACATCCCCAGTCCAATTTGTTATTATTACATCGGGCAACACCCTCCTAATGTCATTTATAACGCTCGCCGGAATCATACCAGTAAACTGAAGCTGCATATGAATCCAATCGGGCCCAAAAGTGTGACATATGTTCTTTAGAGTCTCACTTGTCTGAGCGGCGCCGTGTCTTGCAAAAAAATTACGAAAATCGAAAGTATATAAATCAAAACCATTTTTTATAAAGGCGTTTTCCATGCCTGTTTGAAATATACTTATGTTATTGGCTGGTAAATACAGCACCTTCTTGCCACCCTCGTTGACCTTGTGATTTTTAGAAACAACGAGGCCTACTGGCGGAATTGGAAGTTTTGACTTTGATTTTCTTCTCTTAGGGTTCCTAGGAGGTCTAGCCTTCCTATCTCTTACTCTTTTCGATCTGGGTTTCTTAGGATTCACCCTTTTGGGAGGGGGAGGAGGGGGAGCGACAGAATCAGTCGAAACCAATTTAGCTGTGGTCTGTGGCTTTACCTTCTCGCCCTTAACAAGTTCGACTTTAACCTTCCTAATCAACATCGTGCCGGTTCCTTTAGACCCTCTCCACACCCTGAAGGTCATTGGAACGGTTGGCGGAAAACGCCCGGTGACAACATCTATACTATATGTTGACCACTCACCCCTATCACATGTTATTTCTGAGGCGGCAAAGTCGAAATTCTTGTTGCCATATATATTACAACGCACGATGCCGTTTCCACTTTCTCTGCATAGCTCTATAGTCAAGTTGTATACAGCCTTTGGAAGAACGTTGACTGGGATATACAACATTGACTTAGGGCCTATCATTGCTGTATATTTGCCGCCCCCATCCTTACGAGTCTGAATATCTCTTCCTCTCCAAGAAGGTTGTAGTATTTCCATATTTATTTGACCTCTCTAGGTGGTATATTTGCCTTTATACTTTATAGCATTTTAGGTGTATAGCTGGATAAAAATTGATATTCTCTAGTTCTTCAAAGGACGCGAAACCATGCACAAATAATAAATCCTCTAAAGTTTGACGCGTATATCCACAATAATGATGATCCCACTTGGTTCTTTGTGTTCCGTGTATACAACGTATATACCATTCGTCATCGAATTCTGGAGATTCAATCCACTCCTTGGCAAATCCCTTCAGATCGGGAACTGCCACATAAAGCGAGCCATGCTGTTTAAGAACTCTGTGCATCTCTTTAATATTTTTGTGTACTTCATATTGGGGGATGTGCTCCAAAACATGCAAAACTATTATCTCATCGACCTCACCATCTTCGTAAGGAAGTTTTTCAATCTCTGCTCGAACGTCGGACACGACATACGTGGGCGACTCGCCCCAGTCATGTTTGTAATAGTTGTCCAGAGTTGTTTTATTATCCTCAAAATCCAAATTGTCGTTTGCTATAAAATCGGGAGCAGCATCTATATTTACGAACCCCTCAAGATATATAGTTCCACAACCTAGATGCAATCTTAACATAGATTCACCTCCTAGCCCCTTTAAACATGGCATTATAGATGTGATTTATTGTAAACTCGTTGCCTTTCTTTTCCATAGCTTTTGCAAAGTTCTTGCTATTGGCAGAGAACTGTTCCCAGAGGCCCTTGTCTTCTTTCATCTTTCTGATTGCTTTGGCAAATAGAAGATAAGCATTTGGGTTCCAAACTAAAGAGCCATTAACCCCGTCGCTCACTACCTCTGATACAGCCCCAACATCTGAAGCTATTACTGGAGTGCCGCAAGTCATGGCTTCGAGAATGACGAGGGGCAATCCTTCCATATTTGATGGAAGTATTAGAGCATCAAAAGCCGCATAGAACTTCTCAACATCCTGTCTGTGCCCAACAAAGTATACATTTTTGAACTGCGCCGCTGCCTGTTTCAACGCGGCACCTTGTGGGCCATCTCCTACAAGCACGAAAGCCGCATCGGTGACTACCTGGGCGCACTTAAGTATCACTGCCAAATTCTTTTCTGGCGAAAGTCTGCCCACATAACCAACGACAAAATCTTCTTTCACGTCAAGATCTTTTAGTATTTCTTTTGAACGAGGAATCTTGAAACGATCCCAATCCACTTGTTGCGGGAGAACCGCCACGTTTTTATTTCCGTCTTTCAGGAGCTTTCTACCCATATGTCCGGAAACAGAGATGAGTGTAGCTACTAGCTTGTCTCTCGCCGCAACCTTGCACATAGAATCTTGCCACATAAGCTCGCTGTGAACAGTCTCGATTACGCGACACCTGAAGCCTTGCTGCCATGCCTGCCGCAACACGTTGTATACTCCAAAGCTATTGTAGAAATGGACTATACTGTAATTGTAGGATTCTACGAAGCACTTTAGGGCGTATCCTTTGCCCTGTCCCGACAGATCTTGATATATAGCTCCAGTATCCTTGAATAGTTTATCTAATTCTTCACTAATGCCGGATATAAAAGCTATATGTGGCTCATAAATGCTTTTATCTAATTTGTCAATTGTGTGCTTGATCCAAACTTCTCCTCCGCCGGCCATTTTGTATGGGACAATGTAAAGAACCTTTCTTTTGTCATTTATTCTACTACTCTTTTTGGGAATAGGTAAATCTAAAATCATCTGGGCAGCATTTTCCCAAGAGAACTCTTCAGTTGTCTTTTTCGCCGCCTCTTGGATTCTGGCCTTTTCTACGTCCGCGTTTTCATAGACCCGGCGCATCAATTCGGCACAGTGCCTCGTGTCTGGGTCGCCCACCACCGCATCTTTGTTGTGAACCCAATACTGCATGGAAGCAGGTGCTTGCATTTCACCCGTATTTATTAGTAGAGAGTTGTCATCATTGAGAAATTCAAGCTGGCCACCGTGACGTGGCGCAATAACAAGCATCCCGCAGGCCAAAGCCTCTAATCCTGGGAGCCAGAAGCCTTCGCAGGAACTCATGCTCACGACCGCATCACAGGCAGTATAAAGCGATCCAATGTCGGGAATATATGTGTTGATAATCTCCACTTCTGGAGGGTTCTTTCTGCCCTTAAATGCCCGTTCTAACACGCTTTCTACGTCTACCTCAAACGGTTTGTCTGCATCGGGTTGCTTAAATTTTGTTTTCATCACAAGGCAGACATCATCATCGCCAGAAAAGGCGCTCAGATAAGCTTCTAGGACCCTCTCATGCAGCTTTCTGTGGTGAGGTATGGCGTTGTGTAAAAATTTCACTTTCTTTTCTGTTCGCAGCTTGAACGGAGTAATTTCTGGGTTGAACATATTGGTGTCTACGCCATGAGGCACTACCAACATCTTGCTCTCGGGTATGCCATTCTTGGCGAAAATATCATAGGAATATTGACTGGATGGAAGCACATAGTCAATTGCATGATGGTAGAGATGCCAGCCCGGAGGTAGAATAGAACTCTCAAAGTTCCATATTCCTGCGCGAGCTAGGGATTGTGGGAAAAAGCGCCTTGGAAATTGATAGAAAATTGTGTAAGCGATCTCAAGGTCATACGGAAAGTTCTTGTCCGCCACTTCTGGCAACTTGTTTTGGGGAGTGGCTTTTATCTGCTTGCCATCTTCCATTAGGTAATCCACTGGACCTTGGCTAAGTGAGCCGTGGTAACCAGGGACCAAGTATGGACGAAGATCGTCAGGAAAGTGTTCAAGATTGTTGGTGGACCTCATGTGAATTTCATGGCCCCCGATGTTCACCATCGCTCGGGCCAGATATTGCGAGACAAAGCTCCATGAGTGCTGAGTCCCTAGCATTGTATGCCATCTAACTTTCATATTACTCGTCTCCCTTGACTACGACTGGTGGCTGCTGTTGGCGCTGCTTATGCTCCTTGAAAAGATTGGCAATCAACTCCCTAAGAACTCCCGTCACTGTTTTGTAATTCTCTTTCGCATATTGCGACAAGAATTCATATAGTTCGGGCTCCAGACGAATATTGATTTGCCTTCGTTTTTCTGTGCTCATAGTTGCTCCTCACTAGATAAATATTACCTTTCAAAACTAATGATGATATATTGATAGATTTTGATAGATTTTTTCTAACTTTTTGCAAGAAAAAAGGGAGGCTGTGAGCCTCCCTTTAATTCTGTGTTTTTTCTTTTTATGTCCACGTATTGAAATCAAATGGCGCAAATAAAGTGCTTGGAGCCACCGTTCCATATAGATTGCCAGGAACTCCCGCACCAACATCTCCTATGGGAATGCCACCCAAAGAGTTTAACGTATTGTTAGCAACGACGCATATATTACAGCCTATCAGCCCGACAAGTGGGCCAGTACCCCCTCCAGATATTTCATCAACCATATTGCTATTTATTGTGGCATTGGTTGCAATGATCACAAATATTATGCCCACAGTGGGGGCGATGGGGTTCAAATCATTTACAAGAAAATTATTGCCGTTTATCTGTATGTTATATATTCCAGGACCCAATGATGGAGCCGCTAATATCGCACTGCCAATTGCCGCTACACCTTGGAACTTGAAGCTGTTATCTAACACTCGTGTTCTATGTGAATCCGACAGGGCTATTACGGCGTCCCAGTTCCCTCCGGTAAATGTGCATCCATGGATAAGAGAACCTTCTTGCACGTTACCAACCATGTATTTAGAATCTCCTGAGTTCCAGTTTGTGCTTGAAAAGCCTTGAATAGTAACGTTTTCTAATTCCGTAATTCCAAATGGGGTGGCGGGCTCAAGAGCCCCTTGTCCTCTATCACCAACTATAACTATATTCATCGTGCCAGCAGGTGCGTAGCCGTCCGTGGGAGATGATATCATAGCATTAATCAATTTAACTCTACCCTCACTCACAGTATATGCCGGGTCAGCAGCTGGTCTACCAGAAAGCTGTATAACTGGATAGTCTGTGCTCAGGGTAAATCCATCTCTGATAGATGTTGGGATCCAGCCGCCATACATAAAAAGCCCATCGATAACGGCGTCAGCCGAAGAGATTAATATTGGACTATTACCATCGCCATAACCAAGAACATTCTCGTTCATATTTATGCGAAGATTTTTAATTCTGAGAATATCCATTTCAGTACGTATAAAACTAGTATTTATTATCCCAGGTCCATAAGTATACATATACAACCCATTAGCCTCAACCCTATCACCTCCAAAATCAATAACCGGAATGTTCGCTTTATATGGCTCACATCTCACAGCGCAGTCGTGTATTTTAAGGCCCGAGCTAGCTCCAGTGCTTCTAATTGCCTGACTGCCGTAGCCATCCAAAAAGAGACAATAGTTTACTAGACACCCAAAACCACTGTGTTCTAATAAAGTTGTGCCTTCTCCAATAGGCTCAAACTGGCATTGGGAGACTTGGGTCAAAATAGCGCCGGGGCCAGTAGATAAACAATAATCTTTATTAACCGGAGCAAGTCTTGTTTGCTCCACTCTTGCTTTGATCCCAGCTTGTATGTAAATAGATCCTTCTATATCACATTGTTTAATTAGAAGATTGTCTGCATCGCTCACAACAGCCTCATACACGCCAGCGCCAAAATTAATAATCCGTATGTTTTGCATCAAAGACCCAAACGCATCTCCCGTAAAAGTAAACATAAAGGAACCTACCTCATTTACTATTACAGGACGCGCTTCAACTCCAATTATCCTGACAGGCTTTGCAAACTCATGGGGAACCGTTATATTATATTCACCACCCCTCACCAGAATGGTTCCACCTGACAATGCAACATCTAGGAGGGCCCTTTCCAAAGCATCTTGACCATTATACATTCCGCCCTCGGTGGCCACACCATCAGTGCATGAAAGCACAGTTCGAGAATGGTGGTCGTTAGCCTCTATGCGTAAATCCAGGCTTGGGAAAGTGCCGCCACCAATACCACCTATGGGGCTAAAAACATCGCTTGATCTTGCAACTTCAAGTTCACCAACAGCGCTGGTAGCCAAAACACGCAATATGTTAGTGTTTTTTCTTATTGCTGCCTGCCAGCCATCAAACTCATCTGCTTCTTCGTCGGCTGGAGGGCGTATGCCCTCATCTGTCTTGACCGCCGCAAGAACCCTACCTTTAATACGCCCATCTAGAGTCAGCTGTATCAAGTAAGTTCCAGCGACATCGGGCGTAAATGAAGCTGCGTCGGTTGTGGCACCTGCCATTACTGCCGCTGATCCAGATGGTATATATATAAACTCCCACTGAAAAGAAGTAACGCCGGTATTATCAAGATTGGTTAAGGCAACAAGAACACCGTCTACAATATCGTCCCTGCTCTCATTGGGCCCGCCGCTTACAGCGTTTTGCGTTATAACTATTTGTATACTAGGCATTTTTCAAATCTCCTATTATATTCCCAGTAAAGCTCTCATCTGGGATCTGCTTATTTCTCTGGTTGCGTTGGCGAAGCCCGCCCTCTTAAGATAAACAACAACCAATATCTTCATGCTTAGGGCTGGAAGTAAATTACCATAGCCATCGTTGTATAGATCATCAACATATATGTTGAGCAATGATGTGAGAGGATCGTAATACAACCCAACCAAATCTCTGATGGTGCTTCCAAACGTTACATTATACTCATTAGCTATTGATTGCAGCGCCGCAGAGATTTTAACCTTCCCCGAAGTGAAGTCTGAAATCTGCACGAAACTTCCATCAGCATATCTCATAGCATCTTGACCACTAGCAGTTAAACCACTGGAAGATTCAGCCACAAAATTATCGAATAGTAGCACTCCAGAATATCCATCTAGAAACGTTGGATTTCCATATGAGTCTGTTATGGGAATGTCCAATGCTAGGTGGTTTATTTCAAGATCAACGGAGTAAAACGTTCCATCCGGATTCAAGATATTACCCGCATCAATGATCAGATTTCCCGGCACAAACCAATCATTTTGGCCAGACGGCAAATCATCTGTAATATTTTCTGTGAAGGTTGTTGGCAAAAGCCTTCTCAAATCGAACACAATTAGATTGTCTGGAATCCAGGTTGCATAATATTCGATTTCCCAAGTTATACTTGGAAATGGCGTCGTGGTAAATCTTGAGCACGTTCCCGGAATATCGACGGTGGTAGTGAGTGGATCTAACAAACTTTCCACTTGAAGTTCCATTCTTGTGAAAGTAGAACCTGCTGGGAAAGTGCTTATAACGCCATTCACAAAATCCAATATCAGGGCCGAATCAGTAGCGTTCACTATGCCGTCCGCATTAACATCTGCCCTAAAGAATTCCGCAGCCGACATATATCCATCTATAATAAACTGCTGGCCATTGACGGTTGAAATATCGATGTTAGAGGAGCCGTATAAGGTGTTAAATGCAACGATAAGATCATTAACCGTGCTAACATCTGTCAAATTTACATCTCCATCCCCATTAACGTCTCCATAGGCATCAATGACCTCCGTCTGACCAATTATCCTATACCTTTCCGAACAAGACGGTTCATCGGGGCTTAAAATAGAACCAACCCAATTATTTTGGGTCAGATCTGCATCAGGCACTAGCACATTGAATACATCTCCAACGGCCAACCCTGGATAAACGGTTGATCCCGTAATGCTACTAGCATTTCCTCTTGGATTCTGATCTCTTGCTCTGCCGAGAAGAACTGGGTCCGGATCGGAAGTCAACAAGGTGGTAAGAGAAGATTGATTGATTAAAGAAATCGCAGGAACGGTCGTCACTCTTGAGTATACCTGGTTTCCTGTTCTCTGATCCTGTTCTGGATCGGAAAACTCATTTGTGGCCTCTAGCAACACAAAATTATAGGTATCGCGAGTAACTGTGTAGTATGAAAGTGGCCCCTCTACATATGGAACCTCTGTGTTGGTCGCATCTGGAGCGATACGGGGCACCTCTAGGCCAAGGCCATCGTCATAACCTATTCCGTCGGAAACCTTAACATAGCTGCCCTCGACACTGAACCACATATCGCTCGTGGTTACATTAATCCACTGCGAGCCGTCAAACACAGTCATATAGCTATTATCAGTTCTATCGCTTGCCTCTTCTAGGAGTATATCACCTATGCTGGTGTCTCCAGATCGACCAACGGTGAACACATAATAATTTCCTGAAATTATTGGCGACCTAACCGGATCAGAGATTTCAGAACCAGTAAACACAAAATCCACTATCTGTGGAGTTCCATCTAAATGAATGCCTTGATTTATTAGATCAGCCTCATCTAATACAAGCTGAGCAATAATAGAAGGATCTGGATCAAAATCTATGGCGTCATCGGGCGTAGGAGAAACTGGGCAACTTACTTCAGTCTGGAGCGCATGCAGGGTCATAACAATTGAACCAGACCACTCGTAGCCATCGTTCCCTGGAACTGCAGCCGAAAGTGGATCATATTCGACAGAAAGCAGAACAGAAATCTTTTGGATATTGACGCCGCTGGCTTCAAACTTCTGGCCAATTCTGGTGGTTACGTCATCTTTAGGTATTTCCCGCTGTGTCACTGAAGCCAAACCAATGTTCAGATCAGAAACTGATTTGTCGGGTCCAACAGCGTCTATAAGCATTTGAGAAATGCTCAGAGCCGCAGCAGGAATAAACGATCCAAAAAACTTGCTGGGTTGCCCAACTTGAGATACGACAACAGGATCCGGCGACACTTCCATAGACATAGCCTCACTAATGACACAGCGCCCGACCAAATTGTATCCATCCGCCGGGGAAGCAAGCTTCTCACTTCCATTAAGGTTTCCAGCAAAATTGTTGAAAAGAATACCCCTTATGCTTTTGTATCTGCCCCTGGTAACTTGAGTTCCGTTCTCGTTGAAGGTCAGCTCATCATGAACCAAATCACCACCAAAAGTATCTCCAATGATGGCGACTCGCGTCTGAGCCGCGCCGGCTAATCGCAAACCTGTTAGAGTGACTGCAAGCTGAACTCCCTGAACCTCATCAGAAACAGAGGTAAGGGGTGTGCCCACATATATGTTTTGACCATCAAACTGGTAACCGTCCAACAAGGTTTGCTGGGACGAGTTCAAGTCGCTACTATCAAAGATTTCTTGTCCCGTTTTAAACTCAGGAAGCACACCGCTCCCAAAGAAGTTGTTTTCGAGGGCAGCATCAATGCCTATATTTCTAGCCTGCTCGTCATCGAAGTCTTCCTTATCAACTTGTTGCCCGTCGTACCAATTGACCCTTTTAACATCAACGGATAATAGTTTCCTAACCATAGGAATATCCTCCTATTATTTTATATAGCTCACAAAGGCTCTGGTGTGTCCAGGCCTCAGTCTGTTTATCAAATCTGTCAGTAATCCTTGAGCCAATGATGTGTCTATTAGCTCAAAAGTATCAATAACTTCTACCCAGAAGTCAAATATTCCTCTTGCAAGATCTCTCACAGTGGCCAGGTGCTCAACCTCAGTTGGGGTTGTGTCAAAATCTAGCAGAAGTCTCGTAAGCGCATCGCTGATAACTGGTTGTGCCGTGTTCACATTTCCAGTGTAGAGCAAATCCTTACCAATAAGCTGTCCTGGGCCACTTCCGCCCAAATAGGTAATTGTTCTCATTTCGCTTGAGAATCTCATATTGTCGAACCTAGCCATCGCCGTAAATTGGCCCGTGAAATCTGCGCCAATATGAACCGTATTGAATAGATCCTCTAGATTAATATCAGCGAGTATATTCCTAGCAGAGATAGTTCCAGCGGTCGCAGAACCCCATACTGTTGGTGAGCCATACAGATGGCCCTGGCCATAGAGCAAGCCTGTTCCGTAGCGAATAACGCCAGCCTCAGTTCCATCTACCATTAGAACCAGCCTATCTTGGTTGTCTATGTTGTTCAAATCCCAACCCACCCAGACTCGATGCCACGTATTCTTTTTCCAATAAACGGGCGCTCTTATCTGGAAGTCAGTTCCTGAAGCACTAACCGACAACGTTAGGAAGCCAGTTTCACTCTTGTAGATGCTGAATCTATCCCCTTGGGCTGTAAGCGGCACATAAATCACATTAACGACACGAGAGTTTCCAGGCAGAGCCTGCCCAAGAGTAATGGTTATGCCGTCGCTAGCCAAACTACCTCCAGTGAAGTAGTTTGTATCACCACTGCCACCCGATATGGTCACCGATCTCACAGTTCGAGCCCGAACTGGAAGAATTACACTAACGGCAGAGACCGCTATGGTTTCCAACTGTTGTTCAGGAGCTAAATCCACATAGAACCTTCTTGTCGGATCGTTATATGTATCCAGTATTGGGCTCACCCAAAACTCAATTGTGCCCTGATCGTTGCTGAATATGGATGCATTATCATATTGCAACGATTTTTGCTGGTTGAAGACTCCAGACTGGCCAAAACTCGAATTAACACTATTCTCACTCTGCCTAAAGGAATCGGAGAAGCTTGCGTAAAACGATGCGCTATTGGTCACAGCGTCATTGAAATGGAATAGGCCAAGCGTTTGTATGCTGTCTTCGTATTCCTGAACAACGAGGGCGTCTGTTGTAATGGATCTTCCAGAGCTGGGAGTAAGTTCTCCACGGCCAGTATCATCTGAAACTTCGTCCAAAATACGCATCTCGTCTATTACCGCATTCGCCTGATTAGCTGAATTTAGATCAGAGCCGGTGTATAAATTATCTGGCATTTGTTCCCAAGGAACAGTCAAAAATGTTGGGAAGTCAACTTCATACCAACAGCTATGAAGCAGGAATGGCTGCCCACCACTTCGGGCAATTTCCAAAGTAATCAAACCGTTTGCGAAACCACTGTCGCCGTGCGAGGTGGTAAGTTGTCTCCAAGCCACATTTGAATAGGAATCGGCCCAAGTTGTGTTGAGAAAAATTGTGTCAGAGTCTTTAACGGTGCCCGACGGATCTAAATCAACATTGGTAATTGTATAACTGCTGGCTATGGAAGCCGGCGATGTAATATTGATAATCTTACCTATATCTTCGGCATCCCATCTGGAATAGGCATCTGAGAACTGGGCGGTTCCAACAAGCGTCTGGCCGTTTGCTCCAGCCTGCTCCTGAACTGACAAATGAACTTCCGCATATTCCCCATTATTCTCCTGCCAGTTTAAAGGATTGGCCTCTCTAACTTCCAATGTCCCAGCGGACAGCGTTGTATCAACTGGAGTGAACGACGCCAGAATATCCGTTATAGAAGTAAAAAAGCGAGTTGTAGTTTGACTACCAACAGAGGTGAAGGTCAAAGTTTCCATGCCGTAACCGTCAGTGGTATTTCCAGTTATTATAACTCTATTAAGCCCTGTGAAATCAAAATTGTCTCCGGATATAGTAGCTTTAAGCTTTCTGCCCGTTACATTATTAGATGGTTGACAGAAATCAAATGCCCCAGCGACAAGCACTGGGATTATATGGCCACCAACGACTGTAGCCACCAGAGCGAAAACTCCCGGATCCATTTCTACCTTTTCCACTATAATGCTTGTGATATTAATCTTGGAAATGTCCGTAGGCTGCGGCATTATTGTGTTTAGAATGTTGGTTTGCAGGTCTGGCCAAATATATACAAGCTGCCTACACCTAGCTGTAGTTAATCCATAAGAACGTAGAATAACACTATCACCGATACTTACACCATTATATATGTCAACGATTTCTTGGTAGCCATCCTCACTAAAGCCATAATCAGGAGTTAAAGTGTCTGGTGAATACAGCTCAGTCTCGGTGCCGAGAGCATCTATGGAGAATACACGAACTTTTTCGAAGCTTGGGTCACTTACCGTATCAGCCTCCATGGGATTTACAGAGAATCTTATGCCGGTCAAACTAGACACTGCTGTATAGGGAACGCCCGAGCCCGCTGGCCCAACTTCCATCCGCAGTTGATTTTCGCCAACAACAGCTCTCACAAATACGAAAGGAGATGTTTGAGTGTTGGTTCCGTCAGTCGTATCATCCAATATCATAAATTTACTTCCTACAACAACGCCCTCGGTCACAAACTGAGATCCGCCAGAGGTAAATAGATCTGAGCCAGCGACAGTTCTTCCGTCAAAGCCGCCGATGATTGGAGCGGTAGCCGAAGGTATTAGAATCTCACTAGCCTCGTCCATATATAGTGCCCCACTTGGCGGCTCCAAATATCCTCTAAATCTATATGTATTGGGAACCTCTACGCCATCCACAAACAAGTGGAGTTCGTCGCGCATCTCTATTGTGCTAATTTTCCAAGATACTGCAATGTGATGAGTTTCCGATCTTTCCCAATCCTGTATGTTTGTGCTCAACATTTTAAGGCGAGTGTTATCGTCATAGACCTTAAAGCGCAAAAATCCTTTGCCATCTTTGAATAAAGACATGCGGCAACGATTTTCTGTGAAGCCAGTATCAAAGAAGTAATGTAGATTGTCAGATGTGAAATCTATCCCATCAAAACCAGCCAGGGCTCCGTTATAAGCGTCGTAGGCGTCGAAAGCCATATTCATGGAGTCATAAGCATCGACTATGAAGGCAAAGTTCACGGATTCATCAGTGGATCTCAGGGAGTCGTTTACTTCGTCAATACTATAGCCATCGTAGCCATCATAACCATCTGCGGTCGAGGCTTCAATTACATCGTAAAACTCGCCAGTCGTAGCCAAAGTTCCAGTGAATTCTCTGCTTTCGGCAATAGGTGCTCTAACACGCAATCTCCACTTATTAGAAGTGGAATCAAACCAAATGAAGTATCCAACCGCACTGTGCAGGTTGCTGGGTCTTCCCAACACGGAAGTATCAGTGCGCTCTAGCGTAAAAGGTATTTCAATTGGGTTCGCATTGTTCGAGCCGATATACACCTTGTCCGGTTGATATGTGCCCTCAAACTTTATGTCGAAAGTTATTGCAGCATCATTGTCTATACCGTCCCACTCAGGAATTACGAAAGCTTCCCAAGTTCCCTCACTGAACCTAAGATTGGAGTTTGCTGGAAGGCTTGCACTTTGTCCGTCAGTGTCGAGCAGCAAACCATCTCCAAACTTTCCAGGAACAAAAGTGGGCAATTCAGAATCAGTATTAGCGGCCAGTTCCATTTCCATCAGGTGGAAGAAATCTCTACCCAAAATCCACTCTAAGAACACAGACTCGATTATGTTCGGATCTATTTGAGTCAAGCTGCTTACAAGCTGTTTAATAGATGGAATAGTTGGGCCCTTTGGAAACGTTTGCAGGGAGCCCTTCACCGCATTACGGTAGGTTTCTCTATCCAACAGCTCCGGAATTGTGGAAAGCTCTTCTATGCCCGTGAGCACACCAAAGTTGTCCCTAAGGCTATTTCTCAATGCGCCATAGCGATATGTTACAAAATATGTTTCGTCTTCATCTAGCGTGCTGGAAATGCTCCAGTCAAGAACGTTGTCACCATACTCATAGTCGATCAGTATCTCGTCGGAGGTATATGTGTAATCCAAATACATACGGCCAGAAATGTAGTCAACCAATACAGCCGCTCCAGCTCTAAGCTTCGCTTTGTATACAGCCTTAGCTAAAGAGCCTGCCGTGGCGGTTGTGGTCGAGGGCAGGTAAATCCTGTTATTGACGGCATCAATATATCCGTTGGTGCCCTGCGAAAAGTAATTTATAGAGTTGTTCAAGCCGCTTACATTGCTTGCCGAAACCAAGGCAACTAGGCTGCTTGCAAACATAGAGGCTATTCTCGCAGCGTTTACATATAGGCGAGAGCCATCAGTTTGAATGGTGAGACCCGCGCCGTCGTTGTCATCGTCTATGGAAACGCCATCGGCACTCATTACGATTGTATTGCCTGAAGTTGAAGATACAACTGCACCCTCAGAAAAATCTATTGGATCTGGTCTAACCTGCAAATCGGTCACTTGGAAGATGTGATCTACGCGAGATATATTGTCTCTCACTGTGACCGTGTTTCCATTAGTTCCTGCTACAACCACAATAACAGTGCCATCTGTCAACGTTCGCTCTCCAGCTGCTTCTAGATCTGGAGTTTCAACAGTGGTGTCAGTAACAGTTCCGACTCTAAATACTTCAGTATTGGAAACGCTAACCGACGGGCTCCTGTAAATATCATCAACTCTTATGATATGGTCGTTACGAGTTTTAATCAAACCCCTTCTATACGAGGCATCTCCAATGTCGGAGCTTGATCCAGAATTTCTAGCCAAATAGGCAACCCCGGATTCATAATCTACCATATAATCACCAAGCTGTTGCAACCTCTGAAGGTTGTCCGCTATGGAATCATCTGGGTCATAAAAGAACTCTCGCAGAAAAATATCAACATCAGAAAAGGTTAGGGTGGTGTTGAAACTCGAACCTATGAAGCTTCCTATGGCCGAGCCAATGTCTGTATCTGGAAGCTCTATTCTGAATGCCACAAATGTTTTACCAGTGATCGTAATCTCTTCGGTCACGACTATCTGCGCCTGAATTACTTGGTCGAATTCCGCAGCCTCTCGCACCACATCCACTATGTTTGGAGGAGTCACTGAAGAGAAGTATACTTGGTTCCCCGTGATTCTGGTTGGGGTATATATCTCTCCGGTTGTTTCATTAAATATTCTGAATACTTCTTCTACCTGGTTATTCTCGGTGACCAGACCAATGGTGTCAATTAATCTGTTCTCTACGCGCTCACCTATGACCTCAATGTGAGTTAGTAGCTCGTAATCAGTGCCTTCTGCATAGGTGTCCTCATAGTCGAACGTAACGGTTGCCGCATTGCCCCTTAAATCTCTGCCCGGCAGAGAAGCTATTTCGTTAAGATCAGAGAAGAACACATAATCTAGCCCTTCCTGGAATGTCTGTTTGAACTTATATGTGGCCACTGGAGGAACTGTGGTTGTTCCATCAGTCCCCGAGCCATCTACACCATACACAAACGCTTTGCCAGTAGTATAGTCGATTGAATATTGACCTGGCGAACTGGGCAAGCTGGCCTGATTGTATACAATCTCAGTCACAAACGCCGGGTGTTTTTGTGTTGGGTCAAAGTTTTTAGCAGGATCCAAGAAGGTGACTCCATTCAACCTGGGCACAGCACCAGTGGAATCAACTATGGGTGCATGGTCAAAGAAGAAAACTGTAGCAACCGCTTCTACGCTTTCTCTAACTATATCGACGGTTGTGGCCACCTCAACAGTGTCTGGGTCTATAATACGCCCAAGACGCTTATATTGATAAGAGATTACGAACTTATCATTTCCACTTGGAAATGGAAAAGTTGGACCAATGGCCGAGTTGGTTAATTTGATTTGATTGTCTTCTAAGGTCAGGAAGTCATATGAGTTCTCGGAGTCAAACCTGCTGTCCAGAATACCATATTTATATAGGGCAATGTTGTAGGTATATTCGGTGGTTCCGCTGACCAGCTTAATAGATTGCACTGATATAACAGGGCCTTTGGACAGTGTGATTGTCAGGCCTGTGAAGCTATTAGCGTCGTTTGCCGTATTAGAAACTTCTTCCGCAGTTACGGATATTTGTTGCAAGCTTACTGGGTCAGACGGAAACTCATCATAAGATAGTGTATCTTGGGTAGTGGCCCCTGTGACTGTACTTCCAACTCTAAGAACCTGGAAAACACCCTCGTTGGCGAAGCGATCAAAGGCTCCAGAGCCTCTTGTAATCTCTTCGTCCACCACATCTATAGAAACATAGCTAGCACTACCAACTTCTCCCGAGTCGTGTGCAAGATCCAAGAGATTTTTGGCGCTGGCATCTATAGAGTCAAAAACCAAACTCTCGGACTCTTTGTTGTAAATATCTGGAATGTCTTGTAGTATTTCATCTCTAATTGCATTTTCTTCAATCTCGCCAACAAAATATACAACGTTAGTGGCTCCATCCTCTAGGAACCTTTCTCCACGCGCCCCCTTTATTATATCTGTTGTGGTTGAGGCGAGGGTAAGTTTGTAGTAAGCCCTAGCCACCATGGGTCGGGTGGTAATAGTCAATACATTGGTGGCTACAGAAACAGACAACACATCTAAATCTGGCGTGCTGCTGTTCGCGCCCGCGATAGTAACGTTGTTTGTTGTAATGCCAGTGTCGAGAGTAGCTGTAAACTCTATATCTATTTCTGTGCTACTTTTAACTACCAGCCTTTTTATGCGAAGATTAGCCATGTTTATCGATCCTCAACCTCGACGGTTACGGTTCCTGGAGCGAGGAACTCGCTCTTCTGCGCTGAAATGCTCAGCTTGGTCCCGCTTACGTTTGCTTTGTTGAATCTTGAAATTGTAATTCTATCGAGACCTTCTACGTTATACGCATTGTTAATTATGTCTGAAGAATCTAGCGTTGTTCCCAAAGCACTTGCGCTCAGGGTGGCCGTAATGTTGTCTGCTACGTCTTGTCGCACCGTTGTCTCTCTATCTCTATAAGCAGTCGCTACAACAATTTTAGCATCTACATCAAGCTCAACCTTTGTAGCGCCCTTCACCAACACATCAGCGGTAATTGGCCTATTATCTTCTACGACATCTGTGGCATCCACAATTAGCTTGTTGTATTCAAAATTTACTGTAATCCTTTCGTTTTCCTTAGGTGCAGTATAATCATAATCTGCGAAGTATGCAGCGTTTGCCTCTGGCTGATTGAAAGTATCAATCTGCATGGACCCCGAAATTGTAGCTCCAGAGTCCTGGAATCCAGATTGGCGGTTTATGGAAGATATATAGCCAAACACCTTATTGGTATAAGCGGCCCCATCTCTGGAATAAAACATATCTTCGTAGTCGTTCTCCTTGGCGTAGTAGAACGTAACTCTGAGATCAGTTCCAGTGACTATAGCATTGGTGCCGGTATTAGCAGCGGTAGCGGCCAATTGCACTTCGGTGCTAGTTAGAGTGGAAATCTCTATTGCGTCTGCACGATCCCAGCTCGAATCCTTGAGGCCATAGTTGGTCAAATCATATGTGGTGTCCACACTTTCAACCAGACCTGCAACCGTTAACGATACTTCTTCAACCGACTCCACTCTAACTACCGAAATGGTGCTTGGAATGACCGCCGTGTTGGCGAGCCCCTCCGCTACCCTTATTGGTATAGAAAGATCTAGGCCAGCAGAAGTAGCAGTATATATAGCGGTGACCTTATTAATGGTTGTGCCGACTATCCGTAAGGTTCCGTTTGACGGCAAGTTAGATGTAGTTAGCTTCAATATCGTAGGAGATCTGCGCTGGTTCGAAACGACAGTTGTTCCAGAGAACAGGTTTTGAACCGGCTGGTAACCATCAACTCCAACAAAAGAATTGAACCCATCTCCAGAGATGGGCAGTGATGAAATATCAGAATCAGGAACCAGATTAAAGAAGTCTGCCACATAGTTTGCTCTTACCGTTGTTCCAGAAGTAACTGCGGTAGAGGGAAGAATTGTAATAATGTTATTTATCACTCCAGCACTGCCGTATTCATCGCTGGTCGAAATGTCAACTAGATTGTATACAACCGTCACATTGTCACCAACTTGCGCCAAAGTATCCGATGGTAGGGTAATAAGCTTATTAGCGAATGTGCCGTCGGAAAGCGCAGTGTTGAATACTTCTGGGTCTCCAGTCAAAGTTGTGTCCGTGATGCTGTGGATGTTGCTTACGGCCCTAGTAACTTGAACGGTAGATTGAGCCCCCACTACGGCGGATTCTGAAACGAAAGTATTTACCGCAAGCACACGGGTAATTGGGTATTCTGTCGTCACAAGCAAGTTGTTGTAGGCGTCCAGGTTGGCAGTGGTAATCTCATCTCTTATGTAATTTGGAAAGCCCCATTCCACTGAATCCTGAGCCGTGTTTAAAACGTCCGCAGGGTCGAAATTATCAAAATCTGTATACTGATCATACTCGCGAACCCAAATGTAATCAACCTGTAGAACGTCACTTGAAGTAGGCAAAGTTCTACCAGTTATGGTGATGCGGCCAGTTGGATTCAAATCTGCGGTGCTGTCTGGGTTCTGATCTGAAATCGTATATCTTTCGCCCGTAGTTAAGTTGAAAACACGACTCACGGTTTTTATTGGAGTGTGGTTCACAGTAACAGAACTTCTAGTGCTCCCGACTGTAGAGTTCTCATTCGTCACTTGAACATCCTGCCTAACTGCCGGAATATCAATCACATCGGTAAATGATAGGGCGTCAATTCCGTTGAAAGGCCCTTTAACAAGAGACTCATCAGTGAGTTCAATTTGAGTAGATGTCCACCTAAGCTTATCCAACCCAAACGCACTTCCACCAGCAGATCCTGTATCCTTGACCAACACATAGTTTCCCTGTAAGTTTCCAGTCTCGTCTAGGTATTGCTCAACGAAATTAGGGCCAGAAGAACTGCCGCTTACGGAAGTAATTTCATTTACGGGCTGCGTAGGTATTTCTTCTCCATCCACAAATACACCAAGTCTGCGCGAGTTGAGCGTCAGATTTGTGTCGGGAGTTAAGCTGCTCTGACCCAAAATGAAATCATTGTCCGTATCGGTGGCCAGTTGCGTTCCGCTCTGATCGTAGTATATAAAGCTGTCTGAATCGCTTTGTAGGTTCTCACCCATCACATAGATGTCCACCCTGCCACCAGTTCCTGGTTCCGATACTATTAGGTTTCCATCACTATCAGTGGTGGTGATAGTTCCATCTCTGATCATAAGGGGATCGCCCGGTTCAACCACCAAGGCGTCAATGGCATCAGCCAAACCTAAAACAAGGCTTCTGTAAGCCAATGAAGTTCCAACATTGGCCCCAGCAAAAGTGGCCAAAACCCTGGTTCTGTAGGAAGGATCGTCTTCCAAATCTGTGCCGCCTGTGAAAGGAGCGACATTGGTCACAGAATTCACACCAGAAACATTATGGTTAATCACGGAATAAGTTGAAATGTTGGCAGCAGAACCAATACTCTGCGCTTGGACCGACGCCTCAATGGCGAACTCATCGGTAATTCCAGCGGTGTCCAGCTCGTTACGCAGACGAGTTGCAGTAGCTCTCAGCGAGTTTGATTGAGTTTGTTGCACTACGATAGAAGAGACCGTAAGAAAAGGAATGCCATTTCTTGTGCGAACTACCGAGTCCTGAGGAATGGTAATGTCCGTATCTATTGACCTAAACGTAAACACCACTGTCCCGATTGCCCTGGTCCCAGTCCTTCTTGTGACGCCAAAGTTAGAGCCATAGTTGGTTAAATCCTGTCCAGATAGGTTCGAAACAGATTGAAGGGCAGAAATCTCCCTTAAAGCATCATAGATGTTGGACATCTGGAATGCCTGAGCATCGACAAACAAATCCCTGGCCACAGAATTGGGTTTGGTGTCCAAACTTGGTTGGGTCAACCTTAGTCGGTCTAGTATGTCTAATACTATATCATTAAAGCTTTTAAATGTAACCATTTATCAACCTCATCCTACAGTGAGAGAAAACGTCTCTTCCACTATAGTTAATTTTTTCGTTAATACCGAAACAGTAATTTGGTATTGTCGCGGATCTGTCTCGTCTCTGGTAACTGAAATGTCCCTAACAGCCGCTATGGTCTCGCCAGCAGAAACATATTGAAACTGAGCTTGTGATTTCTGCAAAGCAATCAAGTTGCTAAGTGTGTTGGAGATGGCGCTTTCCGCCTCTATCTCTGCCATACTGGCGTCTAAGACCTGGCCAATCATAGCTGAAGACAGCAAGCTGCCATACCAGTTATGGAACCTATTGGAACCCAATGTTGTCAAGATTGCCTTAACAATATCTTGGACCAATTTCTCATTGTCCCTGACCGTCTGTATGGTCCCATCGGGATTGATTTTCAAATCATTGGCTTCAATTCTCAGATCAAAAGACATTTAGAAAGCCTCCATTATTTGTTTTCGACACTTGATGCTCGTGACTTTTTCTTTTTACGAGTTCTTGCCTTTTGCTGTCGTCCCTGCTTCGTTCTGTCTTCTACAGTCTTCACAATGCTATTCAAAGTTTTATACCAATCATTAATAGCCTCAGTCAAATCCTCAATCGCGCCCACGGCATTATCAAGGCTGGGCTCATTAATTTCCAGAGATTCCAGTGCTGCCTTTAGCCTTTTGTCTTTCTTCATATTATCTACAGCATCGGCATCTAGCAACCCTATCAAAGCGTCCACATCAATCACAAAAAGGGCCGATATAACGGCCAGAACATCTGGGATCGAAAGACCGGTGAACTCACCGGTCATTGTGTCTATCTCGACGCGCAGCTTCTCAATCGCCCCGACCTGTTTCTTAATGAACTCCTCCTCTCTGCTTACTGCTTTTCGCAATTGCTCAGAATTAAAAGTGATCAGCTTGCTGAACTGATCGGTAAGCGCAGAAAAAGAGGTATTCTTCGTGTTGGCGGTCTTGGCATTGGTTTTGAGCAGCGTATCTTCAGTGGGCAACAAGGAAAGCAATATTTCTTCCCTGGCCAATTTATTCTGGAGATCCTTAAGTTTTCTTATGGCATTGGAATCAGATTCAAAATCAGCCTCAATCCGCTTGCCAAAAGGGCTTGCCCTTGAGGAAGAGGTCTTTATTGAGACTTTAAAATCCACCGACTTTGTAACAACCTCTTGTTTTTTCTTAATTTCCTTCCATTTTATTGCGAGCTGATAAAAAGCAGCAAGTAGCTTGTCTATTATAAAATACTCTAGCAACCCGGCTTTCAAATTATTAAAGGACTCTATGTTTTCAGCACTCGTGACTGTTTCAACAGAATTCTGAAACTCTTGGTTTTTGGCCTGATCCGCAGCGGACTCAGCATTCGCAGCTGATATTAGTCGTATCCTCACCACCGTTTCTATAAATGGGAGTTTGAGAGTTGTTTGACTATCAACCTTTTTATCATTTTCTTCTAGAGTAAAAGGTCTCGCAACTTCATTTCTCACAGGTAATATCACCTTATAAGAAGTCACAGGAGGTAGAAGTTTTTTAAAAGCCTGCCGCTTAAAATTGGTGTTTCCTACGGTTACAGGACCATATCTTTTGCTGTTCTTTTCAGAAACATTTGCGATCAAAGGAAGCGCATCTTTGAGGGCTTTAGTCATATTATCATTACTATCTTCTGTGCCTACTGAGCTTTCTATTATAGATAATTCGCCTTCTCTTATGTTTAAGATAGTGCTTATTTTTCTGTTATTGCCCTCAACCTTTATCTCCGTTTCAGAATTTTTGATCTTTTTGCCACTAAACTTACCTCCAAAGAATCCTGGGCTCAAAACCCTAGCGGCGCTCGCGCCTTCGTTGTTGGCCACTTTCTCCCCATCTTTTTTGTTCTCATCCTCTATTGTCACCAACATAGGAAGACCCACAAGCCTATAAAAAGCATTAAGACGCGACTCAGAGGGAACTTTAAGCCCCTCCTTTGTCTTATCATCTGGAATGCGCTCATAGGCACGAATCTGATCTACTTCCGCCAACATATCTTTGGCGAACTTTATTACATCAAATTTATCTAAAGCATTAGCATCAGGAGTATTAGAACCCATTTTTTATTCTCCCGCTGATGAGCCAACACCAAGTGGCTCTGGAATTCCGTCGCCAGGACGACGCTCTAGCGCGGATGGCAAAATAAACTCGACAGTTACATAGCGAGTGCTGAAATTATATCCATCAAAGTCACTTACTTCATATCCATCTAAATCTGCTGAAATGTTAATTACGAGCGGCACATCGCTAGTTAGTGTCGCCGTATATTCTCCAGTTGGGGCTCCATATTCATCCAAAACTTCTGTGGTGGAAGAAATAGTGCCGCCATCAGCAGATATTTGTGCATTTAAGGTTCCTGCTGGAAGCCTCAGACCCATTATTCCGCCCTGCAAATCGATTGGCGTGAAATAACCATCTATCTCTCCACCAACGATCTGGAAAAGCGGGTCGGCGCTCAACAGCGACTCCTCCTTGTCCATAATTGGAGGATAGATCTCATTGACATAATCAATCATATCGTCTTCGAAAGATTGAATGGCGTTTGTTATACAGGCAGCAACGCCAGGGGCTGCTTGGGCCATGGCGTCGTAATTATCCAAAACATATTGAGGATCCACTGTAATTGGTGCCAGCTGGGCCAAACAGGCATTGGTCTGGTTGATGACTGTATTTATATCCGGCAGTGGCGGCAAACTTGCTGGCAGTGTAAACTTCGCATTTGTCGAATCTCTTGAAGCACTAACAGCTGGATGGCATCCGACGCCAATCAAACCATACTTAAGGAGTTCCTCATGATTGATGTCCAGACTAAAGAAATATCCGCTTCCCGCTATGGAAGAGGAAAAATAATTAGCTTGTCTCCACTCTATATATGCTGCCGGATCTGATCCGCCTGGATATGTCCAAATAGTGCTGCCATCATTAAGCCTAACATTATAGCCATCATAGACCTGTTGAATTCTATACGTTCCGCTTTGGGCAGTATTAAAACTATCCACTATTTCCAAGTATCTTCCAACCCAGCTACTGTCAAAAGTGTCTGTATCCGTTCCAAACCTAATGTCTTGGTTGCTTACGAGTGCCACACCACCCACTAAGTTGGAAAGGTAGCCATCAGAAAGAAACTCTCTTTGTAGTGCCTCTATTTCTAAACTTCCATTGCTCCTAACAGATGTAACCACATACGATTCATCATTTACAACACTAGGAGGAGTGCCAGTAACCTGATAGGCATCCAAAACATAAGCTATTTTATCCCTGTCCGTAATGGAACTATAATCAACGCCCGGAGGAAAGAAATCTCTAATAGTTAAAAAGTCATTTCTACGAGCTGTTGAAGAGAACCTAAGTTCAAAATCAAGTGGCCCTGTTCCTGTGGTAAAAAAGGTTAATACGCCATCGCTTCCGTCGAGACTTCTTTGTTTTATTGCTGCTGGGCATTGATCATCACCACAGCCAAAACAGGCACCCCCAGCACCACCACAAGGAAGGCTGAAATCCTTAAGCAACTCCAATAGCGCCTTAATCATTATAAATAAGGCGGCTAGAGCGGATAAAATACCAATAACATTATACAATTCTTTCATAAGGCCAGCTATTTTAAAAGCAAGGGCAGCTTGGGCGTCAGCATTTCCACTATCAAAGGCATCCACGATTATCGACAAATTCTCTATAATATCAAGCAAAAGTGGAAGCAGAACCTCTAGTATATACTCCACAATTGCTAGAATAATCTTGAGCAGGCAAACTATAATTGCTGGAACAGCAAGTTGCGGAAATAAAAGGATAAAATCTGGAAGACAGGTCCCAAATAATCTAATTAGCGCCGGAATGAGAAGAAAGGGGTTGTTAATGGAGCAAAGAACCTCTATAATACACCCAATCATCTTGAGTATCGTAATAATCATGCTGTAGGCTGATGTAAATGATGACAAAAGCCTCGATTGGTCAGCAATTACGTCGCCTATGTTCACAGTAGCGCTTGGGAGCGGCGACGGTTTTATTTTAGCCCCGCCGGGACAAGTGCATTCAAGTTTATCAACCCACTCTGCATAGGTATTTTTAATCATGCCTTCATCTGGCAATGGAAATTGTTCTGGTTGATCTTGTGATGTCATCCTGTCTCCTTAAAGAACTACTCTTCCACTTCTACTTAAAAATCTGGGATTATCTTCAAAAAATTGTATAGTTTCGCCATTTAATATAATCCTGGGAGCCTTAAATACCATATCTTGGTCGCTTACAAGATTAAGCCTTGAGGCAGTTTTTATAGTTAATCCGGTTTCATCAATTACAAGAAACGTATCGTCCCCGTCCTCGTCTGGTCCATCCCTATCTTCATTTGCTCTTCTCACTCTTATGATTATTTTACCGCTTCTGAACTGCCTTTGATCTTTTGGAAGCGATACTGGACGCCCTTCTCCACGTCCAACAAATCTGGTGTCTGTTTCATCTCTGGCGCTCTCTCCCACATAATCAAAGCCGCCCACTTCTATGGCAATGTCTCCATCAGCATGAATTATAGCGCTTCTGCCAAATCTATCGCGCCCAAGGCGACTAACAACTGCTCCAGCTGTGTCTATAACCCAAGAAACCCTGTCTATGGTGTTGGCCCCAATCGACATTTCTAAGCTTCCATCAAGATTAAGTTGGGCACTGCGCCCACCTGCATTTGGCTGTCCCTCAATCAAGCCAGTGAGTTCTTTATCTCTGACTGCTGCCGTTGTTCTAAGCGGGCTCACTTCGCTCGCTATGGCTGTTGGCCCAGCCTCTTGTGGTCTTATGGAAAACGAAATGCCTAGATTAGATTCTTCTGCATTATAAGAATTACCAGAGCCCCGTGGGCCCTTTTCAAGCAGCAATGTCGTGTCGTCTTGAATGGTTTTTACGTATACAAAAGGGGCAATCTTAGTGTTATAACCATCATCAGTATCGTCTAGTATCACAAATCTATCACCGACGGCAACTTCATCATCTTCAATAAACTTTGAAGAACTGGAAATGAATGTGTTGCTGCCTTTTGTGGTTCTACCGTCAAAACCACTTACGGTGGCGTTCCACTTGTCATCAAGGAATACAGTGGAGGCTCGCTTATTAACTATGTCCTCTTCCAAAAGTGTTTTGGCAGTATTCACTATGTTGTGAAATGCAGTGCCTGCTTCAATAAACTTTTCGAATCGAACTTGTTCGACATCTTCTCCATCTGAGCTTTCTTGCCAATTTCCTTGTTTTTTGCTAAGCCTATTCTCTACTTGTTGTGGAGAAGGTCCCTTGATTGTAATACCACCGGGACCAACCTGCTCATGAAAAATATCCTTGTTCTTATCATTTCTGAAGAGAAATCGAGTATCGTCTCTAGCGCGTCCGTCTTCAGATTTTATCCTGCCCTCATCGTTTACATCCAATACACTTGAGGTTTCTTGTCTGGTAAGCAGTGGTATGTTTCCTGTCTCGGAAGTCGCCGGAATGTTAATTGTCGTCAAACCCTCTTTATCTACTCTCATAGCCCAACGGCTTCTGTCCCTAGCATTATTGGCGAACACTTTTATCTTGGGCGCAGATCTTAATAAGTCAGGTTTAACTTTCACTTCCTCATTATATCTCCAGCCCTTTCTGGTGTTTATTTCCATATGATACGCGACACTTCTGCGCGTATTTTCCATGATATTTTCCAATAGCACTCTTGAAGTGGTGCCCTTTGGAACGGGTATAACGTTCTTGTTTATATCCAAAACATTACCAAAAACATCTACGAGCGTGCCGGTCACATTCTCCATAAGCTCATTTGGATGAGTAAGCGACAGGCTCAGCACATTACTTCTTCTCTGCCTGCGCTCACTTAAATCTACAAGCGGCTTGTTTTTGTCGGTCTCAAGTCTGTCCAGTTCCTCTGTATAATCTTCTACATCCCAGAGCCTTCCATATTCAAGGATGGTCTCCCTCTTCTCAACGAACCCTGGGTTCCTTACTCTTTTATCTTCTCCAGAGTCGGTGCCACTAGCTGATGCTTCTCGGGAAAAATATACAACATCTCGGCTTGGATCCCAACCCACTTCCTCTAGAACTGCCTCAGAATCCAAATCAATTAAGAAATCGGTGAAATCATCCTCTCCGTCCTCAACTCTTATATCCCTTCTGATGAGACCTTCAGCACTGATTCCTGTTTGAGATACGCTATATTCGACGGGAGTGGGTTGAAAAACCGAGGCTCTGGTTGAGTCGTCGGGATCTCCACTTATCGTGAAACCCTCGCCAAGGCCGTTGTCCAAAATTACGAACCCATCACCATCCAATCTAAACTGTGCATTGTCTGCACTCTGCAAAACAACATCGCCATCATCCAGGAACGGAAAGCCAGTATCATCAAATTGTGCTTCGTCCACTGAAGCCACATCACTAGAATACATACCAGGTAATGGAACAGTGGTGGCCATAACGTATCTTTCATGGGAAGACATAGCTACGGCAACCACGGTGCCTGGGCGAATTCCCACATAAACACCCTCACCGGCTCTCCCGGCAAAAGGATGAGGAATGGGAATGTCAGGCCCAGACTGTCCTGCCTGATCCATCCACTCGGTAGAAACAATCCCTCTGCCGTAGTCCACTTCGCTAACGCGACATAAGCGAACTACATTTGAGACCATCCTACTGGGGCCTGTGCCATTTGTGCCACCCAAATGAACGTCAATATTAACCATTATTTTACACCTTAGCTCTCGTTTTCTTTTGGCCACCCGCCAACTGGCGGCTGCCTTAGTCTTATTTCTATTACATTTTGCAATGTTGAATCCAATAAGTGCGATTCTGGCCCGGCAACAATACCCTTACTAACCAAATCCCTTTCCGATTTGTTCAAATCCTTGAGATCTAGGCACTGACGAAGAGATAGAATTTTAACCACAGATGAACTAATTTGATATTTTGAAATATCGTTTGGGTCGTCAGAGGCTTGCGAAGACATAGCAGACGTGGCGCCACCAAGACCATCTTTGCCAATACCCCCACTGGCAGCTCCCGGTTTGGTCGGGCTATTAAACCAGTCTGTAATATTGCTGGCCCTAGTGCTTTGGGTCGAAGAATCACCTGCAAAATATATAACATATACTCTAGAACTGTTTTGTGCATCACTTGGATCTATATCGCTTTTGGCACTAACTGCTGCGTTCTTAAGCTGCTCAAAATTCCTGACCCCATGTGAGCCGCCAAACAAATCAGTATCGCCTTCCTCGAATTTTAGAGAGCCTAAATATGTATCTGCCCTGGCCGGCTCCCTTCTAATTCTATAGGCGCTTTGTTTGTTGCCCGAGTTGGTTAAAGCCTTTCCAATAATGTCCAGAGGAGTTGGAATATAATCTCCAGGCGGATGGCCGTATTTCAAAGTTAGAGTGGTTTTGAAATCACTTTCATATCCAATACTGTGCTGGATTCTTTCCACATAATATAGCATTTGTCTATGAGCTACATAAACAACATCACCCAATTGATAATACTCATTACCTATAACTGTAACACTTCCAGTCACAATATTTCTTCTTTGTCTGGATAGAAGCATCACAGCATATGGGGCACATTGAAGCTCTGCACTTGAAAAGTATGGGATATGAAACTCCCTATCTGCTCGCCAGCCGTATTGCCTCCATAAATCATAATCAGCACCCACGGCAACAAATTCTGGAACTCCAGCAAGATTTCCTGTGGCTCCCTCACCTATAAGTGGAAGTGTTCCTGTTACTTTAACGGTTGTTAGCTCTGGAGGTGTCTCTGTGAAGTTCGAAGTAAATATGTGCTCATCTTTGATGGTAAATCTATCCCCAGATAAATGACCGAGATAATCTCTTGTATCATCCTCCACAAGCCTATTAAATATGTCAGAAGGGAGATTGCCTACACTTCCCAAAAGTCTTGGCTGTAGCCCGAATTTTCCATCTGAGCTGAGCTGCCCTAGTTCAACATTTTGCTCTAGGACTCTGCCCAAAGCTTTGAGAGATTTTGCTCTCTGGCTTACCAAAGCGGATATTTCAGAAATTTGGCTAGCTATATCGGTCGCGGGTGTTTTTTGGCCATTTTTGGAAGCCCCGACCTTCGCCTTTTCAAACTCTGGAAAGTCTCTTCTATTTTGACCTGTTAGATTCACAATTTGCTTCACCGCATTGTCATAAGCGGTTTCATCTCCAATGTTCTTATTTGTTCCACCAGCTAACAAATTGTCCTGTAAATTCCTCTGCGCCTTGGATGAGAACAACCCTACCGAAGATTCGTCCAACTGAGTATTGATTTCTGCGCCAGCAACCAGAACCTGTAAGTTTAGGCGATCATCTGGCTCAAGCGCCGAACTTCCTTGTATGGCTTCATTAATTTGTGAGCTTACTCCGCCAGCGTCGTTAGTTAAAAATGTAACTTGATTTCCAGTAGACCCTTCTAAAAGTTGCTCAACTTGCAATACGGTGCTCTTCCCCAAGAGAGCTGCTGCCTTTCTGATTCTCCATTCGTTGAGCACAACATCTCTTAACAATGCTGTCTCACGACTCTGAAACAAAGCGCTGACGAACTTTGGAAGTAGGTCAATACCTCCCGCTTTCGATAGAGAAAGCATAGCATTCATAACCGAGGCTGGTGTTCTGTTGTATTGTGGCGGCCTAAACACAATATGGCCCTGAGTATCACAATAAAGCTCAAAGTTTAGGTTCTGGGCCACTGTTTGGCAAAGTTCCCAGACAGGAAGCCAGGATTTACCCCAAATATCAGGAGATTGCTGCATCATATTAAGAACAAAGGCTTGAATATCGTAATCTTTGTCGTATTCGTCAGAAACTATGAAATAATTGAGATCTCTGTTGGCTACTACATCCTCTCTTCTTCTAAGAGTTGAATGCGTCAGCCTATCACCAAATACTTGAAAATCATCTTCTTTTGAGAGACTTGTTATATCAAAAGATATATCATTACCAGCTACTTGTATGATGTTAGTAGACAACTCGCTGGCGTCTTTTTGAAGTGCAGAAATTTTGCTCTCTGCCGTGCTTATTTTATCACCCAGCGCCTTGTTCTTTTTCTCCAGGGCGGCTTTCAGATTTTTATCAACAACGCTTGGTGAAGAGTTGTTTATTTTGTCAAACAAACTTGCCCTTTGGTTTCTAAGCTGAGTTAATTCAGAAGACTTACCAGAGAGTTGATACTGAATCCTAATAGCTTGTGCCAATTCAGCTGGACTCACTGTGATGCGTTTGAAGGGTGTGAAATTTCCTGTAGTTCTGATAAAGCTGCGCTGCACATCTAATAGCGAATGGAAATAATCCCGTCCACTATTTATTGTGGTGTCTGGCCTATAAGCTCCAGTATTGCTGGCTGTTTGCACAAAAGTGCTGAAGTTGTAAGGGAATCCTGTAATTAATATGCTTAAGACATTCGCGGCGTCCAAACTTTCAAATGGTTTATTAGAAGCAAAAAACCCTATTTCTCTGGTAAGTTGTCTCACGTTCACGTTGCCCTTATTTAGTGGATCGCCAAAGGACATGTTATACACGCCGGTCATTATGCCATCTTTCCATTTATACAAAAGGCCAGGAGCGTGTTGATACTTGTTTATTGTGGTTCCACCCATCAATTGTATGTCTTGCTTCATAGCATCAATATTCTCAAAGGGAGATCCTACTTTTGGCCCTGAATTAAAATACAACTTGCAGTCGCCGCCAGATAGTTTGTTCTTATTCGCAGTGCTTAGATCTGGAATTCCAGTGGGCAACCCAGTAGCATCATCGGTCTTGAAATCAAATGGCGTTAGCGGATCGAAGATAAACCCAAGTGGGTTCTGCTCCAAAGAAGGCTCCTGGTTGAATCTCGTAAGTTTAAGCCACTCAAGGTTAGAACTGCAATTAACGCTTAGTGTGAACTTGCCGCTGCTTGCGTCAAAGTTGTCGCTCACGCTTTTGATGAGACCGCCAAATACGTGAGTTGCATTGTCGGTGGAGAACTGCATGGTTCTCAGTTTCTTGAAATCTTCAAACCTAAGATGCTGCCCCTCTCTTTTCCACTCCTCTTTAATCAATGCTTCGTCTGGTCTATTACCCCTCTCGCTTAGGCCAAGCAATCTACCAATATCTTTGGGAAAGTCTTTAAGCTGATCGTATTCTGGATCCTCTCCCTCGCCGCTTTTCCTTGTGCCACCACACAAAAACACATTTATGCTATCCATTGGTTGGATTATTGATTTGCCCAGATGAAACTTGCGCATTACTTTTCTTGCATATTGCATCTGGCTCGCAAGCTCGCCCTTGGTATTCATATTGGAGAATCCACCCAACAAGTTCTTTTGCATAGCGGCCCCATAGGTTTGCAGGCTACTCAAAACAGATTTGAACAAGGCCTCTTCATTGTCATCCAGATCCTGGCCATCAGGAACGTCATCCAAATTTTCTTCGTTAATCTCAAGACCTATGGCGTCTATGATGGCCGTTACGCCGCTGCTTCCGCCCACACCAAGCGTAAAGCTAATCTCACTTCTGCCCCGACTAAGCCTGGCTTGAGACAGCCGTTGATCGTTCTTCTGAGCAGTAGACAGGGCCAAGGAAGCAGCAGAACTCAAAGCATCGACAAGACCAGACAGAGCCGTATCTCTAAGTGACGCCTCAATATCTTCCTCGGTTACTATTAGAATTCTATAAGGATCTTCGATGTTGAAATTGCAAGTTCCATCCCCACTCAGGCTTAGATCTGTGCTCAAAGAGCTGATGGCCGTAATCTCAAACACTCCTTGACCAATCCCAAGCTCTTCCAAAATCGGTAGTGAGGGATCTGAAAAGTAGGTAGTAACTTTGACTGGCTGCCTGTCTCTAAGCGCCTTTTCAAAAGCTGCTGCCTGGGTAAAAGCATCAACGAATTCTCCTTCTGCTCCTGTGCCTCCACTTAAAATTCCATCTTCGGCAGCGTTAGTTATTAGGCTACTAAGAATTGCCGCTGGGCTCGCTCCCAACTGGGCAAGCCTGTCTATTTTTGTAAGCCTCTCATAGTCGGCCATAACCGCACATTTGCGTGCAAGCAGCCGCTTGGTGGCTCTAAAGAGCCATTTTTCAGCGGGATCCATCCACTTAGGATCATATAAGTGTTGCAACGAAGAGAAAGTTCTTTTCTTTATTAGGACAGTAATGTTCGGTGTTTGTGTGTAGATTTGACGAACGTTGGCCTCTTCAAGTGGGGGGACTTTACCACCTTGTATGCCGCCACCTATGATTGTCCGCTTGCCGCTCTCGACGTAGTTTGGATCAAACTTGGAACCTGAAGACCTTCCCAAAACACTATTCAACACATCATTCATTTTTCCTTGCAAGGCTTTTATGTCAGAAGTGATTTTGCTGGTTCCACCTGGTTGTGGAAAGCCCGGAATACCGAGAGCATCGCCAAACTCACCGAGGATGCTTTGCGTAGTTGGATTGGATAGGTCAGCTTGCGTGGATAAAATAATCGCCATTTTTATTCTTTTTCCCCTTTAAAATTGAGCGGCGTGCTTGCGGTGTCTGCCTTATTATAACCAGTTGGATTTCCAGAGGCTGCATCGAAAGTGGCCGGTGAACGGTGCCATGGCATGAAGTTGCTTCTGACTCCTCTTCTGTCAGTTACTATAAATTCCATAGTGTAGTTAAACACTCCCACTCCATTTGAAACTTCCTCTCTAACTTCAAATGATTGAAAATATCCCTTAAATATCCAGCCCTGAAAATATAGCTCCACGGCGACAGCCAGGGAGCCAAGTGTGGGAAGCAGTGGTGGATTTGCTGAACCACCGGTCAGAGTGCTTAGTAAAGTGCTTCCTACAGCGCCTATGCTCCCTTGGTTGGCATCCTGAATAAGACCACTGATAAAACCTCCGGTAGTGACTTCGTTAAGCCTATCAGCTAGAGTTTTTTCTACTTGTTGGAAAGCATCTTGTTCAGCCCTATATACTTTGCGCAGAACATTAATGCCTTCGATTCCAGAGGCCCCAGTGCTCCCACCAATAGAAACAGTAATAAGTTCCTCTCCCCAATACTGTATGACGTAGCCACCCTTTGTTCTCTGCTTTTGAATTACCTTGGCTTCTCTAATATTCATATTCTGCGGGTTGATATACATATCCACAAAGCCCAGACCAGGCACTCGCCAACGAATAAGTTGCCGATTTCTTCTACCCAAAGGGGTTAGTGGGTTGGAGCTGATAATATCTGGAACTCTTGCTGGCCCCTCTCTAGATACGGGGTCTCTAAGCTCTTTGTTGTTTAGTGGGTCGGCTGACGGATCATTTTGAACCTTGTTGAAAATATCCCTTACCATTTACTCCTGCCTCCCTAAAGTCATTTTGTAGGACTGTTCTTGAATCTGCTGCGCTCCCTCACCACCAATAATTCTAATAAGGAGAGTATTGGTAGTTCCTCCAGCTTCCTCGGTTGTAGGAGGTGTTGCACTTGGGCCGCCACGAGCAGCTGCGCCAGTAGGACGTGTCTGCACCTCCAGCCAGTTTTCAAATGAAATATCTTTAATTTGCTGGAGCAGCCGAATTTTTCTCGCATCGCCAGAGCGAACCGTGGTTGTTAATGCTCTAAATGTAGGTGCTGCTGGGGCTCTTCCCGCAACTCTGGCTCTTAATGTTGGTCTTCTTGGGGCTCTTTGAGCTGCTCTGGCTCTTAATGTAGGTCTTGCTGGGGCTCTTTGAGCCGCTCTTCTTGTGGCTCCTGGCACTCCTGGGCCTTCTCTTATGCCTCTCATAACTCTTCTAAACGAATCAGTTATGCTCTCTCGTGGTCTAGCCACTCGTGTAGGAAGCGCCCTTCTAGGAAAAGCTGGAACATCACGACCAATCAATCTTGTCAGTCCAGACATCCACATGCCAGTTTGTCTTAAGCTCCTGCCAGTCTCCGTTTCTGCTGCACCTCGGGCTATTTGTCCCATGCCTGTTACTCTGTCAGGTTGCTCACGAAGCGCCTCATCTATTTTTTCGATACCCTCGTCCATGCCCTCTCCGCCAACCATAGCTCTTAGATGCTGCTCCATGCGTTGTAGGGTTGTAAGCGACCTTTCCTGAATGCTTTTGCCAGTATCAAATGCTCTTTTCATAGCGTCAGTGCCTTCCACTTGAGACATGCCGCCACTCTGCACTTTGTTCAATACTTCAAGTATTCTATTTTGCTGCTCAGCAGTTCCCTGAATTCCAAGCTTACCAAGCATCTGCCTCTGCAAAAGGAACTGTTGCTCCATGCCAGGCTGCCTTACTGCTTGCTCCAGAGTAATAATTCTACCTCCACCAAACCTAGAAAGAGTTCGCGTCAGGTCTTGAAGCTGCCTATTCATTCCACCAGGCTGCCTCATCTCAAGCTCCATCCTTAATGCACCGGCCAAGGCTCCTCGTCCACCACCTCTGCCGCCCATCATTGAAACAAACGCACGTTGCTGGACGCTCATTTTTGCTATTCCGCTGGTTACTTGGTTTACTATACCACCGATTTCTTTGATTGGAACACCACCACTTCTCAAAGCAGTCGTGAAGGTTCGCCATACAGTAGCCGCGCTTGCAGCACCTCTGCCAAAAATAGCTAGGCTGTTGCTAGCTCGCATTATCTGTTCAGTGGCTGTCTTCGTATCCACTCCAGTATCTTCCGCCGCAGCAGCCATTTTCCCCATTGCTCTAACAGTTTCGGGGATTCTTTGACCAAAATTTGTCCAGGATCTTGCGGCCATACGACCAGCTTCGCTAGAACTGAAGCCCATGCCTCTCATAGCAGTTGCTAGAACTGCTGTAGGTTGAACTGATGCTGTAGCTATACTTCCAAGCTCTTTAAACTCGCCTCTAGTCGCTATTAGAGCCCCTGGAACTATCCTGGCTTGTTTGTTCATATCGTCTAGCTGTTTGGTGGTAATCCCAAAAGCCGAGGCCATTCTACGCAGAGTTTGAGGATATGGGGTCGCTGCCGCCATGGTGTCTTTCACAGTTCCACCAAACAAGGCTGAAGCCTCACGGGCAGTCATCTGGGCTGTGCGCAGAGCCAATATAGCTTGGTTTGCTGGACCCAACACTTTTCCATAATTACCAAGTGTTCCCAATGGATCAGCTAATCGTCGGCCAAGCTGAGTAGTCATTCCGAGGACGGGAACGATATTGCCAACCAACCTCTTGAACATACCTCCAACAGCATCGCCCACACCCTGCAAAGGACCAAGACTTGTAGTGAGACTGGAGGCGACTCTATTACTCGCCGCCAAAGCCTGGTTTGTCCCAGCAGCGGCTTGGGCAGTCCCACCAAAAGCAGTGCTCAAGCCACCAAAGGCTATTCCCAACTCGGCAGCTTTGGCCTTCAGATCGTCCATGGTAATCAAACCACTTTGAAGATCTGTAAGCGCCTGCTTCATTTCAGCTATTTTGGTGGGATCAATTTCAGCCATTTACTAGAAACCTCACATAGGAGTAAATTTAATATCGTCCAAATCCATATTCAAATAAGGATTAAGCTTCAATCTTTCCTGTTCTTTCAGCAATTCCACAGGATCCATTTCCTGTCTATCTTCTTCTCCGGGAAGTTCTCTGCCAAACATTTGCTTAACTATGTGGCCGAAGTCTTCGTCTCCTGTCTTGTATGTATTATCTCTTGCGTCCCTTACTTCTTGGACACCTTCAGGATTGGAGAACATAGCGTTATATTCAGCAACGTCCCTCATAAACTCGTGCTTTTCTTTTTGGTCTTCAATAACCTGAGCCTGATACCAAGCCCATTGACTTTCGTTAATGTCTCTAAACATTTCGTGATCTACAGGCACCCGAAACGTTTTGCACAGTTGCCACCGGAGCCGGTGCCATTGCTCCGTGGCTAGTTTTTTACTTCTTCCGCAGCATATTGTTCATCGCACCGTTTGGTAATTTCATCATAAAATTCGATCAATTTTCCAAGAACGGGACTCTGCATGCTAGCGAGTATCTCCATTTTCTTAGTGATGGGATCCCCTTCTGGCTCGGGATGCATGGTTTCCAAAGAAACACCATTAGCAGATATTATTGAGCTTGCCAACACCCTAATGTTAAACTCAAATAGTTCTTTAGCGTCTGGAGTTTCTTTATTCAATAGAATCTGAGAAATATCCAGTTTCTCTTTCTCACCAAGACTCCTCATAACAAAGGTCGTCCCGGCAATCTCTACCGAATCTTTTACACACCCCAGCTCAATAAGAGATCTGAGGTCAGCCACTCTGGGCTCCTCTTTTGGTTCTTCTTTCTTTTGTGCTTGGCTTGGATTGGAATTTCCAAAGACATTGTGCTTCAAATCTGTCATTACACACCTCTTCTAGTATTTGCCGAACGGCAGGTTATATTGTGAATCAAATAACATAAAGGTAGGATAGTTTTCATCTTAGGTTTAAAGGGAGGGAAAACGGCGGGGAGAAAAATCTCCCCGCCGGATACTAACACATTCTTACGCGTTTTCTGTAAATGTCTGGTTAATCAGGTCGGCAACATCCAGAGTTCCTCTGAATCCGCCACCACCACCGGAACCACCGGAGCCACGGTCAGTAGCACGCTCACGTTCGTTAATCTGGAAGTTAATCCCACGAGCGCCGCCCTGAGCAGCGTTGGCCTCACTGCCACCAACGGTAGAGATAATGTCTTCACAGTATATAGTGGCCTCTTCTTGAATGATGTAGTTCTCAGATCTATAAGCTGGGTTGTAACTGTTAAACCAGCAGTTGACCAACTTATGTGTTACAGCTCCCTCATTTTCACCATTCGTTCTGTCGATGATTTCAATATCGAACGGAACGAGCTGAGATTTAATGTTGATGAAACCCCTGGCAAAAGCCTCAGGTAGCCTTAGTCTATCGAACACAATACGAGTCACTCTAACCTCATATGTAGTGGCCTGGTTGGGGACAAGTTCCAAGACGCCATCGAGTCCAACTTCTCTAACTCTCTCTATGTTTCTAGTTTGAGTGATAGCTAGATTTTGGATTGCTCCAACAGTCTCAGTCCCAACCTTTACGATTATTTGAGTGCTCAGGCCTGTGCTAATGCTACTGGTTAGCGTTGAACCTGAAGTTGGGTAGGTAGCCATATTATTTGTTCCTCCAAAGAGTTTTTATTATGATAAACTTCCACCGAGTCCAGAATTGATCATATCGGTAAACGACATACCGGCAGAGTCAAGCCTTCCTCTTATGCCCTTAACGTCTGTATTTCTTTCAATTGTATCTAGATCAAATGCTATGCCGCGCTTTCCACCTTGAGCTGCGCTTATAGCACCTCTCATTGTCGTAATATATTCACAAGCTAAATCAGACTGTTCCATGATGAGAAAGTTTTCTGATCTAAATGTGGGGTTATAGGTTTTGAACCAACAGTTATTTAGCGTGTGGACAATGGCATCACCAATCCCTAGACTATCGCTTCTGTCTATAATATCGATATTGAAAGGTATTCTTTGAGATTGAATATTGATAAACCCTCTGGCAAAAGCTTCTGTTATTCTTAGACCATCAAACACAAGTCTTTGTACTTGAACACTAATCTTAGCCGCTCCCTTGGGGTGAATCTCAATAACACCATCCGTCCCAATTTCCTCCCAGGTGTGCATTTCCCTATTTTGCTGAATGCTCAGGGATTGAACTGCGCCCACCGTGGTCGTGCCCACCTTTATTGTTATTTGGGTGGACAGACCACTTTGGATCTCCGGGACTAAGAAACTTCCAGAATTGGGATAAGTCGCCATACACTATTACTCCATTAGAACAGGCCCACCGAGATGTCGATGAAGATCCAGTTTACTGGGTAGTTAGGCTGCACTTCAACCACGATGTTCCATTGTCTTGGTTCCACCTCATCCCGACCAACGGAAAGGTTCCTATAAGCCGTGATGTAGTTCTGTGAAACGAAGGCGTTAAGCAATCCCAGAGCCCTTGAAGTAAGAGATGGAATAAGCGTTGGATCTTCGGGCTGGCCAATGAACGCCTGGAAGCTACGACGCATCGTGCGAGCGATCTGGTCACGAATGAAGACAATCGACATTTCCTCTTCTTCCGGGAATCCGCTCTGCGTAGTAGTCTTAGCGTGTTGCACTCTTGCGCCGCCAGCGACTGGCTGAAGCACTGCAATACCAGCATCGCCTAGCTTGTTAAGTTGATTTTCTGTAAATAGTTTGTCATTAAGAATTGTAAAGCCTACAAGTGTCTTGTAGGTTAGTGGCATAGCTATGTTAGGCTCACCAGCAACTCTACCACCTGCGGCAGCAGCGATGTAATAACCAGGCAACGTAGTGCGTGAACCACTGATTACCTTGACAATTTCATCGGGATAGAAATACATTACCCTAAATGAATCTCCAAATGCATCAGCTACGCCGTAGTTTGCAAGGTCTTCAATGTTGGAATCCAAGATTTCCTCTGGATCATCTCCCTGAATCCCCTCAAGAATTCCAATATCCTCAGGCGCGGCAAGTTCGTTTCCAAGCACTTGCTCGACAGTTAGGGTTTCTAAAGATCCCGTAAACAACAGCCTCTCCCTTCTGTAATAGGTTGAAGACATGCGGTCTACGTGAACTCTAAATGCCTGTGTGATTGCAGAGAAAGTCTGTGCTGGAAGTGGAACAAGAATCTGTGCATCAACGGTTTCCAGAGTTTCCAACAATTCTGACCAATTGGCATCAAAGAAATCAGCATCTTCTACGTCGATGTAAGTAATTCTTAAGCCTCGTCCTGCTGCTAGAGCCAAGTCAGTCGTGAACAGAACTCTCTGTGAAGTGTCGCTTGGTGTGATAAGCTGCCATTTCAGATTGCTTTCCGTAGCAAAAGAACCTGCAGTTCTTTGAATCACTACAGTTGTGGTGTCCGTAACAGAAATAATATCGAATCTTCCGGTGTTTGCCGCGAGCGCATTCACCAAGTCGATCTGTCTGTTGTTGGTTACATCTGCCTGAGTGAAGTTCCCAGACAAGCTAGTGAAAGTGGCTGTGGATCCGACTCCGATAGGAGCAAGAGCACCATCGGTAGAGGTCTGAATAATTCTATCGTCGGAAACTACCGTGTAGCTAAATGGATTACCACTTTGACCAGGATCCATGAACCGCGCCATTAGAAGCGTTGAGCTTCCCGTTTCCTCATAGTTCGAGAAAGCCGCTGTAATATCAGCGTCATAGAAAGTAACCTTGTTTGGGAAGATCTGATCTTCACTTCCGTCAGTGTTAATCATGAAGAAGTGAACTTCTGTATCTGTGTCTGGAAATCCAGGAGCCGTGATTGCGAAAATCAAATCCTCCGCATTGGCATTACCAGTTGCCCCACCCTGGCCAGTAACACTATTAAGTGCTGGGAGAACAATTTCGGAGGTTCTCCTTGGGAGCGGAGGTTTGGCTTGCACAGCTAAAACTTCTGTTGCTCCATTCTCAAAGGCCATTTGGGCACCTAAGGATAAGGCATTATCCTCACTTGGATTTCCGTGTTTTTCAAATAGTTTCTGTGGATCGGTGAAAGTTTCGGGGTCATTGATGTCTAGAGTCGCAATGTAGCGAGCTTCTAGCTGATCTCCCACTTGTAAAACACGACTCTGTACTTGGATGGTGAATTTATCTCCAACATCAAATGGCTGGCCCGGAGCCGGGTTAAAAATAGCGAAGGAAATTATGCCGTTGCTTACGGCTGTGCCATCGCTTTTCCACAGATAGGGCTGGCCATATTCATCAAGAATTTGACCGCTTGTGGTTCCACTGACTGAGAAAGTGGCTTGGCCGCGTCTTGGAGCGCCGTAGCTGTCCCTGAGGACGCTAGAGCAGCGAACCGTCCAAGTTTCACCAGGGGCATTACTGTCTATTAGGGTTGGGGTGGAAAGATAACCATCACCAACATTAGTAGATGCCGCTGAATAGTACTGGCCTCCAAGGTCTACCAACGAAGCGCTTTGAAGCTCAATCTCTCCTGTGGTTGGATCAAGTTTAGCATCATACATGGTTGAGAAGCTCGATCCATCAATTGTTCCTTCAATGATTCTCAATTCAGCGCTGTTTAGAAGCAGAGTAGATCTATTTTCAACCAAGGGGTAGGTCGCAGTACGGAAGAACCGCCCGTAACCTTCGGTAGGCGTGGTGCTGAAAGTTGGATCAAACCCGTCAGTTCCATCACCAACGGCAGAATCAACAATCACTTCCTCACGTCTTCCTTCACCTTGTATGCTCAATATTCTAAGCCCGCCTGGGATAGAAACAGCACGAGTTAGAGTTCTCACTCTTGTTCTAACAGAAGGCTGAACATAGCCAACAATTCCGGGGATATTAGGACTCATTATACAATCCTCCAAAGATATTATATATCCTTTCAGGAATATGTTTGATTATTGATAGATATTGGAATATCAACCGCTTATGGTATATCGGGCAATAAAAGAATTGTTGTTTACTATCAATATAAATTCATTTTGTTGGAGGTGAAAGATGCCGGTGTGTAAAAATTGTGATGAGAAATTTCCTAATAAAATCAAAGAGAATGGGCATACATACAGCCTGGCAGGCAGGAAGTTCTGCCCCAAATGTAGCCCAATAGGTGGTAGAAACACACGTACTTACATAATTGAAGTTGAGGAGGGAAAGGCATTTTGTGCGCGATGCCAAGACATCAAGAGCATAAAGGAGTTCTATATCCGCAAAGAAAACGGCAAACCTTTCTCATACTGCCGAAAATGCCAAAAAGAAATTAAAGACTTGAAATTACAAGAGAAACTTGATAGAATAATAGAAGAAAGAAGCGGCGCGTGCTGCGATTGCGGCACCATGCTGCCTCCACCCATTTATGAGTTCTACAAAGATGGAAAGACATATCATATCAGTAGGGCGAAAAATATGTCTCTACAAAAGCTTAAGGAAGAATTAAGAGATCACTTGATGCTCTGTAAGAACTGTTGTGCGCTTAGAAAATGGGAATTAGGGAATGGGTAAGGTAAGCACGCCATCCTCAAACATAAGAACCGTCACATCCGTAGAAAATCTTGTCCCACCCAACAAGCCGTAATTGAAACAGAAATTGATTGTATCCGCTATGGCATTTGCGTCTACTGGAATCTCACGACGCCATTCGCTATATGTATCAACTGTGATGCTCTGTAGATAGACCTTTTCATTGCCCCAATCCTCTTCTCTTTCGCCACCCATACTCACTTTGTTGATGTGCAAGCCTGCCTCGTAAAGTGGCTGGCGTGCTGCTCCAATAAGGAAAGAAGAGACAATATCGGTAAGTTCTTCTCTATCGGGCGTGCTTTCCGCAGCTATTTGAACCTCAAAGCTTTGATTCCAAGCGCCCGCTATAACCTTATGAGTGGGAACTCTTACGAAAGAACGATTCCCATAACCATCCAAAACCAGATCTAACCTATATTTGTTTGTGAAGTTTTGGTTGAAGCTCACAGGATTGTATGTTCCAGATGAATGGCGAACCGTGACTGCTGGCCAAAATCTCTTGTCCAGGCGATAGATGTCCCCGATATACATGCGTGTGGTGCATTCGTTCTGAATATCTGGAGGTAAATCGGTGACGTTGGGCGTAAGCGGAAAGCCAAAGCCGTCTGATGTATAGCGATACAGCGTGTCCTGCTTGAAGTGCTCGCGCAAGACATCTATGAGCAGATTCTTACCCTGAGAAACTGCTACTTGCCTTACAAAGTCTTCAAGAGCAAATAAATCGCTATAGACGCGATGACTAGTTGCCATTTAGGATCTCCTTATATTTCAGGCTGAGAAACTCTGGTTATTGTCCCTGCCTGAACTGTGAAAGTGACATTGGCGTGTATCTCATCTTTCAAGTAATATTCCGCCGAGTATCTGCCCATTGGTAGAAAGGCCATCCACTCTCCCGCCCGATTCGTCTTCGTCTTCTTAACCACTTGATTCTTATCATCATATACGGTGATGTTCACCCCACCACGCATGCGCCCACTCTGGTCTTTGATTTTGCCTACAGCTTTGTGAGTCGTCTTCTTGCTTACTTCCTCCCCAAATTGTTGCTGGGGTTTGATCTGTGGTTGTGCTTTTGGAGTCACTCGTGGCTTTAGCGATGGGAGAGCCACTTGTGGCTGGGGTTCAGGCTTCGCCTCGCCGCTTGGCGGCGCGAAGCCGTTGGCCCTGTTAAGTAGCTCCTTCATCATCTGCTCTATGATTACATATCTTCTGTCAAGCAACTCAACTTTCTCAAGCAGCTCTTCTATCATTTCTATTCCTGATCTTTCTGTCATTATTTCTCCTTTATAGGGTGTAGTTAACTCTTCCCTGCAAAACTGATATCGTATATGGGCCAGCAGTGTTTTGTGGCTCTAGTGATATGCCATGATGATCTTCGTATTGCATTATATTAGTTCCTGCCGGGCCGGCAGGTAATATCGTTTCATATTGATTGCCTGTGCCCTGTGCATTTTGTGCAGCCCTAAGGGTATAATAAGCTACCGATGGGCCAAATCCTCGCGACATGGACCAACCTAGTTGAAAATCACCCACTACACCGACTAAGTTATACCATATTTCAACATTGTTGATAGTAGCTCCCACAGGGACAGTTTCTGTTCCAAAACTAAAAGCCAAAAGATTAAAGGTGCTGTCATATATAGTTTTGGTGGCTATCCATCCCCCACCAAACACCAACCAACTGCATGCACCGCCGTTAACGTCCATATCCACAACAGCTGAATGTGTAGGAAAAACAACCGAATAAGTCTGCCCCTTGTTATTTATGTCCGTATTGCCAGTTCCAGTCAAGTTTATCATGGTGGTGGCGGAAACGAAAAAGTAATTGTGTGCTACAAGGCAATCCGCCGCTCCCACTCCATTAATAACACCATCGCCACTGAACGCAGCCGCTCCTCTAAACCAATTGTTACATATTATGTGATTGCTGGTATCCGTTACTTCTAATATTGCTCCAATCGTAGCACCAGCGTTGTGCCTGAACACATTGTCACTTATGAGATATCCCCAAGCACCACCAGGACCAGATGCTGTAATATATACGATATCCTGTCCAGTATTGCCCTCACCAGTTACATAGTTGCCAGTGAAGATCACATTGCTCCCAGAACCTAGAGAGATATGATCCAGGCGTACCACATTTATATTCTCTGCTCCTTCAAAAAAGTTATCCGCAATCAATACATCATTAATGCCCCCACTAATTGATAAGCAAAAACGACCGTCACGAACAAAGTTGTTGGATATAATAGATTCATTTAGGCCCTGCGAGAAAAACATGCCGTGCGATGCAGCATTACCATAAAAGCCTGTAATAAGATTGCCAGAAATTAAAAAGTTGGTAGGCCCATCGTCAACCTGTATACCTGTCCCTATACCTTGGTCCGAGCCACCTGGATTCACCAGAGTATTATTCGTTATCGTGAATCCATCATCTTGATTACCAGCATTTACCTCTGCACTAATCATTCTTCCATCAGCACCGGAAGTGTCTGTGCATTCTATATGATTTTTATCTATAGTTATTCTAGTTCCATCCTCAACTCTAATAAGTCTAGTTGCTGCCCCAGGAGCAGAGGATTTTAAAATGTAATTATTATGTATCAATACATCAGTCGGGTCTGTTGTAAGCACGATGGCATTATCTGAAATGCCAGTCATGGTATTATCATTTATGGTTAAGTTAGTTACAGAAGTAATTGACACGACAGTTGGAGCATCAAAAATATTGCCACTTATTTCCATGTTTGTAACATTGTTAAGAACCACAGCGATATCAACCACTCCTGTGAAAGCAGAGTTTTTAACAACAGAATTGGCCACACTGTTGTCACAATAAATAGCGCGGCCAGGATTGGTAAACAAACAGTTAGAAATCTTTATAACGTTCACGTCATCAGCCGCAATTGCAAAATTGCTTGCATTCGGATTGTCGAAAACAAATCTACAGCGTTCTATGCGTATGCCAGTTATGTCACTACCCAAGCCACCGATGAAGGCGCCTGTTAAAGTTGTTGAACCGGTTTGAAAACCCAGGTCTCTAATAGTACAGCCGTTACCAGGAATTATGGTGCTGAAGGGAGTGCTATTGGTAACGTAAATAATTGAGTCTATTAGACTGTCACCCTCAAGTGTTGTCCCAGCAGGCAGTATAATAGTGTCAGCTGAGGCGGTTATTTCAAGATCAATTGTTCCCCTAACGCGAATTCTCATTGGAACTGGCAAATCGGCATAAGCATTGATATAATTTACGGCAGCTTGTAACGAGGCAAAAGAGCCATGAGTTATGTCATTTTCCTCAACGATCAGATCAATCTTGTTATCCAGCTTGTTGACAAATCTTCTCAAATCTCGTATAGCGTCCACAGTATTGCCAGCGTTAATATCCACCTGTGCTATGATAGTCTTGTCATCACTGCTGAGAATTTCAGCAAGCGTAGGTGTGGTTAGAACACCAGACGCATAAAATCCGTCCTCAAGCATCTGAAACGCACCATCAGCATCCACGAACACATTGTAGGTAACAGCAGCCCCGTTTTCTGGTATGGCTATGTTCTTACCACCTATAGAAAACACAGTGCCGTTTACCAGGATTTCACCGCCAGCGACACTAACCGTAGTAGTTCCGGCCACCCCAAAACCACGAATTATCCCGGCGCCGCGCAGCAAAGAGCGAGGGTATGTTATGTTGTCTCTAGTAAAGTCATCGCGCACATCTTGCCTTCCCACATTTCCAAACAGACGCAAATCTTCCAGATGTTTGAAGCTGGTCGTATTGTGAAGCACGGTGCCCACCTGCACATATAGCTCCTCACTAATTCTATCGAATATTTCTAAATCGATGTAGTTTATGTTGTTAGTTCCAGGATCGGCCGCAACTTCTATTTCCACATAATCTATTCCATTTACATCGTATAGCTTGAACCTAAAACCTTCAGAGTCCGAACTGGGTATTGTAACGCTCACACCAGGATTTATTATAGTCGCGCCCGATCTGTCTCCCAGGGTCACAACTCTACTTTCATACTGAATTCTCTTGTTGGGATTGGTTCTAAATGTTCTTGAGACGGCCACAATATCAAACCAGGATTCTGGATTGTTTGGCGTGCCCGCCGCATTTTGGTAGGTTAAACGTCTAGTTCCTCTCAATTGGCTGGTAACAAACTGATATCCATCCACAAACAGCTCATAAAGAGTGCGGTCGGTCGGAGTAGTGATGCCGAAGTAGTCAGCATATATGTCTATAGTTACATTCTCGTTGGTGCTAAAGTTATGTAGCACATTAAGGTTAGTGCTCAACACCTGGTCAAATATCCAGGTGCCGTCGTCAGCTGTTGAGTTTTTCACCCTTACAATTCCATTCTCTTTAATGCCCAAATCATCCAGATTTACAGCAGCAACGATTGTGTCAGAGCCATTTACTATTGCTCCCGTCGTGCTAACGATCTTTCTAACAGCAGCAATCTCATATCCATCGATATAAAATTTGCGCTCCTCAAGACTTTGTGCTATTTCTCCTTCATTAAAGCCTAGTGCCTCCCAAGCTGTAGACCCTCCAGACGGAGCGAGAGCAGTCAGAGTCCCCTCAGGCTCGTCAAATGCCAGTCCCATCTCCCCTTTATAATGGAAAGCAATCAGCGGGCTGCCAGCAGTCGTAAAAGTATCGTTCAACACTTGCGTTAGATTTTCTGGAGTCCAATTGCTTGGGTTAGCTGAAAATGCTGTCATCGCTGCCAACACATCAATGTCTCCAGTATTTCCTGAGGCCCAACCAACTCTGATGTTCTGAACTCCAGCCGTTAAGGCTCGCACATCTAACCCACTACTTACAAGGAAAGGTGCAGCAGGTTGCACCAACTGAAGAACTTCGCCAGAAAAATCCGCTTTTTTAGTTGCAACTATAAGATTGGCCGGCTCGGATGTTTCTTCAGAAGTTCTGTATACAGCCGCAGTGCCAGTGCCGCTAGCTGGAGAAGGATTGATAGTATTAACTAATGTGTTTGAGATTACTTCATCAATGCGCAACTTATAGGTGTTTGAACCCAAAGTTACATCAATCACATCTCCCCTGGCAGCAATCGCCAAGTTGGCTTGTGCGGCGCTGAATGTTACTCTGTTAACACCCTCCACCACTGTTGCGGCGGCAGAAGCAACAATACCAACATTGCGGTTGGTGCCAGGCAGAAAAGTTTCCTGTGTTCTTAGGATGCCATTGCTGTGTTGTCTGTCTTGGTGCTGCACCAAAGCCCTTACGCCAAGCTCATCAAGCTCTTCAAAAGCAGTCTGGCCGTCGGTTGCATTAATGAATAGGAAGTTTGAATTATCAACAGAGATTGCACTGGCGTCGTGGGCGTCTGTAGGATCCGCAATGTGATCGTCAATTCTACCTCTTATGTCCGTCACAATCCCTTGGAGGTTTTGGGAAGCATATGGGGCCACATACCCATCAATATCACTGGTGTAGTGGCGCCCATATGTGCTTGGATGCGCAACATGCTGCGTTAGATTGTTTATATCGACAGCGACTTTGTTCTCCAAAGAGATGATGCGGACTCGATTCTCATCAATCCAAGTTTTGAGCTGGACAGTGCTATAATCCAAGTCTAGCTTGGACTCCTCTATTCCAGCAGTGGCAGCTATCATGCTATTGGTTATTGGCAATGCTACCAAACCGATAGTGGTGAGCGCCGAGGCTTTAATCGAGCCATCGGGGGCCAGCGACTGATCAAGTCGCGCAGCGACATCGGCAGCAGTTCCCTGCGGATCCAAACCAAGAGTTTCCTCAATCTGGAATACCGCACTGCGCAAGCCGTTTATAGCATCGCCGCCAATTTCCGTTATGTTGTCGTCAACTCGCGGTAGTTCTTTATCAGTGTCGAGTTCGCCAGGATATTTGCTATCAGGCATCTATTTGATCCTCCAAAGTTATGCTTCCCCTTCCTCGTTCGCCTTTATAGTAGAAGTAGTTGTTTTCGTTTTCTTTTTCTTCTTGTCATCTTGCGATTCTGTAGTAGATGTGCTCACTTCAGCATTGATTCCAGCACTAAAAGTAAGGCCGCCGTTCTGCTCAATTTTCTTCTGCCAGACATTTGCGCCAAAGTATGCGGAGACTACCAGGGTAATTACCGAGACCCATTCAGTCCCGCTTAATAGGAATAGAGCAGACTTTGCCTTGAACACCCACGCACTAAGGAGTGGCGGAACAAAAGCGCCTAAAGTGGCCAAGATTATTACTAGCATAACTAACTGCCATTTTCTTGACTGATATTTTTTGTATTCTTTTCCGTTATATTTACCATTAGGCATCTTTTTTCTTGCTCCTGTTAATCGGTGCGTTTCTTGGCGCGGCATCCACCTGGGCCATTATTTCTTTCCTCTTTGCCTCTATCATATCTTTTACTGAGTTTTTTCTGGTAATGCTTGTTCTTTCGCCCTTTCTCATGGCTTTAAGTTCAAGTAGCCTACTACTAATAATTCCCAGCATTCTTTCATAGTCTTCTATGAGTTCTTCTAGCAGTCTATCATCCATTTTTTATCCTCCTTTATGTCCACTTGTTGAGATCGAGCGGACCTAACACTCCATGCGTATATAGATTTCCTATTGGACCAGGAGCAGCATCAACGAACGAAGGAAAACCAATGCGGGCATCTAAAACATTACTAAGTACGGTACTATAATCACAGGCAGTAAGCGAAACCATTGGGCCAGTGCCGCCGCCACTTACATCGACTATAACATTGCTATTTATTGTAGCCCCATTAGCACCAAAAGCAAATATTGTGGCTACAGTGGGAGCAAGGGAATTCAGATCGTTTATAAGAATATTATTGTCGCTTATTTGCACATGCTCCACTACAGGGGCCAACGATGGGGCTACCAACACTGCACTCCCAATCGCCCCCACACCTGTGAACTTGAAGTAGTTGTTCTGCACTCGTGTTCTATGTGAGTCCGACAGAGCTATTACTGCATCCCAATTTCCCCCAGTAAACGTACATCCTTGAATAAGCGATCCTTCTTGCACATTCCCAACCATGTATTTAGAATCTCCTAGATTCCAGTTTGTGCTTGAAAAGCCCTGAATGGTAACATTCTCTAGTTCCATAATTCCAAATGGAGTCGCAGGTTCAAGGCCCCCTTGCCCACTGTCTCCAAGTATCACTATTGTCATATTTCCAGCGGGCGCACCACCATCCGTGGGAGATGATATCATAGCATTAATCAATTTAACTCTACCCTCACTCATAGTATATGTCGGGTCAGCAGCTGGTCTACCACTCAATTGTATCACTGGATGGTCTGTGCTTAGGGTAAATCCATCTCTAATGGTCATTGGTATCCACCCACCATACATGAAAAATCCGTCTATTACGAGATCGGCGCATGATAGTGATATAGGGTTGTTACTAGAATCACTATGACCAAGAACATTCTCGTTCATATTTATGCGAAGGTTTTGAATCTTAAGTATATCTGCCTCAGAACGTATGAAGCTAGTGCTTATTATTCCAGGGCCGTAGGTATACATATATAGTCCGTTAACTTCTGTTCTATCTCCTCCAAAGTCAATAACAGGGGTGTTTGCTTTGTATGGTTCACATCTCACGGCACAATCGTGTATTTTAAGACCCGAGGTGCCACCTGCCCCTATAATTGCCTGAGCGCCGTAGCCATCTATAAAAAAAGTATTGCTTACAACACAACCAAAACCATTATGATTAAGCAGTGTTACTTCTCCAACAGGTGCAAGTTCACACTGAGAAATTTCTGCTAATATGCAGCCAGGCCCCGTGCTTATGCAATCCACACCAACTGGGGTCACTCTTGTTTGCTCCACCCTTGGCCTGCGCCCGGATTGTAGGTATATTGTTCCTTCAATCTCGCACTGCTTTACCAAGAAGTCATCACAATCGCTCACGAAAGCCTGGTATGCACCAGCACCGAAGTTGATGATTTCTATGTTTTGTATTGTAGATCCATACGCATCATGCTCAAAAGTAAGCATAAATGTTCCAACTTCATTTACCACTGTAGGTCTTTGTTCCACGCCAATGATTTTTACAGGTCTTGGGAGTATATGAGGCACGGTTATATGATATTCGCCCCCTCTTACCAAGATAGTTCCACCTGTAGCAGCTACATCTAAAAGAGCCCTTTCCAACGCGTCCATGCCATTATACATGCCGCCTTCGGTGGTTACACCATCAGTGCATGAAATCACAGTCCGCGCATGATGATCGCCAGCCTCTATACGCTCATCCAAGCTTGGGAAAATGCCTCCACCAATACCCCCAGTGGGACTAAATATATCACTAGCAGAGGCAGCATTCTGGCTGGCCAATAGAGTTGAAACATGATCCCTGACAGCACCGGCTGGCAAGCTAAGTGGGATTCCAGGCACGAGTCCCGTCCCAATCTTTTCATATCCACCGGGACTGCCCAATTGTTCAACTATGTCATCTGGAGTGATGCGGAAATTCTGCACTCCTAGGCCTGCACCGTCAGCAAAGGTGGAGAAACTACCAGGATAGTCAAACAAAAGTAGTAGTTCTTCTAACTGGATATCCAGAGTTGGTCCAACCAAACCATTAAATACAGCGACTTTCGGAGCCGTATCTATGTGATTATCGTTGTGTCTGAAAGCAACACCATTGACGTGCTCATCAAAGTTGGTTTCATTCACATTGATCCTAGAGCCGTAATCGTTCAGGCGAGCCACAACGGTTCCGTAAGCTCCATGTGGATTTACACCTAGCGTTTGCTCAAGTGCCAAGACAGCGCTTCTCAGATCATTGTGGTCTCCAGCTATGATCTCATCTATGCCATCGCGTGCCAGCCTTATTTGAGCATATCCGTCTATAGCGCCTGGATATTGGGTCATTGTTTATTCACCTCAGGTAATTATAGTATGCGTATGGTTTAATACTTCTTGGATAATACCATTAAATATTACATGGTTGTGCCCCTGTGACTCCAGCGTGGCGGTCTTCAATGTAGCAATAGACGTGCCCTGCGGTATAATAATCTGATGTTGGTGTGCTGGAACCGCAGGTGCAGCATTCACCGTGGTAGTGCCTGTCACAGGATTTGGGCTTGCATCCCTAGTTACAGGGAATTGATAGATTATGTCGGTCTTCGGCACCCTCTTTAACGCTAATTTCTGGGCGCCTGTCTGAGTGAAGAAAGCTTTGTTTCTGGTCACATTTAACACAAAATATCGCCAAGCTTCAGTATTATCAGGATTAAACCTTATTAATATATCTCTATCCTTAATAGCTGGGAACGGTAATGTCCAACCGTTAGGTTCATAGGCTGGCTCCAGTCCGCCACGATCCACTATATTCAAATCATCCGTGGCTGGATCTATTCTCACCAATATTCTTCTATCTGGTCTTCTTGGGTTGAAGAACTGAGTGTAGCCCTGTGTGAATCCAGTTCCATAACAAATTGGGCATCTCTTATCTGGATGCTCTCTTCTCTGCATGAAACAAGGACATCTGGCTCCTGTCCACATCCTCCTAGCCAATACGAAAGGCTCACCAGTTGTTTCCAAAAGCAACTCTTCCCTTTGAAGCATATGGGTCCTAACGTCCGGAACTCTTACTTTTACATTCTTAGAAGGATCAGTTGGGTCTTTTATCATCTGAACGCCGCCCCAATAGGATCCAGAGCATTGTCCCTCCATAAAACTTATTGGAGAGCGTGTTCTATATGAACCGCAATAGTCGAATCTTGGGAAATCTCCCGAGTTGTCATTGTTCGTCCCATCTGTAGTTAATGAATCTACAGTCTCTTGCCTAAATCTCAAATAGCCATCAGCGTAGCCATCGGTGTAACCATAGGCATACCCATCATACCCGTCTCTATATCCGCTTAATGCACAATCGTCGCTGTGCAGAACATTTGTAATCGCATAATTGGGCTTTTGGAAAGTCGGCTCAGCCTGGGCTATGATGGTATTGCCATCTTGTCTTCCTGGATACAGGAATATATTTTGTCCAGCTACGTGGGCTTCTCCTCTCGTTCCTTCATATCCGCGACCATCTGGACGAACTATAAATCTCGGAGGAACCTGGCTCTTTGCACTATAGGTTATAAGCTCGTCACCAATTCTCAATATTCCAAAGTCAGGGAACCCACTAACGGATGAAGCTGGAATAATCAAGGCTGTGGAACTAACTGATCCACTAACATAGGCATCAGGATAGAAGAACATATTGGTTCCAGCTTGCCTGAGCCCTGTTGTCGTAAATAGGTTTGGATCAAACTCACCAGCCCTAACACCAAAGAACAATTGATCACCAGGAGCGATTCCTCCAATTGTAGTCGTAGTGTCCTCTACTATAAACTCTGGGTAGCCGTCAAAAACGTCGGCTCTCTTATGCGCGATATAGACATTGTAGAACACCACATTATCTTCATCATAGGGATAAGCTTGTTTCCAGTTAAGCTCAACTTCAGTTCCAACTCCCTCATCTAGGGCCGCTACCAGTCCCAAATCTGTTGGCGGGAAGAACGGCCTATTAACTATGCAGGGTCTAGTTGGATTCGACGGAATGGGCTCTGGAGGTGGAGGGTTATAACCTGCCGTAAAGAATACGTAATCATATGCGTCTAAATTATTATACCCATCGCGCACGTCCATGTGGACTGCAATTTGAGCAGCCGCTCTAATAAAATCTGGAGCCTTTGGATATATTCCAACAACCCATTTCCCTGTGCTAGGGAAAATCTTGCCCGTATAACCATTAACAAACGCACCAGCAAGAATAGCCTGGTAGCCATCAATGGAAGCCGCCAGGGTATTTATCTGAGCGCCGTTGGGCTGCTCCAAAACCGTAAAGCCCACAAGGGTGGTTCTTGGAACATCTGTTTGGTTAGGCGTTGGAATAAAGCCGGTAAACTGAGCCATTTAGAAACACCACCTATTTATGAGTCGTCCGTGAGCTTTTCTTTTTTCTCTTCCCTTTCTTCCCCTTTTATGTTATGATGATCCAAAAGATTCTCTATATACTCTTGAACCTCCTGTTCTGGTTCGTGTTCTCTCATATATGAAATCTGTGCCTCGAAAGCTTCTTGTTCATTGGGATCGTTCAAGTAATCTTTTTTCTTTGTTTTTCCATTCACTTTGCCCGCTTCCTGCTGCATAACATGTACAATCTCATGAACCACATAGCGCATCTTATCTTTCCACGGGCTATCAAGCAACTTCTCATTAAGCTGTATGTGCTCGTTAGTGGTCTTTGCAGAAACGTCTAGGGGCTCGAATGTGATCTTCACAGAATCAACAAAGTTGGGATCCTTGTCATATTCTTCGCACTTCTCTAGATACTCCTCCTCGTCTTTGAGGTCGGCTTTTAGTTTCTCAACTATCTTTTCCAGGTGCTCCTTGCTCCTCTGTTTCTTCTCTTCCCGCGCTTTTTTGAGCCTCTGGATCACTCTCCGTTTGTGATGCATGCTGCTGCCTCTCCTCATTTTTAAGTACTGAAATAGCAAACACTTGCTCATACCTGCTCATCTGTTCTTCCGCTTGCTTCATAGCATTTTTAAGTCCAAGTATTTCCACTTTTATCTCTGCCGCACTTCTTGGATTTTCTACACCAGCATATATTATATGCTTCTTGACCAATCTTTCTACTACCATAATTTCTCCTTATATGATTCTTCTCTGTCTAAGGTGTCGCAGCCTCATAAAGTTTGGATTATTAGCCAGAACTCTGAAACTTCCGAACCCGATTGGTTGTGGCTTAATACTCCACTTGATATGCTTCAATTGCTCAACGTGCTTACTAACGAAAGTACTGAGTTGGTTGTTCAGCGTAGTAGACAGCGGTGGTGGCTGCATTGTAATTCCGTTGTCTGTAATTGTGAATTCCCTGCCAGCTTCAATAAGCATTTGTGCAGCAGCCGCCAATATGTATGCGCCTTCCACAATCACATAAGCATAGCGATCATAAATCACAGGCATCGCGAATGTAAAATCTGTAAAGTGAGGCGTCTGGTTAAACTCACTTAAACTTGCCCTTAAAAACCAAACCAACTCATCGTTAGTAAATATTGGACAATCAACCAATTCAATATTTCCATATGCATCGAGCGCCTCTTTTTTGACATCATTTTTAAGTCTAGCCTTTAGCATAGCTAAAAGAATATTGATTCCGATAATTTCATCTTGTGAGTAACTAACACGAGCAGGATCACCTATCTGATCTCCAGATACCTCAATATCAGCACCTTGGCTTAAAACAATGAAGTTCAAATCTTCTTTGGTTTCAAAACCATTAACAACCACTCTCCAGCGATCAATCCAAATTCCAGTCTCTGCCGAAGATGGCACTTTATAGTTGAACCTAAATCTACCCACCTCGGTGCGAACCACATCGGTAGATGAAAGCCCTCTTCTCAAAAAGTCACGATTATCTATAATAGCGACTTCTGGTGGAGAGTCAGGATCTACTTGTGCTCCTCTAGCATCTAGAACATCAACCTCTAGAACTATGGTATGTCCAATAATTACTTGTCTGTTGGTAGTTGCCATCTATTAGCAGTCCTCCTCATCCGTAGCTACTCGTATTCTTGGAAAGCCAAACGGTTTTTGTATTATAAAAGGCTCTATCTCTTCAATAGTATCTCCACCAACTTCCGCCTGGATTATGGCCGTGTAATTACCTATTGTTGAAAATTCTGTCGTTTCAAATATATATGTGCCGTCTTTGAGCCTTATCATTGGCCTGGGAAAACCTGCCGCATTGGCTTTGCTCGGCAAAACTATTCTCTGTATACGCGCATTTGATACGGGTATGGGTTTTCCATTAAGCAAAACCTCCAGCGGTATGCGGACTTTTTCTCCTGGTTGATACGGGCCAATTCCCATTTATTTTTTACCTCATATTGGTGGTAATACTCTTCTATATCTTATATATAGTGGACAATCTACCTCTGGAGGAAACGGATCGTCGTTTACAAGAGTAAATTCTTGCGAGCCAGTTTCTGTAAAATCATTATTTTTCGTGTAGGTTATGCCCACATACACAACTTCTAATGTTCCTGGGATATACTCAAAGGAAGTGGTAAATATTAGTTTATAGCCATCAGCTTGATCGGTTATATCTTCTAAAATATGCTGATGATCATACAGCCCAGTTCCTCCAGTAATTAGATTGATAGTGGCCATTTACACATTAACCCTCGCTTTTTCACATAGAATCTAACCATTTCTTTTTATTCTTTTCATCACTTTTGTCTTGTGATTCTATCTCACCAGAAACTTCTGTGTTTTCATTTGAAGCTACCACTTCGTCGTTTACAACTTCCTCCTTTTCATCTTCTATCGGATTTTCTGCCAGTTGCTTCAAAGCCGCTGCTCTATTCACGATTGCTTTAAGCATATGTTCGGCACACTCCACAAAGCCCGTCCATCTTGCTCTTTGATCCATTGCTTGATCTCTAATGGGTTCTAAATTCATCTGCAAATCTTCCAAAACACTAGCAACTCCTTTCATAATTTCTGGGGACATACTCTTCAACTTTTCTTCCATCTTTTTTTCTCCTTTACCTTGATTAAAAAAGGGCGGCGGTTCTACCGCCGCCCTTTGTGAGCCTTAAAAGCTATTCAGTTATGTCATATCGACAATCTGCACAATTGCATTCTTATTTAGGTTTCCGCCAAAAATCAGGTTGTTCAAACTTCCTGTCTGTCTGGCCACGTCATTTACCACAGCCGCCTTATTTGCACGAGACACTGCATCATTGTATAGAAGCTGGCCATTTCTATAGACAAAAATGCCATCTCTGAACTGTGCATCTGTGTAGCCACCAACAGTAGTTTGATCGCCTTGATCAACAGCACGAGAACTATCCAATGTGTCAATTGCCGCTTCGGCGGCTGTAATCTCATACACACCACGAGGTGGATCCAAGGTGACATTAACCAGAGCATTATCGATGCCCTTTAAATGTCCTTCTAGGCTATTGTTACTTCCAATAGGTGTGTAGTTGGTTGGAGTAAACAGGCAGAAATATCCATCAAGCCACCTGTGAGTGTCGTCACCAAGCTGGTGCGTGCAATCTTCTGGATTAAGATCGCTGTAGATGGTTGAATTCACAATCAAATGATCATCGGAGCTGTCGCCAATTGTAGCATATCCATCTACGTACAAATCATTTTGAACAACAACATCACCAGTTGCAAAAATGTGCTCACTTTCAGTGGAGTATATAAGATCTCCAGTTCCATCTGCATGTAATTCTGCCTGATAGGCAGTTCCACCATCGCCAGTGTTAAAAATTAAGTATGCATCAAGGTCTGTTGTGTCTCCAAGACCGCCAAGGTGAACAGCCGTGTCTTCAAGAGATCCATCAGAATACAACCTAAAACGGAATCTGTCTCCATTAGTATCATCAGTAATGGTGCATAGGTAACCATCTACAAGTCTGGTGCCACTTCCACCAGACATTATAAGGCAAGGATCCTCATCAACACCAGCAGTTGCATCCTGATTTACATGCCAAGTAATATTATCTGTTCCCTCAAGATCAGCATTTCCTGCAACTATATTCTCAAGAACTTCTTGTACATCGTCACCTACTACTCCAGTGATCGGTGACACACCAATTTTGCCTGCGCCAGAATTACCTGCTGCTGTAGATGACAAATCTCCATATGAGTCCCCAGCACCAATGTAGGCAATTGCCCTATCGGGAACTGCATCGGAGTTTGCATCAAATGACGTGGACAAACCCCAATATCCATCAAATAACCATCCAATTCTGTTATACCCATCAGCATCTCTAGCCGTTATTCCAGTCCAATCAGAAAGAGCTTCTGTACCATCATTATTGATTGTAAAGATTGGATCTGTAAGAATCGTTTCTTGAGTATTTATGTATGTGGTGGTTCCATTTACCGTGAAGTCTCCTTGGACAACGGCATTTGAAAGCATTTCGACATCACCTGTGAAAGTAACGTCACCTGATCCTATCTGATTAATTTCGCCATTATCAGCATGGAGTTCTAATGTAGTGGCACCACCATCCCCGTTTGTCAACACGAGTCCAGTCACGTAGCCATCATTAATGTCTCCACCCGAATATCCATCTATTGTTACCTGCGCAAAACTCCAACTATCGTTGGAATCCAATTGATCTGCGCGTAATACTGAACGGTGAGCCAT